GACTTCACAGACATATCTGATCTTGATTTAACTAATCCAGACAACATTGCACCATTTCTACTGGTGTTATCTCAGCAAAATACCAGCTACTATTACCAAAAGTATCTTGCTCTCAGCGAAAAAATTATGTATAATAAGCAACACTTTGACACTTATGTACAAAGACAATATCAAAAAATTCAACAAGGAATACAATGCCAAATTTAGTACCTATTGTGCTTGAACAAACAAGCAAGGGAGAACGTAGCTATGATATCTACAGTCGACTGCTTCGAGACCGTATCATTATGCTAGACACCGAAGTCAGTGAGCATAGTGCCAGCTTGATTGTGGCACAGATGTTGTTTTTAGAAAGTGACGATCCTGACAAAGACATTAGTTTTTACATCAACAGTCCTGGCGGCAGTGTCACTGCTGGCATGGCCATCTATGACACCATGCAGTTTATCAAGTGTGATGTGCACACCATTGTGATGGGACAGGCCTGTAGCATGGGCAGTTTGTTGGCCACAGCAGGTGCGCCAGGCAAACGCTACATCTTGCCCTATGCACGACACATGATTCATCAGCCTAGTGGTGGTGCTCGTGGACAAGCCACAGATATTCAGATCCAAGCTAGAGAAATTCAAAAGATGAAACAGTACCTAACTGAAATCTATGTGCGACACAATTCTGCTGGCAAAACCTATGATGAGTTTGCCGCAGACATGGAACGTGACTTCTTTATGAGTGCACAAGAAGCAGTGGATTACGGTCTAGCAGATAAAATAATCACCAAGCGTGATTAAATCCAACCTGTAAACTCGCTGTCAAGGTCAATGGGATGTACTTCCCAACCTTGATTTTTCCAGCGCAACAACATTATTAATGTGTTTAGAAATGTCATTTAAAAAACTCCTGCGCCATGTATATAAGAATTATTATTCCAAATATTATAATCTGAATTGCTACTAATTCTATATCCATGATCACTTCCAATAATGGTATTTGCTGGCAGAGCTTTGTCGATATTCGTGGATCATTTCGGCCCAATTGATTAGACCTTGGTATATTGTGTTTAAAACATTTTTCATAGATAACTCCCTCGACGGTCAAACTCTTTGATCCAGTGTTCTACTTCACCGATGTCTTTGATATTTTTACTTGTAAGATAAGCGTCTAATTTACTTTGATAGTTCTGTTGTGGGAACATTTCAGCCAGACGCTCGATTAGTTTTGCTATTGTTGCTGTCATTTCGCTTCCTTTAATGTGAGAAACTCATGGTTTCTACTGAGTTATTTATGTTGCATTGCAATAACACTCATGGTTTCTACTGATTGTTGCACAAAAACAACACCAAAAACCCCCCAAATTTTGGTTGACCGGAAATACCCAATTTGCTATAATACTTGTATAGTAATTAAAAAGGAGCCCGAGATGACAGCAACAGAATCAATTCGTGCCGCAGTTGGCCGCAATATTCAGCGCGATCGTGAGATTGCCATGTACGGTTTAACAGAAGCTGATTTACGTGCCAGTGTCGAACGTAGCATTACATTCAAGACTTCAGGCCCAGCAATGGTTGCCGCCAGCTGGATGAGTGACTCACAAGAAGAGATTGCACACGGCATGAGCGAATCAGCTCGCAAGACCTTGAACCGTGCAAAATGGGTGCTTTTTGAGTACATCATGGACCGTGAAAACGGTTGACCAGAAATTCCCGATTTGTTATAATACTTGTATAGTAATTAAAAGGAGCAGACAATGACAGTAGTCGCAACACACATCACAGAACAACTGGTTCAAGACGCTTGCAATGAAGCAGGCATTCAGGCCCGTACAGCCGCCAAGGCATTTTATGCAAAACACGGTGATTGCGATGCCTGCGGCTTTGCATGGGTCAATGTCTGGGGTGTTCGCTCCAACAGCAAAGTAGGCAAGTGGCTACAGGCCGCAGGCTTCCGCAAAGACTACACCGGTGCATTGAGCCTGTGGAACCCCAGCGGTTACCCCACGCAAAGCATCAGCATCCTGGAAGCAGGTGCCGAAGCCTATGCCCAAGTGCTCAAAGACAAATTGGGACTGGATCGTGTTTACGCCGGCTCACGATTAGATTGATTGACCGATAATTCCCATTCTGCTATAATATACACATATTAACACTAAAAGGAGCGAGAAATGACTAAAGTAAACTATGACGACTTTGCTAGTTTTGACATTAACGAGTGCTGTGACCACTTTGACAGTGAGAAGCAGAGCAACTGGAAGAAGATAAACAAGTTCATCGTGGCAGATGGACAAGAGTACGCCCACATTATGGAAACAAAGTTTGACTTTGATGAAACGGGTGCAAACGAGTACGAGGCCTTCCAAGCAGGCGTCAAGTATGCCCTTACCAAAATGAACATTGCGTTTGAAGCGGCCGCAGTAGACCTGCAGGTATGCGAGGTGGACTTGGTAGAGAGCATGGGCTTTGTGCTGGTACGTGCAGATGACGAGCCCGAGGACTTTGTAAAACGGGTTATGAAGAAGCCCGTGATGATGGTTGACAGCTGGGTCTAATTTTGGTTGACCGGTATTTCTCAATTTGCTATAATACTTGTACTGTAATTAAAAGGAGCCTAAGATGACCGTTAATGAAATCAACCGTGCCATTATAACTGGCAATCTCAATAACACCGAATTGTCCAGCATTATTGATGCTGTGAAGTTTGCTCGAGCTCAATTAACTAAACAGAAAACTCGTACCTTCCAACTTGGGGACAGAGTAAAGTTTACCAGCAACCGCAATGGGTTGACCTATGTTGGTGATATTCAAAAGGTTAAAATTAAATTTGTACTGGTCAAAACCCCTGGCGGCCTGTTCAATGTACCAGCCAACATGCTGGAGGCGGCATGACATTCAAGCCGTTTCGTACTTGGCTAGCCGATGTATGGCGAGACAACTGTGAAGAAAACGACGGGTGGGGTCAACCTAGAATGACCATGAAAGAATATTTTGCACAATACAAATGGTGGCTCAAACGTGAGTACCAATATCAAAAAGGAAAAGGACGTGAATATTAACATGCCATCACAAAGACAAATAGATGATGCACTACAATGGTCAGGTGCTGTGGCCATCATTGCAGGACATGTGCTCAATGCTGTAGGTCCCGGTGTGTACCCTTACAACATTCTGGCCTTTGCTGTGGGTACCATACTGTTTCTTGCCTGGGCCATACGTGTGAGCAACAAACCCCAGATGTTGGTCAATGTTGTGGCATTGGTCATTGGACTTGTGGGTCTGGTTACCGCGTTTTTATAATATGAAAGTCTTTCAAGAAACCACTGCTTGGGAGACCAATACTCCCAACCACATCTACTTTCTCGATGACAGCAAGAGCAAGATGTATGCCTACATCAAGTTTGGCGAAGGTACACCATTTCGTTTTAAAAATCCTATTCGAATTGATGTTCGGGGACGCAAATTCCTTGAAGTGCCAAATCAATGGGGTTTTACAATGGATGACCAACCACTTGGTCAAACATGGAAGATTACTGGGTCCAAAGGCGATGTTTACACAGTCACTGATGAATCAGGAACACTAACTTGCAGTTGTTCGGGATTCAAGTTCCGTGGCGCATGTAAACACACTAGCCAGGTCAACTGTTAATATTTGATTTTGATGTCACAAAAAAGCCACCCTAGGGTGGCTTTTATGTTTGCTTATGAATTTGTTGGTATTTCATAAGAGCTAGATTCCTAGCTAACCATAATCTAAATTTTGCATGGTCTGATGGTTCAAAGTCTTCATGGACTATTTTACCAAACTCTACGCTACGTCGATTACGACCAAATGTGACCTCATCGTCGATGACAAGGTCACTGTCTTCAACACCGTAATTATTTTGCGACTTTGGCGTCTGCTTTAGATGCGTCTTTCTTAGCAGGATCACTTTTGGCAGGCGTTGCTGTCGCTGGAGCGATAGGGGCCGGAGCGGCAGCGGCAGGTGCTGTGACAGCAGGTTTGGCATCAGCTTTCTTTTCTTCTTTCTTGGCAGGTTCTGCGGCGAAAGCGGTAACAGCAAATGCAGTGGCAATGATAGCAATAGTTGATTTCATGATAAGTTTCCTTTGGTTAATGTAGGAATGTTTACTCCTACACATATATAACGCCTTGGATTGCGATTTAGTTGACAACATTTGGGCATTTTTCCAAACAATTACTTTTAGGCAACATGCATTGCCAAAAAGCATTGATTTTTTAACAGTTTGTGTTATACTAGTATCACGTTGCAATTTTATTGTAACGAAATTTTATTTTAAAGGAAATGTTATGAAATTTATTAATCCAGAAACCAAAACATACAAGATCTTTTCTGCATTGCAGAAAGGCGAAACATTGACAGCTAGCCAAGCTGAAAAGCGTTTTGGAGTTAAAAACCTAAGCGCAGAAGCTAGCCGTATTCGCCAGCATGGTTTTGCTGTGTATGCAAACACACGCAAGGCCGGCAATGGTGTAACAGTCACCGAGTACGTTTTGGGCAAACCTAGCCGTAAGGTTGTTGCCGCCGGTTACAAAGCATTGGCTTTGGGTTTGGTTTAAAAATTCGCTGAACTGTTCAAACAGTTCACACCAAATAAAGCCACCCACGGTGGCTTTATTCTTTTGTATTGTGGAAATTTATACGTTAAATATCTAAATGATACATGCACAGCACATACACAATGTTTTTGATTTAGATGAAGTTGATCGTATTAAAAAACTCTTGTCCTTGGTTCCTGCACAAGACCATATTAAAAATAGGTCAATTGTGACCAACGGGTTTACATCCAAGGATCCGATTTACCTAGCTATAAAAAAACTTGTAATTGACCGCATCAATACAGTGTGTGAACACAAGGTATCGAACCTAACAGTTGGCATGCACTTGATAACAAGAGACCCATTTGGTATACACAGCGATGCGCCAGGCAAGGGCGACAATGGTAGTGGGATTGCCTATTTGGTTCCGTTAGAAATGGTTCGCAACGACAGTGCCAAACCAACGTCAAGTACCATCATTTTTGATCAAGTCTGGACAGACACCACATCAATAGAAGATTACATTGCCAGTGGCCCTGAAAAAGTTGCTAGTCCGGCAACACATGTTTGGCCCATGCTGTCCGAAAAGTGCGATCCTGCTTGGGCGCCCTACCTCAGCGTCAAGCTTGTGGCCGAGTGGCAAATTGGTTCCGTTATAGTCTGGGATCGAAGGTTGTTGCATGCCAGTGATGATTTTTTGGCTGCAGGATTAATTGAAAAATCAGCCTTGGTTCTCTTTACTAATTCGCAGTCATGATAACAGCAGTGATTGCGTCGGTTCCTTGGACTGACACTGACTCCCCATTGATGGCGCCAGGTGTGTTAAAAAGCGCACTGACTCAGCATGGAATAAAATCAGTGGCCATTGATTTAAATGCAGAAATACGTCAATACATTTTGACCCACCCAAAGAAAGATGACTTGTTGCAGTTTATATTGACCGAACAAGTCACTGCCGGATGTGAGCAAGATGTACACGACCTGATAAACATGATGGTTGATCGTATACTAGCATTTAATCCAGAATGGGCAATATTGAGTCTGTTGACCTACATAAGTCAGATACCAAACAAATGGTTGTGCTTCCAACTACGGCAGAGAAATCCAAACATTAAAATTATCATTGGCGGCCCTGGGTGTTTCAGTAGTTTAAAAAGCATTGATTCGTACGCAGTGAATTTAAAATCTCAAGGGTTGGTTGACCATTTTGTAGCCGGTGATGGTGAAGTGGCCCTGCCTATGCTGTTAAAGGGCGAAACCGGTCCGGGGATCAACAATGTTGATTGGCAACAGCTAGATAACATAGATATTTTGCCAAGTCCAGACTACGATGACTACGATTGGTCACTGTATCGATTAAAAAAAGTCAACATCCTAGGTAGTCGTGGCTGTGTCAGAGAATGTACTTTTTGTGACATACACGAACATTGGCCAAAATTTCAATGGAGGTCAGGTGCAAATATCTTTGAAGAAATGAAGCATCAAAGAGAAAAGTACGGTATTAATTATTTTTCATTTGCTGACAGTTTGGTCAATGGCAACCAGCGTGAGTACCGGGACCTCATACAACGACTAGCTGATTACAACCAAGCCAAGACTGATCCTGATGATAAAATCAACTGGACCGGTGCATTCATTGTACGCCCGGCCGATCAGATGAAAGAACGCGACTGGGAATTGACTGCTGCCAGTGGTGCAGTCATGTTGTCCGTGGGAGTAGAGAGTTTTGTAGAGCACATACGATACCATATTAAAAAGAAATTCAGCAATGCTGACCTTGACTATGCTTTACAAATGGCACAGAAGCACACGGTGTCCATGCAGTTGTTGATGATTGTTGGGTACGTAACTGAAACTCAAGAAGATCACGAACAGCAAAAACAATGGGTCACTGATAACCAGCATTATATAAACTCACCCATCAAGCTTATTCAAATTGGCAGTGGACTGGGCATACTTCCCGGCACCTGGCTACAACGCAATCAAGAAAGCTTGGGTATAAAAATTGGCAGTGCTGATGTGTATCAAGATTGGGTTAGAGAATCAATTGGCAGCACTCCGTTGGTTCGCATGCAATGGCACAAAGAGATGAAGCAACACATGGAACAAACAGGGTTTACTGTGGCCTACCTCAAAGATAACCATGTGTTGATTGAAAATTATCTACGGGATCGTTATGCCAAAACTTAGTATGAACTTATCTGTGGGGCATTGTCGTGGTACGAGTATGAGTCTTTGTGTCACAGTCAACGGTGAAGAAATTTACAAAGCTGACAGCATTGATGAGCCAACAATCATAATTGAGCATAGTGCAATACTACCATTGAGCTTGATTTTTGATGTTGGCAACAAAAGCGACTCAGACACTGTGATTGACAGCAATGGTAAAATACTAGAAGACAAGTTTATACAAGTAGATCGCTTGCTGTTGGACGGGCTAGATATAAAACCTTGGGTGTTACAAAGCCGAGTGTTTGAGTTTAACTCAAACAACGGCATGACCAAAACCAATTGCTTTGCTTACAATGGACAAGCCTCTATGAATGTTGAGCAAACTGATTTATTAAAATACTTTTTAGAATTGATGGTGAAAAATGATTACTAATTTTCGCGACGTAGTCGCTTATAAAAAATATGGGCGGCAGCCCAAAGATTACCACATTGCTGGTATTATTAGAACCCAACTGATCTACGCAGTCAGAGATGCCCCGGTACAACAGCCCAAAGGCCCATACGTTGAACAAGCACTGGAATTGATGTTTGGAAACATTGATTGGACAAACACATTTCACACACCCCACACCATAGTGATTGAAGAAACTGCTACCTCAGAACACTTGATGGGCATGCACAATTGGATTCGCCGAAAATGCGCAAACATTGAAAACGTCACTGTGGTGATCACTGGAAATACCGGAGTGTGCGATTGGTGGAAGTCTTGGTGCACAGTTTTTAGAGAAAAATCTTTTAGAGTCATTGAATGGCCATTTCCTTACCGTACTTGGAATATCGATCGAGGGTTTGCACCGTCAGAAATACCCCCAACAATTGGGCCAAAAAATTTACAATATGTGTTTAGCTGTTATGGCGGAAGTTATTCCATCATTGACCGTTGTTATCTAATATTGAAACTTTGTAAGTTCTATAAATCTTCGGTGATTGATTATCTAGGAAAGTTTTGTACCAAACAAGAACTGTTAGACTATGTGGAATGGAAAAGTTATTACAGCAATCAAAATGAAATTGACGCCATAGATAATCTATACGACCAATACATTGTCAATCAAGAGTATGCTAAACCATCATTGCCCAACTTGACTATTGTCAAATCTAAGGTCAACGAAGCCATCAATTGGGACGGATTTCAGTGGGCAGTTGACCAAAAATGCTTTGCCGCCGTGGTCAGAGAAACCATCAACGATGATGTATTCCCCACTGTGTCAGAAAAAACCACACGTAGTTTCTTGCATTTTTGCACAGTATTACCAACCGGATACAACGCAGTCAAAGATTTAGAAACTTTGGGATTTTGGTTCCCACACGACTTGATTGACTACAGTTATCAATCACATGCTAGTTACATTGACCGAATAAACGGACTTTGCAAAAATTTAGAAAAGTTGCAAGCCCTTTTGGAGACAGGCGAATTACAGGACTACTACAACGATAATTTTGAAAAATATCAACACAATGCACTATTGGTTTTGGACATGTATCAGGACGCCGAACAGCAACTAAACACTTGACCGTTAAATAGCAGGTGTGTTATAATGAGATATGCTTAAAAAACTCATGCAATATTTTGGACGACACCGGGTGATCATGGATCGTGTGTCATCGGAACCTTATCTTGAGAGATACTATTTGTTCCTCAAAGATAGAAAACGGTTTCCGTTTAATGTGTTCCTGCACAAGTTCCTTAAAAGTGATCCTGACGATGTGCACGATCATCCATGGCCTTACGCTACAATTATTTTAAAAGGTGGTTATTATGAATGGGTGGCAAAATTTAACTCCTTGGGAGAAAAGATCGGTGAAGAAAGAATGTGGCGTGGTCCTGGCCATTTCCGTGTATGTAGTGCTACTTCTTATCATCGTATTGAACTTAAAGCAGGAACAGACTGCTGGACTTTGTTCATGCCAGGTCCACAACGTAGAGAATGGGGTTTCTTAGTTGACAACAAATGGCTACACAATGAAGATTATCTTGCACAGCAAATTGCAAATAAATTAAAGGAAACAGCATAATGCAACAGTTTACACTCACACGCAAGCAAGTTGAAGAAATTTATCGTATATTCAAAGATAATGGTGATGCATTGACCCAAGTTGAAATCTTGGTTGAAAGCACAAATGGCATTGGGCCCACGATGACTGTGGAATACTCGGCCACACTTGATATAACTGACACGGAGAATTGGTAATGAAAGTTTACATTGGCAACTATCGAGATCACTGGATCTCCCCTTACACCATGTTGGACTACATGTTCTTCTGGACTGACTGGAGCAAGTGTGCTCGTTGGAAACTTCTGCAAACATTAGAAGACGAGGGCCGAGAAAAATCTGTGTACGTGGAACGTCCAGATTGGTGCGAACCGTGGAGTGATCGACTGGAACCTATCAGTAAAGCTATTCAGTGGGTGTTGGATCTTGTGCATCCTAAAATTAACTATGTGAAAATTGACTACTACGACACCTGGAGCATGGATCACACTTTAAGTCCCATCATTCTGCCCATGTTGCGACAACTCAAAGAAAAAAAGCACGGTTCTCCGCTGGTAGACGATGACGATGTGCCCGAAGGCCAGGGTCTGCGTAGCACCGAAGCAGGCCCCAAAGAAAACGAGTGGGACATAGATGAAAATCACTTTAAACGTTGGGACTGGGTCATGAACGAAATGATCTTTGCATTTGAGTGCAAGGTTGATGATTCATGGCAGGATGCCTACCGCGAAGGTGAAATTGACTGGATCAGTGTTCCGGTGGATGCTGCCGGCAATGAAGTCCCTAAAGGCGAACACAAATACTACCAAATGAAAGATGGACCTAAAAATACCTACAAGTGCGACTATGAAGGTATGAAAAAGGTTGAAGACCGTATTCAAAACGGCTTCCGCTTGTTTGGCAAATACTACCAGGGCTTGTGGGATTGATGATTAATTTTATTACTGCAAGTCCCATGGATTATACTGTGGGCATGTTAAACAAAAAACGTACCCCAAATTTTAGCCTTACATCGACGCAATATGCACAGTGGAAAAAACGCTACACGTTTGATGGACTGCGAGGGGCAAAATACGGTCAGAGTTTTTGCCAACAATTTGACATTGTAGATAATATCTTACAATATTGTTTACCCCCACTTGATGCTGATAGCTATATACAGGAACATTATATTGTCGAATGACCGTTGCCCATCCTGTACATGAAGCCCGCCCCACTGCTTCCTTGCGGAGCAAAGAAAGTTTTCCTTTTGTACAGGAAATAATAAAACCATACGGTGAGTTGGATTCAATTATTGCCTGGTGTAAATCTGAATGCAGAGACATCTGGCGCTGGCAATTGTTGGATATAAGTTCGGATACATGTCCCGGAAAGTATCGTTTTTACTTTGATTCGGACCTAGATTGTTCGGCATTCATTATAAAATGGTGCTAAAACCCACAGTTATTGTGGTTGACCAGTAATTCCCTTTATTGTATACTTGTATTTGTGTAGTTAATACACATCACAATTTAACTTTTGGAGTACTTTATGACTAAGCGACTATCGCGCCTATTGTCTGAGGTTGCCGCAGAAGTCCTGACAGAGCTCAAGGACAAGCACAATTTCACCGACAAAGAACTAGACCGTATCAAAGCCCGTATCAAATCTACCGGGTACGGATTTCCCATTGGACTAGCACTGATGGACATCACTGACATTTGGATCGACTATGAAGTTCAGCGTGACGTCATTGTCAAGCATGTGCTCAACATCATTCGAAAATTTGATCCAAGGATTGTTGGTGCGGCCAGTTGTGTGAGACTTCCTAAAAGCAAGTTTCCCAACAGATACTATGCATATGATGGACAGCACCGAAGCCTGGCAATGTGGATTTTAGGCTACACTCATATCCCTGCCTGCTATGTTGAAACAGACAATGAACGTTTTGCCAGTGAAGCATTTGAGATTCTCAACGACTCTGGTATCAAGAAAATCGGCAAGCCGGACCTACATCGTATTCGCTTGAATCTTGTGGACAAGGGCAGTGAAGACAAAGCCAATTTACAGGCTAGAACTTTGCAGGATCAGTTTGACATCACAGATGTGGACTTGCAAGAATCTGCACATAGGGAGAACCCAAAGAAGTGCGGCCCTAATCAACACTGGTTCAGTCACTTTGACTATGCTTACAAAGGCATCAAACAAGATGCCAGCGGTGAAGTGATCAAAGACATTCTCACAGCAATTAAAACTGTGTTTCCAGAGCAAGATGAAATTGACCAAGGTGTTTACATTGGACTGTTGCAGTTGGCAAACCTCAACAAAGAGCTGGTACTCAAACAGCCTGCCAATTGGATGATACAGATCTTGCGTGACGGTGTGGCCAAGTCGTTTACATCCAGCCACATGGCACATGATATGTCCAAGGCCCAGTGGAAACACGCCATTGGATCGTGGAGTGCCCCGGATGCCATGAGCAAGTTCCTGCGTGAGATGTACAAACTGCATGGCGGCAAATTGATTGTGCCCACACAAGGACGTGGCATGGGTATCCTACCCGACGAAGACGGCAGAACATTCTTGTGTGATGCCATCAAGCCTGCATTGAAAGGACTAGTATGAGCTTGCAAAAATTAGTGGAAAGTTTTGTCCCTGTTAACTACAGTCGTGTGCAACGTGGAGAAAAATCTTATCGAGAGTCTTTGGCTTTCACTGTAAGCGAACTTGAGCGACTGGTTCCTATGTACAAGGCTCAGACCACAGTGGACCAAACTGCTCGTCAGATTCGAGACAGCATGGATCATCAAATCCGTAGATACCATGACTATGCTATCAAAGGATCAATCGGTGCTCACTATCGCGAGGTTGGAGTAGATCCTAAAAAATGTGTGTTTGAACATGTTATTCCGCTGGCCAAACTTAGAGATATGATGTTGCAAGGTATCTTGACAGTGCCACAAGCATTGAACGCACCAACTTGTTTGATCAGTATACACAATGACGAGATACTGCGAGAAGAAGGGCATGTGAGTTCAAGTCCCGACTACTGGCATTTTTTCGACAGGTATGCGGTGTTCGACGATACTCGCTTTACCACTTACACTGGTGAGGAGATCTCTGATCCACATGCATGGACCTTGGAAAAGCATTTTGAGTATTTCAACGCCTAGGCGTTAGTTATCCAATTATATTGACCTCATTAACAGGGTTTATTATAATAAAAATTTGCCATACATAAATTTACGTCTCTAAAAAGACCACAGCGGCTTTTGTATATTTTCGGGCCGTTGGTGTTGGAAAGCCAGCATTTAACCTAAAGGAACCAAAATGAAAAAATATATGCAAAAGGCATTGCATCTTGCAATGTTTGCACTTATCGCCTTCACAGGCATTACCGTGGTGACATACACCACACAAACCAAGTTTGATAGATTGCGAGCAGATTTACCTGGTGATGTTTCAACCATTGGTGACTTTAAGGCCGCACTACGAGACAAAGAACGCAGGATGCAGTGCATGACACAAAATGTGTACTGGGAAGCAGCCAGTGAACCAGCAGAAGGTAAAATTGCAGTGGCTCAGGTTGTAATGAATCGTGTGGCCAGTGGCAAGTACCCTGCAGACCCTTGCCAGGTAGTGCACCAAAAGAATGTGGTGTACGAAAGAGTACTGTGTCAGTTTAGTTGGTATTGTGAAAACACCAGCAAGACCAGACCAGTGCATAAAAAGCTCTGGGCCGAAAGCGAAGAAGCAGTAAAGATGGTCATGATTGATGGCTTTAGATTGCCCGAACTCAAAGACGCATTGTACTATCACGCCGACTATGTAAACCCACAGTGGAACAAAAAACGTGTGACAAAGATTGGCCGACATATTTTTTACAAGGATATCTAAATGAAAAACTTTGACATTGAAAAAACAGTAACTTGGTTGCAAGAGTGGATGGCTCCCGTTTCAGCAAAGACTCTGGGATGGTTGGCTGTGCTGTTGTTACACGCCGCAACTTTGCCCACGTTACTGGCCATCCTTACTGGTCTTAGCGATCGCATGCCCAGTGTAGACATGGTGTTGTTGACCTGGGCTGGCTTGGTTGCTATGTTTGCGCAGGCCTGTGTGCAACGCAACTTTCTGAACATTGTGACCATTGCTCTGGGCTTTATGATCCAAGCCAGTCTAATGGTGTTGATATTCTTTAAATAATTGCTTAAAAATTAGACAATGTTGTGTAAAAACAACACTTAAATTTCGGTTGACTCAATATTCCTTTTTTGCTACAATAGAAGCATATTAAGAAACAAGGAGTCATTGATGTATTCATATTACCGCCCCGGCTTCAGTGCAAAACGCAAAGTGATCAATGGAATCAAATTCTCTCTGGACAATGTATGGGGTGCGGCAGTAGCGGCACAACGTGTTAACGGCGAGTACGTCAAAGAAGATAAGATCAATATCAATGAAGATGGGTCTCATGAAACTCTCAAGAAGCGCAATCGTGACATCATGATGGACTTCCTGGCTGTACCCGGAACCATCACTGACGAAGATCGTGCAACTGGTCGCGAATGCCGTAGATTCTTACAAAATGATCTTACCTTCCGAGCTCTCAAAGGTCAGCTGAGTGCATTTGATGCAAGTGTCAGCAAGGTAGTGGCTGTGGAAGAAGAATTTGACAGTGTGCAACATCGCCTAGAACTGGCTGTGGTTGCATGCCTGCCACAGAGCCATCAACGTGCAATAGTACGCCAGTCGATCCAGGATCGTGTTCGCAATGCCGGCGGCTATATTGGTAATGTCAGCGACAAAGTTGCATTGGACGCAGAAGTTGTGAGCGCCAATTGGAGCAACATATACAACATTTTTTGGGTTACTGCAATTACTCAAGATAATCAAGCTTTGTTTTTCAGCTACAAATCCCAGCTGAACTCGGGCGTCCAAATCAAATTAGTTGGTACGGTGAAAGCTCACCGTGACAACAAAACTCAACTCAACCGTGTCAAGGTAATTTAAATGAATAAAAGACCCATTACATTAACAAATCTAACACCACACCAAGTTGATCTATTAGATCAAATGTGGGCACTGGAAAGCATGGAAGAAGTTGAAGAATGGATGCTCACATTGAGTGCTCGAGATCGTGTGTTAAGCTCGACCCTGATGCAAATGGTTATGCAAGAGATGGTTGAGGAGTTGGCAGTCGAAGATCTAAGTTTGGCCAATGACTATCTAAAACGTTTTCAATTATGAACTACAAAGAACATCAATTCTTGGTTATGTGGGACTGTAATGGTCTTGAGTATGTGGCCGATGTCACTGCTGATCAACAACGTGTGACTTGGGAAAAGCTTCAAGGCAAAGAAACACCAAGACATTCGTATGCAAACCCATATCATTTGAAGCTTAGGGCACAGTTTAATTCGCAACGTCACTACGAGATCTACACATTCAATGCTGTCGAAGGCATTGGTGAACAAGAAATCCGTGACATGTTTGAAAACGATCCGCAGATGGCCGCAGACACCATTCGTAGAATAGGACATTGTATTCACAGCGACCGTGCCACGGAACAAGTCACAATTCGCTAAATGAAGTTCAAACGTCAACAAGCAAAAGAAAGATTAGATATGGGACTTGACATGTATGCATACGTGGCCGCCAAGGCAGGCCAACAACGAGAATACGACGGCGCCAGCTGGGACGACGTCGCTAAAGATATTGTAAACAACGCAGTTTCTAAACCTCGTGAGATTGCTTACTGGCGTAAACATCCGAACCTGCATGGTTGGATGGAACAACTGTGGAATCGACGTAATGGAGGCAATCAAGACGGTGGCCCTTTCAATGGCGTTGAGTTGGAACTGACTTACGAAGACTTAGAGGCTCTTGAGTTAGATGTCATTGCTGGTACTCTACCCGAAACCACTGGATTCTTCTTTGGCAACGACTCTGATGCCCATTATCGTAACGACGACCTTGAGTTTATCAAGCTTGCCCGTGCAGAATTGTTCATGGGTTTGCATGTTTTCTACAACAGTAGTTGGTAAGTGCTTACTAACATGTTTAAAATAACGGTTGACCAATTATTGCTTATTTGCTATAATATTGATATGAACTGTACAAACACCCCCGAATTTGAGTTGCCCAAAACCAATGTTTTTGGTAATTCAAATATAGCAAAAGTGATTGACCAATTAATCATCTTTTGCTATACTAACGGTATGCTGAAAACACAGCATATTTTTAACTTTAACTTAGGCTCTTTGAAAGGCATCTATCATGGCTCAAACTGAAAAACTTTTTACCGTTGCTGGCACCGCTACACAAAATGGCACTACCAAAGTGCGTTTTGCCAACGACATGGTTGCTCGTGTCAAAATTTTGACAAAGAACAACTGTGATAACATTAACCTTATTGAGCTTCCACGCCCAATGACCAAATTGGAAGCTTTGCAACATTTGCAAACTTTGGGCATCACTGATGGTGACGCAGGCTATGCTGTTGCCAACAAGTTGTCAGAAAAATCCAAGGTCGCTAAACGTGCTGAGGTAAAAGTAGCAGTAAAACCTGCCACAAGCAACAAAGCAAAAGCAAAAGCTACTGTAGGCTCTACGCTGTCAGAAGCTTAATAACTCTTAAGCAATTTTGCTACAAAGCGGCCATAGTGCCGCTTTTCTTTTGACTTTGTCAATTGTCATAATTACTAGATGTCAAATGAGGATATGTTAGAATTTGTAATCCGTGGAATCGTCATTGAGATCTGCGAGGTAATGTATAGGCATGGGCTCAACCCAGTGCCGTTGGCTCCTATAATGCGTTTGTTAGAAGTGCCAGAAGAGCAGGCTAAAAAATACGATGGTATGGTGTTTGAATTAGACGACGAGTTCATTGAGTTGGCCAAAAAACATCGGAATATTCAAAACAGTCTTCTGAGCATGCCGTCAGACGCTACAATACATTGATGTCTATAACCAGTTACCGGGCCAATGAGCCGCTGTATCTTGTGATCATAAGACACAACAATGCCGAAAAGTTACTAAAGGAATGGGCACAATCGACCAGGACTGATGTATCAATTGACAACAACCGAATGAGATTATTTGAGGACAAGGCATTAAATTTATTCCAAGTCACTTGGTCACACAGTTGGGACATGGTTACTATCTGGGATTACTGGAATAAGCGACACATTTATTTTTAGCTAGAGTGCCAAAATCACCAGAAAAGTGTTGACTTATTGACATCAATGTCATAAAATACTTGTACTGATCACAAAGGAGAACACATGTCAGCAAATCACGACGCAATCAAAACCGCATACGAAACTTATGTTTTGGAAAATGAGAAGTTCACAGGCAAAGGTGTCAAAGCTGCCGCCGCCCGTGCCAGAAAAGCCTTGCAGGAAATGAGCAAAGCAATCAAAGAACGCCGAAAAGAAATCACCGCAGAAAAAGAAGCGTTAACAGTGGCCAAGTAACCAATATGAAAATTTTAATGACTGGTGCCAGTGGCTTTATTGGGAGCCATCTGTTTCCGATACTATCAACTAGTCATGACGTACATGCACTAACTAGTGACTTGTTGAATTTTTCTGAAGTTCGACAAGAAGTAGAAAGTTGTAATCCAGATTTAGTTATACATTTGGCAGCAAGAACAGAAGTGGAACGTAGTTTTTACGAACCAATGACGTTCAGTCAAATTAACTATGATGGTAGTATCAATCTCATTGAAACATGTAAAAAGTTACCTAACCTACGTAACTTTTTATTTGCAAGTACCATGGAAGTATATGGATGGCAGCCTATCAGCGACGAGGTACAACACACCGGAAGTTTTGTACAGTCTGTGGCATTCGATGAACATACCGCACCTAATCCCAATGCACCTTATGCAGTGGCCAAATTTGGGGTGGAAAAGTATCTTGAATACATGCACCGAAGCCAAGGGTTTCCTTTTACATCACTGAGACAAACCAATGCATACGGTCGAAAAGACAATGACTTTTTTGTAACAGAGCAAATAATTACTCAAATGTTGAAAAATCCATCCGATGTGTATTTGGGTTACGAAAAACCTTTTCGTAACTTTATCTATGTTGACGACCTTATATCCGCTTGGGTAAGTTTGGTTGAGCACACAGATTCAGTCAACCAAGGAATGATTTTTACTGTTGGCCCGGATAACCCAATTCAAATAGGTGCCTGGGCTGATATTATTGCAAAAAAACTCAACTGGCACGGGCAGATACATTGGAACTCCAAGCCCACTCGCCCTGGTGAAATATATTGGCTGAACAGTGGGAACACACTGATCCATCAAGTCACCGGGTGGCATCCATTGGTAGAGTACGATCAAGGTTTAGATAATACCATTGATATATGGAAAAAAAAACTTGCAAGTTATACAATGACTGATACAAAATTTACTAGAACCATTGTGGAAGATCCGGATAGTCCGGGGGAACTCATGTTGGATCTCGGAGATGAAGTATGTGATCATCTGGGATGGCAACCAGGTGATGTCGTAGAATGGATTGACAACAAGGATGGTTCATGGACTTTACGCAAATCAATCTTGCCCTCAACAACAACGATACTATGATGGGCCCGCACACTATTGACACGATTGATTCTATCACTCTTGATTCTATCAATGTCAATTCTCACACTTATACTACTATAGCTGGTGGAAACATCGGACCGGGATCAGTTCTTACCACCAACGGTTGGTCGCCTAACCCTACATTGACGGTGAGCCAAAGTGGCACCATACAGCTCGAAGGCAAAAATGCAGACATCAAAGTAAACGGCGAAAGCATGATGGAAACCCTGCGAGGAATACAGAATCGGCTTAACATGCTTCGTCCAAACACAGAGTTAGAAGCCGAATGGGACCAGTTACGAGAACTTGGAGAACAGTACAGAAAACTCGAAGCCGAGTTTGAAGAAAAAAGCAAGATGTGGAACACATTAAAAAAATGAAACCTAAACAAAGAATTAATCACATAGTCAAATGGCTTCGTGCCTATGCCAAGAGTGCCAAAATCTCCACTTTTGTAGTAGGAATCTCAGGCGGAATTGACAGCTCAGTTGTAAGTGCATTATGCGCCGAAACTGGCCTGAAAACCATTGTGGTACAGATGCCTATTCGACAGGCCAAGACACTGGACACTCGCAGTAGTATGCAAGCAGGATGGTTGTTGGAACGCTACAAGGACACAGTTACACACATGAGCATGGATCTAACTCCTGTGTATGCCGCATTTGAAAAGAAAGTTGGGCCATTCTGTTCTGTGGAACAAGAACCCAATGAGTCTGAACAACTGGCATTTGCCAACTCACGTGCTAGACTGCGCATGATGACCCTGTATCAAATTGCACAAAGCCATGGTGGCATTGTGGTGGGCACAGGCAACCGGGTAGAAGATTTTGGTGTGGGTTTCTTTACCAAGTATGGTGATGGTGGAGTAGACATCAGCCCCATCGGTGATTGTCTCAAAACTGAGGTATGGGACATGGGCAGAGAATTTGGCTTGCCACAAGAAATCATTGATGCTGCACCAACAGATGGATTGTGGACAGACGGTCGCACAGACGAAGATCAATTGGGCATGAGCTATCCTGAACTGGAACGGGCCATGGCCAATGACGCTATAGAACAGCATGATGTATACAACACATTGCCTTTAGAATTGAGCAAAGATGAAAAGTCACAACTCAGGAAGTACCGTGCTATCCGTGCTCGTAACTTGCACAAGATGATGCCCATTCCTGTGTGCAAGATTGACACACAATGACCTATATTGTCACAGAAGCCTGTGTAAAATGCAAGTACACAGATTGTGTCAACGTCTGCCCTGTGGACTGCTTCAAAGTAGGACCAAACTTCCTGGTCATTGATCCGGACGAATGTATTGACTGTGCGGTATGTGTACCGGAATGCCCAGTGAACGCAATCTACGCCGAAGAGGATCTGCCCGAAGATCAACGGGAGTTCATACAACTCAATCGAGATCTAGCCCTTGTTTGGCCCACTATTACCAAATCAATTGCACCATTGGAAGATGCCGATCATTGGGCAACTGTTGTTGATAAAAAACAGTACCTTGATCGTAGTTGACATACAATTCTATTTGTGCTATAATAAAGCATGAAACTTGTACACGATCACTGTAATGTTATAGTAGAAACTCGCCCGTTAATGCAGGACGTTATGGTCATACTAGAAGGTGGCCTCGACGCAGGCGACTGGATGTGGGCTCGGAAAGAGTTTACAGCTCGTCACGAACGCTGGATAAAATGGATGATCCAACACGGCTACCAAGCAGGCCGACACTACTGGCGGTGCAAAGAAGGCTATCGATTTTCTTCCGGCGCCCTGGCCACAGCATTTGTATTAGGAATAACAAAATGATCGAGATTAGCACAAATTCCAAAACATTTAAAACTCTGCGTCCGGGCGATCCAGACTTTGTAATGGGCAATGGCATACTCATGGCACCTCGTGCTGGACTTGAGATCAGTGACAACTGTCCTAATAAATACGTGTCAGTAATCAGAGAATGTATCAACCAAGGCTGGCTCAAGCCAGTGGCCCACATGCGAGATTCAGAATATACCTGGGAGTTACTACAGAAATGATTGATACCGAAACCAATGCAAGAGACATTGTTTACTCCAAAGAGCATGATGCCTACTACAACCAAACAACCAACGAGTGGACCGAAACCAAGTGCGATGATCCTGCTTGTGAATACTGTGCCACCCGCCCTGAACGACCAGTAGTTGACAAATAAATTTGGGCATGTTATAATATACACATAATTTGGAGATAATTGATGAGCATGCACTTACATCACCCTAGCTTGAGTCTCAACGGCAAGTATCGTGGCAAAGTAAAATATCGTAATGCCGCAGAAGCACAGAAAGCTCGTGAACTAGACGAGGCTTGGAAACTCCTCCAGAAGAAATGGGAATTAGATACTGATGAAAAAAGGCGCCAACGTGCCTTGGCCGCCGAGCCGTTGAATTACAAATTGAGCATACCTGCTGGCAGAGATACCAAGCATATCCCCAGCCGAGACACTGGTGGTAATGCGGCCCTGGCTCCGGCCAAAGTATACACTGGTACCAAAGTCAAAGGCATTGGCACCATGCATAAAAGCAATGCTGTTCCTATCTTCAGTGACGAGGAGGCCATTGCAATTTCAACAATGAGACGATAAATGAATATAGAAGTAAAAACAGATGTTAGTGGTAAGTGGGTCGCACGTGATGATGTTGATGTTATTATTAAAAATACAGCGCAAGAATGCATTAGTATTTTAAACAATCCACACACTGCATCTAATCTAGATCTCGCTCAGAGCGTGACCAACGAGATAGTTAAGCAAATCAAACAACGATTTGAGATAACATGAAACTATATGTAACCAGTGACATTCACCTTGAATTTGGTGATTGCATAATTGAAAACACGGACAACGTAGATGTGCTGATCCTCAGTGGCGATATCATGATTGCCCAGGATCTGCATGACCATTCCGAAGAAAGCCTACGTGCAGGCATTGTAACCGAGAGTCTAGGCGAACGTCAAGCAAAAGCTATTCGCTTTCGTGAGTTTTTGCAACGATGCAGTGATGACTTTCCGCACGTAATTTATATTGCAGGAAATCATGAGTTTTACCATGGCAAGTGGCCCATTGGCATTGAGTACCTGCGTGAAGAGTGTGCAAAGTTTTCCAATGTTTACTTTATGGAAAATGATTGTAGAAACATCGATGGGTACACATTCATTGGCAGTACATTGTGGACTGATATGAACAAGGGTGATCCAATTACCCTGTATCATATTGCTGGTATGATGAATGACTATAGAATCATTCGCAACAGTGACCATGGCTTTAGACGTCTAACACCCGAAGATGTTGCACTACGTCACCGCACCAGTGTGGGGTACATCAAAACAATCATTGAAGGTAAGTTTGATCAAAAGTTTGTAGTGGTAGGACACATGGCTCCCAGCAGATTAAGCACCCATCCTAGATATGCCGACGACAATATCATGAATGGCGGATACAGTTCTAGCTTGGATGAGTTTATCATGGATCACCCACAAATTAAACTATGGACGCACGGACACACACATGAAGATTTTGATTATATGGTTGGCAGTACTCGTATTGTATGTAATCCACGTGGGTATATCAACTACGAAGAAAGAGCTGATACATGGCAACCAAAACTAGTGGAAATTTAACAAACTATCCACATGTGACAAGAATTACATGGACCAGGGTTCCCAAATGGAACGAAATGTGTGCCTGGGCAATTGAACATTTTGGATTACCAGGTGATCGATTCATTACACATGCAACAGAAGATTACATGGAATGGATGTTTAATAATGCCGACGATCAATTATTTTTTATTTTAGCATGGGGAAATGACCGATGAACTTTGAAGAAACAACAATGTGGCAACGGCTCAGCAACGGTGATGCCAACTATTATACCAAGGCCGCGGAACCTGAACGAACAGCTTTTCGTGTTTGGTTCAAAGGTCTGCTTCAAGAACGACAGATTACTGTGGAATTTGAAAAAGCAGATGGCACTGTTAGGGCCATGATTTGCACTTTAAACGAAGACAACGGTGCTAAGTACACGGTGAATGAAACAAAGGAAGATAATGCCGCATCTAAAAAGAAACCCAACGATGATGTGTGCGTGGTTTGGGACTGCACACAACATGCATGGCGCAGTTTTCGTTGGGATAGACTGAAAAGGATTGAATTTTCAATTGGCTAAAGAAGAAGGTTTTAAGATAGACGGACAGGTAATTGATGTACTGCCCAACGCAATGTTTAGGGTTAAATTATCCAATCTGGATGAGCCTATTACCGGCATAATTTCGGGAAAAATGCGACAACACAATATTAAAATTCTACTAGGTGACACAGTAGAAGTAGAGTTTAGCCCATACGATTTAACACGTGGTCGTATTACCCGACGCAAATAAATACAAGATGGAACTACGTGACTCTATCAATCTTGTAGAAGCAAGCACTCGCCCAGCAAAACTGGAAACCACTCCTTTGCCGTACGGGGTCAAAGACCTTGAACCCGTGATGAGCAAGGAAACCATAGACTATCATTTTGAGCATTTAGCCAAAGGCTATGCCCGACGTTACAATGCAGGAGAAGGCAATGCGGATTTTAATCGTGCTGGCAGTTTTTTACATAATAAGTTTTTCCCTCAGCTTCGGGCTCCCAAAGGTGCCAATCGGCCCCGGGGTGCAGTACTTGCACTCATAGAAGAAAAATTCAAAACTTGGGAAGATTTCAAAGACGCTTTCAAAGAAGCCGCAATGAAGATCCAAGGAAGTGGTTGGGTTTATTTGAGCACAGGTGGTGATATCAAAACCATTGCCAATCACTCTGTGCGCACCGACATTGCATTAATTTTAGATATGTGGGAACATGCATTTGCTCTCCAATACCAATGGGATAAAGAAGCCTACATTGATAGTTTCTGGAAAATAGTAGACTGGAATGTCGTGAATGAACGACTATGACATAAATACTTGTGGGAACACACAAGGACTATGTCAAAAGATTATCGAAAACTTTACGAACGCTATTATCAAGCATCTCTACTAGAAGGTGTTGATATCCATCATATAGATGGAAATCATGCGAACAATGATCCAACAAATTTACAAGCAGTAACGTTAGAAGAACATTACAATATACACAAGTCTCAGGATAATTTTTATGCTTGCTTTATGATTGCTCAGCGTATGAAAATCAAACCCGAAGATTGGGTAGAGATGGCAAGGGCAAATGGTAAAAAGTCAGCAGAACAAAACATGGAACGCGGCATCGGGCTTACTGTCTGGGCAAAGAACAATCCAACATTAGCAAAAGAAATCCAAAGCAAAGCAGGCATCATTGGGGGCAAAAAAACTGTTGATGAAAAAATTGGTATACATGCCCTTTCTAAAGAAGAAAAACAAAAGATTGCATCGCAGGGTGGAAAACGGTCAGCAGATTTAGGGCATGGATTTAAAGCAGGACACGCATCCGAAGCAGGTAAGATTGGTGGGAAAAAGGGCGGAGCATACGCCAAAGAAAATCGTACAGGTATCTTTGCGTTAACTCCGGAAAAGAATAAACAAAGACATTTCAATTCTGTTGTGTCAAAGTTGATTAAAAACGGCAAGGCAAGTGCTTGGCCAAGAATGGAAACTATATGACTTTAAACGACACTGCTATTACAAAATTAAAAGAATTATTACAAGAAGAAAACAACCCAAATCTCATGCTACGAGTATTTGTACAAGGTGGCGGGTGCAGTGGAATGAGTTATGGATTTAGCTTTGACGAATCGCAGAACGAAGACGACTTTGATTTCAACTACGAACAAGTCAAGGTTGTGGTGGACAGCATGAGCATGCAATATCTGCAAGGTGCAGAGATCAATTATCGTGATGACGATATGGGGGCTAGCTTTGTTATCAGTAACCCCAACGCAGAAACAACCTGCGGCTGCGGCAGTAGTTTTAGCCCGGCATAATTTAGAAGTGTAACTGTGTTCAATTCCGGTAAATACTGGAATACAAGGACACAGTTAAATGCCTACTGGAAATACCCAACAAGTAATAAATTACGGAGCCACTGCCAATGACGGGCAGGGCGATCCCTTACGCACAGCATTCATCAAAACAGATGAGAATTTTGACAACATCTGGCTGGCAGGCCCTGCAGGATCCAATGTAAGGATAACCAACAACACCATTGGTGTGATTGACACCAATGGTAATTTGATACTGAGTCCCAATGGTGTTGGGGTGATCCAAACCAATAACAATGTTGTTCCTAGGGCAAATAGAACCTACGATCTAGGCTCGGCTAATTTACAGTACCGAACAGTATACGCAAATTCGGCCACATTCCAAACTGTTGGTGTTGCTGGAGATTTATCAGTCAGCGGCAATCTTACAGTGCAGGGCAACATTATACAAGTTGGTAATATTGTCACCGAAACATTGACTATTCAATTGGCCAATGCTGCCACCACGGCCAATGCTGCCAACGGTGCCGGTATCACAGTGGGTGCCAGTGACAACATTGCTACATTATTATATAATTCCGCCAGCAATGTGTGGACCACAAACATTGGTGTAAGTGCAACAGGCAATGTCACAGCTCCTTATTTTATTGGTAATGGTAGTCAACTAACTGGAATTACAAGTTCATATGGAAATTCAAATGTAACCACCTTGTTGGGCAATCTAGGTAGCAACGTCATCAGCGGCACAGGAAATATTACCACAACTGCCAACATTTCGGGTGGAAATATTCTTGGTAATGGTAGACAACTAACTGGCATTGTATCAAGTTATGGCAACGCCAATGTGGTGGCCAACTTGTCCGCATTGGGTACTAACCCAATTTCAACTACAGGCAATGTGAGTGCAGGCAACATTAGTGCTAGTGGTAATGTTTCGGGTGCTTACGTTAAAGGCAACGGCAGTGAATTGACCAACTTGCCAGCACCCACAGTCACACAAGACATCACCTCCAACGGTGCCATGAGCATAATGACCTATGATGGCGTCATAAAGTATGTAAACTATGCTACTGTTGAGCCCTCTTCTGGCAACATTGCTGGTGGCAATATCAGTGCTATTGGTAATGTTGCAGGCAACTTTTTCCTTGGCAACGGCAGTCAACTCACTGGAATTTCAACTGCCGACACCGGCAATGTCACATTTGATGACGTCAACATCATTGGCACGGGTAATTTAAACCTACAACCAAATGGCAGCGCCAGTGAATATCTAAATATTTACTTGACTGGTGCCGCGGATATACATGTGGCATACGGTGGCGGCAGTGGCAATGTGATTTTGGGCACAGATGAAGAAGCCAATGTTGCTGTTTTACAGGGCGGCAACGTGGCCATACAGGCCGGTAATGTTGCTGGAACCAAGACCTGGACATTTGATACCGCTGGCAACTTGACCTTGCCATTGAATAGTGTTGTTTATGAAACCAACATTCCTGACGGCGCACTTAGTGGTAGTGCCATTGCTTTAAAACCAACAGGTGGAACTACTGCCAATCAACAGTTGTTGATTTATCCAACTGCAAACGACGGTGACCATATACACATGACAAGTGGAAACTTGTATACAACCGAGTTGTTCTTGGGCAGTGATAACTTCTATGCTAAGTTAGCAAACACAGGTGATATTGTTCTACACGCTAATACTGGCTTAGCAAATGCTACTTGGACGTTTGGTGCAAACAGCAGAACATCATTGCCCGGTGGTACTGTACTTCTAGATTCTAGTGGCCTAGGATTACTCACATCAGGTATTGCTAATGCTACTATTGGCACATTCGTACAAGGTGCTGACGGTGGCGTAGGTTGGGAGTATCAAGGTGATGGCGCAGATGCTAATACTAGTTACGGTGCTGTAGCTTTAGATACAGGTGGAACTGCTAACACCGCAAACTTACGTTTTAAAGTACAATTAGTAGCGGATCAAAATGATCCATCTACTAATAAAGAATGGTTGTTTGATACTAGTGGTAACCTAACACTACCAGGCAACACATTTGCTGTTAACTATGCCAACGGCACAGCAGTTAGCTTGGGTGGCAGCAGTTATGGCAATGCCAATGTTGTTGCTAACTTGGCCGCACTTGGCTCAAATCCAATCAGCACTACAGGCAATATCACAGCCGGCAACTTTGTGGGCAACGGCGCGGCCCTGAGCAATGTGACTATAAGTCTTGCTGGTAATGTTGTTGGCACGCAAGCAAATGTTACCCTGGTTGCCGGTAGTTATTCAACGGTGTTTGACAATACCGGAGTAGCAACATTCCCAGGCAATGTCATAACTGCAGGCAACATCAGTGCCACTGGCAGTATTTTGGCAACCCCAGCTTGGACCAGTGCCGGAGCAATCACACTTACTGGAACTACTACCAATCCCACAAAAGGTACAACAACATCTGACAATATCAGTTATCGTCAACTGGGTGCAAAACAGTGGGAAGTGGTAATGACTTACATACAAAGTTCAGGTACAGGCGGCGCCACCGGCTCGGGAGATTATTTGATCACGCTACCCAATGGATTGAGTTTTGATACCACACTACCAAGCCAACCAATTTATACCAGTGGTGTTGGAGTAAGTACCTTTGCACACCTGCCCTATGTAATTCCCAACTGCAACGGCACTATCACCAACGACATTGTTGGGGGCCAAATATTTCCAATGATCTATAGTGCCACAAAGTTCCGCATACTGACATTCACATACGGCAGTGGCATACAATGTTGGGGGGCTGGGTTTTATTCGTGCACTGATGATCCACGAATACAACTGACATTTAGGTTCACATCCACATGATCATATCAGGTGTAACACTCAGCAATACTGTTGTATACGATGCATCGTTCAATTCAACGGGTGCGTTACTGTATTTAGATCCGGGAAATGTTGCCAGTTATCCAGGTTCGGGAACCACATGGACTGACCTGTCAGGCAACAACAACACAGCCACCTTGGTGGGTAGTCCAACTTGGACCAGTGCTGGCGCAGCCAGTTACTTCTCACTCAACGGCACCGGTTCACAGTATGTGTCCACAGTCTCTAACAAATACAATCAAACCTACACTGGTAAAACTGTCATGGCGGCCATAAGAATCAATGCCAGTGCTTGGACTCCAGGGCTTGATCAATACCGTGGAATATTTGGCACAAACACTGGCCTTAGAAACTTCAACACTTACATACACCACGATGTTTCAAACAACCTACAAATACATTACAGCGCAGGCGGGTTTGGCGGATTCAGCGACAATGTGTCAATCCCCGCAAACACCTGGGCCATTGTTGCTGTGACACAGACCACCAGCGGTGTAGTGACTTTTTATTTCAACGGAGAAGCAGTGGGAACTGTGGCCGGGCAGACATTTGCCCAGTATCAGAGCAGTTCAACTGAAAATGTAGGTCGACTCGACAACTTTTGGTACGGTGACATTGGCGTAACCGCGGTATACGGGCGAGCACTGGATGCTGACCAAATAAAACAAAACTACACTGCTCTAGCACTTGACTACGGACTGTAAAAACAATGAGCATACTACGAGAAATAACACAGACACGCCATCAAGCAGTGGAAAATCTGCCGTTTGTTCAGTATCTATTGCGTGGCAACATCACAGCTGACCACTACGTGATATACCTTGCAGAGATGTTGGCCATCTATCAGCACCTGGAGCAGTTGGCCGCCCAAGCTGGATTGCTGGACGACATGCCAGAGTTGCCCAGAGCTGATCGTATCAAACAAGATCTTGCTGAACTAGATCCCGACTATCAACACAGGCTTACCACAGCCACCAAAAATTATCTGCAACACCTTGATCAACTGTCCAAGAGTGAAAAGTCCGGAGATTTGTTTGCACATGTGTACGTGAGACACTTGGGTGACATGTACGGTGGAAAACTGATATCGCGAGTTGTGCCTGGGTTGGGTCGTTGGTATGAGTTTGATAATCGTGCAGGCCTTGTGGCTAGATTCAATGCGCACCTACACCTGGACCTGGCCAACGAAGCCTTGACAGCGTTTGATCATTTTGGTAATATTTTTGAGGAGTTGTGGACCCGCATACATAATTGATGCGATTTCACATTTTAGGACTCCCCCACACAGTTTCCAGCAAAGAGTACAATGCTTGTGCTTACACCCAAAAGGTTGTCAAGTTTGGTAAAATGATGACTGCCCGAGGGCATGAAGTCATTCACTATGGTCACGAGGACAGTGATCTTGACTGCACCGAACATGTCACAGTGATCAACAATCAAGATTTAGAAAAGGCCTACGGCAACTATGATTGGCGCCGTAACTTTTACAGATTTGACACCGGTGATCATGCTTACCAAACATTCTACAAAAATGCCATACGTGAAGTGGGCTTGCGCAAACAACAAAACGATTTTATACTGCCGTTTTGGGGATCGGGTGTGCGCCCTGTGTGTGATGCACACACAGACTTGATCTGTGTGGAACCCGGAATAGGCTATGCCGGCGGGCACTGGGCACGTTGGAAAATTTTTGAAAGCTATGCCATTTATCATGCCTATTGCGGACTAGAGTCCGTGAGCACCTGCAAACAAGACTGGTACGATGCTGTGATCCCCAATTATTTTGATCCTGACGATTTTGAATTCAATGACAAAAAAGACAACTTCTTTTTGTTTTTGGGCAGAGTTTATTCAGGCAAAGGCATAGATATTGCAATACAAGCAACCGAAGCCACCGGCAATAATCTAGTGATAGCAGGACAAAATCCCGACAATTTATCATTCCCACCGCATGTGGAGTTTGTGGGCTATGCTGACGTTGATCGCCGCCGCATGTTAATGAGCAGAGCCAAAGGTGCATTTGTGGCCAGTCAGTATCTGGAGCCATTTGGTGGTGTGCAAATTGAAATGTTGTTTTCAGGAACTCCTACAATCACCACAGACTGGGGCAGTTTTACAGAAAATAACCTACACGGAATTACCGGATATCGTTGCAGAAGTTTTGAGCAATTTTGCTGGGCCACGGAAAATATTGAGCAAATTGATCCCAAAGCCTGCTGGACCTGGGCTGAAAATTTTACCCTAGATCGTGTGGCTCCCATGTATGAAGAATACTTCAACAGCGTTTTAAATGTTTACACTGGAAATGGTTGGTATGAGCCTAAATTGGATCGTACCAATCTTGATTGGTTGTATAAAAATATCCCAACAAAACTCTAGAATTTAACCAGGACCCTCTAGAATATTAATAAACTCTCCGCCATAAATACTCGACACAGGAAAATCAAGCATGGCACAGCAAATTATTGAAGTAGGACAAGCACCCAACGATGGGCTCGGCGATCCGTTACGTACCTCCTTTATTAAAATCAATGATAACTTTAGTGAATTGTACTCTGGTGCAATTGGCGGCACTGTAGATAATGTCTACTATGTGAGTAAGAGTGGCAACGATGGCAATGCCGGAAATTCTCTTGGTCAAAGTTTTTTAACAATAAAACGTGCAGTGGATGTGTCCACTGCTTACCTGGCCAATTATCCCACACGAAAAGTTTGTATTTTTGTAAAGAGTGGGGATTACACTGAAATTAATCCCATTCTAATGCCACGTAATCTCACCATATGGGGCGACAATCTACGCAGTGTATCAGTGCGTCCGTTGACACCCACGTTAGATATTTTCCATGTACAAAACGGTGACTACTTGTCGGGCATGACTTTTAGAGGTCATATATCCCCGGCAGCCGCTGTGGCATTCCCCAGTGGTGGCGCTGGTGTTATTACCACCAGTCCTTATGTACAAAATTGCTCCAGCATCACCACTACTGGCACCGGTATGCGCATCGATGGTGCGCTAGCTGGTGGTCTCAAGAGCATGGTCACAGATGCCTTCACACAGGTGAACGAGGGCGGAATAGGAATTCATATTTTGAATCAAGGCTACGCTCAACTAGTCAGCGTTTTTACTGTATGTTGTAATGTAGGAGTCCTGGTAGAATCTGGCGGCTATTGCAGTATTACCAACTCCAACACTGACTTTGGTACCTATGGCCTAGTGGCCGACGGCAAAGTTGAGCTGTCTAACACCGGTGCTGTTGCTGGCCCTGATCATGTTGGGCAAAACATTTTAGTTGATGGCATGACTAGTCAACCCACATCAAACCAGAGCTTGAGTTTCGATGGTGGAGTGACTCTTTATGATATATGGGAAGCCACACCATTGACAGCTGGTGCCAGTGTGATTACCATATCTGAATCTCTTGCAGTTCCATTTCCTGATAACACCCCAGTTACTTTTTACATACGCAGTGCTATAAATGCCAGTTCACATACCTTCGAATGGGTTGGCACAGGAGATACCTTAGCTAATGCACTGCCTGCCACTGGTGCTATGCCAGTACAGGCCAATGAAGTACAAGAATTAAATGGTGGTGTAGTGGTATATACCAGCACAGATCAACGTGGCGATTTTCGTATTGGTGGTCAACTTACCATTAATGGAGCAACTGGTACCATCACCGGTGACACATTTGACAAAGCCTTGTTTGCAGTGTTGACTCCATACGTATTAGCAATTGAAGGATAACAAATAATGGCAATTAATATTTTTAAAAGCGTGACAGAAAATTTAACTACAGCACTGACCACGCTCTATACTGCACCGGTGGGCTACAGTGCAATTGTGTTAATGGCACAAATCAGTAACACCACTGGTAGTCCGGCAACTACCACAGTAAAAGTTGTAAACGTTAGCACTGCCGAAACTTCTTTGGTCACTGGGTTTGAAATACCCGGCAATGACTCTGCCGGAGTGTTGACCGGAAAACTAGTGTTAGAACCCGGGCAAAGCATCAAAGCATTGGCCAGTGCCAACAGCACTTTGCAAATGGTAATGAGCATACTTGAATCACAGAACTAAACCATGCCAATACTATTATCTGGAAAAGTAAAAACCACACCACCCGATCAAGTATCTGCTGAGAGATATGATTATCTGTCTCTGGAACAAGCTGAACCCAATCTTGGAGTACCTCCGGGAAATGCTTATGTGTTAACCAGCAATGTTGATGGAACACGCACTTGGGGCCTACCTTCAGGATCCACCGGCGCCACAGGTGCCACTGGACTTACTGGTGCCACCGGCAGCACAGGACCACAAGGCGCCACAGGCAGCACAGGTGTTCAAGGCGCCACAGGCATACAAGGCAGCACAGGACCAATCGGAGCCACCGGCAGCACAGGACCAATCGGAGCCACCGGAGCAGGCAGCACAGGTGCCACAGGACTCAGGGGAGATCAATACTCTACTACATCATCTACATCATTGACCATTGGCACAGGAGTAAAATCCTTGACAGTGGGAACAGGGCTGGCTTGGACTCCAGGTCAACCAGTTCTTATTGCATATGACTCTGTTAATACCATGTCTGGAACAGTGACCAGTTATACTTCTGGTACCGGCGCTATGGTGACAAATATAACCTCTACCACTGGGTCTGGAACCTATACAAGTTGGGCTGTTAACTTATCTGGTGTTGCTGGAATCCCGGGAGCCACTGGTGTTTTTGGAGCCACTGGCAGTACAGGACCACAAGGTAGTACTGGCAGTACAGGACCACAAGGTGCCACTGGAGTAGTTGGGGCCACCGGCAGCACTGGCGTACAAGGTGCTACTGGCATACAAGGCAGCACTGGAGCAGGTAGCACAGGTGCTACTGGAGCCACAGGTCCTGTTTCCACAGAGCCTGGCGCAACAGGTGCCACCGGGGCAGGAGCCACAGGACCCATAGGCGCCACTGGTACGATCGGTGCTACTGGCAGCACAGGACCAGCAGGCAGCACAGGACCACAAGGCACTCCTGGAGGAGCCACTGGCAGCACAGGTGCCACAGGACTAGGCGCAACAGGAGCCACAGGAGCATTTGGTCTTACTGGTTCTACCGGTGCAACAGGCCCACAAGGCAATCCAGGAGGAGCCACTGGCAGCACTGGTGCCACAGGCATCACTGGAGCCACAGGAGTACCCGGGATATTTGCCGGAATAGGCGCAACTGGTAGTACAGGGCCACAAGGACCACAAGGAAATCAAGGCGCACAAGGCAATCCAGGCGGAGCCACAGGCGCCACTGGATCTACAGGGCCGACTGGCGCAACTGGAATTCCTGGATCATTTGCTGCCATGGGCGCAACTGGCGCATCAGGGCCAACTGGATCTACAGGGCCGACTGGCGCAACTGGACCAGCAGGTACACCGGGGTCAACTGGTCCTACATCTAGTCTTAGTGTGGTTGACACAGCTGACAACAACGATTACTATGTGTCATTCTTGGCACAATTTACAGGCACCACAAACACAGTTTATGTGGCCAATCCAGAATTCAAATTCAACCCTTCTACTAAAAACCTAACAGTGGGCGGGATAATAAATGCCAACAGTGATGGGTTTGGTAATATTGGATCCCTAGGGGGATCATTTAACACAGTGTTTGCCAAATCAACCAGCGCACAGTATGCTGACTTGGCCGAGTATTATTTGGCTGATCAAGATTATCCACCAGGTACTGTGGTCAAGTTTGGTGGCACAGAAGAACTCACCATTGCAGATCAAGATCTTGATCCAACCATTGCTGGAATAGTATCCACTACTCCAGCCTATGCTATGAACTCAAGCCTAACTGGTGAACATGTCATTGCTGTGGCACTGGTAGGCCGTGCACCGTGCTTGGTCAAAGGACCTGTGCGTCGGGGGCAAATGATGGTGTCAGCTGGTGATGGCTATGCCCGAGCTGAAAACAGTCCTGCCATGGGCACAGTAATTGGCAAATCGCTAGAAGATTTCAATGAAGAATCGGGCAAAATTGAAATTCTTGTTGGAAGAATGTAATGCCTACTTCACCGGATAGAATTTCCTGGATTACTCCGGCCGGAAATCTGGGTACAATCCCCGAAGGAATATTCTTCCAGGTGCCTATTTTAGCAAATGTTCCTGCAGGCAGAGACGTGTATTATCGAATGCTTGCTGGGTCGTTGCCCGACGGTATACAATGCCGCAAAACTGGATTGATTGAAGGCACCCCCAAGGCAATAGCAAGCTTGCAAGGCGTACCGCAAGAAGTGTCTAGAGATGTAACTTCGACGTTTACTGTAAGGGCGTACACTGAAATAATGGTCAACGGGCGCGAAATCATCGATCAAGTTTTGGATCGTACCTTTTCGTTGACTGTGACCGGCAACGATATTCCTGATTTTATTACACCTCCGGGATTGATTGGAACATACTACGACGGATCAGAAGTTGCGATACCCATAGAATTCACTGATAGAGATCCCGATGACAGAGTAAAAATATCAATATTATCTGGTGCATTGCCACCAGGATTGGTGTTAACTAAAACAGGTATAATCACTGGATTTATTTCTCCACTGGTTGGACCACCGGGCACTGCTGATCCGGGCTACGATGACACCTCCAAAGACCAATACCCAAATGATTTTACTACACGGGCCGCCAGTCAAAACTTTCAATTTACAGTTGGCATAACAGATGGCAAAGAATCAAATGTTAGAACTTTTCAAATCTATGTGTATGCCAAACAATCAATGTCGGCTGACACCACTGATTTCACAACCGACAATACATTCATCACTGCCGACGTTATGCCGCAGAGAACACCGGTTCTTATCACCCACCCCGGTGACCTAGGAAGAATTAGAGCAGACAATTATTTCTCTTACAAGTTTGATGCCATTGATTTCGACGGAGATGCTGTTGAATACAGCATCCTTGTTGGATCAGGAATTGGCTACGACAGCGAAGGGTTTGATGCCAGCGATGCCGGCTTTGATCGAGGATCATTTAGTTTACCACCCGGACTTAGTATAGATTCTGAAACTGGGTGGTTTTACGGATATGTGCCCGATCAAGGAGCAACCGAACGTTCCTATAGATTTGCTATTCGAGTTTTTAAACGCGACTACCCTGAATTTATTTCAAAATTTTATTATTTTACCGTTACTATTATTGGAAATATTGACACTGAGGTTACTTGGTTAACAGATCCTTATCTTGGAACCATTAACAATGGCGCAGTAAGCTATTTTTCTGTGTCGGCAATAAATGTTGGTGGAAGGTCATTGCAGTACAGATTGTTGTCCGGCTCCGACAGCAAGTTACCGCAAGGTCTACGTTTACTGTCATCTGGTAATATTGTGGGACGAGTAAGTTTCAATACATTTGCACTAGACAACGGAACTACCACATTCGATAAAGAATTGGGTACCAGGTTAGAAGTCAACGAAACAACGTTTGACTTGGAATTTAATTTCACAGTTAATGCATTTGCATCACAAAGTCAACAAATTGAATATCAGGTAAGTTCCATTGTACTATCCAATGGTGGCTTGGGATACACAAGCCAACCTACTGTGACTATTTCACCGCCGCCAAACACTGCTGGAGCAATACAGGCCACTGCAGGACTGGTAACTATTCAAGGCGGTGCAATCACAGCAATCAATTTAGGCAACCCTGGATTGGGATACCAAGCACCGCCAACTATTACCATCACAGGCGGCGGTGGCAATGGAGCAAAGGCTGTTGCTCAGATAATTGAAGCAAAACAAGTAAATGCTGTTTCTGTGCTAAGAAGATTTACAATCAATGTCAATCGTGTATTTGACCAACCCTACGAAACATTGTATATTAAAGCAATGCCACCTGCCAACGACAGAACAATTATTTCACAATTGTTGCAGGACCAACAATTGATTCCTGTCAGCGAACTATATCGAGCCGATGATGTAAACTTTGGAGTTGCACAAAATGTACGATACAATCATGCATATGGACTTACAGCATCAACGCTGGAAAAATATGTCAGTGCATTGGATTTAAATCATTATTGGAAAAATTTAACGTTGGGTAAGATCAAATTGGCCCGAGCACTTGATCCGGCTGGCAATGTTTTGTATGAAGTAATCTACAGCGAAGTCATTGATAATTTAGTCAACAACCAAGGACAAAGTGTAGGAAAATCTGTTACATTGCCGTATCCTGTAACACAAGGTGCTACTGAGATTACCACAGTTTATCCCAACAGTTTAATAGACATGAGAAACCAAGTCATTGACACTGTGGGGCAGGTCAGCCCAGCGTTGCCGTTGTGGATGATATCTAAACAATCCAATGGAAATGTACTGGGTTTTACTCCTGCTTGGGTCATTGCATATATCCAACCGGGCAAGGGCGAAAAGATATTGTACAATATTAATAGACGCTTTGGCACAGAACTTAACAAAATTGACTTTGAAGTTGATAGATACGAGCTAGACAAATCAATGACTTTTGCCTATTCTGGCTACGAGGACAGCACCGGTCAGGGATATTGGCTGCCAGCACCTCCGGTTGCAACCACCTTTGACGGAACCATGACACCGCCTACCGTTTTTGACGGAACCAGCACTGATTTTATCACTCCATCAGATACTGTAACCAGCATTGACACGTTTGATAAATATCTCGTATTCCCCAAGATCAATATTTTAGGATAATAGGATGACATCAAATATAAACCCAAACAACATCGACGGCTCTTATCCAGTTGCCGGTCAAGACAACGACAGCCAAGGTTTTCGTGACAATTTTACCAATATTAAAACAAACTTTGCGTATGCAAGTGCCGAAATAACAGATTTGGAAAACAATGCTGTGTTAAAAGGCGCATTGACCGGGTCTGTTTTAAACAATAATATGAACGGCAGTATATTGTCTAATGCCCAACTGCAAGACATGAGTGAAACCAAAGTCTCTATGGGCACAGTTACAGGTTCACAGACAATTAACTACATGTCTGGACCATATTACACATTGACCACAGCTGGCTCAGTGTCGTTGACTTTTACTAACTTTCCGCCAGCTGGCCAAGTCGGGCGTATAAGATTTCAAATCACAGTGGCCAATACAGCACACACACTGACATTGCCAGGGGTGGTCAACGTGGGCACTTCTAACATACAAGGTATCAGCTCAAATATTATTACTTTTAATAAAACTGGTACGTACGAGTTTGAATTTGAAAGCAGTGACGGTGGGTCAACAGTTACAATCATTGATCAAAATAGGAACTTGGATCCTATATATTTGCCCAGCAAAGAGGATTTGGCAGACACAGCGGCTGCCAGCACTTTGCTGACCACCAGTTATTTTACCACTGCCGGTTCAGAATCTGCCACACTGGCAGCCGGAGTAGAAGGTCAGGTAAAAGTGTTGGCCATGTACGGGGATGGTGGTGACATGGACATTACTGTTACCAACGCAGGGTGGAAATCATCGGGCACGGGCGTTGTTACATTTGACACAATTGGCGATGCGTGTACATTGATGTACATCAACTCAAAATGGTTTGCCATCGGCAATAATGGTTGTGTATTTTCTTAACCAAAACAATTGACATCAATGGCCCTTGATGCTATACTAGCAACAAGGGCTTTTTCTTAAATGGACCATCCACTAATAAACAACATTGACTCATTGTCGATTGAAGAACTTCAATCAAAAATATCAGACCTTACAAAAAAACTTGGGTTTGCTCATCGTACTGGCAACCAAAACTTAATTGGGCAAATAAGACTGGCGCTTAATTCGTACCAGGGCAAATACAACGAAAAAGTTCAAGCAATGTACGAGTCCACTAGAAAATCTGGACCGGACTTTTCGGATAAAATAGATATATCATGAATGTAAGACTTAAACGATCTTTTGACTTTTACGCCGGGATGGTCTATGACCAGGAATTCTCGGTGAATCGTTATACTTTAACCGTAAGTATGACAACACAAACGTCGGATGTTGATATGCATAATATTGCATATGAACGTATTAAATATTGGATTAATTATGTTTTGCATAATTCAGTACTGATTTCAGAATCTGACCCAACTTTGGAAAAATGGCTGGCCACCGAACAGCGAATACTGATTTTGCCCGATCAACCGGTTGATCAATTAGTTGGAATTATGTTATACTTAAAACTGACTGCCATCATTGAACAACAGTTTTTAATATCAGAAGTTGAGATATCCAGTGACGATGGTGATGAAATGATTTATCTACATGGTGCAGATGAATCTCTTGGCCCAATGGACGCCAATGGATGGTGGAATGACCCTAAACCAAATTGGATTACCAATCCTAGAAAAAAATCTAGCACAGGAAAAGTTATCAAGTTAACTCGTATACCGGAATGGAAAGAACTCGAGTTAGATTTTGTCATGAACAACGACAACGTAGACTGTGAAATATTAGTTGGAAATTTTATCAAAGATGATAAAAAATAATTTTGGTGAGATTGTGTTGGACGAAAATGACCTTTGTGACCTGGTCATGCAAGGACATGATCTTTCTACAGTGTCAAATGCTGTGGTTGATCAATCTGTAAACATTGAGAAATTTGCCACCATACTAGAGCACCCAATTGAATCTTTGGCCACATGGACGTTGCCCAACAACAGCAACATGTCAATCTCGGAATGGGACAGTTTGAATCAACAAACTTGGTACATGCCCGAAGAATATAAAAACATCGACATTGCTGAATATATACTAGGGTTATGTAAAACATCCGAGGAAATGCAGAGATGTGGGGAAGAGTTACTTCTTTATCAAGAGCGCAATTTATTTGACTTATTAAGGTACTTAAAGTACCTAGTAGATGTCATGCGCAACAACAACTTGATTTGGGGAGTTGGACGGGGATCTAGTGTGTCTAGCTATGTGTTATATCTATTAGGAGTACATAAGATTGACAGTTTATACTATGATTTAGACCCGCAGGAATTTTTACGTTAAATACCATTATTCATACAAGGATTAAAAATGACACGCAAACTTTATCGATCAGCACAAGGAAAAACCATAGACATTGGCGCACTACAATTGCGAAATGAAAGCATTCGAGCTGTGGGCAATATGGGCGTAAACGCCCGTGGGGACTTGGTCGACTCTACTAATACACCTATTTCTAGTAGAAATACACAGGTATCTAAACAGTACAATCGGCAGGTATCTAATGTCAATGATTCGCCGGTGTTCAGCAGTGCAAAAGCACAGAGTGCTGTAGTAATTGATATTCCTGAGCCACCAGAAGATTTTGATGACAACTTTGAAAAGATTGTTGAGGATTCTGCCACAGACGAATCACCGGTCAACAGTGTCCCAAGGGAAAGAAAAAATGATCGTACTGCGCCTAGCTCAAAGATACCCCAGGGTGGTCTGGCAAGTGCTATTGCAAAAGCACGGCAAGTCAAGCAAGATCCACTGACATCACCAAACAAATCAAACGGTCCTTCTAGAATCTAATATGAGTAAACCTGCTTTTTCTCCTTCCCGTATTAAAAAACTCACAGCACTCAACAGTGATGTTATTGCCACAGACATGGTGTTTGACGTTCGAACACTGTCTAGTGGAATTATTTTGCTGGATGACAACGGAACCACTGCTGGTATCCGACCACGTTGGGGATGTGTGTATGCTGTTGGACCCAACCAAACAGATGTTAAAATTGGTGACTGGATCTGTGTGACTCACGGTCGCTGGAGCCGTGGTCTTGACATCGAAGACGATGAAGGCAAAAAGACCATACGCAAAATCGATCCCAAAGACATTCTGCTGATCTCAGATGAAAGACCGTCTGACGACACAATGAGCGATGCCATTCAAGCACAGGCCAAGAATCGATTCTAATGGGATTTAAACAACGTTGGGACATGCCAGATATGTATTCACAGATACGTGCTCTGGCAATTGAAATTCGCAGTCCTTACAATGACGGTTTTACCTCTTTCTCTTGCAAACAAGAACTTTATATGTTAAAATGCTTTATAGAAGACAACTACAGTGATCTTCCTAAGTTTAGCGGAGAAGAAGAGTGGGAACAACAGAGAATAATACAAAAACTCAAGAAGTAGTTTGCAACACCTGCAAACTACCTTACCATCCCAATTGCGATTACAAACAAGGGCGTTGCCCACACCATAAACCTGTGATTAAAATTCAACCAAAAGATACTAGCCGGGGACATTTCTATGTCAGCCTTGCAAAAAGTTTTATTCGCATTGGCGCAGGATGTTGGTTAATGACCGGCAACTTGTTAATGGCCGGTGTTTGTTTTATTCTAGCAGAAGTGTTTGGAATTTTTGAGGAACTAGTATGAATCCCTTTCGCGATCAAGAAAAATTTATGCGAGCGTGTGATCAAAGTGTTGATACACTAAATGCAGAACAATACAAATTGTATTTGACCCTCATGGAAGAAGAATGGAGAGAACTCAAGGCTGCTCTCCTAATGGAAGATCGAGTTGAACAACTCGACGCATTGCTGGACTTTGTTGTTGTCACCATTGGTGCTATTCATAGCGGTGGCTTTGACGGAGAAGGCGGATGGAAAGAAGTAATGAGTACTAATCTTGCCAAAATAGACAAAGAAACTGGCAAAGTGCGTAAACGTGAAGATGGCAAAGTGCTTAAACCAGTGGGCTGGACTGCTCCTGATCTAACCCCGTATGTTACTAAAATTGGAAAATAATCAATGAAAGAATTGTGGACTGAAAAATATCGACCACGCACAGTGGCTGACTACGTGTTTCGAGACAACGAACAAAAGAATCAAGTACAAAATTGGATCGACTCAAAATCGATTCCTCATTTGTTGTTCAGCGGAGCTCCTGGTGTGGGCAAAACAACACTGGCAAAAATCTTAATCAATGAATTAAAAATTGATGAGTACGATGTGTTAGACATCAATGCAAGTCGTGAAAACAGTGTGGATACAATACGAGATAAAATCACAGGTTTTGTACAAACCATGCCGTTTGGAGACTTTAAAATAGTGCTGTTAGATGAGGCAGACTACATTAGTCCCAATGGACAAGCCGCCTTGCGTGGAGTCATGGAAACGTATCATGCCAGTGCTCGTTTCATTCTCACTTGCAACTATCCCAGCAGAGTTATTCCTGCACTGCACAGTCGTTGTCAAGGGTTCCACATCGAACGTGTTGATGTCACTGAATTCACAGCCAGGATGGCCACAGTGCTGGTAACTGAAAGTGTGGAGTTTGATCTAGACACTCTTGACACCTATGTCAAAGCCACTTATCCTGACCTACGCAAATGCTTGAACATGTGTCAGATGAATTCAACTGATGGCACACTTGTTTCACCCAAAGGTGACGAAGGCGGAGTACGAGATTGGAAACTCAGTGCAGTTGAGTTATTCAAAGCCGGTCGGGTCAGAGAAGCACGTACCTTGATGTGTGCAAGTGTGCGACCAGAAGAAATGGAAGAAGTATTTCGTTGGATGTATGACAACCTAGAGCTTTGGGGCAACGACGCCGAGAAACAAGACCGAGCAATTGTGGTCATCCGAGACGGTGCTGCCAACGTGCCTTTGGTGGCAGACCAGGAAATTAATCTTTCAGCAACTTTAATAGAATTGGCCAATTTATGAGATATATGTTATTGACTTATTACAAAAAGCCCAACGGGCAGGTCGACGAAAGTGTGACAGTGGCACGTAGTATCAAAGCCAAAGATTACCAGATGTCCAATGTCATACTTGACTTTAAAAAGCTGGCTGTGGTACAGTGTAGCATGGGCGGAATACAAGTGCCCAAAGATTGGGACAAACTAATTTCTTACTATCACAAACACTACGGCTCTACAATTGAACGATTACTCAAAGAAAATGGATACGAAATTGTCAAACCACAAGAAACCACAGAAACACAACCCCAAGCAGTTGATCCTAGTTGATGCCGATGGCGTACTCTTAAACTGGGAGTATGCTTTTAGTATCTGGATGGAACAGCACGGGTTTGAAAAAATACCCGGTGGCGATTTAAACTACGACATTGGTGAACGTTACAACATTTCCTGGGATCAAGGGAAAAAACTAATCAAGATGTTCAACGAATCAGCATCTATTGGATTTTTGCCTCCCTTGCGTGATGCCATGTACTATGTCAAGAGACTGCACGAAGAACATGGCTATGTGTTTCACTGTATTACTAGCCTGAGTTCCGATGTCAATGCACAGCGTTTGAGAGAAATGAATCTAAGCAAGTTGTTTGGGGACACCGTGTTTCAACGAATTGTGTGTTTAGAAACAGGTGCAGACAAAAACGATGCCTTGGAACCTTACAGAGATAGCGGATGTTGGTGGGTCGAAGACAAACCAGAAAATGCCGAGGTTGGCCACAGCATGGGCTTACGTTCTATATTAATGGAACATGGACACAACATGACTCACCATAACAATGATATTCCTGTGGTCAAGAATTGGAAAGAAATTTACGATATTGTGGTTGATCAGTGACCACAGGCAGCAACACAGGCATACAACTTTCCGTGTGCTATGCTGGGCAATGCCCAAGTTTTTTCCACTAGGTCAAACCAATCGATACAGTGCTCTAAGCTGTGATGTTTGGCATTGTTTTCTTTGACCATGTCTTTGAATTGGCTATTGCCAGGCTGATGCATGGTACCAGGAAAGAACCCTAGAAAACAACACGGGTATATAGATCCGTCAGCAGCCACATAAATTTCTTTTTGTTTTATGTGAGCACATTTTATTTCTGCGTCATCGTTGACCCAGGGTATTTTCTTTGTGTGATCAAACCAGGTCACATGACTTTCAAGCAACACATCAACCTTGGGTGGCTCGGGTTCGGGACTGCCCAACCAATGACTAAATTCGCCATCTCTTGTGAACACCGGTCCTTGATTGCGTCCGTGATCTCGTAGTACGAACTCCGAAAACCCTAGTTGACTGCTCATTGCTCGACATGCATCAAGCTGATGTTGATTGTGTGTGAATGGAATAAACTTCCAAACAGCGTTGCCGCCTACAGCAATCAAGGCCTTGGCATTTTCTAGTATTTTCCCCCATTGGGTATCTTGGCGATACAAGCTGTGTGTGTCTTCAAGACCGTCTAATGCAAACAGCACTTTGATTCGAGGATTACTTAATTGCTGCCACCAAGCAGGAGAACGAGTACTGCCGTTGGTTTCAATTTGTATGTGCGCACTGCTGTTGTCTAAAAAATAGTCAACAATGGCCAGGGCATCACTGGCCAGACTAAAGTCCCCAAGGTTGCCATTGAAGTTTACACGATTGATTTGCTTTAGGAACGCAGGAGTGAATATGTGTTGAATATCATCAAGTGATAATTCAGTCAATGGGTAACCACCGTTGAACTCCGATCCCCGATAGTTGCGCATACACATGGGACACCGGGCATTGCATCGAGTGCTGAGTTCAATGTGCAATGCCCGAATTTGGTCTACTTTGATCATTCAAATATTTATAGACCGCCTTTGATCAACAAATGTTTATGTGTAGAGTTTTAACACACTGCTGATAATTGGGTGTCGTTGAATGTCTTTGGATCCCAGTTCGCAAACAGCCAGTCCGTTGACCTGGTGTTGTTTGTACCTTGTGGTCAAATCCAACAGACCATTGTTGTCCGTGGCACGATCTGTTTGTTCAACATCCCCGGTCACTATTATCTTACTGTTTTCACCAATGCGTGTCAGCAACATTTTCATTTGATTTGGTGTGGCATTCTGCATTTCATCTGCTACTATCCAGGTATTTTTAAATGTGCGTCCACGCATGTAGGCCAGTGGAGATATTTCAATGACTTCATCCTCGATCATTTTTATAACTTCCCTGGGGTGGTAAAACTCTTTTATAATGTCAAGCAAGGGTCGTGTCCAGGGCTCCATTTTCTTGAATAGATCCCCGGGCAAAAACCCATGTTGTTCGTTCTCAACCCCCACTGCTGGTCGTGTCAATACAATTTTTTGACAGTGTCCGTATCGCAGGCTTTTCAGTGCTGCCAACATGGCTAGATAACTCTTGCCAGTTCCTGCAGGACCCACTGCTATTGCTATGTTTATTTGGGGATCAAACAAATTTACTATGAAGTTTTCCTGTGCTCTTGATTTAGGAATTAGTTCTATTTGTCGAGATTTTGATTTAACTACTTGGTTAAAATCAATGGTATTTTCTACCACCTGTTGTTGAAGTCGGCGCTGGGCCTTTTGTCCTCGTGCTCTACTCAAGTGTAACTCTCCTTGTTTCATGTTGGTCGCTACCTTTCGCACTGGTATTTAGGCTCTGTGACCTGGAGGTTTTATGCGGGTACTTTTCGTTAATATATGTGCTAAGTATTAGGCTCCACACAGCAGATCATCAAAATTGTGCTAACGCATCACAGCCATAAATACCTGTATGGACAAAGACATTTTTAAAGATCACAGCGACTATTGGCTTGTAGCCGAAAACATCAAGGACCTTTACATGAGCGAAGGCAGTATCCTTAGCCTGCTTGATTTTGAGCGTGTGCTTGATGAGTTGGATCTGTATGCTTTTAAAAATTGGGCTCTTGGTGAATTAGTACAAGGACCCGATATTAGCAAATACAAAGTTGGTTGTATTTTTATGTGGCCTGAGAAATTAATGCCGGACCCCAGGGGCGGCAAACGTTTACTGCCGTTTGATTGTGAAATCAAATACATGAAAAAAATGATAAAGATACCAATCAAAATCGAAGAACCCGATGATTATATTCCTGGCACACACAAGGCTAGATTGATTGAAAAACCTGTTTGGCTGGTAGAAATTGTAATGCCAAAGAGTTTGATGAATGACATACGCACAGGAAGCATAGAACTCGAAGATCAAAGCATAGACCTAGAGGATCTCGATTCGGCTTATGAAGAAGACTTGAACCAAGAAGAGTTCAAGGACAACAGTGAAGATGACGCACAACCGCAACAGCCAGACCAAAATGCACAACAACAACCAACTATTTGAAGCCCTTGAATACAAGGATTTAGAAGGCATGATGAAGCCCACGGTTCACATTGACGAATTTGCCAGTAAAATGGGCGACGATGACGACATCATTGTTGCAAGTTTTTTTGTTCGCAGTAAAGAAGCCGCAACAGACCTGTCAAATTGGTTTGAAAAAGGCTATGATTTTATACTGGATGCTGACCAAAGCCCCGGAGAAATCAGCCCTGGACGTTACTTGGTTTATGTAGAATTACGTAGACGCAGACAAGCAGGTGCACACATACAAGAGCTCATCAGCGACTTGGCCACATTGACTGAGTTTGAACCCGACGACTGGACCTTGCACTACAATGATAAAACTGTGCCATTTAGCCAAGAAACGTTTGACCGTTTGGTTCCATTGAATCCCAACGACTACCGGTTACGCAAAGAAAAAGATTTAAACACAGTGAGAGAAGCCGCTGGTTTACCAGTGCGTCAGATTTTTGACCGCACACCTGATATTTTAATACTACAAAGCGCAGCCGGCATAAGATAATTACATGCAACTAAAAAGCTTTGGTTGTAGCTTTGTGTTTGGCAGCGACCTGCGTGATACCGGCACCCATGCTACTCCCAGTCAATTAACTTGGCCCGCACTGTTGGCCCGACAGTTAGGACACGAATATGCGTGTCATGCTTGTCCGGGTGTGGGCAATCTCTACATACTAGAACAATTATTAAATGAATTAACCAGCAATGATCCTGCTGTGTATGTTGTAAATTGGACCTGGATCGATCGTTTTGATTACACAGAGCATGACAATTCCTGGGCCAGTTTGCGTCCTGGCGACGATAACAGCACTGCCAGGTTCTATTATAAAAATCTACATTCTCAATATCGGGACAAGCTCACAACACTGTCGTTGATCAAGCTGGCAATTGATGCACTCCTACAGAAAAAGCAAAGTTTCATAATGACTTACATGGATGATTTAATCTTTGAAACACAATGGCATACCAGTCCTGCCATTGCCAGTATGCAGGAGTATGTGCAGCCGTATCTGCGCAATTTTGATGGTTTGAATTTTTTAGCTTGGGCTCAACACAACAACTTTGAAATAAGCCCAACTCTGCACCCACTGGAGGCAGCACACAGTGCCGCTGCCAATTTAATACTGAATCAAAGCTTGGTGTAGACAAAATACAGTCTATCGTTGGCGTCTTTTTTAAAGGTTTCCAATTTTAAATTGTAGCGTTCTGCAAACTCATTTACTACTTCGAACGTCCAAGGAAATATTTCCACATACGGCCCTGTCTTGTGCGTGATTCCGGGATTGGCTCGCAAATAGAATCGACCGCCAGGTTTCAATAAATTCACACAGTGTGCAAAACGTGCTTCGATTTCCGCACGATCATTGAAGTTTATTGAACCCAGTGCCATGATCACATCATGTGATTCAGGCTTGACCTTGTAGTCTAGAATGTCTACTTCGTAGTCAGCACAGTTGTTGTAGGGATCAATACCAATTAGGTTGTTGATACGCCCTTTAAACGGATGATATCCACATCCCACGTCTAGCACCCGTTCAGGATTTAGCTTGTTGATTTCTTCAGCCAACTCCCATCCGGTGTGTTCATAGTCACCAGTCCTGGGCTTCCATATTTCACTGAAGAAACGCAGGATATAGCGTTCACTTAGGTCATTGACAATGTCTTTTAATGTGCCTACATAATCGCAGGGCAAGTGCAGTTCTGCTTCCACTGCATCTTTGAACTTTTTGTAACGGGCCGGAGTCCAAGGTAGGTCTTGTATCTGCGTGTCTGCGTCAACAGTGACGTTGGCGTACTTGGGTAAATTAAAAGAGTCCTGCAAATTTTTGCAGATTAGGTTAAAAATTTTGGTGTTCATAAAAAATTTGGTAAATAACTTAGAATTTTTACAAGACCACTAAAATTTTTAATCAGTGCCTTGTTTTTGATTATACTATTTAAGGAGTTACAATGTCAATCAAAAAATTATTGCTAGCCGCTTTATTAATGCCAATTATGGCATTTGCTTGGGAACCCACCAAACCTGTACAGGTTTATATTGGAAATACACCGGGCGCAGGTAACGAAATGGCCTTTAGGAAACTGGCTGAAATCGTTCAGAAACATAATCCCAAATTTGTTTATGTTGTACAAAACATTCCCGGGGCAGATTCAGTTATTGCTAACAACCGGTTTTTAGAAGCACCCAATGATGGCTATACAATTAACTTGCCCAGCCACATGAGTAGCTATGTTACAAATGACATTTGGGAAAAGTCAATTAAGAAATACAATTATGACTCATTTATTGATGTGCTCACAATGGGCAAATCACCATTGGTCCTAGTTGCTGGTGTCAAAAGCGGCATCAACACCCCACAGGAGTTTGTGAAGTATATTCAAAGTGGTAGAACAATCAGTATTGCCATTGGTGGAGGCGCACATCGTACAGCATTTGAATACTTAATGGAAAAAGGTCGGGGCAATAAAGACACAGTCAAACCTATTAAATTTAACGGTCCAATGCCAGCCGTGACCAGTGCCGCAAGCTATGATGGTAAAACAGGTACGGAATTTGCTATTATTCCTATTGCGGTTGCAAAAGCATTAGTTGACGCGGGCAAGGTTAAACCAATTGGCTTTACTGGTACACAACGGATGGCACAGTTTCCTAATGTTCCGTTGTTGCGTGATGTAGCACCTGGCATCAATGTGTATGCTGCCTGGAGTATTCAATTGCCGCCTGGGACAAGTAAAGATATTGTTGAGTGGTACCAACAGCAGTTTAGCAAAGCAGTGCGTTCAGCAGAGTACAAAGAATACACAGATGCCAATGTTATATTCTACGCAGAAGATGAACTTACACCTGCAGGATTAAAGCGTCACATGGATGAACTACGTGCGGCATTTATTCCTGTGTTAAGCAAAATTGATTTAGGTAAAGAATGAATGTCTTTACCTAAAAGAATATTCTTTGCAGGTGTACCAGGATCTCGTTGGTCCGGGGTTGCACAACTATTAGAAACTGTACCAGGGTTTAACACAAGCGATCGCACACCCGAGCGCACGTTTATCTTTAAACCCTTTTCAGATCATTTAGGCGCATACTTTGGTTCGGGCATGGAATTCCCACTGGATTTAAACCCTGCTAATATTGATAGCGCACACACTACATTGGATGGCTGTAGATTAATTAAAGCACATGAGTGGGCATACCATTTAGATGCAATTAAGCAACAGTACCCCGAAGATTGGATCATAATGGTATATCGTCCAGACACTATTAGTTTTGCCTGGTGGAATGGTGCAGGCGGGTTTAATATTACATATCCCAAGTATGATGCATTTAAAGATGCCACAAATATGATGTGTGAAATCGCGCAAATGAATAAATCTATCCTGGAGTTTTCGTATAAACACAATGCGACTTGGAATCATTTAACACCCCAATGGGTATTAGATAATTTTGGTGTCAACAGAGAAGTTGACCACAAGTTTCATGACATGCTAATTACTATTATAAAATGAAATATATCTTTGTAGCCGGTGCTCCTGGCAGTAAATGGAGCAGTGTAGTCAAAAACATCTACTATAGTCCTGATATCGATCGGTCAGACTATAGAGATGAATGGACTTATTATCATGACGCTTCGGGTACTCGGGAACTAATGCACCTGGGTGCTTACTTTGACCCGGGAATGATTAGCCCGTTGCCTGAGGATTTGACCACGTTGTCAAGGCAGCAACTAGAAGAGATATTTGCTGAGCCATTTCAATTTAAAGAATCTCGAGGTGTGCGCATTATCAAAAGCCATGTGTTCTCAAATCACATTGACTATTTGCGCGAACTATTCCCTGAAACACCCATTGTAATCGTGCATCGCAGTGATGACGCCTGCCTGGGCTGGTGGGTCAAGTGTGGTCATTTCGACATCACTTATCCTGATTATCATGAGTATTTTAAAGATTTAAAAACAATGGCCCGTATCATTAAAAGCCAAAATGCAGACATCTTAACAGCATGGTGGAAATACAATGATTGTCCGGTAATGGACAACAATCTTCGATTGGCTGCGGCCTTGGGCATAGATGCACCTCCCCCAGAATACACACAAGAATATGCAGTAAACGACATAAGGGTAAAAGTAATATGATAACAGACGAATTTAAAAGCAGTTGGGATTTCACTAAAAGCACCAGCACATACCATTTTGATCCTACGAAACTGGATCGTTTTGAAGATGTGATCGCACATCTTGGACACATTGAACCCACCTGGACAGCGGATGTAGCAGACATTGTTGCTAATAGCAAGCCAGCAACCTGGGAAACACGTGGCTACAAAGGCGAGGGCGTGCTGCCTCCACGTGAAGATTTGGCGGCCGAAGAATATGACCTAGAGCGTGTGGGTGCAGACCCAAAAATGACAATCACTCATTTAAATTGGAACATGCCCGAATCGCTTAAAAAGATTTCCCGGCAATTTGCTCTAGATGACTGCATGGAGCGTATTCACGTGCAACGCCCGGGGGAGGTGTGGAATCTACACATGGATAAACTACAGAAATGGAACCCCGAAGATCCCAGTCGTATAATGCGTATCTTTGTTCAGCTCACAGACTGGCAGCCAGGGCAGTTCTGGGAGTACGGCAACCATCACTGGAATCAATGGCGTGCCGGCGATGTTTCAACCTTTGACTGGGCCAACATGCCACACAGCACAGCCAATGCAGGACACCATCCCCGAGTTACACTACAGTTAACAGGCGTTATCACTGATCGCACACAAGAATACTTGGCCAATATACCCAGATGAAAACACTGTTGATCATTACTGGCCCACAAGGCTCAGGCAATCATTTATGGAGCAAGATCTTTGCACTACATCCTGATGTACATGGTTGGCATGCTCTGCTACACGAATACTGGATAGGGCATGATCAGGAGCCTTTTGCGGCCTATTGGGAGAACCCCGATTTACTTCAAGATTTTGACTGGAGTCGTTGTGATCATTATGTCACCAGTGTCAGCACACCTTACATGCTCAACGGTGAGCGCACTGTGCCCAACATTGTGCAGTTTGCTGCCACTGCCATGGGACTGGGTATATGTGTAAAAATTGCCATCATAGGTCGTGATCGTAATATATTAACCTATCAAGAACAGCGTGTGCGTGGCGATGCCACCTATGATACAGCATTAAAAGAATATGAAAAACTCAGGACCTGGAGCCCGGTGTTCTTGAGTTATGAATTACTGCATCTTTATCGGGATCTTTATCTACAACAAATTGCCAATCAATTGGAATTCCCTGTGGATTACTCTAGTGCCCAGCTGGCAAATATTTTAACAGATGATACTAACAGTAAATATTTCAACCCTGTGGATCATCATCCCACTGATGATCTAGCACGACACTCTTCAAGGAAATGGAAATAACATGCCACAACGTATATTAATCATGGGCTTGCCTGGCGCAGGCAAAACATATCTAGCACAGCACATACTCGAACACTTGCAAAACGAAAAGAAACGAGTGCAATGGCTCAACGCTGACGATGTGCGTAAAAAATACAATGACTGGGATTTCAGTCACGAAGGACGTATTCGCCAAAGTCTGCGCATGCGAGAACTAGCAGATGCCATGACTGATGTAGACTATGTTATCTGCGACTTTGTTGCTCCGCTGGTTGAAATGCGCAACAACTTCAAAGCAGATTGGACCGTCTGGGTTGATACCATAGACAAGGGCAGATACGAAGACACTAATCGAGCCTTTGTCCCTCCCGAAGTCTACGACTTCAGAATCACAGAACAACACGGGGAAAAGTGGGGCGAGTTTGTTGCCGCACACATACTAGATAATCGTCGTCGTCCTGTATTTGATTGGCAGCGAGAAACAGTGCAGATGTTGGGTCGCTGGCAGCCTTGGCATGCCGGTCACCGTGCATTATTTGAACGAGCCATAGCCAAAACTGGGCAAGTTTGTATAATGATCCGGGATTGTCAGGGCTGGCAGGGATCCAACCCTTTTGCCATAGAACAAGTCAAAGGGTATATTCGACGAGACCTAGACATGCTGTATCAAGGGCAGTATGAAATACAAGTTGTGCCCAACATTGTCAACATCACCTACGGCAGAGATGTGGGTTATCGGATTGAACAAGAATCATTTGATGCTGCCACACACTCTATTTCAGCTACTAAAATACGAAAAGAATTAAAAGACCAAGGTCTTTTATAATGAAAACAGTGACCCAGACTGACATTGAAGTGTGCTCGTGTGGACCATTGGTGTATGTGAGAACACTGAAATGTGCCAGCACCTTTTTTTATTGGAATTTTACAAAAACTTTTGGTTGGCATGAAATCGACTACCAAGACATTGACTGGGACCGTCAACATGTGTTTGGACATCTGGCTGAACCCATTACACGCAGACACAAAGCCGTGGCCGAGTACATTGACATGCACAGTCTTGGTCATGAATATCTCAACAATGAAAATCTACAGCAATTGTTGGATGAAACACCAACCTTGGACTGCCATTCTGCGCCGTATTTAGATACATTTCAGACTGATGCTTATCGAATTGATTGGATTCCGTTGTCAGACAACAACGATGACAACATTGACATAACAGCTCGATTGTTGCGCACCTACGGCGTCGATAATGTTCAATGGGACCGTGATTTTGATCACAGTGCCAGTGCATCAAAAAAAGCTGTGGAATTAAAATTAAAAGAAACATGGGAAAAGAGATATTCCACGTACAATGATTTACCTGCATGGTTGAAACGTCATTACTCTGATGATATAACCTTGTACCGTGTAGTTACATCAAAGTTTAATCCTGATGCGTCCAGCTGGACTGACACCAGTTGGATACGACACCCAACGCCATGATCTTGCCTGACTTTGACATACTAGAATTCCGCAATTTGCAACTGGAATATTCGGGCATGGATCACCCTGATTTTTGCGCTGATCCGGCGCATTTTAAAAAATACACAAAGAAAATACACTATCAATACAACAGTCGAGGTTTTCGAGACAGGGAATGGCCTGCCAATCCGCAACTACGAGATTGTGTATGGTGCTTTGGGGACAGTTTCACAGCTGGTGTGGGCAGTCCAGGGACAGACACCTGGGTGCGTCAGGTTGAACAAGCACTGGGCCGACCTTGCGTCAACATCAGCTTGGATGGCGCCAACAACCAATGGATAGCAGAAAAAATACAGCGTGTTCAACGGGAAATCAATCCCAGATATATCATTGTGCAATGGAGTTATCTTCATAGAGTGCCGGCTTCTGCCGACGATTTTGCCGACCGTGTCAACGATGCATGGCAACGATTTTATGAAAATATCCGGGACCCTGGTTGGCCCGACTGTGCAGACCACAAGAATTTTGTCAATTTACCTGAAGAAATAAAACAAGAAATTGTCAAAGACTTTGGTATTCCTGGTTACTTCGAATACCAAAATTCTGAATTAATTGTCAACGACTTTAAATTGGATAATCTCAAACTTAGGCACCATGCACCTTGGATTCCGAGCACACACGAAGAAGACCTGGCAAGAACACTGGACGGTGTTAAACGTGTACAACGTTGGGGCGAAACAAAAATTCTTCACAGTTGTGTGCCGTTGTTTGCACCAAAAAATATACGCAAGTTATTTTACCAGCACTTGTCTGACCAACAATATCATTATATTCCAGAGTTCACACCGCTTGACCTTGCCCGAGATGGCTGGCATTATGACATCAAAACTAGTGAGAAATTTGCTGAATTGGCAAAGGCGCACTGGCATCAGCAGAATTGGTAATTAACTGCGGGTTCCATACCTGCTGTTCAGACTCAATTTGAGCCTGCACTACAAGCTCAGTGACTGGCTTGCCCACGGTGGGATTTTCTGCAATCCATTGATTGTAGATTTCTCTGCATTGTTCAAAGTTGCGTATCATAAAACGCTTTTCTGCTAGAGTTTGTTTTTTAATAGGAACGTTGCCAGATAATATACCTAGGTTAATCATTTTTTCAATGCTGTGTGTGGCAGCCATGTAATTTTTGACATGTGTTCTTACAAAACTACGTTGCTCCACCGGCAAGTGGGCAACAACATTACTGGGAGCAGATTCGGGCAAGTCTTTGTCAATGTTGGTTGATCCTAGTTTTAGCAGGCCGTTACTGTTGTCCATGGCCAGTGCTCCTATGTTACTGGTATAATAATTACACCGATTCCAGTCGCTGAAACTAATGCCATAGGTATCTTTGAAAGTTTGTATTTTTTTCTGGCCTGCAAATATTGGCAGATTCAGCGCATAATTTTCTATGTCAGGCATGTGTCGTTCATAATGAAAATACGAACTTATCCCAAAATGGCGTTCACTCCATTCTAAATATAGACGATAGTCTTCGAGTATTTTAACCATTACTTCAGGATCAACATCAACCCCGTCGCGATATATTTCATAAAATGCACTGATTTTCTCCTGTCCCGAATAGACATTTTTCTTTTTGGTTATTCTATTCAATGCCCATGATATGGCATGCTCAAACACATTTTCTCGACGAGCTGAAATAATAAAGAAATTGTCATTGAGGTATTGATAAAAAGGCATCAACTCGCTCATGTCATCGTTGCGATTTCGCAGATGATAGTGTGCCAAGCGTGATGTTTTAAAATGATCAACGCTGCTCAGCATGTCCACAATTTCCGTCAATGATTGATGGTATCCCCAAGTGGCCTGGTGTTTGCAGACAATTTCTCGATTGAAATCTGCACTGTAAAATTTGTTTAGACCATTGACAAGTTCGTGCAAATTAATAACAGGCTGACCATAGTCCTGCAACTGCATAAAAACTGTGATCACTCGTTGCAGTAAAGTACTGCCAACGGCATCTGGCGTGAGTATAAGTACGTTCATAATAACTGTATTTAATCGATGACCAAAGACCTTAATATTCTTTATTTCAGTGGAGGTGGTGGATTCTTATTCTGCCATTTATTGTTGCTGGGTGAACAGCATTTTGCACACATTGATTATCCGCAGGCCTATGATCAGTCCGGGCCTTGGGTACTACAACTGGCACAGGATCCTGATTTTTGCCAGTGGATCATGGACCAGGGTAGACTGCCTGAATCAGACTACCAAGGATTGAAACAGCCGTCATGGCCTAGTTACTCAGACTACGTTGCGCAAGGCAATCATTGGCCTGAAGTGCAACAGGCCCTGCTGTATGCAGTGGCCCAAAACAACAATGACATTGCCGACGTTGCTGAGTTGAATTATCGTAAATTTCGTGTGTTTTTTCAACATGTGATGCAGTCACAGTGGGATCCAGGACGACGTTACTGGAAGCAAACTGAATACTGGCCGCGCAACGACACCACTGGAACAACACCCATACCGCCAGGGGTGGGCAGACTATATCTACACGGACACAAACTCACTGACTGGTTGGAATCCCCACACCCAGGCACAAAAGTATTGTTGTACACAGATGTGCGCAGTCATCTGCGATTGGCCAGCTATAAAAATGCTTGGTTTTACAATGATCTAGACGGCCGGACCTGGAAACCCACTAGAACAAATGGGCATCGCTGGGTGCTGAGGAACTGGACTGGGCACATGCCCGACGGGCAGCCGGTGTTCAACCAAGCTGCCACTGCTGAAAAATACGCTGACATTGTGATAAAATTGCAGGATTTGGTCAACTATCCAGAAGCAACATTGGCCAAGTTTGGCATGAGTTTCAACCACAGTCAGCAAAAATTGCTGGCGCACTGGCGCAGTCAGCACCCAGTTGAACTGCTTGAACGACTGGGCATCCACCCGAACAACTAAATATATCAGCCTAGGAACTAACATGAGTTTTGAATTTGAATTTACCCAACAAAAATTAGCAGAAATGGTGCCAGGAAATCCCTACATCGACCATTGGTACGAAGCCATTGCTGAAATACTACCCGAGTACGAAATTAACACACCAGCCCGAGTGGCCATGTTCATTGCACAGTGTGCGCATGAAAGTGGTGGGTTCCGTGCCATCAAAGAAAACTTGAATTATCGTGCCGCAAGTTTGCGCAAGTTATTCCCCAAGTATTTTGCCGACGATGCTGTGGCAAATCGCTATGCCAGCATGCCCAACAAGCAAGAAGCCATTGCCAATAGAATCTATGCCAACAGAATGGGCAACGGCCCAGAAGAAAGCGGTGACGGCTATCGCTACTGTGGCCGTGGACTAATTCAACTCACTGGCAAAAACAACTACACTTTGTTTGCTGGCAGCTTGGGCATACCTGTAGAAGAGTGTGCCGACTACCTGGCCACCTTTGAAGGTGCTGTGCAAAGTGCTTGCTGGTTCTGGGAAACCAACAATTTAAATCAATGGGCCGACAAAGGTGATGTGCTCACTGCAACAAAACGCATCAATGGTGGCACAATTGGCCTAGAAGATCGCATCAAACACTACAACCATGCACTGCATGTGTTAGGAGCCTGAACCTGTGTGGATACTACATTTCTTACCTGACGGATTTCTAGAATTTGTAATCTATGCAATATTGGGTGCAGGGTTTGTGGCCACTGTGGTGTCATTGGTGTTTATCAATCCCTTGTTGAGATTCTTTCCCGGCATTGCTGGCACATATAGATTGATACAATTGGCCAGTGTGGCGGTGTTCCTGGTGGGTGTTTATCTATGGGGCGGGTACAGCACAGAAATGCGCTGGCGCAAGGAAGTTGCAGAACTGCAACAACGAGTTGAAGAAGCAAAGGCAGCGGCAACAGCAGCCAATGAGTTGATTGTCGAAGATAGTAAAACCAAAGTCAAGTACATCAAAGGACGCACAGAGTATATCACACAGTACATTGACAAAGAGATTGTCAAATACGACACCAAGTTTTTACCCGGAGGAGTCTGTGAGATTCCTAGAGAATTTATCAAGGCACACAATGATGCCGCGGAGGCACCCAAAAAATGAGAGCAAACGAATTCGTCACTGAAGGCTGGAGCCAAAAGTACAAGAACAGCATCAACTGTAGTCACCCCAAAGGCTTTAGTCAACGTGCTCATTGTGCTGGTAAAAAGAAACACAATGAGTCAATTGAAATGGAAATGGTGTGTGAAGACTGCGGTATGTGCCAAACACACGGCAACCTCAATGAAATTAAAAAAGGTGCCAAAGACTCAAATGGCTTTACCAAGTGCTGGCCGGGTAAACATGCAGTAGGTACTAAGAAGGGCAAGAATGGCGGCCAGGTTCGTAACTGTAAGCCCAACGAAAGCGCAGAATTAAATGAATTTGCACTGCCTGGTGGTAGCGGCGGCGATTCAGGACAGTGGTACACTGATGACGAGCTTGCAGACATCATTGGTGACGATTGGTTCGAAGACTTTGACGTTAGTAACGATGGATTCAACATTGATGCCTACGGTGAAAAAGCCAAGAAAAACCTAGTGGGTTATGCCAACTCCTGGTTTGACGATAAAGGTTACAATGTCAACGTAATGGGCGTAGAACACAATGATGTTGACCATGACTTAAAATGGTACATTGTTGGTAGTTTTCACAATCCTAACTTTGCAGATAAAGATGTAGACGAAGGCTTGACAGAAGAGTTTGATCTTATTGAATCTATTATTGAAGGTATTGCGGCACAAAATGGTGTAGATGCTGAAGCAGTCTGGGCGGACCTAGAATCATTAACTGAAGATGAGTTGTATGCTTTTGCTGTGACTTCACAACTGAACGAAGACTGGCAGAAAGCCAACAAGCGTGACAGCACAGATGGCATGAGTCAAAAAGCAGTTAATGCTTATCGCAGAGAGAATCCAGGTAGCAAGTTAAAGACTGCTGTGACTACCAAGCCCTCAAAGTTGAAGAAAGGGTCAAAGGCCAGCAAGCGTAGATCAAGTTATTGCAGTCGTAGTCGTGGGCAAATGAAAATGCACAACATCAGCTGTGCTAAGACTCCCGACAAGGCCATCTGCAAAGCACGACGTAGGTGGAACTGCTGATGAGATATCTTGTGTTTGCACTAGCACTAGGGTTGACTGCGTGTACCACAGTTCCTGTCACTGCACAGTTTCCCAACAAGCCCGGAGAATTAGTTTCAACTGCTTGCCCCAATTTGGAAAAATTAAAAGACGCACCAACATTGAGTGATGTGTCACGTACCATTACCAATAATTATGGTGCCTACTACGAATGTGCTGTCAAGGTTGACATGTGGATTCGCTGGTACAATGAACAACGAGTTATATTTGAAGGAGTTAGTAAATGACCGAAGAAAAGAAACCCCTATCACGCAGTGAACGTGAAGCACAGATCAAAGACAAAGCAGGTCTTGTCATTGTTGTCATGGCCCTGTTCCTGGCAGCCAACACCTACCTTGCCAACAGCTTTAGTGGCACTGCGCAAACCAATCTGTTGCAGGCCAGCAACACTTACGGCTTTTATCAGAGTAAATCAATCAAGCAAACTCTAGCTGAAGGACAGTTAGAAGAAGCTCGAAAGGGCACAGACAAGGCACGTATCGAAAAGTTAGAAGCCAAGATTGCTAGATACGAAAGTGAGCCTGCCACCGGCGAAGGTAAAAAAGAACTGTTGGCCAAGGCACGAGCACAGGAAGCCGCACGTGACGAGGCTAGAGCACACGGACCTTGGTTGACATTTTCGGGCATGTTGTTTCAACTTGCCATTGTGTTACTTTCTGCTAGTATTCTAGCAGTGAATAACCGCATGTACAAAGGTAGTTTGGCAGTGGGCGCACTGGCTGCTGTGCTAATGGCCCAAGGCTATTGGTTGTGGATTTAATAACAAGGACGTAGTATGACAGCAAAAATAAGCGCGAGCGAGCAGAAAAAAGAAGACTGGATGAATTCAAAGTGGCGTCCGGCCATGGGTTGGTTGTACATGTTTGTGTGTTTCTTTGACTTTGTACTTGCACCCATACTCTGGAGCCTAGTACAGGCCTTGTACAAGGGTGGTGTCAATGTACAATGGCAACCACTTACACTGCAAGGTGCTGGGCTATTCCACATCTCCATGGGCGCTGTGCTGGGTCTTGCCGCTTATGGTAGAACACAAGAAAAACTAAACGGAGCAAACAATGGCGGAATCAACTTACCACCGAATGTCGGAACAACATATCAAGCTCCGGCACCAGCTGGACAGTCCATGCCCGGTGCATTTGGTGCCCCAACAGCAACAACAGTCACACAGTCCTGGGGCACAACTCCCATCGGTGGCGGGTACGGAACCTCAGCACCCGGATTCGGGGCAGTACCACCAGCCTCAACAGGCTTTGGTGGCAATACAGGATTTGGAGCGTCAGCGTCTAATGGCTTTGGGCCAGCAACGGTGACAACTGGATGGGGCGGCAAGAAGGTTGTACCCCAACAAGACGATCCATTAATTTAAGGAAATTAAAATGAAAAACGTTATATTTGTAGCAGGACTATGTTTGACATTGGCACAGCCAGTGTTGGCCGAAGAGCCAAAAAAAGAAACTGTACGAGTCTGTATTGATGTACAAGGCAAGGATGGCAAGCCTGTCTTGGACGCTAAAACGGGTAAACCCAAACAGGACTGCAAAGAAATGAAAAAGCACAAAAAGCACGAAGGCACAGCTATTCCTGAAAAGAAATAACTTGACTTAACTCAACAAGTCCTGTATAATTGTTGTACAGGACTTTTTCATGACTGATAAATTTATTATTAACGATTTACCCAATGGCACATACAGTGTAACTTGGCCAGGGCATGAACACATTGTGGTCAATAATCCCGGCAAAGTACTAAAGTTGCTGGAGATCATGTTTGATGTTGTGGGTGTAGATGAAGCCATGATTGGTTTGTACGAACGGGGCAGAGACAACCACTGGCGCACCATGCACATTTCAAATATGCTATGGTTAGAAGATCATGTTCGTGAACACATGGCCAAACGGCTGGCAGAATATACTATACCAGGTGTAAGATTTACAGACATTTATCAAGCAGAGAAGTTCAAGAATCACATGGAAAAACTGTTGGTCTGGGCCAGACTCAGCAACGGAATGTCATGGTGCCATGAGTGATTTAGAAAACGAAATAGCCCAGACTCTAGCTGACGAAATTGCCAAAGAAATAGACAAAGAAATACTAGATACATTTATGACGGACATATTAGTAGAAGAAGGTTGGATAAAAACTAAAATCAATCCTGCGTTTCCACCTAACGGAATGATGTCTGGCAGTTTCAATGAATGGTACAGCCAAACCGCAGAATGGGTACACTTAAACGCCCAAGGTGACTACAAGTTGTTAAAAGGTCAGTGGTTATTCAAGGACCCCAAAGACGCCACTGCGTTCTTATTGAGGTGGTCATGACAACGACATAATTATTAACATGAGTGACTTTTACACAGTGTTGGGTGTTGGCAAAACAGCATCTGCCGACGAAATTAAACGTGCCTATAGGAAGCTGGCCAGCCAACACCATCCCGACAAAGGTGGTGACACAAAGAAATTCCAGGAAGTTGAAGAAGCTTATCGCACCCTGAGTGATCCGGCACAGCGACAGGCCTACGACAACCCTCGACCACAGCATAACAGCATGCATGGTCAACATCCAGGATTCAATTTCAACGAAATATTCAATATGTTTGGCGCAAGGTTTGGGCCAGGCGCGGATCATTTTGCCGGCGGTCAACAACGTAGCGCCAGGATAAGCTTGTGGATAAAACTGTCAGATATTGTTGATGGCGGTCCCAGGGTAATCGGGGTTAATACATCAACCGGCAGCAAAAACATAGAGATACAAATACCTGCCGGCATTGATGATGGCGATAATGTTCGATATGCACAAATCTTGGATGGCAATGACTTAATTGTACAATTCCGTGTACAACCTGAGCCTGGATGGGAACGACAAGGTAGCACATTAATTACCGCAATAACTGTGGACTTCTGGGATTTGATACTGGGCGGAGAGCCCATGGTAAAAACCTTGAATGATCGAACATTGGCCATGACCATTGCTCCAATGACTCAGCCCGGCACTACCCTGCGTATTCGTGGATTTGGGTTGCCGGCCAAACAAGGAGGCCCCAAGGGGGACCTGTTAGTAAAACTCAATGCTGAATTACCAAAAAATATTCCTGATAATTTAAAGGATATAATTCGGCAAACTCGTGGTCAATAAATATTTGAGTTTATCGTAGAACTATGCTACAATAACATTGCACTGTAGCTAAAAATTAAGGAAACTATGCAGAACCCGGAAATTGAACAAATTGTAGACAATGCAGTCAAGATTGCACGTAGTAAAACTCATGCGTATGTGTTGACCGAGCATTTACTGCTGTCTATGTTGGCCCATGCCCCATTTAGAACTGTGTTGGTCAAGTTTGGCACAGATGTAGACATGCTGGAAAAAGAAGTAAACGGATATCTCGACAGTCTAGTCAATCTCATTGACATCAGCGAGGATCTCAGGCCAAGAAAAACCAATACCTTGGAACGATTGTTTAATCGTGCACTCACGCAGGTGATGTTTACTGGCCGACGTGCTATTACCACAGCAGATTTGTATTTGTCAATAATGAATGAATCAAACAGCCATGCACATTATTTCTTGTTAAAATACGGAGTATCCAAACAAGAGTTTATTAAATTCTGGGACTCTCATTACAATCACAACGATTCCCGCATTGATGATGCGCAGGCCAACGAAATCCTTGAAGAATACTGTATCAACATGTCCGGCCTGGCCCAGGCAGATAGATTGGAACCAGTGATTGGTCGCGAACAAGAGTTAGAAGAATTAATCACAGTGCTGGCTCGTAGGTTCAAAGCCAATGTACTCATGGTGGGTGACCCCGGCGTAGGAAAAACAGCCATAGTTGAAGGACTGGCACAGCGTATTGCAAAAAATACAGTGCCAGAATTTTTAAAGAATCACGAAGTCTGGGGTTTAGAAATTGGTAATCTGTTGGCCGGCAGTAAGTATCGCGGAGACTTTGAAGAAAAACTCAAGCATATTATCAAGGCCCTGGAACACAAAAAAAATTGTGTGCTGTTCATCGACGAAGCGCACACCATGAAAGGTGCAGGGTCAACCAGTGGATCCAGTCTGGACTTTGCCAACATGATCAAGCCGGCCATTACCAAAGGTGTGCTCAAAGTTGTGGCAAGTACAACCTGGGAAGAGTACTACGAAAGCTTTGAAAAGGATCGTGCGTTGATGCGCCGTTTCCATAGACTCAGCATCGACGAACCGTCACGTGAAAACACAGAAAAGATCTTGATTGGCCTGAGCCCACGTTTGGAAAAGTTTCACAATGTCATGATTGACACTGACGCAATCACAGCGGCAGTGGAACTGAGTGCAAGATACATTCATGATAAAAAGAACCCCGACAAAAGCATTGATCTAATTGATGCTGCCTGTGCCAGAGAACGTGTCAAGGACCAAGGCAGTGTCACCATCAACAAAGATTTGATTCTTGCGCAGGTCAGTCGTATTGCCAATGTGCCAATGGATAGACTGCAAAATGCACAAAGTAAACGAATACTTGAATTGGAAAGCAATGTCAAACAAAGAATTTACGGCCAAGACCAAGTCATTGAGCCAGTGCTGGAAAGAGTCTACGTTAGTTTTGCCGGGCTGAACAATCCCACTAAACCAATGTCTAGTTTCTTGTTTTTAGGACCAACTGGCACAGGTAAAACAGAATTTGCAAAAACTTTGGCAGATAATCTAGACATGAAATTGTTAAAATATGACATGAGCGAGTACCAGGAAAAACACACTGTGAGCAGTTTAATCGGTGCACCCCCGGGCTACGTGGGCTACGAAGACAGCAACTTAGCCGGCGGCAAACTGATCAACGATCTGAGCAAAAATCCATTTTCAATTTTGCTGTTTGACGAAATTGAAAAAGCGCACCCAGATGTCAGTAATATATTGTTGCAAATGTTGGACGAAGGCAAGATCACAGGAAGCAACGGCAAGACAGTTGACTGTAAGAACACCATCATCATCATGACTTCAAACTTGGGTGCAAGAGACAACGAAAACAACAACATTGGTTTCAGCGTTGATCTAACTCGCACCGGCAGTGAAGACAAGGCTTTGAAAGATTTCTTCAAGCCCGAATTGCGCAATCGCATTGACATGATTTGTAAATTTAATCCATTGAATCAATTGGCTATTAAGAAGATTGTGGTCAAGTTCATCGACGAACTCAAGCAAAGTTTAGTGGAACGACAAGTTAAACTCAACTTCAGCGAAGCTGCCATTGATCTACTGGCCAAAGAAGGCTATGATCCTAAAATGGGTGCAAGACCGTTGTCACGAAAAATTGATGAATTAATACGTGTACCATTGAGTCGCAAAATTTTGTTCGAACGTCTTGAAAATTGTGTCGTAGACGTTGATGTTGCTGATGAGAAAATTAAATTTTCTCACATTGATTCCGCTGTAGTACAACCCAAGGTTGATAATAATGGATACATTGTCCTTGACTAATTACACCCTTGAGACATCCAGCACTGATCGGTTGTACTACGATCAGTATGAATACTGCATGAAATTTGAATTTTCTGAAATTTGTTGTCTTCGTGGGTTTCCCAAAGACACACAGAGATGTCATACTCATATTGAAACTGCGTATCGTCGACGTGTGGAATGGAATGATCGATATGATCGGCGCATTAACTACGGCGGTTCTTGGCGGCGAAGACGTGACAAGGAATTTCCCGAGTCGACAAAAGAACTACACATTTTAGCCAAAGCTTTGCTTGACAACAACGACTCATACAAACTGGTCAACTACGGGCAATGTGCATTTTTGTACTCGAATAATCTAAATTGGTTGGAACAAATTTCTATACTGCCCGGGGTAGATCAACCGGCATTTGTCAAAGCAGTGGTATCAAGACCGCGAGATACTGTGGTGTTAAAAAATCCTGCATTTTCTAACAGAACTTACTTCAAAGATGTTGTAATTAACAAGTCAGAAAAATCAGCAATTCTTGCGTTTTTTAAACAGCAACAAGATATTAAACTAAGTCCGGGATTCGCTAAGTGGGTGTCTAGTAACAGTTTATACATCATGCGTTATATGTTTGTTGATCATAACCACAAGGCTTTCCTGACAATGCTGGGATTGATTTGTCCTAGATTGGTAAGAAAAACTGTTGATATAATTGAAATAAATAACTGACTATGGCAAAAATACACGAAGAAGTAGTTGTGATCAAACTCTCAAAACTGATCAAAGATAACGATGCCAGCATTGAAATTGCCAATGCTGAAATTGTTGCTGCCTTGCAAAGCATAGCCGAAGAGCTGGCCGGCGCAGGTGTTGTTGTGGAAGCAGATCGAGCATAATGAAGACTACAACGCTACAATTGTTGCCTACTACCACACATGGTACACCATCGGGCAATTATGATGGTAGCAGTCTGGACTGGGCCGGCATTGACCAGCAGGCCGCAAATTATTACGGCGGCTTTGGTGGCCTACAAACATTGGCCTATTATCTAAACGGATTTGAAGGCCACATCATTGTTGAAGCCAGTTTAGAAAGTGAGCCGGCATCGGATGCCGACTGGTTCAAAGTTGATGATTTTGACAGCACTTCATCGGCAACCACCAACAACTTTAGTAGAAACGTAACTGGCAATTTTACCTGGTTACGTGCTCGCGTTGAACTGTTTTCTGCAGGAACAATTACTAAATTAATGTTGTCTTATTGATATGGATACTTCAACGCTGACATTTGATGCAGTGGCATCAGCACCTGGATTAACTCTAACTGTTACTTTTGATCAAGAAACAGTGTTTGATGGCCCAGTAGATGGCAATGTTGTGCATGTAAAACATCAATTCAATGATGACAGTGACCTCGATCATCTGCTAGAAATTACCATGCAAGGCAAAACCGCCAGAGATACCCAAGTCGACGAGCATGGCAACATTGTCAGCGATGTTACATTAACTGTTTCAAATATTGCGCTAGACGACATTGTGCTCAGCAGTTCCTTGCTGGCAAACTGCAATTATCATCATAATTTCAATGGCAGTCAACCTGATATCATTGATGAATTTCATGGTATAATGGGCTGTAATGGCACAGTGAAAATACCATTCAAATCGCCAATCTACATTTGGCTGCTTGAAAACATGGCCTGATGACAACAGTTGATCAACTACACGAAATAGTTTTTGAAGCCACAAGTCATTGTAATCTGCATTGTCCACAATGCGAGCGTTATGATCAAGATGGATACCTTCATCCAAAGTTAACCCCTCAACACATCGATTTTGATCTTGTCAAGCAAAACATCAATGTTGCCCAGCTTGTTGGATTAAAGAATGTAACCTTTGAAGGCAACTACGGCGACATATTGATGCACCCACGTGCTCGAGAGTTGTTTGATTTATTTTCAACAGTGGAACGTGTTGCAGCCACCACCAACGGAAGTTTACGCAACAAAGCTTGGTGGGCCGACCTAGGGCGCAACAGCAAAGTTGATGTTATGTTCAGCATAGATGGACTTGAAGATACCAACCATGTTTACCGCATCAATTCAAACTGGCAACGCATCATGGAAAATGCAGAAAGTTTTATTTCTGCTGGTGGACAAGCATACTGGAAATTTATAGTATTCAAGCACAACGAACACCAACTTGATCAAGCAAGAGAACTGAGCAAGACCATGGGCTTCCAAGATTTCCATTGGCAGTACAGTGATCGCAGTTGGTTTCAAGGAAGAGTTTGGCCTGTCAAAGTTGAAGGGCAGTATCTCTACGACCTAGAACCCGCAAAATCAGTCACTGCCAATACCTCTACTCCAGCTGTGATTACTTTGGACAAGATTAAAAAGAAGAATTATACCAATCCTGTGCAGAAGTGTTTTTTGCCACAAGGCAGGCTCTACATCAACAGCAAAGGGCATGTTTTGCCCTGTTGTATGACCAGTGGCAAAACCTGGGGGCACGATCTTGAAAGCCGTATGTGGCAACGTTTAATAGGCGACATAAACAGCATTGATCTACATCATCACACACTTGAAGATATATTAAACAGTGACTTTTATCAGCATCGTTTGATCAACAGTTTTTCCGGCAGTCCCTACACGCATCCTTCGTGTGTGGCCTATTGCGGATAACGTATAAATACCATATATGAAAAAATTAGTGATTATTCCCGGTGGCTTTCACCCGTTCCATGCAGGACACAAGGCTTTGTATGACAAAGCAGTTGAAGCATTTCCTTCAGCTGATGTTTATATTGCAGCCACTGATGATCGTAGTGAGCGACCGTTTCCTTTTGCTATCAAGAAAAAACTAGCACAACTGGCCGGTGTGCCACCACATAGATTTATACAAGTCAAGAGTCCGTTTAAACCCGACGAAATTACCAGCCACTATCCTGACAATGATACACAGTTAATATTTGTCAAGAGTCAAAAGAATGCCAAAAATGGACCTGATCCTGAAGGACCATTCCCGGCCGAAGTAGATCCCAAAACCGGGCAATTGCCCTTAGTCACTCGCGGTGCTAGAAAAGGGCAACCTGTGAGTGATTGGTTGCAGTACTACAAGCGCAATGGCCTTGCCCCAATGAGTCAACACGGTTATTTGAAGTACCTACCTGTGCATGAATTCAATGGCATGACATCAGGCAGTGAAATTCGTGCCAAGTGGGCCAACTATGATGATGCTACCAAAGCACAGTTGGTTAACATCATGTACCCAACCACAGTTAATAATCCGAGACTCACAGACGTCACAGTCAAGCTCATGGACAACGGCATGGGCACCAACAACAAAAAACCAGCAGCCAAGCCAGTTGACGAAGATCAAGGAGCTGGTCAAGTGTTGGCCAAAAGCATAGCATTGGCTCCAGTGGGTCCAGTAGACACTGAAGTTGACGAAGCCACATTGGTCAACGATCCCGAAGAAGGAATTCAAATTCGTCCCAACGGCGGCCTAGGTTCCTGGAATGAAGCCAGTCTTAAAAATAACCTGGTAAAACAATTGGTTGAAATAGTAGAAATGCTCAAGGTTGGTAATTACCGTGGCGTTGAGCACTTGTTGTACAAGGGCGGTGCCATGCAGGCCAAAGTGCAGGCTTTGGCACGATTAGAAGACTTTAGTACCAAACAAGGTCGTCGTCCTATTGCTCAAGGCAAAGAAATAAATATCGGCGAAGATTACGTCGAAGAAGGTAGTTTAAAATGAAAGCACGTGAGTTTATTACAGAAGCTGTTGAGGATAGAACCAGCTATCAAGTTGCCAAAATATTGGCCGACAAAGGCATCAAGTATGACTCTTCTCTTGAGTCCAAGTTAATAAGTGCTATCGGGGCAGTGATGGTAAAAGAGTTGGGCATGAATCCAACCACAGTAAGAAACATTATCAGCTACGATGACGATTTCCTTGCTGACACTCTAAGCGAACTACAACACATGAATCAAGGTGTGACAGAAGGCTCCAGAAACGCATATTTGAAACACAACAATTTAGTTGACATAGAAAAGCCACTGGCCGGACTAAAAAGTGAGTTTGAGAAATTTTTACAAACGCATGACCCTGAAGAAAAACAAAAATATCAACAAGGTATAAAAAAACGAATTAAATCAGAACCAATGTCAGGACCAAAAGGCGTATTACCAGAGCAAGGTGAAGGCAACTTTGCAGGTGATGCCCCGGTCAACATCGGCGGAGCAACAGTCAAGCGACTAGGAGTTGGCGACGCAGTAACATACTTTGGGCAACCGGCAAAGATCCTTGCACAATCAACGGATCGTAAACATTCTCGCATTACAATTACAAAGGGCATGGGCGGCGTTACTCAAAATGTGCTAACAAGTGATTTAAAACGAGTGGGGCAAGGTGTGGCGGAAGGCTCCTTAAACGAAGGGCAATATGAAATGATGATGCGTAATGGACAAGTGAAGAAGTTCATTGCCAAAGACGATGCTGATGCCAAGCGTATTGCCGCCGGCCACGGTGCTAAAAGCGTAATCAAGTTAAGAGGTGGTGTTCCTGCTGGTAAAATAGCAGAGCAAGGTGTGGCGGAAGGCTATGACCCTGTAGAATCAGATTACCAACAGTGGGAAGATATTCTAGTCAAGGACGGCTACAGGATGGCTGACCCTTCCGGTGCTTACGCATTAAAACTAGTGGTAGGACATCAGGGTTCAGATTCTGATTGGGTATCTGCCATTAGAAATATTTTGGCCTATGTCAAACAGAATCGTGCTGTGCTTGGTAAAGCAGTAGCAGACAGAACTACTGTGAAAGATGCTATCATTGATATTAAAAACAAGTTCCCTCAACAGTATCAAGCGGCCCAACAACAGCAAGGTGTAGCAGAAGGTAAACCAGAAGTTGATTCACTTGTTACCGACACATCAAACATAATGCAAGGTCCAGAATTCAGTGATGCTGAACTAGCAATAAAGACGGTGCTAGGAGATAGAGCATTTAATGAACGCCGCAGTTATTACAGTTTCTTTATTAACCAACTGGTCGATATGTATGGTAAGCCTGAAGGATCAAAAACAGTAGATTCACTGGTCACCAACGCACTAGGCGTAATGCGTGGTCCAACAAGAAATGATGCTATAGCCGCATTAAAAACTGCGCTTGGAAATGAAGAATATAAGAGCCGTAGTACTTTTTATAAGTTATGGGTCAACCAAGCAGTTGACAAGTATAGTAAAAAAGGTGTAACTGAAAGTTCTGTGACCAAGAAGCCGCAGCCTTACAACGAGCCAAACTGGGCTAAAAATTTGCCCAAAGATAAGTTGGATGCCATAGCTGGCCCACGCTACAAAAAAGATAAAAAACAAAAAAGCTAGAAATTTTTTGACGCTGTATTCTTCTATTAAATATACACACATATTTTATTAAAGAGGTAATATGGCTGAACAACAAATCCAAGTAAACGTAGACTATCTCCGTACCACTCGCGTACATATTTGTATGCCGTGTTATGGCGGTATGTTAACAGAATCAACATTCATGAGTTATATTAAATGGGCCAATACATGCCGACAACTGGGCATTGATTGGACCATGGAAACAATGACCAATGAAAGTTTGATTTCCCGAGCTAGAAACACATTAGTTGCTAAATTTTTAAACAACCCAACATCAACACACCTTATGTTTATTGATGCAGACATTGGCTGGGAACCATGGCACTTGTTAGTGTTATTGAATCGCCAAGTTGATGTGATTGGGGGATTATACCCAATGAAAACCTTGCCAATTAAATGGGTGGTAAATGGGTTTGACGGGGCCGAAGAAGGTGAAGATGGCTTGCAAGAAGTCAGCAAAACTGGCACTGGATTTATGCTGGTCAAGCGTGATGTATTTGAAAAACTCAATGCACACCCTGCTGTAAAATCATTTGCCAACGACATTGGTCTGCCCAAAGAGTTGGATCAACACTTGAAAACCTATTACGACACTGCTGTGCGTGAAAACCGTTACTACAGCGAAGACTGGACTTTCTGTGAAAACTGGCGTGACATCGGTGGTAAAGTTTGGGTCGACAAACGTGTGTTACTCAAGCACAGCGGTAGTTATGTGTTTGATTTTGCCGCACAAGAACCTTTATACCGGTCATTGCACGATATAGCAATGCAGACACAGGCAGCAAATAATGCGCTTGAGCAATCAGCTGAAACAGTGTTGGTTACTCCCACAGTGTTGGACACTAACGAGCCGGAAGCAGAGCCAGTAACTGATAAAAAACAAAAGTCTGGTAAAAAAGCATAACGGTAAATACAGTTCGTATGGACATCAACGAACTGGAAACGTACCGTTTATCGGACGCAATTAAATTTAACAGCAATCTTAACCCCCGTTTGTGGGGTGAAGATGAACAGCTTAGACCTGAGGTGCGAGAGCACCTTTTGTCTATTGCTGATGATTTTCGAGAATCTCTTGGCGTCAACGATCTCAACGTCAAAGACATTACCATCAGCGGAAGTAATGCCGCTTATACATATACCCCGCACAGCGACATAGACCTGCATCTTGTAGTAGACTTGGACAATGTCTGCAACAACGAAGTCTACCGAGAGTTGTTTGATGCTAAAAAATATCAATACAACAACGAACACAACTACAAAATACATGGCTATGATGTTGAACTGTATGTTCAAGACAGCAAACAACCACACCATAGTTCCGGCATTTACTCAATAGTCAACAACGATTGGATCAAAGTACCTAGCCGTAGAAAACCCACCATTGATGATATCAGCGTCAAAGGCAAGTATGTGGATCTAGGCAACCGCATCGAAGCTGCCCTGGCCAGTGGGGATATTGAATTAATCAAAACCCTGTGGCAAAAATTAAAGACCATGCGGCAAGCTGGATTGGATAAAACTGGAGAGTTTGGTCCTGAGAATCTAGCATTTAAATTGCTACGCAGAGCTGGTATAATTGAAAAATTAAAAACTGCCATCACACAGGCCAAAGATCAAGAACTCAGCTTAACTGAACGTAAGAAAAAGAAAAAAAGAGTGCGCTACGGCTACGGTGGTCATTTTTATCCTGGGTATTCATTCAATGATAACTCTGCCGACGGTGGCGAAGGCGGCGGTGAAAGTGTAATGGAAAACAAAGACGTCAAAGACATACTACAACCATTTATTGACAGTTGCGTAGAATATCTTGGCATCGAAAACCGCCCAAAAATTATATTAAAACGTGATCCGGAGTGGACACGCAGAAACGGCACGTTTGGACGGTTTGATCATGACACACATTCAGTGACGTTGGCTGTAACCGGTCGGCACACACTGGACATTCTTCGCACGTTGGCACATGAACTCACTCATGCCAAGCAAGATGAATTGGCAGCATTGCCTGTGGATGCAGGTCAAACAGGATCTCCCTACGAAGATGAAGCAAATGCCATGGCTGGTCGAATCATGCGACATTGGGTCGACCAGCATCCTGAATTCTTCAAAGACGTACCAGTTGAAGAATCTGTTAAAAGTAAATTAGCGGCAGCCGGGGCGGCAGTGTGCATAGCTGGAACACCAGGATGTGCTACCACCACTGGCGATGCTATCCGTGGTGTGCAGGCAGCAGGAACAGCGGCGCAGACCATCAAGCACATGGGCCGAGCCGGTGCCGAAGAAGAGGTAATGCAACGACTTAAAAATGAACTGCGTCGACATCGTGGGCAAAATGTGCCCGAAGAAGTCACTGACGAGGATTACGATCCCAACGGCAAGCCACCTGGTCCTGAGTTCAAGCCTACTATGCCAGCAGGCACAGTCAAAGTAGATGTTAGTGATGTTTACGATTGGTATAAGCTGGGACAACACATCAGTGATCTAGAAGGATTGGGCCAGCATGATTTTGGCAGTGGACCCCCTAGTACCATCATGGCATTTGGCAGTGAAAAAGAAGAACACAAATACATTGACGCACTAAAGAAAACAGGACTGACAACAACTGATATTGATCCGGTTGATGTGAATCAACCCAAGGGTATGCCGCGCCAGAAAGTTGATCCTACCTATAACGTGGATGAAGATAAACAAAGTATAGACGAAGCTCAGATTAGCAAAAACATTCAACCAATTCTTGTAAAAAAAGGCTATGCATTTTTGGGCAAAGGTCAGGACCAAGATGCCTATCTAGCACCCGACGGAACTGTTCTCAAAATATTTGGTTACGGTCCAGGCGGTAAGTTATCCCAAGGACAACAAAGTTTCAAAGACTTTGCCGATTACTGCATGGCAAAGCCAAACAATCCATTTTTGCCACAGTTTGGCGGCTGGGAACCTTTTGACTTTGAAGGTAAACGATATCTGCAGATCAACTGTGAAAGAATGTTTGATCTTAGCAAGTCTGGGTTGATCCTGGTTGGTTCCAGACTAGGGCAATTGGCAAGTTTGATACAGTCCAATGGTGCAGACCGTGGAGTTAATAAATTCCTAAGACGCCACGGAGATAAAGAAACAGGAAAACTAATGTCATTGGTTGGTGGGCGGCAACAATTTCTGTTGTTGGCCAACACCATTGAGCAACTGGATAAGCTTGCTGACCGAAAGGGATACAGACTTGATTTGCATGGCGGTAACTTTATGCTTGGCAGTGATGGCGAGATAGTCATTAATGATCCATTTTTTACTGGTAATTGGCGATTTGATGAATCTATAAATGAATCATTGGACCAACCCTATAAAATACTTCGATGGGAAAAGGGTGACTACGGTGATGTAGACGCAATAGCACGATTAGATGACGGAACTTTTCTAAGCATTATGTTCAACAAGGGATTTAGTCAAGATACAAAAGAGGAAGCATGGAGTGTTGAGTTTTATAGAAACAACAGTCAAGAAAAGACAGGTGAGGGTGATCAACAGCGTGTGTTTGCCACTGTGTTAAGTGCTGTTCAAACATTTGTTTCTGACAGGGTGCCTGGCGCCAAGGGAAAATACAAACCCAATAAAGTATACTTTTCGGCCTCAAAAGAAGTTAAACCAGATGAGGATCAAAGGAAAGCAATGACCAGGGCAAGACTGTATGACAGTTTGGTTCAGCGTTATGCACGAGCATTAGGCTTTAGAGCGTTCCGTGCTGACACCGGCAACAAAGTAATGTACGAATTGAGTAGAATAAAACCAATAGCGGAAGATATTGCAGATGAAAGTGTACTTGGATTTTTAACAAGTCCTAATACTCCTGGTGAAAAAAAATCTAAGATAAGTTCTGCAGAAATGCGAAAGTATTTTGAAAAAGAAAAATCCAAAGAGCCGGCAAAATATAATAACGATAACAAACAAAAGCCTCAATATGTGTATACTAGATCAAATGAAGAGAAACAAGAGGTAGTCGAGTCCACAGGCTATATTCCTGTTAATGATCAAGAAGCACGTGATCCAAGATACAGCATGGCTATCACACAAGATATCAAACCCGGGGAAGTTCAGCGTCAGGCAGCTAAAATGGGCTTTAAAACTGATGCTGCCGGTGTGCCACCGTTGTTGATGGCCAAACTACAAAATCAACTAAAAGAGATCAAAGCAAAATGAAAATTAAAGATCTAATATTAAAAGAAACAACTTTGGGTGGATTTCCAGTCAAGGTATTGAACATCCAAGATCAAGGTGTTGAAGAAGCTGGCAATGCCAATAGTGGACGTCGTGGGCCAATGTCACCGCCAGACAATGCTCCGGTTACACCCGGACGAGTAGAAAAAACTGCCACAGGTATAAAACATCATGCTGACCCAAGTCGGTATGGTGGTCACAGTCCCAAACCTGAAGATGATCGTTTATTGGGCACACAACAAAGATGGAGATTGGATCGTGCTGTTCGTGGTGTGGCCGAAGGCACAGAAAAACGCTGTCTGCAATGTGGTATGAAGAACTGTAAATGCCCCGGAGACAGTTGCAAGTGCAAACCCGTTGCAGGATGGATTCCTGGTAAAGGTTTCAAGAAAGCCATAGAAGAAGCAATCAAGCTCAATGCACCACAGAAGTCATGGTCCAAGCAAGACATGCAGGATTACCTGACTCGCATTAAAACAGGTACAAAAACCAAACAAGATAGATTCAAGCCTATTATTCACGGCAGCAATGTCAAAGCAATCACAAAAGACGATGGTACAGAAGAATGGGACCTGGAAGATCTAAAGCGTCAAATCACCACACCACCTAGAGCAATCCTTGGATCAAATGCCAAGATGAGCAAGAGTAAAAAAGAAGGTGCCATCACATACGACTTGACACTACCAGCACTAAGCGGTATTGTTGTTGATGAAGACACTGGAGAGTTTGTAGAAATCACCACATGCCCAGGTGCCGGCGAATGTCAACTGTTCTGTTATGCTAGAAAAGGCGGCTATGTCATGTTCCCTGCCGCATCAATGAGTGCCGCACAAGCATTGAACTTCTTGGTCAATCACCCTGATGAATACATGGCAATGTTTGACAGCGAAATCAAAAAAACAAAAGCACTGGCAGACAAAAATGGTATCAAGTTGTTGGTGCGTATTCATGATGCTGGCGACTTTTTCTCTAAAGAATACTGGGACCTAAGCAAGAAAGTGCAACTTAACAATCCAGATGTACGTTTTTACTTTTACAGCAAAATGGGAGAGCCAGTAACTGATCCAAATACGCCGTCTAATACATTGCCCAACTTCAGCGATGGTGGTGCCAAGAGTCGTGAAGTTAAGAAAGTTGAACTTTACAGAAATGCTGGCAAGAACTTAAAAGGTGCACCAACTATTCCCAAAGACATGTTCCGCGAGTTGTTTGTTACTGATGCCAAAGGCAAATACGTCAAGGATGAACAAGGTCGCACACAGGTTAAAAGCCCAGAAGCATGGGAAAACTTTAAACAGAAGTTATCTACAAAATACAACATTGACCCTGGGTCAATTATCACATACGACCAAATGAATCGTATTCCCGAAGGACCCAAACCCAAATGGAACGTAGTTGTGTTCCCTGCAGGTCATGGTGACTTGGGTGCAACCCGACTTGATGTACAAAATCAATTTTTAATGTTCCACTGAAATGCGATCACAAGAATTCATACGTGAGTACAAAGAAAAATTCAACCAGGCTGTGATGCAGCCGGGGTTCAAGTTCAGCCAGGAAATCAACGGTGTTGTTTATAAAGTAATTAATAAAATAGGCATGCCCGAAATGCTGGCACTAGACAAACAAGGTCAAGTAATCGGCGCCGCAACATTTTGGAAACACCCTACTCAAACCGGATTAGAAAGCCTGAGCACACACGTAGACCAAGCATGGCAAGGCAAGGGCATTGCCGCAAACATGTATGCTGTGATGCGCATGCTGGGAGTAAACATATCGCCATCGTCTAATAGAACTAACATGGGCAAGGCCATGTGGGCCAAATGGAGCCGACAAGGTGATGCTAAACATCTAAAGAATTTAAATCCACGAACCAAAGAGCAAGATCTAGCAGAAGGCCTGTCACATCCAGTTATCTGTGTTGATGTACAGCCAGAATACAACGGAGGACCATGGCCGCCTGCCAATCCAAAGTTTGTTCAAATAATGAATTTTGTACAAAAACAAACTGGCCCTGTGCTGTTCTTTGTCAATGCCGAAGATCAAGGCTTGAGTGGAGATTCCGTTCAACAAATACAACAATTCTGGGACGAAACCTTGGGCACAGAAGGTGAAGAAGGTGAGGACGAGAATGGTGATTACTATTACAACGAGCCGGAGAGCCCGATTGACTGGCGCCGCTTTGAAATAGTAGACAAGGGCTACGGATACTTGCGTTCATGGATGGATCACGGAATTGAACCAAGTACCATCGTTGCAACCATACGTGAAATGTACGCACAACAAGTCTCAGACACTAGAGACCTAGAGTTCCCTGCCTTTAATCGTCGTACTACTACACAAAGTTTAATTCAAGGTGCCATAGAAGAAATGCAAGATGATCCAATGACTGTGGGCTGGGCCAGTGTTGGTCAACTAAAGCGTTTTAACGGTGCCTACTTGGTTGGTGGTGGCAGAGAAGAATGCCTGCGTGAAGTAGAATTATTAATGAATGCGTTTAATATTAAATATAAACGTATAGATAGCTTGGTGTATTAAATGAGAGCACAAGAGTTTATCACCGAAGGCAAGTTAAGTGTAGATGTGCCCAACGAAGCGTGGTTACAAGACAAGATTGACTATGCCAAAAGCAAAGGTCGTAACAGTTACGGTGTTCCATATATGGGTAGTACTACTGCTTCTGTTCAAGGAACTCCACCTAGAGTGCGTGTAATGAGATTAGCATCATTGCCGGGTATGCGCCATGAACAAACCAATGTGCGTCAAGATGACCTAAAGTGGTTGATGGACTACATGGAACGCACAGGCAAGTTGCCACCCATGGGCAGTAACCCCGACCAAGAATACTTGCCCTACATCATGGTGGCATACAACGGTGAAGCATGGGTCAACGAAGGCAATCATCGTATCATGGCCGCTTATAGATTAAACTGGCAGGACATGCCCATTGAAATACGCTACTTTGATGGCGGCGAAAGAATTGCAACAGGGCCAATGGCACCAGGCAAGATTGGACTAGCATGAGAGCCCAAGAGTTTGTTACTGAAACAATAAATCCAGATATTCTCAACAAGAGATTCCGGCACAAACAAGTAATTGGTGATTACACTTACACAGCGTCAGTTGAGATGTTTATAGGTGAGCCGTTGTTGAACATCAAGGTTTATAATGGTGACACCGAAATAGGGCATGCCATGTTTGAAGTATTTCACTGGGAAGACCAACCATCTAAAAGCCACATAGAAAGCGGTGGCACCGAAGTTGATCCAAAATACAGAAACAAAGGTGTTGCTTCTACAATGTATGCCTATGCAAAAATGTTGGGCAATGATATTAGAGCCAGTTCTAATAGAACACCTCAAGGTAAGGCAATGTGGGCAGCCTGGGAAAAGTCGGGCGATGCGCAACACATAACTAGACCAGTTGAAGAAAACTTTGCAGATGGCAAAAAGCCTGGACGCAAAGGACTAGCCAAACGCTCAGGTGTTGACTGTAAACAAAGCGTGACCAAACTGCGTAACATTGCTGCCAACAGTTCTGGCGAACGACAAAGAATGGCACACTGGTGCGCCAACATGAAATCAGGCAAGAAAAAATGAAAGCACAAGAGTTTATAACCAGGCCCAAACTCAAAGTTTATGCGGTAAAGATAAAACTACCACAGGGCGGATATAATAACATTGTTGACACAACTGTGATGGCAAAAAACCCTGAAATGGCTCGTCGTATTTTGCGTACCCAATATAATAATGCCAACATAATTGTGGGCCAGCCCAAAGAAATCAAACAATAAATTCACGCTAAATACTGCGTGGATAATATATTTGTACAAGCTTGTTTTGACCTGCACTGTGAGTGGAAGGAAACTCCCCCATCGTATCGTGTTTTTGTAAACAACGAATTGTTTACAGAGCGAACGTATGTATGGACTGACTACTACTTAACAGAAATGTTGCAAATTGAAGCTCCTGCAGGACATTATCAAATAACAATAGTTCCAATGGGGCCCGAAGCCGATACATTGATTGTCAACAATTGGGACATAGAATACGGAACTGCTCGATGGCTTACAAAAGAGTCTGAGTCATTTAAAAACACCTTGGAAATACACCCATGAGATGGCGAGAAATAATGGAAAATATCAGCTCAGGGACCACTGGGGCCGGGTCAATTTCTGTGGTCAGCAATCCCATTGGGAAAGTAATTACCAGAACAGAGAATAAAAAAATAGGTAAATATTCTAATAGTCCAAACCCAACACCGTACAGTAAGAAAAAGGAATAAGAATGCTTGCCGAAGATTTAAAAACGTTATTAGCTACCCAATATGCATTGAGCATCAAAGCTCAGAATTTTCACTGGAATGTTGAAGGTCCGGACTTTGCTGAATACCATGACTTCTTTGCCAACTTCTACGAAGAAGTGTACGGCGCTGTTGATCGCATTGCCGAATATATTCGCACATTGGACGAGTACAGCCCCGGCAGTTTTGAACGTTTTCAAGAATTGTCAGCTATCCAGGGACAAATAAAAATTCCACGTGCCAGATTAATGATAGAAGAATTACTAAGTGATAACCAGACCATGACTGATTTGTTAAACCAATGCTTTTCATCGGCCACGCAAGAAAACAATCAAGGTATTGCCAATTTCATAGCTGAACGGCTAGATGCACACGGCAAACATGGCTGGATGTTGAGAAGTTTCCTCAAGGATAACCGGGCATGAGCAACGACATTTATAAAATTCTACAAAAGTTTGACGAGGCAGAAACTCCCAAACAACTTCCAGCTTTGTTTAAACCCAAAAATATTAGTCCTGTGTTAGGCGCCAACAAGGATAAAAAAGATCCCATGGACGGATATCTAGTTGGTGAAGATATTATTAGCACAGTTAAGAAAAAACTGGGAGATTATCTCAGCAACATCGAAGATGAAATTAAAAAAGATCCAGGACTGATAAAGCAGGAACTTAGTTCGCAGATTGATCAGCCGGGACCAGCAGTAAAAACTATAACCACAGATGACGGGAATGAAATTAAAATTCACGGCAACGAAGACGATGGGTTTAGAATAACAATTAAAAACAAACCATCTACTGCACACTTTGAAAACTTAGACCATGCTGTCATGGCCTGCGAGATGTTCTGCAATCGTAGAAGAACTCAGAATTTAAATGCAGACTATGTGGAAGAAAAAAGCAACATTTAATTCCACAGCGGTTGACATTTTCTTGTTACGTTGATAATAATAAACTTTTTGCCTGGTGCTCTTGGGTTTTTAACTCTCAAGACTATTCATGCGCATTGGCCTACCCACTTTTTCTACGACAAGATTCACGACAATAGTACGTCAAACAATCACTCTGTACAGCCTAATTTATTTCTATCAAACCAATCAGAAATAACCACTGGTCAATTGTCATTGTTGGATCAATTGTCCAAAACTCCGTCAATTGTGTTGGTACACAATCTAAAACTAATTCCCAGCAACATCATTGACAAATCTAATGTCTTTACAATTTCCTGCGATGTAGGCGCAGTTCGACAAGCTAATTTTTTATATTGGTTTAAAAATACAAAGTCTACTTTTGAGTGGGTGCAACGTCAGAAACAATTTGATTTTTACCAGGCCGCATACCAAGAATTAGTGCGAATGTATCAACAACCGGACACTGTAGATCTAGGAACCTGCGTTGATTTTTGGAAGTTAAATCAGGTTGATTCGTTGATTCCTTTGCTGGATGCTGTTAAAAATGAGTACCAAATAGACCCGTATATTTTAAAGCATAAATGGTATGTTGATAATTACAATAGATCAGTTTCGCCAATGCATGAGAACTTGAAGATTTACAATTATTTCATAGAACTATTGCATGAATTAGATGAAAACCCAACTGAACTTCTAGGGCATCCTTACCAGGAAATATTAACTGCTGAATCCAGAGAAAAGTTAAAAACATGTATTGACTTTTTTCATCAGCTGTATAAAAATCAAACTACATAAATACAACGTTACTGGAGATAACAAAAAATGACTAATCGAACTCTTGCAATTAAAGGTGTAGGCTTTCACGCTACACAAGCCTCTGTACGTGTAAAAATAGATGGAAATATAGTGTATGAAGGGCCTGTGCTCACTGATACCACAAACCCTTACAATCTACAAGGATCCCCGTTGATGACTGCCTTGGAAAACGGCGTACCAGTGCTTACACCAGTTTACTCCTGGGAAGAATCCATGGAATTTGCTGGTACGCACCAGTTGGAAATCATGGCCACAGCTGGAGACTTTTTGTACACTCATGCGCAATCAAATTTCATGCCAGTTGCTTTGAAAACTAACCCCACTGAGATGTTTTCCACTAGAAAAGCTATATGGATCAGTTGTTTTGCACAAGAGCAATCACCGGGCAACATTTATAGAGACCCAAACAGCAATGTTGTCATTGATGGCATTGAACAAGGAAGAACTGTGATTAGCTCCAATCAGCACTACGGTCAATTTTATCGTGGTATCCAAGAAGGCAAGACTTTGACCTGCACTCTCAATATTTCTGCGGGTCTTGAAGAGCCATTATTTGCCCCACCATGGGATTATACTATGGGTAGTTACTACGGATTTGAAGTTTAATCAACCTTAAACTACAATGGCGGCTGCTGCCAGGAGTCATAGGTCGCTACCTTGTGACGCCAAGTGAGCACAAACAACATCAATGAATATCTGCCAGGTTCCATATCGAGCTCTCACCATAGACTTCGACGGTAATTGTTTTATTTGTCATCATGCCAAATGGCTGCCCATGCCGGTTGGAAGAATCGAAAATATCACCGATTTACGCAATGTTTGGTCAAGCCCAATTGCACGTATGCTCCAACAAGACATCGAATTAAACCGATTCACTTGGTGTGCTACCAAACATTGTGGCATATTAAAACAACATCAGCAACTCGACCACTATCAAATCACAGTGATGTTAGATGGTTTAGCAGAGGATTCAGAATTAAATTGCACCATTGATCGGTTAAACAAACTGTTCTATCTACTTGACCAATTTACAGAATCGTGTATAATTAAAATCATAGGAACAACATCAACTTTGGATTCTACAATTGTATCGTTGATCAACACTTATACTCCAACCAACCCCAAGCAAATTTTAAATATTCAATTAACCTAAATAATTGACTTTTGTTTGGCCACACTGTATACTAGAACACAAGGAGAAATTATGTTAGAAAAAACTTTTAATGGTGAACAAAAAATCAAGCTCACTCAACTGATCAATGAAGGTATGCAGGTCATGCACGAAGTGGAAACACTCAATGCTGGTCTCAGTGATACCATCAAAGCAATAGCCGAAGAACTTGAAGTCAAACCCAGTGTGCTTAAAAAAGCCATCAGGGTAGCACACAAAGCAGAGTTTGGCAAGACGCAACAGGAACAGGTTCTTCTTGAAACAATTTTGACCACAGTCGGCAAAACTTTGTAAATAATTTATCAATGTATCGCCTACAGTACAGGCATGTAGAATGGTATGTGTGGGCCATAAGCCACCAGGAGCACAATGAGTTACGTCGACGCACTTTTTGATCGTGAACACGATCGCATTCATGTTGTAGAAAGAAAAAATGGCATACGGGAATATCGAGAATATCCTGCCAGCTATATTTTTTACTATGACGACCCACGTGGTAAATTTCGTAGTATTTTTGGCGGGTCTGTTTCAAGATTCAGCACACGCAACAACAAAGAGTTTCGCAAAGAAATACGTATTCAGAGCAGCCGCCAAATCTATGAAAGTGATATTAATCCTGTTTTTAGATGCTTTGAAGAAAACTACAAAGGCCAAGATGCTCCAAAATTGCACACAGCATTTTTTGACATTGAAGTAGACTTTGATCCAGAGCGAGGCTTTAGTCCACCCAGTGACCCGTTCAACCCAATTACTGCAATTTCAGTTTACCTAGACTGGCTAGACCAACTGGTCACACTAGTGGTGCCACCTCGACACATGAGTCAAGAGACTGCTCAAGAAATTGCCAAAGAATTTGAAAATACCATTATCTTTGCCAACGAAGGTGAACTGTTAAACACTTTTTTGGATCTCATTGATGATGCCGACGTACTAAGTGGATGGAACAGTGAAGGTTTTGATATTCCGTACACTGTGCAACGTATAACTCGAGTTCTTAGCAAAGACGATACTCGTAGATTTTGTTTATGGGGGCAATTACCTAAACAACGCACATTTGAAAGATTCGGTGCAGAAAATATCACATTTGACTTGATTGGTCGTGTTCACATGGATTACATGCAGTTATATCGCAAATACACCTATGAAGAACGTCACAGTTATTCATTGGATGCAATCGGCGAGCACGAACTAAACGAACGTAAGACTGCGTTCGAAGGCACATTGGATCAGTTGTACAATCAAAACTTTAAAACATTTATCGAGTACAACAGACAAGATACAATGTTACTGGCCAGATTAGATAAGAAATTACGTTTCTTAGATCTGGCCAACGAATTGGCACATGCCAACACTGTATTGCTACAAACCACCATGGGTGCAGTAGCAGTAACCGAGCAAGCGATTATAAATGAAGCGCACGAAAGAGGCGTCGTAGTTCCTAACCGTAAAGAAAGATTCACAGATGAAGATACACAAGCCGCAGGTGCCTATGTTGCTTATCCCAAAAAAGGCATCCACGAATGGGTCGGTGCAATTGACATTAACTCGCTCTACCCCTCAGCGATCCGCGCTCTTAACATGGCGCCCGAAACAATTATTGGACAACTCCGTCCGATAATGACCAATCGGATTATCAAAGAAAAAATTGATAAAGGTGCCAGTTTTGCGGCAGCCTGGGAAGGCCTGTTTGCCAGCTTGGAATATACCGCTGTGATGGAACAACAACGTGGCACAGAAATTACCATAGATTGGCAAAATGGTGAAGAGAGTGTTCACAGTGCCGCTGAAATTTGGCAAATAGTTTTTAACAGTAATAACCCTTGGATTCTCAGTGCAAATGGCACCATCTTCAACTATGACCAGGAAGGCATCATTCCGGGCCTGCTTGCACGATGGTACAGAGAACGTAAAGAACTACAAGTCAAGTTAAAAGAGTCAACAACCAAACAAGATCAAGAATTTTGGGACAAGAGACAGCTGGTCAAGAAGATTAACTTGAACAGTTTGTATGGTGCTATTCTTAATCCCGGTTGTAGGTTCTTTGACAAACGCATTGGACAGAGTACTACGCTAACTGGTCGTAGTATTGCCAAGCACATGGACAGTTTTGTCAACGAGTGCATCACTGGCAAGTACGATCACACTGGTGACTCTATTATCTACGGGGACACTGACTCTGTTTATTTTAGTGCATGGCCGGTCCTTAAACAAGAAGTTGCCGAAGGACGAATGGAATGGAGCAAAGAAACTTGCATTGCTTTGTACGATTCCATTGCTGATCAAGTCAATCAAAGTTTTCCTGGATTTATGGAACAAGCATTTCATTGTCCGAGAGATATGGGATCCATCATCAAAGGCGGTCGAGAGTTGATTGCTGATCGTAGCCTGTTTATTACTAAAAAACGATATGCTGTCAACATCTTTGACAAAGAGGGCAAACGAAAAGACGTTGACGGAAAAACTGGCTCTATCAAAGCAATGGGGCTTGATTTAAAACGTTCCGACACTCCTAAAATTATTCAAGACTTCTTGTGGGAAATTCTAAATAATGTACTTGCTGGTTCTACTCGAGTAGACATCATTGAACGTATACGAAAATTCAAGTACGAGTTCATGGAACGTCCTGGTTGGGAAAAAGGTAGTCCCAAGCGTGTTAACAATTTGACCAAGTACGGCAAAGAAGAAGAACGACTTGGAAGAGCAAACATGCCAGGGCATGTGAGAGCGGCAATTAACTGGAATAATATGCGCAGGATGAATGGAGATAATTATTCAATGCAGATAGTAGATGGTATGAAAACTATTGTGTGTAAACTTAAATCAAATGCGCTTGGTTGGACCAGCATTGGTTATCCCACAGATGAGATACATCTTCCACAATGGTTCAAAGAATTGCCATTTGACGATGCAGAAATGGAAGCCACTGTGGTTGATCAAAAGATCAGCAACCTACTTGGTGTTCTTGACTGGGACCTGAGCAGTGCAACTAATACAGAAAACACTTTCCAAAATTTATTTGAATTCTAATGAAACTCAGTGACATTGTCGGATATAAGAACTTGCTAAACAGTCTTACTTGTTTAGAGAGCAAAGCTATGATCAATAAAGAGCTTGGACCATCGTTGCATGCAGTGTTAACTGGCTTGTTGACCAGCCCTGAAAAAGGCCAACTTTTGTGCAAGAACCTAGCAGACATTCATTCACAGATTGATGTTTATATACAAACCCTTGACAGTATCAAGGATGATGTTCAACAGTTAATCAACAACGCAGAACCAGACTATCTAAATGAAAGCTTTAGATTATACTCTGAAGAAATGGTCAATGATTCGACCGTACATATTTTAAATCGCAGGTTGGCTATAACGCCTGAAACTGATGAGTTTATTAAAAATCGAATCTCAATTTACAGTGACTGGCAGCACCCAGGTATCATTCTACGTCCCGGCATCGAAAGCTGGATTACTAATCTAGTCGGGCTAGATCCTCTGTATCTAGTAGATGAACGAGAAGAGTTGGTTAGTCCTGCTCTGCGAAGATTCAATGCTGAATATCAACGACGACTACGGACTTACGAAGTCAACGAACAAGACAAGGCCCCAATTTTCAAAGATTTGCCCGATGGTCAGTTTAGCTTTTGTTTTGCGTATAACTTTTTTCATTACAAACCAATAAGCATATTTTCCCGGTATATTGAAGAAGCGTTTACTAAACTTAAACCAGGTGGCGTATTTGCATTGACCTTCAATGACGGTGATCGCGCTGGCGGAGTGGAATTGGCTGAACGCAATTTTATGGTTTACACGCCATGGCATATGATTAAAAGCATTGCCGAAAAAACTGGCTATGAAATTTTACGCTATGATCAATTAGATCACGCTACCACATGGGTTGAAATCAAAAAACCCGGAGAACTAACCAGCCTTAGAGGGGGCCAATCTTTAGCCAGACTGGTTGCAAAACCCTAACAGACATGCTATAATTTTTAACACAGGAGAATATTTAATATGAGAGACCACCTTCTAGATCTAGTAGAACACACATTTGACTTGGGTTGTATTGACCTAGTCAAAATTACTGGCAATGACCAGGAAACACTGATTGACGGCATTGCCGAGGATCGTAGTGTTGTAGTACAGGGACGTTTTTTAGCACCAGTATCTGAGTTTGTTGGCGTTTTTGGTATGCCAAACTTAAGCAAACTCAAGATTCTTTTAAACTTAGAAGCATACCGAGAAAATGCAAAAATCACAGTGTCGCGACAAACTCGCAACGGAGTTGATGCACCAGTGGGGTTGCACTTTGTGAATGAACACAACGATTTCAAGAACGACTATCGTTTTATGACTTCGGAAATTGTTGCTGAAAAACTTAAAACTGTAAAATTCAAAGGAGCAACCTGGCACATTGAATTTGAACCAACTGTGGCAGGAATTCAGCGTCTACGAATGCAGGCACAGGCCAATGCCGAGGAAGCCACATTCCAGGCACGCACAGACAACGGAGATTTGAAGTTTATGTTTGGTGATCACAGCACACACGCCGGCGAGTTTGTGTTCCAACCCAGCATAAACGGTGAACTCAAACGTGCGTGGAGTTGGCCCAAGGTACAAATTATGTCAATTATGAGTTTGACCGGTGACAAGCTAATGAAAATCAGCGATGACGGCGCCGCACAAATTACTGTTAACTCAGGCATTGCTGAATACAACTATATCTTGCCTGCACAAAGCAAATAATGAAAACTGCCCACGATCCCATTGTTGATCCCAAAGTACAGGCCAGTATTCAACACATTGTCAACAACATTGACTGTGCTGACTTGTCGTTGGAGCAATGGGACTTGCAGGCATATCTAGATCAATTTGATCATTGGATAAAGTCCAGTTCTTATAATGCAATACAAGGACTAGATAGTTTTCCGGTAAGAGCATACAGTTGCGGCTCGTTAGAATCTATTGTGTCATTTGTTCATCGGCATGCTACAAAACGTAGAATTAGATTTAGTCGTGCCGAATTCGTTGCCAGCAAGATTGCCGCAAACCATTGTCAATGTAATTGGTGTTTTCTTGAAGATGATGTTATCATGCCCAATGATGCTGTCATTATCAGTGCACCATTTTCTGGCAATGGGGGATACTATCCCGGCTTTAATAATCTGATTGACTTGTGTAACATCAACAATGTTCCGGTGTTGCTGGATATTTCTTATTATGGCATCAGTCATGGCATTGCTATAGATGTTGACCAACCATGCATCACCGATGTTGTGTGTAGTTTGAGCAAACCAATGAATGTGCAATTTAGACTTGGTATAAGGTTTTGTAAAACTGACCATGACGATCTTGTGCAAGTAAATTCAGATTTGAAATTGTTCAATCGATTCAGTGCCACAGTTGGCATTGAACTTATGAAGAATTACACGCACAATTGGTTTGTTGAAAAATATTTGCCCAAGCATAAAAATATTTGTAAACAACATAATTTAGAATCCACCAACACATTTACGTTGGCCATTGGTTCATCGCCCGAGTTTATGCGTAACGGGTTTTGTAGGGTTTGCATCACAGAAGAACTATTAAATGATTGAATTTACAAAAAACTATCCCGGTGACTATCTGCATTGCGGGCAAATGGATTTGCCGTGGGAACAAATACACCGGGACTTGCAAACGGTTGCAGACGAACAAACTAAAAATTGGTCAATCATTGACAACGGTGCTTACCAGGATAATGCCAGTGTTCTACAAAATGAATACAAAAAATACGGTTACAATCAACACAACACACAAAGTTGGAAAACCACAAACTTTGACCCTAAAATTAACTTCGAATGGGAAAATTTAATTGCTGAAGTATTGCCCTTGGACAATGCTGTTGTTACAATACACAGACAAGATCCAGGACAGGTGTTGCCTTGGCACATTGATCGATTTTTCATGCACAAGCGTTTGTATCCCAACGACGAAAGACCAATTTGGAGATTTCTGGTATTCTTGGAAGAATGGCAGAATGGACATGTATTGCAGGTAGGCAACTCCGTGTTGCATCACTGGCAACAAGGTGACACTGTAGTATGGACACCAGGAACATGGCACTTGGCTGCCAACGTAGGTCTAAATAAAAAGTGGACTGCTAACATCACAGGATTTTTAAAAGTTTAATGACGCAAGATAATTTAACCTCTAAGCAAAACGATTACGCTGTGTTTCTACCAGCAATATCGGGCTTCTATGCCACGTTCATAGGTAAACAGCGTGATCCTATGAACGGACCATATGTGGAGCCTGCACGTATGCCACAGGGCATGCCTGACATGGAACAGATGAATTGGCTCAACAGTCAACAGGCATTGTTTCCATACAAGTGGTCATTGTACTCAGGTGGTCACGCCAACCTAGACTTGAACAAACAAGACTGGTCAGAAGACATGGTTCGTAATCGTGAACCTGGCACTGTAATCTTAGGCGACTCGGGTGGTTTCCAAATTGCCAAAGGCCTATGGGAAGGTGACTGGAAAGCCAACTCGGGTTGCGGCAAGGCACAAAAGAAGCGCGATGCTGTGCTCAAGTGGTTAGACGGGGTTTCTGACTATGGCATGATCTTGGATATTCCCACATGGGTTATCCATGACAAGAAAGCATCAGCGGCTTGTCAAATTACCACACTGCAAGAAGCTGTGGATGCTACCAAGTTCAACAATGAATACTTCATGGCTCATCGCAAGGGTGTTAAAAATGGTGGTGCCAAGTTCTTGAACGTGTTGCAGGGCGCCAATCATGCTGACGCAGATCGCTGGTACGACATGATGAAACACTACTGCGATCCTGCACAATACCCTGACACACATTTCAATGGGTGGTCAATGGGCGGACAAAACATGTGCGATGTGCATTTGGTGCTACGACGACTAGTAGCACTGCGTCACGACAACCTGCTACAGCAAGGTGTTCATGATTGGATGCACTTCTTGGGCACATCAAAGTTGGAATGGGCTGTGTTACTCACCGTGATTCAAAGAGCAGTTAGAAAATACGTTAATCCGTCTTTTACTATCTCCTTTGATTGTGCCAGCCCATTCCTTGCCACAGCCAATGGACAGGTCTACCATGAAATTGTGTTGCCGCACGATGGCAAGTGGTCATATAGAATGAATCCCATTGTAGATGACAAAAAGTATGCCGCAGACACAAGGCCCTTTGGGCAAGCAGTGGTAGCAGACGGTTTGGTTGATAAGTTTGATGAAAGCCCAATCAGTCTCAATTTGCAAATGAAAGACATTTGTTATTACAAGCCTGGTGATTTGAACAAGATCGGTAAAGAAGGCAAGACTTCGTGGGATAGTTTTAGCTATGCCTTGCTGATGGGTCACAATGTTTGGTTGCATTTGGAATCTGTGCAACGTGCCAATCGTGAGTTTGATGCAGGCTCTAGACCCAGAATGATGTGGGATGTCAACGGCAGTCATGAAAAGTTTGAGGACATTGTTGAGGCCATATTTGCCACTCCAGATCGAGCCACAGCTGAGGCTATTATTGAGAACTATGATCGTTATTGGATGGATATTGTAGGTACACGTGGATTCAAAGGTAAAAAGGCAAAGAACGCACATACTCAATTCAATGCACTGTTTGAAATTGGAAAAGTTGAAGTTGACGGGGGATCCGATGATAGTGTACAATTAGATACACTGGCACTAGATCAACTTGAGCAGGAACAAAAAATATGAATAGAGAAGGACACAACAATACCAAATTCTTTACCGGGGTAGAAGTAGAACATACTCCTGCGTTCGGTAAAAAAACATTGTTTGTAGTGGGGATACAACCAGTTGCTGACATTGCGTTAAATCTAAATGGGTGTGAGCACATTTATTTTGGTGCCAATATGAGTTTCCCGTCAAGCATACGCACCAACGATGCTGTGTTCTGGAATCCATGGGAACATATGATTGAGCACTTTTTATCCAGAGGATATACGTGTACCTTAGACATCAATGTTTCTCAAGTAGAAGGCTTGCTAGAAACTGGATTATGCGAATACAACAATTTTATTCCCATGATATCTGTTAAGTTGCCGTATGCAAGACAACTTGGATATAATGCCACAATCAAAATTGACGACAAAGATTTTGCCGCAACCAATCCAGGAGTTTGGTGTCATAGCGTACACGATTTGATGGCAAGAGATAAATTCACAGACTGGAATCAATATAAAAAAGATGAGGTGTTATAATGAAAACGTTTGACACATTTGAAGAAGTACAAGGAATGATGCCTTGTGTTAAGAGACCTATTATTGTACATGCTAAGAAATTTGAATTTGACTTTCGTGTAAACACACTAGAAGGCAATTACAAACAGGGCAAAGCAGGCGATTATCTAATGCGTGGCATTGATGGCGAACTGTATATTTGCGATGGTCCTATCTTTGAACGAAGCTACGATTTTGTATGAACGAACGAATTAAAGAACTTGCCGAACAGGCCGGCTGGGACAATCATCACTCAAAATTTGATACTAGGATTGAAAAGTTCGCCGAGTTGATTGTGAAAGAAACTTTACAAATTGCTAGAGTGGGTATGGAGTTTGGACCCAGTATGGAAGAAGCAGTTTACACTTATTTCGGAGTTGAAGAATGAACGAACGAATTAAAGAACTTGCTAGGCAAACTGGCATTATTGATGTAGAACTATTGAATGATTCACAGGCTAAGATGCTTGAAAAGTTCGCCGAGTTGATTGTTCGGGAATGTATCGGATGTTGTGAACAAGTTATTAGTGATCCTGTCCCTAAATCAGTTGACACTTGGCTTAACGGTGGTTCTCAATGTATTGACCAGATTAAACAACATTTCGGAGTTGATGGTATGTCAACGGAAGATAAAAAGACCCTAATCAAAGAATTACTAGGAGTGAAGAATGATTGACTACTACGAAGCACTTAAAGAAATGCACCAGGGTAATGTGGTCAAATATGTTGGCACAGTGAATGGCAATGTGATGAGCGATAATGGTGCCAGTTTCTGTATGTGCCGTGGTTGTATCTTTCTTTTTGATGCGGGCGTAATCAAGTGGAACAAGTTGGGATATATGGTCTACGATCCAGACTTTCGTTATGAACTCACAGGTGAAACTGTGGATCCAAGAGCATGGAAACCAGAAAAGAAAACGGACCGTAAAGAGATTAAATCAAAGTTAGGCTACAGCCGCATAGGAAGGAATAATGTATGAAAAAGATACCAATGTTAGAAAAGTTTGCCGCACAAAGTCTTGTTGAACACGACGGTGAGTTGATTTTTAGTAAAGAAAAGTTCGCCGAGTTGATTGTGGAAGAATGTGCCATGGTGATTGAGAAAAATTTATATAAAAATATTGGCTGGAACACTAGCAGGAAAGTTAAACAACATTTTGGAATTGAGGAAGAAGAATGAGTCAAGTATACCTAATCAAACCGCTGAAAAAGAAAAGCATTGTCTACCACGTTGAGATGTTCCGTGACAATCCTGACGGTAGCACTAGCTGGTTTAACATCGATGAAACATATCGTTGGGGCCAGGGCTTTATTGAAGCGGATATGGACTGCAATCTTCCTTGGCAAGGCGATACAGTTGCTTACGCTAAAATCGATGCAGGCTGGGGCTGTGAGTTTGACGACAGCATCAGCATTGAGTGGGAATTCAGCGATGACATCACCGAACTTGATCAACAAGAACTCAAAGAACTTTACTACGAAGGTGGTGCAGGTTGGCTTTATGATGGTGAACATGATTGGCAAGAAGAAGATGCCGCAGTACATATCATTGCACCATACCAAGTTGATTTATGCGAAGAAGATGGCACAGTCATTGAAGAAAACGTAAAATTAAAACCACGTCCTACTCCTAGTAATGACTGGCCTTTCCCAAATTAAAGGAATAATTATGGCAACATGGACTATTAGAACACACTACAAAAAATCTTGTGAACAGATTGAGTATTTCTACAATCGCAAAAACGATGACAAAATTGTTGTGCATGACGGATTTCGACGTGCAGAGTTTACCATCGAAACCACTGATGATGAATTTCCGCAGATTGAGTTTACAGAAGTGCCAGGTGGCGATGGTAAAACAGACAGCATAGACTTATTCAGTTTGTCTGGTGACAATATTGAATCAACTGAAATGGTTGAAATGTACGATGGTGGTTGCTGGGGCGATGTCGAAATCGAAGTTGAGGATGAAGAAGAAGCAGAACGACTGCGTGAACTTATTCAAGAAGAAGGTGCGTGGGCACTAGAAGAAGACGGCGACGGCGATTGGTATCTAAGTGATACTGAATGTTGGGTCTGGGGACCACTAGAAATTGAAGACGAAGCAGGCAATGTGCGTATCATTTGCGCAGATGAGGATGGCAATGTCATCGACTTTGTAGAGGACAACGAATGAAATGGTTTGATCGATGGTTTACCAACAAATGCAAACAAGCATTGGGCATTGAGGATGATACTCGTGAAGAAGATGCGTATCAACCTATGACAAGTTCCAAGCAAAGACGTAACACTGTTATTAGTCGTCGGGATGATATGGACCTTCCCGACGGCGGCCTAAATATCCAAGTAAAGTCTGCACTTGGTGGCAAGATTGTCATCTTCCGTAACTACGATGAGCGCAATGATCGTAACTTGTACACCACCTATCTAATTCACGACAGTGAAAACTTTGAGTCTAGCTTGGGCAAAATCATCACCATGGAAAGTATGAAGCTATGATTAAAAATATTTCTTCGTCGGGCAAGTATCTTCAGGTGCAAGGTGGAAATAATGTATATCCTTACATCAGCCCCGGTGCTGCCAATGCCGGCCAATTAAGATTTAATACTAACACAAGCAATCTTGAAATATGGGACGGGGTTGCATGGAAAGACATCAATAACACCTACACCAGCATTGGCTTAACTGGCGAAGCCGAATTGTTGTTGGATTGGGCTCGTACCAAACGTGATGAAGATATCAAGTTCCAAGCATTGGTAGAGTCACACCCTGGCGTCCAAGACCTAAAAGAAAAATTAGATATAATGGTTGCTTTGGTCAAGCAAGAAAAGTTCATTAAATGAAACATGTGCGGCTCTGGTTGACTTTTATACAACAAAGCACTATAATAACTTATACATTAACTGGAAAGAACTATGAATCAAGAGCAACGAGATCGAATTGAAAGATGTAAACAATATGCAGATAGAAAAATCTGGGTTACCTTCCGCAAAGAAGGAATCCACAAATACCCCGCTGCCGCTAGTGATCCAATGCTGGCGACCGGTGATGAATATGATGTGTCTTTTCTTGGGGTGCCTCATCGACACATCTTTCATTTCCGAGTTTGGATCGATGTTTTTCATAATGATCGCGATATTGAATTCATCCAGTTCAAACGCTGGTTGGAAAAGCTCTATGCCGGCGGAACACTTGAACTCAACTTCAAAAGTTGCGAAATGATCTCAGATGATCTGTACCTGCAGATTGCTCAAGGGTATCCTGACCGTTCGGTCTGGATTGAAGTGGCTGAAGATGGCGAGAACGGCGCTTTGATCAAATATGAAATTTCTCGCCCAAGTTTATCAATTGTAAATTAAAAAGGAATAGTATGGCCAAGCCTACAATCAAATCCAACCCACGTGTGGCCGAAATCCTCGAAGAGCTGGAAGGCTTTTTAGAATTCTGTCAAGACTATGGTTATCGGTATAACGAAGCCGACATGTATAACTTCAAGAGTTATGCATTCCAACAATACAGCAAATTCATGCAGGGCAAGAACGCTAAGAATATGTGGGACGAGGACACTCGAAGATTTGCTGGTTACACTAGTAGACCAACATATAGATGATCAACATTATCTTTGTGCCTGGGACATTTGGTACTACCGTTGAGTACGTACTAAGATCCCAGACTGTGCAAGGAACACCAATTGATACAAAAATTGCCAGTGATGGGTCAATGCACACAATAAACAAATTGGCGCACTTTACCCATCCTGCAACAATTAAACAATTTTTCCAATCAGAGTACGATCCAACCACAATCACTACTCCTATATATGGATTTGCAGAAGTTACCTTAGATCAAGTCTTGACAGTGTTCGAGGGGAAATCAACCCCGTTGGACAAGAATGTATTAATATATTGCTCGGACTTCAGCTGGGCAGAAATTAACATTTTATTCAACTATCATAAAGTTGCAGTAGGAACTGAGTTTTGCAAAGGTTTACAAATCTTTGATGATCGAAGCTCGCCAGTTTTCAAGAACTATGACACGTTTAGAGCTTGGCAATCTCAGCCCTTGTGGCAATGGAGGAACTGGTTCAGTGAGTACTATCCAAATTGGGTGTCTTCATGGATTTCCAGTGTCAATGAAGTGCCCGATTCGTTTTTAACAATTTCAAACCAAGAAATTTTATCAAACCCACACCAATCGTTGGAAAAAATTATTAGGCATTGCAATCTTGATTCTAAATATAGTCTCAATGAGTTTGCAACAGAATGGCAAGACAAACAACAATATGTCTTGCAAAATTATCAAACAATATGTACAATTAGAGATTGTATAGTTGACAACCAGTATTTTGAATACAAACCGTTAAACATTGTAAGTGAAGCAATATTAAAACACAAGTTAAAAGATTCCGGATTTGTATTAAACGCAGATGGACTTGATGTATTGCCACTTGACACTGTTGAATTGCGTAAATTACTATCATTGATATAAAGGATGCTACAATGAGAAAACTATTTTACATGGGCTTGGAAAGTTACGAAGCCCGTTACACACTACAGCTCACGGAATGGAACCGACGTGTGTTTGACCGTAGAGGTCTTGATGTCGTTTATGTTCCTGGAACCACTATTGACAATAGCCAAGCTATTTCAGTGGGGCAAGTGCTAGACGCACACGGACGCAGTTATTTCGGCATGAGCCAAATGATGAACTTAGTTCAACTAATGAAGAATGGAGAAGTTACCAATGCGGATGTTATCTACTTTGAAGACATGTTTCAACCCGGCATCGAGAGTCTTCCTTACATCCTTAATCAAGTTCCTGCTGATCAACGTCCTCGTGTGTATGTTCGTTGTCTTGCTCAGTCCATTGATCCTGATGACTTCGTACATGTATGGGGTATGGCGAAATGGATGGGCCTCTACGAACAAATGGTTAACGAGTTCGTGGACGGGGTTCTTGCCACCAACGAGGAGATGGTTGCTCATATGCGCATTGCTGGATGGCGTGCTCCTATATATAATATTAGTGGCCTAGCATTTGGCAAATCGGAAGTGCTAGAGCGCATTGGTGGTGTAGAGAATATCCGGCCTTTCCAGGATCGCAAGAGACGAGTTGGGTTTGCCGCAAGGTTTGATCAGGAAAAACAACCAGACTTTTACATGGACTTGATTGAGATGTATCACAATCAAGGACACCATAAGGACATCGAGTTTGCTATTTTCTCAGGCGGGCCGTTGCGTAGCAATAATCCAAAGTACTTGGAACGTGCTTACAAACTGGCAGGAGAGGGCAAACTCAACATTTATGAGGATCTAAAGAAGAACGATTACTATGATCTCCTCAACGATACTCGTGTGCTGTTTAATTGTGCTCTCCAAGATTGGGTCTCAAACACTGTCAGTGAAGCAGATACCCTCGGAGCCAACGTTCTATATCCTGCTTATCGCAGTTTCCCTGAAACTTTTGCAAATGACCCTAACAGGCTCTACATTCCCTGGAGTATAGATGATGCTTTCCATAAATTAGAAAATCTCCTTGACTCTCCACATCACAACATGGGCCTGATCAGTGACTGGAACGATGGCACAATTGATCGTGTTGTTGATATCATTGACGGTAATGGCGAGCAATGGAATCGTGCTGGTAATCGTTACCGGGACCATGTGGCTGGTGCTAAGTATCCTGTAAGGAAAATTTAACCTATGAATAAACAAACAGTTTTAGTCACTGGCGGCGCTGGATTTATCGGGCATCACATGATTCGGCGTTTGCTCAAGCATCCCGAGTACAATATTATTTCCCTGGATCGATTGGATTTTTCAGGTAACTTAAATCGCCTAGCTGAACTTGCACAAGAATTTGGCACAGACGAAATGCGTAGATTGCGTGTAATTCATCATGACCTTAAAGCAGAAATCAACCCACAACTAGCTGGACAAATTGGCGACGTAGATTACATTGTTCACATGGCCGCTGGCAGTCATGTCACACGCAGTATTGAAAACCCTATGTTGTTTGTGCAAGACAATGTTGTAGGCACTTGTAACTTGTTGGACTATGCACGATTTTATTTGCCCAATCTAAAGAAGTTTATTAACTTTGGCACAGATGAAGTATTTGGATCAGCCCCCGAAGGTGTTGAGTATCAAGAGTATGATCGATACAACAGTCGCAGTCCATACTCAGCTACCAAAGCCGGCGCAGAAGAATTATGTGTGGCCTATGAAAACACATTTGGCATGCCCATCTACTGTACACATACCATGAATGTTTTTGGCGAGCGCCAGTCACCAGAAAAGTTTCTTGGGTTGGTCATGCGCAAGGTACTAGAAGATCAAGAAGTCACCATCCATTGTGACGAAAAGACCGGCACTGAAAGTGGGCTACGTCATTGGGTGCATGCCGCAGACGTTGCCGATGCTACTATGTTTATCATGAACTTGCCGCACAAAGAATTCCCCTTGCCCAATGACTTTGGTGGGGCCACTTGCCCCAAGTTTAACATTGTGGGACAGCGAGAAATCAGCAACCTCGAGGTGGCTCAACGTGTTGCTGACATAATGAAACGCAAGCTCAATTACACAATGGTAGGGTATGACACACAACGTCCCGGACATGACTTCCGGTACGCACTTAGTGGAGAATACATGAAGAGTCTAGGTTGGGAACCCAAATACGACTTTGACACTCGTCTTGAGCAAATGATAAACTGGACTCTTAAAAACTCTCGTTGGTTAAAGCTATGAATCACATACACGAAAATACAGAATGCCTTGCATGCGGCAGCACTAATATTCAAACGGCATTGGACCTTGGAGTTCAGCCGCTGGCAAACAGTTATAAGAAGTCTGTTGCTGATGCCGAAGAACGTTACCCATTAGCAGTGCGACTTTGCCAGGACTGCTATCATTTACAACTAAGCCACACAGTTGATCCTGAAATCATCTACAAAAACTATTTGTATGCCACAGGCACAAACAAAACCATTCGAGAATACTCCCAGTGGTTTGCTAATTTTTGTTTAGAATATCTTCCAGGGTCATCTAGTGTTCTTGACATTGGTTGCAACGATGGTACACAGCTAGATTACTTCAAGGAATTGGGGTTTAATACCTATGGTATTGATCCAGCTGAAAACTTACACGAACGCAGTAGTGCAAATCACTTTGTGATATGTGACTTTTTTGGTCCCGATGCTGTGAGTCGTTTAGCCACAGCTGATTACAATATAATCACAGCACAAAATGTTTGTGCACACAATCCTGATCCTTTGAGATTTTTAAAATCATGCCGTGAGTTAATGCGTGAAGATACTTTGTTGTTTGTACAAACCAGCCAGGCCGATATGGTGTTGCACAATGAGTTTGACACCATTTATCATGAGCATGTCAACTTTTTTAATGCCAACAGTATGTTCAAATTGGCACAACGTGCTGGACTACACCTAGTTGATGTTGTCAAGGCACCAATACATGGTAACAGTTATATCTTTGTACTGAGTTTAAAAAATAGTCGTCAGCATCACGTGCAAAATATCATTGCCATGGAAGCACCATTGCTTGAAAAACGCACATATCAGCAATGGCGAGACATTGTAGAATTAAATGTAGATGCATTAAAATTCCATGTTGACCAATATCGCAGTCAAGGATACCGGTTAGTTGGATATGGTGCCGCAGCCAAAGGTAATACCTTGTTGAACTATGCCGAACTTGATTTAGATTTTATTGTTGACGACAATCCGCTTAAACAAGGATTGTACACACCCGGACGTGCCATCCCAATTGTGGGCATTGAACGAGTAAAAAATTTAACTCAACAAGATCGTGTATTGTTTATTCCGTTGGCTTGGAATTTCTTTGATGAGATTCGAGAACGCATTCTAGCTGTTCGTAAAAATGATCAAGATGAATTTCTTAGATATTTCCCCACAGTAGAATTGGTCAAATGAAAAATTACCTAATCAAGGGTTTGCACAGAATTGGCAGTACCAAGTGGTGGCCCGGCAGCGATCGTAGCTGGGAAGGTGACTTATATCCCATGTATGAAAAGATGAATGAATTAAGTAAACAAAGCTTTTTTCATTTTTTAGAAGGTGAATGGGAACTGATTAATCTTGTCAGCGAAGCAACGGATGTTAATCATGTGTTTAGACAACAGTTTCAAGCTATATGGGAAATTTGGCAACAGGAACCTTGTAACATTTTTTACTGCGGGTCTGACACACAAATGATCAAGCCCACCAAGGTGTTTGATCAATATCAGCATTTTCTACTGTTTAACTACACCGATCCAAAAAGTTTTGGTCCATGCACACACTTTCTCAATGCCGACGTTAGATATTACCCCAACACCATGAGTCGCGAAATGTGGAGTTGGGCATTGGCTCAAACCAAAGCACTTGACTGGTGGAACAGCGATCAGTTGTTATACAATCAGATGGTATGGAGCCAAGGGCTTGGAGCAGAAAAAGTAATTGATCCTCGTATGGCTTATCAAGGATTTATGTTGCCCGGTGATGAAGAAGTTCGAGCTAGATCTGATCGCTGGAATGGATGTAAAATTGAAGACGCTCATCTCATACACTGGCATGGTAGTCGGGGAGCTCAAGCAAAACTACAACTAATGCAAGATATAAACAATCAATTGGGGGTACCAGTGGCGCCAGTGAGACCCATTACGCAACAGGTAATTGATATTTCACATATTAAATAATAAACAGGTAATAAAATTGACCAATAAAAAAACTATAGTAGTAACTGGATCTTCGGGATACATCGGTGGTGAGATTGCACTTAAACTTCATGACCTAGGTCACAAAGTTATCGGCATCGACCGAGTTGTTGCACCCGACAGACTCAAGCCAGCGTTTCCCAACTTTGTTAATTTAAATTTTGGAGATCGGCAAACATTAGAGTATATTGCTAGCTGGAAACCAGATGCAATTATACACTGTGCAGGAAGTAGTCTAGTTGGATCTAGTGTGCGTGACCCATCTGAGTACTACAGTAACAATGTAGCACAAAGCATCAAACTTATAGATATGATCAAAGAGCAGTTGCCAAACACCAGGATCATTTTTAGTTCTAGCGCATCTGTTTACGGAGTCCCATATTTAAATCCGTGCCACGAAGTTGATCCCTGTGATCCGATCAGTCCCTACGGAGAAAGCAAACGTATGTTTGAGCAAATGCTTGGCAGTTATCACAAAGCATACGGGTTGGATTATGTATCATTTAGATTTTTTAATGCTTGTGGTGCCGACAGTCAAGGGAGACATGGTCAAAATCCTGGAGCAACACATATTATTAGTCGAGTGTTAGAAAGTATCTACCACGATCAAGAGTTTACTCTCAACGGCGACCAATTCCCCACCGATGATGGCACATGCATCCGAGATTATGTGCATGTCGAAGATATTGCAAATGCTCACATATCTGCACTAAATTTAGATATTCCGCCAGGAGTTTATAATTTAGGATCTGGAGTTGGCACAAGTAATAAACAAATTATCACTGCGGCAGAGAGAATCACAGGAAAAAAATTAAAACTAATCATAGGCCCAACTCGTGATGGTGATCCGGCAATGTTAACCGCAGACTCGGCCAAATTTGAAAGACTAGTTGGACCTTGGAGAACATTTGACCTTGATGATATGATTACTCACGCATGGAATTGGCAACACACTAGGGAAAATGTATGACCGCAGTACCTACAATGAAAAATTTAAAAAAATTACCTTACGGTGGTGCAAGTTATGTCAACGACCCCGAAATGCTTAAGTATGTCAATGATTTGCTGGCGCAAGGAGATGCCACTGAGTACTTGCAAGATTTAAACATACATCAAAAATTTGTAGAAAATTATCGTGCATGGATCAATTTATCTCGCCACAATAAATTTAAAAATCTAAATCAGTTTCCAATTAGTACTATTAGCCTTGGTACTTCAGAAAGTTTTGATAAGTTTTATCTAAAAAATTCTACTCGACGATTCAGATGCTTCAAAGGCGAATACATGTACCATGCTGCCAGCTGGAGAAACTATTTTCCAGGATGGTGCTATCTCGAAGAAGATTCTATTCAGGCAAATGATGCCTTGGTGATCAGCATGCCGTTTAGTGACACCGGTGATATACATCCGGACATGGAAGGTGTATTAAGTATTTGCGATCGTCTAGGCGTTCCGGTACTAATTGACTGTGCATTTTTTGGTATTTGTAGAGACATAGAATTTGACTTTGATCGTCCATGTATCACTGACATTGTGTTTAGTCTGAGTAAAACCTTTCCAGTCAGTCATGTTAGAATTGGTATGAGACTATCACGCAATGACGATGATGACAGCCTGTTAGTACATCATAAAACCAATTACGTTAATCGTTTAGGCGCTTGGCTGGGAATCAAATTAATAGATCAGTATGGTCCAGATTGGAATGTCAACAAATGGAGACCGGCACAAGAATTGTTTTGTCAACACTTGTCGGTTACCCCAAGCAAAACGGTGATATTTGGACTAGGAAAAAGTCATTGGTCGCAGTATAATAGAGGAACAAGTACAAATCGTTTGTGCTTTGCCAACTACTTAAGCAACGGATTATTGCCCAATGATAGATATTGAGTTACTGACCAGTAAGTATGATCCCAAAGATTATTCTATAGACTATGCTCACGGTCAACCAGTTCCTTGGATTGTATTTGATGACTTTTTACCCGAAGACATTTTACTTGCAGTCCAAGAAGAAATAGAATTAATCCCGAAACACATGTGGAGCAAATTTACACGCAACGGCAGTTTTATGTTAGAGTGTAATAATCTTAAGTATGCACCCAGGATACGAGACTTGGTATTAAATTTTAACAGTGGAGAATTCATTCATTGGTTAGAAGCAATCACTGGGACTACAAAAGTGATACCAGACCCGCACTTGATTGGTGCTGGGTTAATGAGGTGTGGTGCAGGACACAATTTAAAACTTCACACCGACTTTAACTGGAATGAACAACTCCATCTCAATAGAAAACTCAGCATGATTTTATACGTCAGCAAAGAATGGGAAACTGAATGGGGTGGGTCTTTGGAATTTTGGGATTTTGAAAAAACTCAGTGTCTACATCGAGTTGACCCCAAACCCAATCGGCTGTTGATCTGGGATTATGATGAGCGTCTTATACACGGTCATCCTTTGCCCATCGACTGTCCAGATGATGCCAGCAGAGATGGGCTTAGATTATTCTACTTCGGTAGTAACGCAACGCCGTTGAATGCGCCGCATCGTAGTCTTTATTGGTTCGATGATCAAAACAATAAATCGTATGATCGTAGAGAAAATCAATAAATATCTTTGTCACACAAAGGTGACAAACTTTTCAATTATTAATCCGTGTAAGGAAGGAAAACAAAATGAGTTATAACAAAACTAAATGCGACCCCGAGTTGGGTCAACGTGTACATCAACATTTACTCAAATGTGGAGTCGAGACTCCAACATTTCAACACAGTGTTGATCGCAAAGACAAAATTGATCTAATAGAGCGTGACTTCAAACACATCATGGAAGTGTTGGGGTTAGATCTCAGTGACGATAGCCTCATGGACACTCCCAAACGTGTGGCCAAGATGTATGTCAATGAAATCTTTTGGGGGCTAGACTACGAAGCATTTCCCAAATGTACCACAGTAGACAACAAAATGAAGTACGATGAAATGGTGGTCGAGCGCAATGTCAACGTGCAAAGTAACTGCGAGCACCACTTTGTTGTCATCGATGGGGTGGCCACTGTGGGTTACATTCCCAAACAAAAAGTACTTGGCTTGTCCAAGATTAATCGTGTTGTTGAATACTTTAGCAAACGCCCTCAAATTCAAGAACGCTTGACCGAGCAAGTGTACTATGCTCTACAATATATTTTGGAAACAGACGACATTGCAGTTGTTGTAGATGCGCAACACTACTGTGTCAAGAGTCGTGGTGTTGAGGATGTGGGTAGCTCAACGGTTACCAGCAAGCTTGGTGGAGTATTTAAAAATGATCCATCGGTGCGTGTAGAGTTTATGAACATTGTCAACAATTGTAATCGATAATGAATTATCAGGTATTACACGACCAAGGCAAGATTATGTGTTACATTGGCAATACTTTGCCAAACCAGATGTACCACAATCATTACTCTAAGCACCGTCCTAGTGAATTACTGAGATTTGAGGAAGTCTTAGAAAAAGACTCTCAGTGGTTCCGGGCACGGCAGTTTATGGTAGCCAACACAGATGTGTCATTCAGAAAGCAAGTGGTTGAAGGTCTTGCTAAATTTTCACCTCACTATTTTTCTTTGGTATCTAACAATACCACTGTTGGTGTTGACACAAAAATCGGGCATAACGTAGTAATCAATGACTTTAATTTTTTATGGGACAACGTGGTCATTGGTGACCATTGCACAATCACAACCCACTGTACTATTAGCCATGGCACAGTGATTGGAAACTTTTGTTTTATTGCTCCTTACTCTTATATTTGTTTCACTACACTAGGGCAAGGGGTGATTGTTGGACTGCGTAGCTCGTTTATTGCCAAGCCTGAAGCTCTAGTACATGTAGCAGACTGGACAAACTTTGTCATGGATAGTCGAGTAAATATGCCAATTGTAAAATCCGGCACTTATCGAGGCCACAAGTTGATTGCACAAGAAACTAGTTTAGATAAAAAAATACTATGAACACATCTCAAAAACACATATATGCATCATGCGTACTAGGAAGTCTAATTGCCTGGTATGATTTTATCATTTTTGGAACTGCCACCGCATTGGTATTTTCGCAGTTGTTCTTTCCTGGCATGGGGTATATCATTCCCATGTTGGTGTTTGCTGTAGGTTTTCTTAGCAGGCCTTTGGGAAGTTTTATCATAGGACATATCGGTGACAAGATTGGCCGCCGCAAAACATTGTTGGCAACGTTGTTGTTAACTGGTGCATCAAGTGTGTTAATTGGATTACTGCCAACTTATGCCGACATAGGTGTTACCGCCACAGTGCTTCTTGTTCTTTGCCGAATTCTGCAAACATTTGCGTTGGGCGGTGAATGGTCGGCTGCTAGTACAATGATGCTAGAGCACAATGTTGAAAAACCCAACAAGGGATTTTTAGGTAGTACACTATCAAGCGGTCTGGCATTGGCATCGGCACTGTCAGCAGGGGCATGGGCATTGGCATCAGCTTGGGGCACTGAATTTTTAATGTCCTGGGGTTGGCGCATTCCGTTCTTGTTTAGCTTTGTGTTGGTTGGGCTTGGTGTGTACATGAGATACCGGGTTTTAGAAACTCCAGTTTTTGAATCAACTCAGAAAGTAAAGAACCCAACCGCTAGCTTGCTAATCAATCATTGGCCAAAAGTATTACTGGGTGCGGCATCCACCCAAGTTGGTGCTGTATGGTGGTATGGCATCACTGTGTTTGGATTTGCCTACATGGCTAACACACTCAAAATTGATCGGGCAGTAATTAATCAAACATGGTTTTATTTTACTCCGTTGTTGTTCTCAGCCCTGCTGTTCTTTGGATGGGTGGGTGATAAATTTTCAAGATTGTTGCTGTATAGAACCTGTGCAATACTTTCTATACTACTGGTCTATCCTATATTTTTATTACTGGGCCAAGGAAATATTGTACTCCCGATATTTTTAGCAATTATTGTTATACAATCAATGTCGTTTGCATCTGACCCAACGTTTTTTACTGAACTATTTCCAGCAGAACTCAGACAGGTTGGCAGCGGTGTTACAAAGAGCCTGTCAACTTTGCTGGCTGGAGGCATTGTACCATTGGTTGCACAACAATTAATGGTTACCTACAATGACATCATGTATGTGGCTCACCTGTTTATTGCACTAAGCGTTGTACAAGTGCTGGCCACAGTGATGATAAAAAAGCATTATGAACAACGTATCCAATAGTCTCACAGAAAAAAACAGATACAATGAAAAAACTGCTTACATTTGCGGCAACACTGAATTAACGTTTGCTGACGTTTACATTCGCAGTCGGGCTGCCGCAACTTACCTAGCTGAGCTGGGTGTAGTTTCCAGAGAAAAAGTTTTATTTGTAATGGAAGACTGCCTTGAATGGCCGTTGTTTTTCCACGGGTGTGTTATGATAGGAGCAATACCAGTTGTGCTGAGTCCCAAGACTGACATTGACATGCTACAAAGAATTTGCGATGTCACTGGTGCAAAAAATATCATAACAAACCACAACTTATCAACTTTGCTCGATAACCCAAACTTGGTCATCATTGAACCCAATGACAACTACAAATCATCCGATCCCTACACAAATTTCTATGACTTCAGACCCACCGACGATGTTGTTTATTTCTCAACGTCAGGTACTACCGGATATCCAAAACTGGTAATGCATTGTCACCAGGTGGTCGAAAACTTTACCACTTCTGCATTTCCCTGGCACATAACTGACCATAGCATTGTTTGTTGTGGTGCAAAAATGTCATTTGGCTTTGGGTGGATTGTACAAGTTCTCGGTTGTCTTGTTTTTCAATCGACTCATATAATATTACCTTCTGATTTTGATTTAAGAAAAATTCCCAACAACATCAACGAACATTCTGCAACTCATTTGTTTACAAACCCAACTGTGTTGCAAATGATGCTTAAGTTTGACCATGTGGTTTTAGGAAACCATTTAGAATATATATGGTGCGGTGGCGAGCCGTTGCCTCAGTCTGTGATACGAGCCTGCATAGAAAAGTTCAACAGGTACCCTGGCGACACCTACGGTCTCAGCGAGTCACCATGTAGCACTATTTTAAACGATCCAAACAACTATCGCATAGGTTCAATTGGAAAACCAGCACTGGGAGTAGAATGTCGCATAGTAGATGATGAGTACAACGACTGCGAAATTAACACGCCCGGTAGACTATTGATCAAGTCAAATTTATTGTCAACTGGCTACTACAATGACCAATTCAATACCGAAAAAACATTCCAGGACAACTGGTTACACACCAACGATGTTGTGTACAAAGATCAAGATGAATATTTTTACTTTGTAGGAAGATTGGACCAATATGTTAAAATTCGTGGACGTTTTGTAAGTGCTCTAGAAATTGAAAACATACTGTTGGGATACTCAGACATACTTGAGGCCAGTGTCACTTTTGCCAAAAAAGGTGCCGATGACTTCATGGAAGCATTTGCTTTTGTGGTAATAGAAAACCCCAAGATAAGCATCACTGATATACGAGCAAGATTAACGTCTGAACGATACCCTAGTCATTTGATTCCTAGGAACATTTTTATAACAAATACCTTGCCAAAAACGGTTACTAATAAAAAAATACGGGTGTTTTCAACACTGATGGATTGGAAAAATACCGGTTGACACCAAATTCTATTACTGCTATACTAACAGTTCTTTAATTAGGAGTCTACATGAAAGTAAAACCTTTAGCACTAGCCATTACACAGCTATTGTCCTATCCAGTATTTGCACAATCGTTTATGGGCACACCCACTCCGGTGTTTAGTACCAACCCAAATCAATGGTTAAACAGCACAACAATTAATAAAGCCAACGAAACAATCAAGGCAAACTATGCTTGGAGTCGCGGATGGACCGGCAAAGGCAGTACCATTCTAATCATGGACACCGGTATCGATGTCAACAATGTTGACTTTGCCGGCAAAATCAAATATCAACTTGATATCAGCAAAACTGGTATCCAGGACACTGTCGGGCACGGTACTCACACTGCTGGAATTGCTGCCGCGGCCTTCAACAATGTTGGTATCACCGGCGTGGCCTTTGATGCCAATCTTGCCATTGCTAAATTAAGCAATACTTCCAATGTCACCAGCGGCCAAGCACTACAGGCCCTGAATTGGGCACGTCAATATTCGGATATAACTGTGGCCAACTTTAGTGCCAACACTGCATATTCGTCTGCATACACCAAAAGTGTGACACAGTTTGCACCAGGTGTTTATTCCAGTAGCGACAAAAACTACGGTGGCGTCAACTATTATAATTTAGAGAAACCTGAATCTTGGGCGTCAGCACTGAGCCCAAACATGGTTCTCACCGTCAGTGCTGGTAACTCTGCAAATCCATATCCACAGAATCCAGCTACATTTGCCGCGGCCACTGACCGGTCGGGAAAATTAGTGTTGAACGGCCAAATGATAATTGTGGGCAATTGGAATACACTAGCAGGACGGGTAGAAGGTGCACAGGCAGGACACGTCTGCAAAAACATTGTCGGTACAACTTGCAAAGACACATTCCGAACTTCCGACTTTTATATTTTAGCACCAGGCATGTCTGTAGTCAGCGATGCCATTGGCGGCGGAGTTAAAGCAATGAGCGGAACCAGTCAGGCCGCACCACAGGTTGCAGGAGCAGTGGCAGTTATTGGCCAAATGTGGCCATACATGACTCCTGCCAATCAAGTTCAGTTGTTGCTAAAAACAGCCAACAAGAACTTGCCTAACTACAATGTCAATGTCATGGGACAAGGTTTACTAGATCTCGAAGCCGCAACAAGGCCGGTTGGTCCATTGGGGATTTCAATGACTGGGCGTACTGGCGTTGTTGTTCCTATTTCCGGGGCAATTGCACTCAGCAATACCGGCACACAAACAGTGTCTAAATTAAGTTCAATTTCAGCAGTTGATTCGTTTCAAAGAGATTTCACTGTGAATTTATCACCAATGGTGGTAAAGAATTCGCTGATGGCTGATTCCATTACCATGGATGCAGACCCAGGATTCAGCTGGAGTGGACGGTGGACTGGATTGGTAGCTGGACAAAATCAGTCTGCGCCACTATCGGGCGTTCAATCTTCCAATGGCGACAGCACTGTCACCATCGACTCGAAAGCCTTTGACCCCAAAGCTGAAAGGTCGCATCAACTCACATTGACCAACAGCAAATTCAATCCTTTTGTAAACTTTTCTGGAGCATGGGGACAAACAACTGGATCTACCACTTTAGAATACAGCATGTCACAACAGTTTGATTCTGGGTGGTGGGCACAAGTTGGTGCAATGCAAACATCAGTAAATCACACCGCAGGCTTGGTTAGTAGTGTAACTCCTGTTAGTGCGCTACATGCTGTGGGTGGCCGACAAATTGGAGATTTAAATGTGTTTGCTGGCATTAAGCCTACAGTGGTGCACGGCTATGTAAATATGCTGGCACCAACCAGTGTAGATGCCGATGGTGTTATGTCTTATACTCAAATTAAAAATAATCTAGCAGGCTCTGCAACTGTGGGCTATGCTGGATTTAAATGGACGCATAGTGTCAGTCGAGAAGGTAAGTTGACTTTCCGAGGACAGGTAGCACAAGACGGTAGTGCCAATGCCAAACTATATTACATACATCAACTATGACCTACAACATAATCACAGATCTCGAACAAGCACAAGAAAACAAAATTGCGCCATGGGATGATCTCAACGAGGATCTCACAGATTATCACGTAGCTGTATTCCGAGACCGATTTCCGGTTACCAATGGACACTTGTTGTTCGTGCCTAAATACAATGTTCATGCCGTGATCATGGATTGTTTTGAAATGGCTCTTAAAAAAGGGCAGGACATGGTAGCACAAGGTGAATGTGATGCGTTCAATGTTGGTATCAACATGGGCCAGGCTGCTGGTCAGACTGTGATGTATCCACATGTGCATTTAATTCCTAGACGGGTAGGCGATTGTGCAGATCCTGTAGGCGGTGTGCGTGGCGTAGTTTCTGGTCAAGCGAACTACAAAACCCACAGTTACCAGGAACCAAAATGATTATAATAACAAACTATACCAGAGATATTCAACTGCCATATGAAGAAGGATTACTGGAATGGCTACAGCAACAGTATCCTGCTTCTAAATATCAGTTAGTCGAATTAGAATAAATATTCTTTTAAGCGGTCTTTGGCTTCATCCCGCTTTACAAACTCTGCCAGCCTATGCTACAATTAACATAGGAGAAACAGCATGCAATCATCAACACAAGAATTAATCAACCACATGGAAGATAACTTCTCAAACACTAGACCGGTAGTTTACAAATATACTAGTACCAAAGAGTATCACGACGCATTTCCATGTGCGTACAGACAATGGAGGGCCGACAGTCATTGTAACTTGATACACGGTTATTCGTTTAGTATGAAATTTTACTTTGGCACCAACGACCTAGATGTTCGCAACTGGGCGGCCGACTATGGTGGTTTAAAAGAACTAAAAAAGACACTAGAAGATCAATTTGACCACACTCTAATTGTGGCACAAGATGATCCAGAGATGGCAACATACAACTTGTTGGTAGAGAAAAAAATGGCCAAGGTAGTTGTACTGCCTAAATTGGGATGTGAAGGCTTGAGTGACATGCTGTACAAGTATGTGAATGGTGTTTACATTCCAGAGATGTGGGGACCAGGAGAGGCTGCTAGACTTTGGTGTTATCGTGTGGAAGTGCGCGAAACGCAAGCAAACATGGCTTTCCGTGAAGGTCACCGCGAGTGGAATGAAGACCTATTTGCATAATACTTAATTTAATAAAGGAAACATAACATGAAAAATATACCCAACGTAACATTTGCCTTCCGCGAAGGCGACGAAACTCCCAAAGATGGCGGCTGCCCAATCGGAGGAGAATTTGTTTTTAAAACCACAGCAGATTTGTTTGCCAACAAACGTGTGGTAGTGTTCAGCTTGCCAGGTGCATTCACACCAACTTGCAGTACCTACCAATTGCCAGGATTTGAGCAACAGTATGCTGAGTTCAAAGCCAAAGGCATTGATGAAATTTACTGCATCAGTGTCAACGACGCATTTGTCATGAATGCTTGGGCACAAGCATTAAACATCAAAAATGTCAAAGTCATTCCTGACGGTGCGGCTGGATTTACATCAGGCATGAACATGCTGGTTGATCTGAGTGCTATTGGATTTGCCTGGCGCAGTCGACGTTATGCGGCCATTATCAACAACGGTGTGGTGGAACACATGTTCGAGGAACCAGCATCAAGTGACAACGACCCTGATCCATACGGCGTTTCCAGTCCTGAGAATGTGATGAAGCATCTGTAAGAAAAATTATGTTTAGTGTTTTAAAGTTTATATACATACTGTTTAAGGCTTTTAGAGACGGAATCAATCCCAATCTTAACAGTCTACGTTATGCGCCAACTTATGTAAAATATCTAACTAGCATTTTGTTGGCCTGTTTCTGGTGTTTGGCTTTTGGAATTTACATTGGTGAATTACTGACCATTGGTTATAACATGATTGGACACATTGCTCTCATCAGCATGGCCTTTGCCACAGGTATTGTCATGCAGGTGTTTAAACGCACATACGGCCCTAGACAGGGCTCAGTGGATTATTTACGTATGCCTGACAGAAGCAGCCGGTGCGATGAACTTACAGATGAACAGCGCAGAGAATTGGCCACAAGAATATGAACGATTTAAAATTTACCACAGCCGGCGAATACATGACAGATGACAAGTGTGACGGTACTTGCATCATAAATGCAGAAGATGAATGCTGGTGTGGTCGCAAGTGGGACGGAGAGAAAATGTGTGCATCAATGGCAGATGACAATGTGTACTACGGAGCATAATCATGTTAGAAACAATTTGCGATACATTAGTTGAAGCATATAGACGCAACTGGATTACCAGTCGTGATGGCAATGTCTCAATTCGTCATCACGACCGTGATCACTTTTACATCACGCCCAGTGGTGTGCGTAAACAGACAATGCAACCGGATCAGTTTAAGAAGATTGGGATTGAACAAGGCTACTATGACCAACCTCCTAGACCATACTATTCTTGGAAAGAATTGGCATATACAGACATTAGTGAGAAGCTAAAACCTAGTGGAGAAATACCACTACACTTTGGATTACAACGAGAAATGGGTCAACATAGAGACGATGTTAGAGTTGTAGTTCATTTACACCCCACTTACTGCATTGCCGCAATGCATGCCGGTATTGATTTAAGCACTATCAGCAAAGCGTTTCCAGAACTTAATCGTTATACCAAGGTAGCACCCAATGTGGGAGATGTGCCACCTATCAGCCAAGAGCTTGCGGATCAATGCCATAAAAATCTTGGATTAGATAATGCAGGTAACATTGAGTATGATATAGTAGGTATCAAAGGTCACGGTGTTGTTGCCATTGACACAAGCCCATGGCGTGCATTTGAACACATTGAACGATTAGAACATATTTGTCAAATCGTATTAGCATCAGGTAAATTTTAAGGAGAAAATTATGTTTGGAACAACTTATACCGGTGGAATTGCATATCGTTCTGCCAGCGAAATCAACTCAGCAATGGGCCGTGTCTATGGACATATGAGTCTTGCTGTTATTGTATCAATGATTGTTAGTTACTTTGTAGGCACTAGCCCAGAGTTATTAGCATTCTTTTTTACTGGCATGCTAAAGTGGATTGTGATCTTTGCACCATTGGTAGCAATCTTTGGTATCACTATTTTGCTAAACGCAAGTCCAACTAAACAGATGGCACAGTTATGCTTACACGGCTTCGCGGCGCTGATGGGACTGAGTTTTGCCACAATATTTGCTGTGTTCACTATGGGCAGTATTGTGTCAGCATTTATGGGTGCGGCAATACTGTTTAGTGTTATGAGTGGCTATGGGTACTTTACCAAACAGAGCCTAGATAGTGTTGGTAAGTTTATGTTTGTGGGATTGATTGCTATCATCATTGCCAGCATTGTCAATATCTTTATTGGTAGCACAGTTATGCAAATGGTAATCAGTGCGTTGGCAATCATCATCTTTCTTGGATTGACTGCATATGATACTCAAAAGATTCGAGAAGAAGTCAGCTTAGATACCAGCGATGTTGTGGAGATTCGCGGAGCACTAACACTTTACATGGATTTTATCAACCTGTTTATCAATCTCTTAAATCTGTTTGGTGATAGAAAATAATATATCACTGACAAAATATGAATAGTTTAGAAAAAATTTGGGCAAGAGCAACTGGTCATTTGATGGGGTCTTCGGATTCTGATAGACCAGACGTTCCTATTCTCACATTGAGAGAAGCCAGGATTGCACTGTTTTTAAAAACTTTCTGGGTCATACTACATGTAATAACATGTGGTTTTATCATAGCAAATGTGATACATAATTGGTAGAAGATGACAAATACTAACATAACTTTATTATTACCGACAAGAGGTCGGCCCGACGCACTGGATCGAAGCATTACTAGTTTACTTGACAATGCCGAGCACCCTGAGTCTATTCAATGGTTGTTGGCATTTGACAACGATGACCGTGAGTCTTATCAACATTTCAAAGACAATGTTTTGAAAAAAATCAAAGATTCCGGCGGTACATACAGTTGCATGGAGTTTCCTCCACTGGGGTATGGTCGCTTGCACGAATATCTAAATGCACTTGCCAAACACGGCACCGGAGATTGGTTTGTGTTTTGGAATGATGATGCAGTCATGATAGACAAAGGTTGGGACACTGTTATTACCAGCCATACTGGGACATTTTGTGTGCAAGCATTTAATACACACAACATGCATCCTTACAGTATATTTCCTATTATTCCAAAAGAATGGTATGCGTTGTTGGGGCATCTTAGCCAACACTCGCTCAACGATGCTTGGATCAGTCAGATTGCTTGGATGTTAGATATCATGGTAAGAATTCCTGTCAAAGTAGAACATGACAGATTTGATCTCACAGGAAAGAACGAAGACGCTACTTATAAAAATAGAGAAGTGTTTGAAGGCAACCCCCGTGATCCTAGAGATTTTAATCATGTGTTGAATCGAAAAAAACGATATGATGAAGGTCAAATCATTGCAACCTATCTTGAATCCAAAGGGTTAGACATGACCCACTGGCACCAAATAAAGTCAGGAAAAAAAGATCCTTGGAGTAAAATGTTGGCCAGTGATGTCAACCATCAGATGGTAAGAGTTGAGCCTTAGAAACACACGCAATGATTGCAACAAACGAAGCGCAAGAGATACAGTTTCCGCAAAACGATAAAATATTAGATCAAGTAATTGATTCAATTCGGCATGAGAGAAAAGAGCACTTACAAGATCCATATTATCTTGAATATAAACTACTTCCTAAACTAGGGTTAAGTGATCGATTGATACAACATTATCCAGATCATCTACATCAATATTGTGGGACAGGAGTTGATAGTTTGCAGTATCCCAATCAATTTTCAAAATATCTTGCACACTTGGCAACTAAAAAAATCAAGTCCTACGCAGAAATAGGTTGTTATAAAGGTGGTGCATTTATCATTGCTTGCGAATATCTAAGTAGATTTCACGAATTAGAAATGTGCATTGCCTGTGATCCGTGGCCCAGATACATCATGATGCAGTACGCCGAACGCAGGCCCAACGTGGTCTACATCACAGACAGCAGTCATAACCCAAAATTTAAAGATCTATACCTGTCTAGAAAATGGGATATGACGTTTATAGATGGTAACCAATCCTATCAAAGTGTTGTGCAGGACTACAACATGGTGAGTTCTAATACAAAAATGTTTGCTGTAAATAATATAAAAAATGTATTTTATCCCGGACCTCAACAATGTTGGGATGAGATTAAAACCTTGCATAAAAAAGATCAACTCATTGAATGGACTGATCAATACGACGATGTGCTGTTGCGCATGCGTGGGTCAGTCATGGGAATTGGATTTGTAGAGCATTCTGGTTAAACATGTTAATTTAATCTATTGCTTTTTCTTTGTAAACCTGTTATAATTGTTAATGACTAGCCTGTTAGACACCGAGCAACATTGGGATAATAAAAATTGCGAATACGATTTGCAGACTTATAACTGGCCTGCGTGGACTCTGAAAGTCATACAAGAAATTGTACCCGAAGTCACAGAGTTAGAAAAATTACACACATTCCTTGACCCTGCTGGCGTTGTCAAGGTCACACAACATGTGCAAAATGCATGTAGTCGACAAGAATTTATGACAATGTTTGATCAATTTGCCAATGACATTGTACCTCAAAGGATTGACAACAAGCAATACCTAGTGCAAAGACAAGGCACACTTAGAGTTGTTGTCCCAAATCAATCTTCTTACCATCGACGCTTGCCATTTCACAATGATTTTTTTGCTGGTAACGGTCGTGGATTAAGAACCGTTTGGATCCCGTTGACCAAATCATATTATTCTAATACCATGTGGATGGTTGATCTGCCCACATCTAGGCGACTGGCACGACAGTTGGTTCAAGAAAAATGGAAACTGGAACGGTTTGAAAAAGAATGCATGAAGTATGCCTTTCCAGTTAACCTAAGCCCTGGACAATGCCATTTGTTTTTACAAGAGCACTTACATGGCAATGTCAACAATGAAGAAAACTATACCAGGGTGAGTTTAGATATGCGAATAATGGTCAGAGGCGAAGAGTACGGCCGCAAGACACCCGGGGGCTATCTACGGTTACCCGGTGATTACGGCACCCCCAACAAAGATTATTCAGGCAAAACTTTTTTAACCTACGCTAGTTGGAATTCAGAATACTCAAGGCACATTCCGTTGCCCATGCAAAGATCTATAATAGAACGATACTGTTCATCAAACAACATTAGATACAACGAGTATGCAGCCGATTTTGATCATTTGGATTATCAACCAGCATTGGAACAATGCATACAACACAAGCCAGACGGTATAGTACTAACTAGTATGTTTTCATTGACAGATGATAAAACACGCAGAGACGAACTACTTGACTTGGCACTAGACTTGGGTGTACAATTACATTTTGCCAACGAATGTTGTGCATTATGCAATCGGGTAGATCTCGAGAAAGTACAAACTTATTTAAACTTTGGGTTGGTCAAAAGCCGACCATATGAATGGGAATAACACAGGAAGCGCACATGGAAAAAATTACATACACAGAAATCTTTTACAGTTTGCAAGGCGAGGGACGTTGGGCAGGAGTGCCCAGTGTTTTCTTCCGCACATTTGGCTGTAATCTTCGTTGCAAGAAATTCGGCAGGGATCGCAATGAAGTCATCGACGGGCCTAACCCCGAAGTTGTTGAGATCATTCGCAACATTGACAAGTACAACAAGTTTGAAGAATTGCCATTGGTGACTTCGGGCTGTGACACTTATGCCAGTATCTATCCAGAATTTAAAAAGTTCAACGAGCAGGGCACAGTTGAAGAAATTGTGGGCAAGATGCATGACATGATCCCGGGACAGCAATGGAGTGGAGTCAACGGGCTAGATGACGTACACTTGGTGATCACAGGTGGTGAACCGTTTTTGGCATATCAACAACTGTACCCAGAAATGATTCAACAGTGTCGGGATCGTGGACTGAGGAATCTAACATTCGAAACCAACGGTACTCAACCATTGTACGACAATGTTCGTGAATACTTGTTTGAAGAGTTTACTCGCCATGGCAGGGATTATGACCGGTTGACATTCAGTGTCAGTCCCAAGCTTCCGTGTTCAGGTGAGTCTTGGGACAAGGCCATCAATCCCAAGATCATCAAAGAGTATGAAAGTGTGGGCATGACTTACTTGAAGTTTGTTGTGGGCACTGAGCAGGACTTGCGTGATGTAGACCGTGCTGTGGAAGAGTTCCGTAGTGCAGGGTTTGGTGGGCCTGTGTATTTGATGCCCATTGGTGGTGTGCCGGGTGTATACAATCTAAATACACAACAAGTTGCCACCTTGGCCATGCGCCGTGGCTATCGCTACAGTCCAAGACTGCAAGTTGATATCTGGCGCAATGCCTGGGGTACATAATATGAAATTTTTAGATAACATAAAAAAGAAGTTTAAAAAACCTGCGCCAGCGCCGGTAGAAAAACCACATCCAGAAAAAAAGAAAAGCGAAAAAGATCGTGCCAGTGAAAAGGGAGAACCATATGTGGCTATCTTAAGCCTCGAAGTGGACCCAGATAATTTACATGCCGGAGCCTTTGAGCTAGATTGGAATGACAAGTTTGTAGCAAACTTGGTAAGGGCAGGCTACCGGATGGGCCCAAAAGATGCTGATTCAGACATAGTCGATCGGTGGTTTCAAAATGTATGCAGACACGTTGTAATGGAAACATGGGAACAAGAACAAGCAATGAATCCTCCAATACAACGATATACCAAGAGTAAAGACCTTGGCGATGGACGTCGGGAGGTTTCATGAATAAACAAAGTATTAATGAACGCATGACAGAACTGGCAATGCCAATTGAGCAACAAATTTTAATGTGTGACAGCAGAGAAGAGTTGCTGATGATGGCCTGTGTTATGTTGCAACGCACACGAGAAATATTTGATCTAGAACTTGGCGAGCCAGGTAGAAAAGAAATGTTCAAGGAGTATGTATGATTTTTAACCACATCAAAGACCTCAAAGCCGAAGGCAAACGAATCGGCATCACATTCAGTCAATTTGATTTATTGCATGCTGGACACATAGCAATGTTGGCCGAAGCAAAGAATCACTGCGATTATTTGATTGCGGGATTACAAACAGATGCCAGCGTTGATCGTCCAGATTCAAAAAATCCCCCTGTGCAAAGCATTGTGGAACGACAAATACAACTGAGTGCTTGTCGCTTTGTAGATGAAATTGTTGTTTACACCACAGAACGAGATTTAGTAGACTTGATACTCACACTGCCAATTGATGTGCGCATCCTGGGAAAAGAGTACGAAGACACCAACTTCACAGGTCGTAACGAAGGTGCGGCGTTGCAAATTGAACATGTGTTTAACAGCAGAGACCATTCGTTCTCTTCAAGTAGCTTGAGAAAACGTGTATACAATGCAGAAGCAGAAAAACTACTGCCAAAGATATGATTTTATATGTAAACGGTGATAGTCATGCTGCCGCGGCCGAAGCAGTTAACCAACATGCATTTGCCGAGGACGACGGCCAGTATTTTTACATGGGCAGGTCTCCGCACCCTGATAACATAGCAGTTAGTTGGGGCAAACGTCTGTCAGAAATTGTCAAAGCAGTTTTTCATTGCCAAGCGGAATCTGCCAGCAGTAATCAACGTATTATTCGCACTGCCCGCGAGTGGGTTGCCAATCATCAATTAGATCATCCTCGTACAGTGATGATCATTCAATGGAGCACCTGGGAACGACAAGAATGGTTGATTGATGGTACATACTATCAAATTAACGCATCGGGCATAGACACAGTACCCGACAGTCACAAAGAAAAATACAAACAGTTTGTAGCTGACATTGATTGGGAACAGGTAACAATACAAGCCCACAACGAAATTTGGGAATTCCACAAAGAACTGGAATCTCAAAACATCAAACATGTATTTTTCAACGGGAATAATTGTTTTGACAAGTATGTCACAGATCGTCGAGACTGGAAAGAATCATATATTGGACCATATGATCCTGCCCAGACCTTTGATGGGTGGTTAAAAAACAACGGGTTTGACACAGTTTCGCCCAATTCCTGGCATTACGACAAAGAAGCTCATACAGCCTGGAGTCGTTTTATGTTACAATACTGTATAGCCAACAAACTAATATAACCTCAATGAACTACCTACTGATAGACACTGCTAACATGTTTTTCCGGGCACGGCACGTGGCCTTTCGAGCCGCTGATCCCTGGGAAAAAGTAGGCTCAGCATTGCATATCACATTGAGTGCAATTAACAAAGTCTACAAAAAATTCAATGTAGACCATGTAATTTTTGCACTGGAAGGTCGAAGCTGGCGCAAAGACTTTTACACTCCGTACAAGCGCAATCGCAGTGATGCTAGAGCCGCACACACCGAATCTGAACAAGAAGAAGATAAACTGTTTTGGGAAACGTTCGACAGCTTCACTAAATACTTGAGTGAACAAACAAATTGTTCTGTTATTAGACATGAGCAAGCAGAAGCCGATGATATCATAGCCCGGTGGATCGCACTACATCCTGAAGATCAACACACAATTGTGTCAAGCGACACAGATTTTGTTCAGCTTTTGGCAAACAATGTACAACAGTACAATGGCATTTCGGATGAGCTATTGACCATTGATGGTATATTTGATGCCAAGGGCAAGCCGGTGATTGATAAGAAAACCAAAGCACCCAAGACGATTCCTGATCCTTCTTGGCTGTTGTTTGAAAAAATCATGCGTGGCGACACCAGTGACAATGTGTTTTCGGCTTTTCCGGGTGTGCGTGAAAAAGGTACCAAGAACAAAGTGGGTCTAAGAGAAGCATTTGCTGACAAAGATAAAAAAGGCTATTCTTGGAATAATATGATGCTTCAGCGTTGGGTTGACCACAATGGTGACGAACATAGGGTATTAGACGATTATGAACGCAATCAAATTCTCATTGACTTGACTGCGCAACCCGAACACATCAAAGAAAAAGTCGATGTTGCCATCAAAGAACAAGTTAGTCACAAAGACACCGGACAGGTTGGTGTGAGATTTATGAAATTCTGCGGTCGTTACGAACTTAACCGTGCCAGTGAGTCAGCTGAACAATACAGTCAATGGCTCAATCAAACTTATAAAGGAGTATTAAATGATTATAGCGAAACCAGTGATACCTAATCAGTATTGGATACTCAAAAAAGACAACCAAAAAGTTGGAAATATTGAAGCAGTGGATGATGGGTTTTCTGTTAAAATCAACAACAACATCACAAGATTTAAAACCATTAACATGGTTGAGCAACGGGTGGGAGTCAATTTTGAAACATTGAACCGCTGTCCATTAAATGAAAATCCAAATCAAGTGCATGATTATCCCACTAATGGAAAACCTCATAATTCGTTGTTTGATGTACAACATCAATTGCCATTATGGACCAAAGATGGAAAATCCAAGTCTTGGTATGCGGCAGGATGGTACCGTGTGCGAATAGAACGCCATTGGAAAACTGTGCAATGCCCAAAGCTGATTACTCTTAAAAGATACGAGTACAAAGGTCCTTTCTACACACAAGACGAAGCGGCCAGATCATGAGTTTACACATCAATAGATTCATTGACAAACTCAAGGCCTCGGACAGTCGCGGCCAAAGAGACTTCATCATGACCATGTCAGAAGCCAAAGACCTTCATGCTGACATCACCAAGTTGCTGTTGGGACTTCATGTGCTACATGAACAAACACAGGCAAAAGCCGCATCAATGGCTCAAACAGACGACATCGAAGTTGAAATACAAGGATCTTCATTTTAAAACTACCCACATTAAGCATAAATAAAATGTAGGGAGTTTTCAATGAGTAGACCAAAACCCAAAGTCCTATTAGACTTAACTAATAAGACCAGTTATAAAACCGAACAAGTTCTGGCAGCCGAAGGCATTTGGGCAGTATTCTTTGACGGCCAGCCAATCAACCTTAAAACCAGTAACCTGTTGGTGCAGTATCCTGGACCAAAGTATAAAAAGGTAAGTTTTTCAAACCAAGGTCACGCCATTAATTTGGCCAAAAAATTAAACACACAATTTCGGTCAGATAAATTTTCAGTGGTGTTGTTGACATCTGGTCAACAAATCTTTCCCAATGAAAACAGTAAAGCGTGATCTCACTGAGCACATCTTAAATTTGTTGCCCGAGGGTAACCAAATTACAATAGACCAAGCACTTAAAACATGGTATCAAAATATTAGACCCAATGGCGGTCTGCGATTAACCAGTGCTGGTTATCAGGTCCTGCAGTTATTGAATATCGAATCTTGGACGATAGAATTTGATAATATTAAAAAACATATTTCTCAACGAGAATTGCTGAGCTTAGACCATAAAATCAAATACCCTTATTACATTGATTTTAAAGGCAAACGTCTTATTCTATTTTCCAGTAAAGAAGCAATGTTGGCTACACTCTACGGGGACCTAAAAAAATTCCTTGAAAATTACAGTTGACCAGAAATTCAACTTCGGTTATACTGTAAGTACAGTAAAAGAAAGGGAATATATGTCAAAATATACATTTATTGTTAACCCTAAAGTTAAAGAGATATTGGAATTATCCGATAAACTCCGTGAATGTTTAGAGTATCCCAACAGCGAAAACTCAAGGGATGAGCGACACTACTCAGAGCATTTTGAAGCTGAGATTATCAAGGTTATCAAGAGAAAATAACCAATAATATTATCGATAATCCCGATAATATTATCGATAATCCAGCTTAATCCAGCTTATATTCCAGCTTGTTGTTAAAAAACAACACAGATTTTGGTTGACCAGAATTGCAAGATCGGTTATAATACTAGTATGGAAATTAAAAAAGCAACCCGCAAAAAACGTGCAGATCGCACTCACATCATTTACCGCATTGAGAGCGGTGCAGACTTCTACATTGGTGTCACAGCCAAAACAGAAAGCACTGTTTTGAAGAGTGTAAAAACACGCATCAACAAGCACATCTATCGCTCACGTAGCGAAGACAAAAGCTGGGCCTTGTACGAAGCAATTCGTGCTCGCGGCACTGGTGCTTTCCAGTTCCGTATCGTTGCAGTTGTGCGTGGCAAAACAGAAGCTCACACCGCAGAACGTGCTCTGATCCGTGAACTCAAGCCCAACTTGAACACCGATGTACGTGGTGTTGTTTAAACGCAACACTACATTTTGGTTGACCAGAATTCGCCAATTTCGTATAATACGAGTATAGTAAACAAAAAGGAGTCAAATATGTCATACGTAATCGTTGCAAAAGGTACCGGTTTAATTGTCACAGACGGTCCCAACAAAACCCGTGCCTACAAAACATTTGGTGCCGCTAAAGCAACTCGTACCCGTCTCTGCACCAAAGCAGGGTGGACAGAAGACCAACTCAACATTGTGGATCGCATCACTTACACCGCTCCCCAGAGACGGATGACTGTACTCAACTTGATGACAGGCAAGCCTGTTGAGATTGATGCTGACACACCTTGGGCTTGCCGTGTAGACAGCGAAACATACTGGAGCAATTAATATGACAAATATCGCACCACGTTCTTTTACATTTGATGTCGTAGTAAGAGAAACTGCCGATGGTCGTGTCACCCGGTCCTCCACAGGCGGACCATGGCTACGATTGGCCAGAAAAATGGCCAAAGCTGGCACAGCCCGACTTGCAGTACAAGGCGGCGGCGTTATGGGGTACGGACGCTCATATGATGTTGGTTATTCTAAGTTGATTTATACAGTAACGGAGATTGTATAATGAAAGTCATTTACAACGGTTTGCTGGCAGGTTGGTACATTGTGCGTGGCGCACATCAAACACCCATTTCGGGCAGATTTGACAGTAAAGAATTGGCACTGGCCCATTTGCGTAGACGCAATCCTTTTCACACAGGAATTTAAAATGGAAGTCTATATTGAAGGTCGTACAAAGGCCTGTAAATTTGTAGAGTCATTGATTCCCTCCATGCTGGAACAATTGAAGCTGACCAAAAGCCGAAAACTCTTGCACATCATTCTTGACCCCGATATCGACGAGCTTGGCAGTACCATTCCATTGGATGGCATAGACACTTACTTGGTGGTTCTCAAGCCCACCCGAGACTTGTTTGCCTTGGGTGCTACCTTGGCGCACGAGCTCACCCATGTGTCACAATTTGCCAAAGGCACTCTACAGGTCACACCCAAAGGAAAGAAATGGCGTGGCAAGTTCTACGGCCGCAACGTCCCGTATCTAAATCAACCTTGGGAAATACAAGCATTTTCCAAGCAAGAAATTGTAATGCGCAGGGCCATAGAGCTTTGATGTTGTGCAAAACCAGCCCCAAATCAGTGGCTAAAAGTAGTACTTGAGTTTGCAGTTTTAACCCCTAAAACTAGTACTAAAGTACACATTTTTCTCTGTCAGGGTGTTTAATTTCCCTAGATGTTGTGCAAACGCATCTTAGCACACAAAAACAGCGTAAAACCGCGGTTGACCAGAAATACCCATTTTGCTATAATACGAGTATAGTAAGAAAAAGGAGCTAAAAATGATTCATCAAAACATACAAAAACTCATCAATGATTACCAGGAAATTCTGGACCGAGATCCCATGGATCAGAAGGAAGACACTCAAAGCATTCTCACTCGCTTTGCCCAAGTATTGGCCACAGAGCTAGGCGAAATCGTAGTAGCAAGTCCTTACATGGAAGGCGTTCACATGTACTTTGACGAGAAGATTGCTCGCTATGAAATTAAGCAAGCAGTAGGGTTGTAAAAAAACAACGGTATTTTGGTTGACCAGAAATACCCATTTTGCTATAATAGAAGTATAGTAAGAAACAAGGAGCACTAAATGACTACAGACTTCAAAAGTTGGGACGAGTTAAGCGATTTGGAACAAGCCCAAGCCACTTTTTGGGACATGTATAAGGACGCCTACGGTGTTCGTCCCCGTGGTGTTGATACCTCTGCTTGGACTCTTGATGATTTTACATCTGAGTTTGTGATCCTTGGTCAAGCCATTGACCGTGAAGAGACAGCTCGCAAGGCGTCAGAAGCTCAGGCTGTCACAGCCTTTGAGCGCCGTATTGCTGAATTGATCAGCACAGGCGCCCGGGACTATGAAATGGCTCTGCGCTGGATTCACGAAGCCGAAGAGACTCGTGGCGACGATGACTATCTTGCCTGGACTCTGGGCTTGCCCTATCAATACTTCCGCAAAGCGGCTTAAGGAGCAACAATGAAACACACTATTCTACTAGAAAATGGTACATATCTGCAGGTCAATGACCTGGGCTGGACTGAGCGTAAGACGCCCCGGCAGTACAAAAACCTGGCAGAAGCCCAACATCATTTACAATGGGGCATTGCCATGTGCCACACCAATGTCAAACTCAGAACAGACTACATTGCGGCCTATCATCGAGACAAAACTAGATTTGAAAAGGCTGTTGCCAAAGAACAGTCTCTAATCAAAAAGCTAGAGACACAACCTTATAACAAGGTAGCAGATCAGATTAAGAAAGCACTATTCAACATTGATCAACTCACTGTTAAGTTTTATCCCAAAAGCCGTCTTGAGGACTTCAAGCGTGACACCAAGTTTTTGGCGAGTGCCAAAAGAGTACTGGCCAACAACCCCAGAGTTGTTGCTTTAGGTTGACCAAAAAGGTCCAATTTAGTATAATACAAGCATAGTAAGAAAAAGGAGAACACAATGATTGCAGAACTAAATCGATTAAAAGCATTAAAAGAAAGCCCCAGCCGTGGCGTCAGGGATGAGATTGAGATTTCTCAACTGGAAACTATGCTGGGCCAGAGTGCCTATTATGATCAACGACATGGCGGTCCTTACGATCGCGGTCAGGCAGACAGCTACTACGGTCGCGACTATATGCCGCATTACTTTGTGAGAGACACTCACCGTAGTCCTAGAATTGACATGGCGCAGATGACTGAGCATGAGATTGTGGCCTATACCGCAGGCTATCGCGACAACGAAGCCAATGGCGATAAGAAGGAGTGGTAAGATGAGTAAGATGAGCGATTTATCAATTGAAATTGACAGCATGCTAGAAGCAGGTTACTTGCCTGTGACCATTGCTAGAAATCTAGAAATCCCAGTGACCTGGGTCTACGAAACCGCCGACGTAGATACCGATGCGGACGAGGACATCACCGATGAACTCAGCCCATTTGAAACCATCAACAGTTAAGGAACTGCCATGACCATGCCTGCTGGAAAGTATTACATTGGTGACTTGTGCTATGTCATGCATGACGAATGGGACGAGTGTTGTAGCCTTTTCTTTCCCACTAACCAAAGTGGCCGTGGCGTAGAAGGTGAGTTCCAACTACGTGACGGGCGACAATTTGCCAGCTTTGGTACTGCCTACGGCGATGGCGAATACTACGACAACATGGGCGACAGTCATTGCGTGGACTCGGGGTCAATTGGTTGTATCCGTGTGGCGGACATTCGCGATGAAACCTACGGCAACATTGAATCTTTGGGTTCCGTTGTGGAATTTAAAGAACCCTTTGAAGTTGAAAAAGTAGGCAGAGGCCTGCTGAAATTTGGACACGTGGAAATTGATACAGATCCTGTCTATGACGAAACCTATTAACAAGTTAGTTGACAATGGCCGGGTGGCGGTGTTATACTCGCCGGGCTTTGGCGCAGGTTGGTCAACTTGGAATCAAGGAGTGCCAGATCTCATGTTTGATCCTGCTATTGTAAAATTTGTAGAGGATGACCAATGGGCAGAGTTAAACACCTATGTCACACTCAAGTACCCGGGTATCTACACAGGCGGCATGAGAGACTTGGCTGTAGCCTGGCTACCTGTGGGTACTGAGTTTCGAATCGGCGAACACGACGGTGCAGAAAACATTGAGGTAAAAGACAACCAACTTTGGTTTGTTGCCTAATTGCATTGACTTGTAATTGGATTTGCTGTAAAATTTGACTTTAAACAAAGGGTATTAACTATGATCACTCTCAAAGAATGGATGGAAACCGTTGACTATCGTATCACAGAAGGCAGTGAATACACTTGGAATTGTTTTGGCAACAATTCCTACAGTCTAGATTCATGGAATGGTGAACAAGATGGTCACGCATTCCATATTATTTTTGATACTCGCACACAGGAAGTTTATCAAGTTGATGCTCACGACTACAAGAACCGTCGTAGTTATCGAATGACCAATCCCGACTATCTTGACGCCTACAACAAGTCAGTTAAACATCATAGCATCAATGATGTTGCCTATGATGATGTTAAATTTATTGACTTGGAAGTTGAGGAAGATTGGCTTGAAAAAGCTCGTTGTATCTTCCTTGGCAACGATTACGACACGCGAGTACAATTGCCCATAGATTTTTCAGATGAGGAACTGTTGACTCACATGAAGGCCGCACATGACATGGATATTACATTTAATCAATACGTTGTGCAGGCCCTGACAGCGGCCATAGACAATCATCGTACAACGCAGGAGTCAAAATGAATATTGTAAAACCACACCCAAATGTTTATATACGCACCACAGTGAACATTGACTTGAGTGCCGAACAATGGGGACTGCACACAAGTTCGTTTTCTCGAACAATGGTTGAGAAGGTTGCTACATTCCTTAACAAAAAAGTCACACATACCTTTAACATTGGGTGTGATAGAAAAACTGTGGAAGAACACTTTAATTGTCTAGCAGATCATTTTAAATTATACGGTGCCACTAACAAGAATACTCAAGCTATTCTTAAAGGCTTGCTGGATGAACTGTTTAGTAGCCGTGCTATTAACAAAAAATGACCGATGACCAGCAATTGTTTTGGGACATTATTTCCTGCAATTATTCTCGCATCAGCCATGTCTGGGGGCGAGAAATGCAGGACTTGGTCATGAGAAACAAGATGAAAAAGTTTCACCGTATGGCTGACAACTGTGTTTCTGCTGTGTTGTTGTGGCCCGCTGATGCCAGAGCTCGGGCAGTAAAAACTTGGTTGAGCAGTTATCGGTTACCATTTGATCCCAGGCGAATGGACTCATTTGATGATTTTCATAAAACAACTGCTTCGTACATTTTTAACAATGCTAAACATATCCACAGCTACGATGAGAATTTGACTACATAAAAGATCACGGGCCGTTAGCTCATTAGGTTAGAGCAGTGGACTCATAATCCATTGGTGGAGTGTTCGAATCACTCACGGCCCACCAAATATATTGAAAGACTAAAATGAAAACAACAGATAAAAAAATCAAAGTTGAATTTGCACCAGGTGCGTTTGATGATTTCGAAGGCACACAAGAAGAGCTGGATCAACTGCAAGAAGAACTGTTGACATTGTTTTCTGAGTTGACTCCTGAAGAATTGTCGTTGAGAAGTATGCCAGTTGATCTTGATGCGTTGAGTGCCGAAGATCCTGATGTTGCTGAAAAGATTGCAAACTTTTTAGGCGATGATGCTACACGAGTACTGCAATAATGGCCAAGATTGCTAAAAGTCCTGACCGACATACCTTTCAAAAAGAAGGTTATATTAAACGCATGAAAGAACAGGGCAAAGAGCCAAATCCCGACTACGTTGAAATGTATAAAACTTGGCGTGTGCAGGATGAGGCTAACGTAGTAGATCCTGCTTGGCAAAAAGACAACATGGAGTACGACTTGCGTGTTGCAACTTGGATCTGCGACAAAGCCAAGGCCAGCGAGGCATACGCTCAAAACTTGTATGCGGCCATGTGCAACAGAGACTTCATGAAAAACGACGTTATGCCAATACTCAAAGATCAGCGTTGGAGTGCCAGTTGGCGTCATGCAGGAGGCATTGTTGCTGACATGCGGGAAGAAGGTGACTATATTGATTGGTACTGCTCGGGCATTGGCGGTACGATGGCTGGCGGCAATGAGTCTGATCCTGCAATAGAAGAGGCCATACTGGCTAGAAAAAATTACGTGCCAGAGGGCACCATCACTGACGAGATACGAGAAGATTTATTCCGACTGGGTTGGATTGTGTTGGAAGAAGACGACAACGACCAGTGACGCAGGTAACACTTTTACATATCAATGTTGACAAGGTATTTCAAATAGTTGGCACCTTGAAATCACAGGGCTATCAACTTGGCATTGATTTTGATTTTGCTTACTATCAAAGCCGATGGGACGAAATGATCGGGGAAATCCCTAGATCAACAATCTTTACTTTTTATTCTGACAGCGTGGCGCTATGGTTTAGTTTAAAGTACCGTTGATTGACGTGTAAATACTTTGAATGACACACTCGATTGCACTAGTACAAGCCAATGATATAATAGGTAACAATGTTAGGTTACCATTGGCCATCGGTGTACTTTGGCAGCAGGCAATGACTAGTACACTTAATTCTAACAAGTGGGAATTAGAAAAAATAGTTCACGCTAAATTACCCGTAAACGAAACAGCACAACAATTGTCGCACTGCGATGTTGTTGCATTTAGTTGCTATGTGTGGAACTTTGAATACCACATGCAACTGGCACAAGCTATTAAAAAAATAAACCCAACTTGCTTTGTAGTAGTTGGTGGTCCTCAAATACACACAGGGTTTGTGGACTTTTGGCCAGCATGGGGACACTGCATAGACTTTGCATTACTGGGCGAAGGTGACAACAGTTTTTGCCAATTGTTGGAACAGTGGCCCGCCCAACAAAGCAGTGCCATTCCGGGTGCCTGGACCAAAGACTGGTGTCAAGGCGAAGCACCAAGAACTGAAAACCTAACTACATTACCCAGTCCGTACTTGAACGGATTCTACGATTCAATCATCCAAGAAGAAACAGCCAAGGGCCATTATATTGAAGCTGTGCTCCAGACCAATCGAGGATGCCCATACCATTGTACTTTTTGTGAAGAAGGCAAAGAGTACAAAAATAAAATGTTCTTCTACGACGAAAAACAAATACGCCAAGAAATAGAATGGTTTGGTATCAACAAAATTGAAATGGTGGACATTGCCGATGACAATTGGGGAATTGCTGACAGAGATGTTGACCTCATGCAGTATATCTGTGAAACAAAACTCAAATACGGATACCCCAACGTGCTCGATGCCACGTATGCCAAGAATGCTCCTGATCGATTATGGGCAATTGCCAAGATAGATCATCGATTCGGAACCAAGTTGATCAGAGGTATAACATTTGCATATCAAAGCAACAACACAGAAACACTGTCTGCAATTAAAAGATTCAATCTTGTGCCAGACAAGCAGTACCAACTGATCAAAAAGCTAAAAAGTATCGGAACTCCTACCTACGTAGAAATGATCTGGCCACTGCCGTATGAAACATATCAAACATTTTGTCAGGGCATTGACGACACAATCGACCTAGGACTTGATACTTGGTTACAAGTGTACACCTTGGGTATGAGTCCTTCCACTGATTTATATGATGATTTCGTCAACAGCTACGACTTGGCTGCTAGTAAAAGTAATCAAAGTTTTATACCTGCGTTTGCAACCCCTGTCAGTAATAAGTGGGTGACCAACGAAACAATGATACAAGGGCAGGTATTTTATACGTGGCTAGCGGTGCTGTATTATTTTGGGTTTGCAAGGCCTGTACTTGAATGGTTTAAATTATCAAAGGGACAAACAATCACTCAAACTGTTGATAAATTCATTGAGTTTGCCGGCTCAGACACAACGTTGTGTGCATACAAAGAAAAAATCAACAACTACTGGCAACAAAGTATTTTAAAACAACCATTGCCTGACATTGGTATGTTTAAAAATTCCACAGACTTTTGGCAACCATACACGCATCTGGCCAGCTGGTTACAACACGATCATGACAATTTTATAGTCAGCGTCGGCGAATTTTTAGAATCACAACAGTTAGATACATCGGACATATCAAGGTTGACAGAGAAACTCAAACACTGTATAGTTAAGTTTTCCCACAGTGATGCTGACAAGTTTTTTAATTTTTGCCAGCAATACTATTTCTACAAACGAAAATCTGGTGCATCTTATGTGTCGCCATAATGTTGTTTTTTGACAACATACTGGTTGACAAGGTATAAATAAACACATATAATAGAGACTATAATGAACTCCGCTCATTTAAACGCACTGTCAGGACAGCAGAAAACTACAAGTTATTTGTGGTCACCTGTCTGCCCACGTACAATTGATAATGAGATACCGGGTTCTGAGTAGAATCAAATTTAACACATTTTTTACTCAGAACCCCGGGAATTAAAACTTCCGGGGTTTTGTTTTTTAGGACAACATGAAAACAGAAAACGATTTATATAAAAGAATTGAAGAGAAGAACAACATCTTGTGCAAAGATCTGTACAAACAGCTCATTGACGGTAAAATGCAACGAGCTTCTATTCAGCATCGAGCACATCAGAAATTAAAAGATACTACAAAATCTTCTCAGAAATCAATGTAGTATCAAAGTGTTGACAGGAAACGAGGTCCTGTGCTACACTCAAAACAAGCACAAACGGGCGGTAACGAGGATGGCTTATCTTTTTGTAGATAAAAAAATTCGTTATATTGAAGCATTCTTGTCCATGGAGTTGGGAACGGGAAGATAAACCGTGAGAGTGTTTCAATATGCACATTCCTCAGAGTGTGTTATTGAATTTATCGCTGTCGTTCAACGAACAGGACACCATGCTACGAACGTGGGAATGGAGGTTTGATTCCTTCCAGCGATACCAGGTTGACCAATAATTGGTTTGGTAGTATAATTTGTTTTTTAAGGAGAAGTGTATGAAGCACAAGATGATCGTGCCACAACGTAACCCCTTCGTTGTGTTGGCACTAAAACGCAAAGCGGGTAGTCATCGCAAGAGCAACAAAGCTCTGCGTCGATGCGAAAAATCTAGGGATCGTGGTGAAGCGGTATCACAGCAGACTTTTAATCTGCCAATCCCGAGTTCGAATCTCGGCGGTCCCACCATATAAAAACACATTGGTGTTGGTTTAACAAATAAGTAAACCTAGTTATAGTGTGTTTCTATATGGTAGAGTTGGAACGGTCCCATAATGGTATTGGAGCGGATTGCTAATCCGTCGAGTGGTGAAAGCCGCTTTCTGGGTTCAAGTCCCAGTCGTTCCGCCAACATTTTGCCCTTATAGCTCAGTTGGTAGAGCACCTGATTTGTAATCAGGTTGTCCCGTGTTCGATTCATGGTGGGGGCACCAAACATATTCTCTTATAGCTCAGTCGGTAGAGCAAGTGACTGTTAATCACTAGGTCCGTGGTTCGAGCCCACGTAAGGGAGCCAATTTCTTAACCTCGGTAGTTTAACGGTAAAACAGCGGATTTATATCCCGTGCGCAACAGATAATTGGCCAATGTGGGTTCAACTCCCGCCCGAGGTACCATCAAGTTTGTATCCATAGTGTAATGGCAGCATCGCGGTCTCCAAAACCGTCAGTCTAGGTTCGAGTCCTAGTGGGTACGCCAAATAAAGGAGCATAGTATGCCAGCAGTATTTTTAGTCAGTGATACACACTTCGGACACGCTGGTGTGTGTCGCTTCATGCACCCCGATGATCCTGAAGTAAAATTACGGCCGTGGACTGATCCCGATGAGATGGATGAGGAAATGGTGCGACGATGGAACGACCGTGTGCGACCCAACGACAAGGTCTACCATTTGGGCGATGTTGTCATCAACCGTAAGGCCATGAAAACCTTGCATCGCTTGAATGGTGACAAGGTGTTGATACGCGGCAACCATGACATCTTCCGTGACGAGGAGTACAGAGAACACTTTCGTGAGTTGCGAGCATACCATGTCATGAACGGAATGATCTTGAGTCATATTCCTGTGCACGAAGCCAGCTTGGGCAGGTTTGGTACAAACATTCACGGACACTTGCACGCCAGTCGTGTAAAGAAAGTGCGTGGCTACGATGTCGAAACAGGTACCATGTTGTACAGCAACGAGATTGATCCACGCTACCATTGTGTCTGCGTAGAACAAACCGACTACACGCCCATCTTGTTTGAAGATGTGATCAAACGCATTGAAGCAGAAGGCGGTAGTGTGGGATTTAAAAACGGCAACGGACCAACTATGTAATACATCGCGGGGTGGAGAAGTGGTAACTCATCGGGCTCATAACCCGAAGATCGACGGTTCGAATCCGTCCCCCGCAACCAATTACTGAGTAATTTGCCCTGTTACAGCATCCACATGCACAGGTTGGCGATCAGCAAATGTAAAATCATAAAAAGGATTGCCTCGATAATCAACAGTTTGGCGTAATCTACAGAACAACCAAACATTTGTGATACCTGCTTTGGTCATAGCCTGTTGTGCTTGAGCACAACTCAGTGTAGGTGGATATACAAATGCCTGACACTCAGCCACACGAGAGTCATCAAAAGTGGGACCAGTGGCATTGCCCGTAATGTCAACAGTTATAGCATAAGGCTTGGTATCTTCGGATCCTTGCCAGCAGGTATACATAGTGCCATTATGGTCAGCCTCAGCAAGATAAAATTTAGATCCGTTTTGATGTAGATCCATAAGGCTTTTGGCTCCCCAGATCTGTTGATCAAAACTCAAGGGAGACAACAACCTTAGTCGTCGTAAATACTGTTTTATACGTGTTATTATTGACATAATTACATTTCCTTTTGTTGATAATACTTATTTAATTAATGTTAAACATCAATGCCTGGTTAGTTCAGCGGTAGAACTCCGTCTTTACACGGCGGCTGTCGGCGGTTCGATCCCGTCACCAGGTACCAATTTGACATTTAGCCTAATAGGTTGAATATTTTCAGTACTCAACTGTATAATTGTATATGTTGAAATATGTGTTATTAACTCTAGCAATGATTGCCCCGGCCACAACTGTGGCTGATTGGGAATGGTCAAACAATTTAACTGCCAAAAGTTGGTTGGTTGCAGACGGCAACGGAGTAATACTCCAAAGCAATAACATCAATGAATCTAGAAGCATTGCCAGCATTACCAAGTTGATGACAGCAATGACTGTGATCGACGCTGGGCAGAACCCAAAAGAAATCATAGGGAAGTTTACCAGAGCACAGCATATACAGTTGGCTCTTGTTAGATCCAGCAATGAATCTGCTATTGCATTATGCGACAAATATCCTGGCGGGAAACCCAGTTGTATTAGAGACATGAATCAAAAAGCAATAGCAATGGGCATGCACAACACTAAGTTTGTTGAAGCGTCTGGCCTGAGTCCAATGAACATCAGTACTGCAACTGATTTATTAGAATTAGTTCTTTCGGCTAGTTATTACCCCGAAATTGTCAAAGCAAGTAAAACTCCACAAATAAAAATTCAAATCAGAAAGCAGTGGCTTTTCTTTGACAATACCAATCCAATCATCGGCAAACGCCATAATTTCATTGTGAGTAAAACTGGCATAACAAATGCCGCAGGCGGGTGTATTGTAATGATGCTAGACACCGAAGTCGGAAGGCGTGTTGTTGTTGTGCTCGGAAGCAAGAACGGCCAGACTAGGATACCCGAAGCTGAGTTTATTGCAACTCAGCACTGATTGTGTTGTATTTAAACAACACCTATGTGGTTGACCAGAAATGCTCATTTTGCTATAATAGAAACAAGTTAAGAAATTAACTGATGTTGCAAAAGACCCAGGAAGTTGTAGGGTTTTTGCAAAATGAATTGACCGGTATATGCCATTGTGTTATACTAGAGACTAGTTAGAAATTAACTAGATGTTCTTTAAAAAATTATTTTTCGTATAGTAGTCTCGGACTAGTTCCGGGCACTATATGTAAACGCATCGGGTTACCAACCCAGTAGGCAACTTGGCAAGAGACTAATCTGTGGCCGCACAGACTCTTCCAAGTTACATGAAAGATGGAAACGAAGCCGCAAGGTGGATACTGTACAATCGCGCTGGAACTAGTTGGTCTGTAATGTGTTTGGCAAACAAGTCCGTGGACGGCACGGTAGGGCAGGTTTAAAACTGCGATCGTTGTCAAACATCCCTATGTGTTTTCATATAGTGAATTTTTAATGTTGTTAGTTCTGCCTTCTGTAAGCCCTGGGGGAAACGTCAACCCTGAGTAACTATGTGTATAAACGGTACGTCCGGCCGGCAATTCCGTTGAGCATAGCAAATAGTATAGTTGGCAGAACTAACAATATTAGGTCTTAAAGTGTTCATGGACGCACGACGGCTTGTCACGCCGTAAGAGTGGGGATCGTTACCCCCTAAGACCGCCAAGTTTTGTGGTAAGGAAAGTAAAAGGAGAATGGGCAAGTTGTTGGCTAGTCAACAACCAGATACCTCACCTGCCACATTTTAATTTTTGAGAGCCACATCGCCTGGATACCTCCTCCTCTTAGGAGCACTGGGTCCTGCAACCGTGGCTCTCCCTTATTTGCTCGATTCGTCTATCGGTTAGGACATGCGGTTTTCATCCGCATAAGAGCGGTTCGACTCCGCTATCGAGTACCATACATGGAGATGCCGCCGCAATGGTGTGGCAGGGGACTGTAAATCCTCCGACTTCGGTCACGATAGGTTCGATCCCTATCATCTCCACCAGAACGTTCCGAGTGTCTTCGGATACTGTGACCCGCAGGATGAGAAGTAGTGTGACAACTACGGGTGGTAGTCTTCGAACCTAAAGGCCGCTGGCAATGCGAGAACTGTCCCTGTCGGGAAGCGGGTGGAAGGTACGTGTGAGGGGTATGATAGCGTCATATCTTTCTGTACTATAATTACCGCCGGGGGATGCAGAGCATATTGAAGCACATTGTGTGTCGGCTTGCTGATAAACTTTAAGTAGAGATAGTGTGTTTCAATATGCTTTTTATGCACAGGTGGCAGAGTGGTCCAATGCAACGGATTGCAAATCCGTAAAACCGTGAGTTCAAATCTCACCCTGTGTTCCAATAAGGTTGCCTCCATAGCTCAGTTGGTAGAGCACTGTGTTGATAACGCAGTGGTCCCTGGTTCGAGTCCAGGTGGCGGCACCATGTAAGATATAAATTGCGGGGTTCGTATAGTGGTAATACCTCAGCCTTCCAAGCTGATGCGGAGAGTTCGATTCTCTTACCCCGCTCCATACACCCGGTTACACTTTGACGTCTAAAGTGGGTGGGGCAGTCACCATAGAAAGTGCTGGGTTTGTAGTGCAACGACCATCCGTACTCTGTCGTGGAGTGGCGGGAACGCATTAGGGGGAGAACACAACTTAAACCCAAAGCGAAAAATGTGTGGACAGAGTAACAGCTCGGTCCGGGGCCTATGTGGTGTAGGTAGCCGGACACTTATAAAATGCGGGATTAGCTCAGTTGGTAGAGCGATACCTTGCCAAGGTATAGGTCGAGAGTTCGAGCCTCTTATCCCGCTCCATCAAATTCTAAATACTCAAATTCCAATGTTGGTTGTTGTACTGCAATCAGTAGATCGTCAGTGTTGACGACTCGCCCCACAACCGGGTGTCCGGTGAATTGTTTTATTTTTTCAATTCCGTGTGTGGCAACAAACTCTGGTGCATGAGTATTGAACCAGTTGATGTAACTGTTCCAATCAAAATAATTGTCAGTGCCTGTGTTAGTATTGATTACTAGATTAATGCCGGGCTTGACTTGATCATGGAAGCGGCAAGTTTGCATGACGTTGGTGTCGTCTTGTTGTTCATACAGATACAACGGATGATGCCCTACATGCGGATTTTGCAAACGTATATCACCAAATTCAAGATTGATCTTGGCAGGGTATTCCAGTGGATCTATTGCAAACATTGTATCGTTGAACCATTCAATCTGCAACCAACTATTACGAAGGCTTCCGCTTTCAAGTGCGTGTAGTGCAAAATGTAGTTCGTGTAATATGTCATCATGTTCTGCAGGTATGTTTTCAAATCCATTGGCAAGATAAGCTTCAATGTCCTTGTGTAATTTTGTGGTCACTGCAACATTGTAAGAGTCACGTTGCCAATCCCAACCCAATTCTTGTTTGGCACGATGCACAAGTTTTTCAAAATATTGTATGGTGTATTTTTGAGGATCACGAAAAATAGCGTGTGGGTCAACGGTCCATTGTTGTTTAATCAAAGATAGATATTTCTTTGCCAAATTTGTATCGTTTAACTTGCAATACAAGGGCGGAATGTTATAAAATTTTACAACAAAATCATGAGTCATTGATTATTTACAAGTTATTTTTGAACCGTTAGTTTTCTGGCCATAGTATAATGGATAATACAGCGGCCTTCTAAGCCGTCAATCTAGGTTCGATTCCTAGTGGCCGGACCAATTAACCCGTGGGGGTGTAGCTCAGTTGGGAGAGCGTTTGCTTTGCAAGCAAAATGTCGCAGGTTCGATCCCTGTCACCTCCACCATTTAATAATATTGTCACATTTAAAATGATATATACAGGTATACAACCATGCTACATTTAATCAAAAGCGTCACTGACTCCTTAATGGACTTTCTCAGTCAAGATCCTGTGCGTCCGCACATTCCCAGATCTGTTAGAGTTGGCAATAATCGAGACATTTTTGTGGCTCGCAAAGACGATCAAAGCGTCAAAGCAATAACCTGTGTTAGTTATCAAAACATAATCCCCACTTCCGAAGGTGAATTGTTTGAACTCACCGAGTCTCCAGATGTTGTGGTATTTTACACTATCTGGAGTTACGAGCCAGGTGCAGGTCGCGAGTTAATTTTTGAAGCCCGGGATTGGATTCAAAAAAATCGACCCGAAATTAAAAGATTTGTTACTCTAAGCCCTCCCACAGAAATGGCTCGTCGGTTTCACATCAAGAATGGTGCATTAGTACATCGCATCAATCCCGAAACTGTTAACTACGAGTATCAGTGATCCTATATTGGGGTTTCGCCAAGTTGGTCTAAGGCACCGGATTTTGATTCCGGCATCCCTAGGTTCGAATCCTAGAACCCCAGCCAGGTAATGTAGCATAATGGTAGTGCACCTCCTTCATACGGAGCAAAGTGCTAGTTCGACTCTAGTCATTACCACCAAAATTCGGAGTGTAGCACAGCCCGGTAGTGCGCCTGCTTTGGGAGCAGGAGGTCCAAGGTTCGAATCCTTGTATTCCGACCATTTTTACGGAGTTGTTAGTGTAACGGTTAACACCACGGATTGTGATTCCGTTAATACGGGTTCGATTCCCGTACGACTCCCCAAAGCTCAAGATAAATAATTTATATGTTTGATAATACTAAACCCAATATTGTAATCTTAACCGACCATACCGACCCTTTACTGATGCTCAAGCTGTTTGGTGCCAGTAAAGTTGCCGCAGAATTGCGCATGGCCGGTTTTCAAGTGGCAGTGATTAATCACCTACATCTATTTACAGTAGAAGAAATTAAAAACATACTAGTACAACTAGTCAGTGATCAAACTGTGTTTGTTGGCACTAGTCCGTTTTTCTATAAAAATATCGAGAATGTGTTGACTGATCATGAATTTGATCACGAGCAAGGCGGTAAAAAATATGGAACCAAAGAATTAGGCAGTTTTTTGCCACACGGAATCAAGTACAATCAAGAAATCAAGCACTTGATCAAAGGAATTAACCCCAACTGTAAGTTTGTCATTGGCGGCCCCGACGCACAAGATCGACAGTACAACAAAGACTACGATTATGTCATTGTTGGCTACGGAGACAACAGTGGTCCCAATTTGGCCAGACATTTGGCCTACGGCGAACCTTTGGAAAAATCGCATCGTAGTTTGTACGGACCAGTCATTGTCGACGATAGATTGGCATCTAATTATAACTTTAATTCGTCGCTGATGAGCTACGAAGATCATGATGCTCTGCTGCCTGGAGAGACCATGCTGACCGAAATTGCACGTGGTTGTATTTTCCGCTGTGGCTTTTGCAGTTACCCTCTGAATGGTAAGAAGAAATTAGATCATATTAAATTAGATGACATTCTCTATCAAGAATTCATGGACAACTACGAAAAGTACGGTATAACAAGATACATGTTCAGTGATGATACCTACAACGACAGTGTAGATAAAATTAAGATGATGCATGCAGTCAGTAAACGTTTGCCATTTCAACTTGAATACTGGGCTTGCTTGCGTTTAGATTTACTAGGAGCACACCCCGAAACAATCGATTTGCTGTATGAAAGCGGTCTTCGTGCCATGATGTTTGGCATCGAAACACTGCATGAAAAAGCCAGTAAGATTATTGGCAAGGGCGGCAGTCGAGCCAAGCAAATTGCCACCATCAATTACATCAAAGAAAAGTACGGCAACAATGTAATGATGCACGGGTCCTTTATATTTGGACTTCCTGAAGAGCCAATAGAGTCTATGTTGGACACAGCTGATCGATTGGTGTCAGGAGAAATCAAACTTGACTCCTGGGCCATTCATGCATTTAGATTACAACACAAAGGTATGAGTTATACCAGCGAGTTTGATTTGAATCCTGAAAAGTATGGATACGAACCATACGATAATACATTAGGCGGCAATCGCCTAATTTGGAAAAACAAGTTTACCAACTTTTACGAGTGCGAGAAACTGGCACAAGAAACACTCAAGCGCGGCGCCATTAAACTAAAACTTAACAAAATTGCCGGTGTAACCAGTATGTTTATTGCAGGGCTGGGTTTTGATTTACAGTACTCGGCTAATAAAAACGTTGTAGACTTTGACTGGCATCAAATTGATTTGGCCAAACAACGACGCAGTGCAGAATACAAAGAATTGTTGTACAAACAACTCAACATTCAACCATAATCGTTGACTGCTGACTCAACATCTGTTATAATACAATAATTAAGCCCAGGTGATGGAATTGGTATACGTGTTGGTCTTAGAAGCCAAATTTTGCGAGTTCGAGTCTCGCCCTGGGCACCAATAAATGTGCGACTGTGGTGAAATAGGTAGACACAAAAGACTTAAAATCTTTCGCTGTAATGGCATGCCGGTTCGATTCCGGCCAGTCGCACCAATATGCTCCTGTAGTATAATGGTAATACACGCCCTTGGTAAGGGCGAGCCACAAGTTCAATTCTTGTCTGGAGCACCATATTATGAAACTGTTCGAAGCAACAATAAAAATTAACGGTCGAGAATTCAAAGATCGTGTGGGCGCAAATAATGCCGAAGAAGCACGATTGCTTTTACAACAACGTCATGGGCCTAGGGCAGTGCCTTATTTGCCCAAAATGATACCAAGTTAACAGGAAGCGTGGTCGAGTCTGGTTTATGGCAACAGTCTTGAAAACTGTCGACTCGCAAGGGTCCGTGAGTTCGAATCTCACCGCTTCCACCAATATGGAGTATTACTATGTCAAACGAAAACGATAAATTCAACCATAGCAAGCGTTTGCTCAAAGATGACAATGCAGTCAACAAGCAGGTTAAAATTGCTAAATCACATGGGTTGACCAACAAGGACAAGGCAGTAAAAGAGCCACATCGTTTGGCCAAACATCATGCCATGGACTGTGGCCGTCCTGGGTGTATGCTATGTGGTAACCCACGCAAAACGTTTAAAGAACTCACTGCTCAGGAAAAACGACTGTATCAAGATGTTGACAATCCACCATCTAAGCATACAAACGGTACTTTGCCTCCTGAAGAATAATATGCCGCGGTAGCTCATCAGGTAGAGCAGCAGACTGAAAATCTGTGTGTGGCTGGTTCGAGTCCAGCTCGTGGCACCAACAACGGTCCTTAGTTCAATGGATAGAATGCTTGGCTTCGAACCAAGCGGTGTGGGTTCGATTCCTGCAGGACCGGCCAGGCCATATATATGTACATGCATTATGTACAGGAAATTAACCCTTGCCCCAGTGACTGGGCAACACAGTTTAAGTTAACTGATTTCTATCAGCACATAGCCAAAGATTATAATCACGTAATCAGTAGTCACAAAGAAATGACTGTGTTAAAGGCAGCATTGCACCACACAGTGTACGAAACTGGTCGCAGGTTTTGTGACCAATACGGCATACTCGATGCCACTCCGTACTATTACATTTTATCTTTGCTAGATATCAATCCAGAAAAAATTGTTGACCTAGGCTGTGGAGACAATGTTTTTTCCAAAACAATTCCTGGACTTGTTGGCATTGATGCTGATCCAAAAAGCAAGTGCGACATTCATGATTTTTTTGATCAAGATTTTGTCACGGGCCATAAAGAATTCTGTGATGCATTGATCACTATCAACACCATACATTTTTCATCGCTGGATACTATCACCCAAAGACTAAACTGGTGCCAACAGTTATTAAAACCCGGTGGGCGTGCTTTTGTTTCATTTAACATAGAAACTTGGTTAATGCACACAACAACACAACGATGTCAAGAATTATTTGGGCCTTGGCCCAGAGTTGAAGATGTAATTGCTTTTGTTGATCGGGCCGTCACCGATGCTGATTTAAAATTGTTGATCTATGATTTTCCTATATCACGGGTGTCTGCGGTGTCGAGCATACGTGACGACTACAATGGGAACATAAGATTGGTATTCCAAAAATGATCAAACACGTATTTTTATTTTTTATTCCTGGGAGTGCCGGGAATTTTGTTTCAAGGTGTTTGAACTTGGTTGATGAGAATTGCCATTGTTGGGCAACCGAAGAACAAGCAGTTAGGTCACTGCCGATGACTCAAAGACAAGACTTGCTGTGTTATACAGAACAAAAACAATATAAAAAATGGACGGACTTTGAACATCGACTTGAATTACACACTCGTCGATTTTTGCTAACAGACCTGCCAGATAACTCAGTCAGTATTTGGCCAACCCACCCTGACTATGCTGTGCTCGATCGTGGCATTGCCGGCGGTGATGATCAATCATTTGTGTTTTACATCGACCCCAGTGATAACATGGATTGGGTTGTGTTAAATGCGCTGTACAAAGACAGTTTTATCAATCGACGATGGTTAGAAATTGGAGAAAAGATGAGATTAGATTCAGAAATCAATAAAATTAACTTGACTAGCATCATCAATGGTGCTACAATATGTTGTAATGAGATTCAACGTATCTGCGACTTAATTGGCCAACCTTTTTCTGACCAAGCTAGATCAAGGATAATTGACCTTTGGCAACAGTGGCATAACACTACTTTGGCAAAAGATCGATTTGCTGAATTTCAAAAACAAATCGGGTTTAACCTAAGGAGTAATCATGTCCAAACTTAACTTAGAAGAAGTTAAACGTTTCATTCAGGCCCAAGGTCCAGATACTAAAATTTATCTAGGTGCTGACAGCGAGCGTTTTAAACTTGATAAAGTATGGTGGGCAGAATACACTGTGGCCATTGTGGTACACATCAACGGCAAGAATGGTTGTAAGATTTTTGGTGAGATATCCAAGGAACGTGACTATGATCAACGTGCAGACCGACCAAGCATGCGTTTAATGAACGAAGTTTATCGTGTCAGTGAAATGTTTCAACGCTTACAAGAAGCATTGGTTGACCGCAGTGTGGAAGTACATTTGGACATTAACCCCAATGAAATGCATGGATCGAGTTGTGTAATTCAACAGGCCATTGGATATATTCGCGGAACTTGCAATGTGATTCCAATGGTCAAACCCGATGCATTTGCCGCAAGCTACGCCGCAGATCGGTTGCGTAGTTTAAAAGTTGCTTAACTTGGAGAAAAAAATGGCAAGAATTGTCAGTGAAGATGCTGTAAAAGCAGTGGAGAATCGATTCGATTTAGTTTTAATTGCGTCAAGACGAGTTCGAGAACTTCGTAATGGATGGCAAAGGAAAGTAGACAGCGACAACGGTGATTTAGTCACTGCATTGCGTGAAATAGAGCAAGGATTGGTTGGTAGAGATTACTTACTTAAGCCCACTGACATTGATCGGCGCAGGAAAAAAACTTCAGAGAAGTAATTCAATAATAACTATATGATGAGTCAAATATAGGTCAAGTACATTGACCTATTACAATTTTAAAGGAAAACAAATGACAACAACAATCACAATCAAAGATAAAGCAGTAAACACCACATACCAAAATGTTACAGGATTAACAGGTGGTTCTGGAGATGGTGCCGTATTTGACGTTACAAAGACCAACGGGGTTTACTCTGTAGTTCTTGACAGTCTTGCCGCCAGCGCAGGACATGGCTATGTTGCCGGAGACACGATCACTCTTGCTGGTACAGCATTGGGTGGCACAGTTACTAACAACTTAATCGTTACAGTAGCCACAGTTGGCACATCGGGTAAAATTGCTACGTTTGGCGTAGTAGGTACAGGTCGTGTCGGCGACGGCTCGGTTGATGTCACTGTAGATGTCACAGGCACCACAGGTGTTGACACATACACCATGGGTGGTGCTAGTACTGAATATACAATTACTAAGACTGCTGACAATGTAAAGTTAGCCAGCGGATTGGTTAGTAATATGGAATTCAACCTTGCTGATCATGAGCGTGTTGTGTTCACGGACAAAGCTATTGCTTATGATGCCGCAGGTCGTGCAGGCGATGTGTATGCATTGTTGGCAGCCGCACTAGGTGTCGCTGATGTTACCAAAGCCTACACAGGTATTGGCATCGATCTTGCTGATAAAGGCTGGACAAATAAACAATTAGCAACAGCATTGTTGTCTACAGATGTTTACAAAACTGATGCTGGTGGTGTTAGTGATGAGACATTTATCAAGCACGTTTACAAGAATGTGTTTGGCACCGATGCTACACTAGCACAGGTCACAGACTACACAGCATGGATGACCAACAGCAAGTTGTCGCAGGCTGATGTGCTAGTTGCTGCCAGTGAGTTGTCTGCGTTTGAAACCACAATTGGCCTGGTTGGATTGGCAACCACTGGTATTGAGTATACTCCAGTAACAGTGTAACCTTGCCGGTACATTTAATCAATCCACTGCCGATATATCAAGAAGAGTCTGGCTATACTTTGTCAGACTCTGAATTATCGATACTCAACAATATCAAATATAACTCAGTGAGCAAGCCGTTTATCTGGGAATATGCATCAGAGTATACAATATTAGATCACCCTGGACTGGCAGATCTAAAGGCTGTATTACAACAGCACTTGGATAGGTATCGCAAAGAAATATGTGGTGTGGTTGATCAAGAGTTTTATATTACCAACAGTTGGTTAAGTAAAATCGAAGCTATCCAAGGTAACTTATCTGAACATTCGCACGACAACAGTTTAATCAGTGGTGTGTTTTACATTGATGTCCCGCCCGACACTCCTTTGTGTTTTCGTAATCATAGTCAGATTTTTAAAAAACATGATTTTTATTTTTCAAACAGTGTTGATACACAATACCGACAAGAAACATATTGTGTACCAGTAAAATCTGGAGACATTGTGCTATTCCCAAGTTGGGTAGATCATTACGTTGAAAAAAATCAAACAAGTCATGTTCGAAGAAGTTTGGCATTTGATAGTTTTGTTCGAGGGCTGTTTGATGGTAAAATGTTGCACAACGATAAAACTGGTTTTAGTACGCTAATGATTAAATAAAAGTTAAGACTGTATGAAGTAGAGAGAAAAGGATTCAAGACGCGGGGGCAGTGCCCGCCAGGTCCACCAAAAACACACTGCCAGTCGCGCTGGTTGTATGGTACTATTCTAGAAATAAGGTTCGAATCCTTAGTGTGTTTTTGATGGGCCTGACACAGGATCGATTGGGTCAAGAGTATTGAAATGGACAGTCCGGCAATGTAGAAGCCGTTAGGGTTGGGGGAACTCGGCCGAAGACACAAAAACCGTAAATGCAAACGACGAACAGTTCGCTTTAGCCGCCTAAACTCGGCTTAGGGTAGGAAATACCTCGTAACAGAAACCACCAGCCCGCTTCGGCGGGCTTTTTTTCTTGGAGTAAACTATGGGCAATCAAACCGATTATTTTGAACGCATTGGCTACAAACCCACCTGGTATCTAGGAGATAGGGTGTTTGGGCATTGGAATAAAATTCCTTTTGTTGGAACAGTGGGCAATGATACTGTGATTAATCATACTGAAGGGCCACGGATCACTATTCATTTAGACCTTCCCATCAAGTACAAGAGTCAAATACACAATATTATTGTAGTTAATCATAAAGATATCAAGCTTTACAAGTAATAATCTAACAAAATAGTAGATTTTGCATCATTATGCGGGCAAACAAAAAGCATAAATATCCGTAACAACGGAGCGAATCTACAATGGCTTACATAGTCAACAACAGCCGAGGCCAAATTATTGCGGTGGTGCAAGATGGTACTGTAAACATCACTGCAACTAGCCAAACTTTAGTCGGCAAAAACGTAACACCTTACGGGGAGTATGAGGTTGAAAATCTTGTACACCAATTAGAAAATTTTGCTAATAGTACGCCGCCTGGAAATCCAATTGAAGGACAACTTTGGTGGGATTCTGACAATGACCTAATCAAAGCATACACAGGAACCGGTTGGAAAAATGTTAATGGAATCACTGTAGCTACATCTGCGCCATTGATGGATCCTAGTCCTATGGTCGGGGATCTGTGGTTTAATTCATCAACCAAAGCTCTTAGTATATATTCTAGTACCAGCACTGGATATGCCTGGATCCCGGTTAATATAGTAAATGTGGCTTCGAGTGCTCCTACAGCCAACGTTGCTGGTGAAGTATACTATAATAGCACCAGCAGTCAATTGTTTATATGGAACGGCACACAATGGAATCTAGTAGGGCCAGAGAATGTACTAGGCTTTGCTACCACACGCTGGACCAGTACCACTCTATTAGATACCAACAGCGCCGAGCATGCAGTCATTGAAGCTGTGGTTGAAGGTATTGTCATTGCTATTATTTCCTCTGACGAATTTACTATATACGGATCCCAGGCTCCGGCTGGCTTTACAAAACTCTATCCCGGAATCAACATGAGCAGTAGTTATGTTCTAGCCGGTCGTGCAACCAATGCTGATCAGTTAACCACAGCTAGAACAATTAACGGTGTTGCATTTGATGGTACAACTAATATTACCATAGCCAATAATGGAGAATTAACAGCCGGCACTTACCTGGTTGGCACCCCATACTCAGGAGCGGCTAATCAAACCTGGACAGTTGATGCAACTTTTACCAATACTCCCAGCAAGGTAGTGGCTCGAAATAGCAGTGGTGATTTTTCTGCACGTACAATCACTGCCAATGTGACCGGTAATGTAACAGGATATTCAACCAACGTCACTGGTATAGTTGCCGCAGACCACGGCGGTACTGGCTACTCTAGTTTTATTGAAGGCCAAATTTTAGTTGGCAATTCACTGGGCGGGCTTAATCGAGCCAACATAACCGGCAGTGGTCCTATAGAGGTCAGCAGTGACGGCAACGGTATATCTATTTCTTATGCTGGTGGAACTGGCAGTGGCAATGTCACCTATGTAGGCATTACTGCTGGCACAGGTATTGGAGTTTCTGGTAGCCCAATTACGTCTGCAGGTAACATCACAATCACCAACTCGGGTGTTACAAAAATAACACCGGGTTCGGGTGTCTCAATCAACTCAGGCAGCGGCAATGTTGTTGTCACCAACAGCGGTGTCATTCGAGCTGTCGCTGGCACTGGCATTGGCCTTAATCAAGAAACTGGCCAAGTTACAATCACCAACTCGGGTGTGACCAGCATTGTTGCTGGCACAAACATCAGTGTTAACCAAAGCAATGGTGCAGTCACCATTAGTTCAACTGGCGGTGGTGGCGGAACTTACAGTTTACCGGCTGCAACGGCCAGCACCCTAGGCGGTGTTAAAGTGGGTGCTGGGTTAAGTGTCACACCCGGTGGTACATTGTCTGCACTGGCAAGTAGCGCAGTGACACAAATTGTTGCAGGTAACGGTTTAACTGGTGGCACTATTACATCAACTGGCACCATTGGCATTGACAGCACAGTGATGACCACTACTGGAACACAGACAGTCACAGGAAAGAAAGCGTACACTGGTGGCATTGTTAGTCAAACATATAATTTTTCAGACACAGGGTATAGTATCTTTTATGCTGACCCAACTTTCCCCGGATACACAGAATCTGTGGTACAGATAGCCGTTGCTAATGCTTTTTCTCACCAATTTTATAGAAAACGTTTTGTAGTAGAAGGTAGTGCAGATGTGCCACCAGGAACTACTAGACCAGCTGGTGCAGTCATCACCGGCATTGACAACGGTAATACTGGCGGAGCTGGCATACAAGGTTGGCATACAAGCAGTGTTCCCGGATTGGGGATTGGCACTGGTGCTCTTACCACCAGCGGATTATTCACTGGCGCATTGTTTCAAAGTAATGCAAGCCGAACCAAAGGCCCACAATTTGTACAAATTAGATGTTATTCGAGTACAAGTTCAACTCCCGATCCAGTGTTTGTGGTCAACGGACAAGGCGATGTTTCCTATGATGGTAACATAACTACTCCTGCCAGCGACTATGCTGAATATTTTGAATGGTCTGACGGTAATCCCAATGCTGATGATCGTGTTGGCTACTCTGTGACGTTGTCAGGTAACCAAATTCAACTAGCACAATCCGGCGATACTGTGCTTGGTGTGGTGTCAGCCATGCCTGCTATCATTGGCGATGGCGCTGAACTCAAATGGAAAGACATGTACTTGACCGACGACTGGGGTCGGCCAATCACAGAACCATATTATGAAATGACCTGGACTGATGAAAAGGGCGATAAACAAAGTTGTGCCAGCTTTGAAGATCAATCCGGTGTTCCCGGTAATGCAGTGCGTGTAGATGTAGATCCTGCTGGTAACCCACTTGTTAGAATAGTGGTCAACCCCGAATACGATCCAAGTATCAAGTACACTCCACGTAGCAAACGCAAGGAGTGGTCTCCTGTTGGTCTACTAGGTAAATTGCGTGTGCGCAAAGGTCAGCCAGTTGGTACTAACTGGGTCAAGTTGCGAGACATCACTGCCAACATCGAAGAATGGTTGATTAGATAACTTAGAGGTTGATTTAGTTGGGCAATAAGTATATAATTATTGCACTAACTAAACTTCCTTATGCATCTCATAGACTATCCAGTCACTGATCGTTTCGGCTACTATCAAATTGGCCAACAAAAATTTTATTCCAAATATCTGGCCATTCAGGAACATACCCGAACAGGCATACATCCCGAGTGGCATTTTAATGACGAAGTTTTTTCTAGCTACAATTGGAAGGAAGAGCCTGCGGAATCGCTGGACAAACTGTATCAACAACGTGCTGAACAGCTAAGAAACAAATATGATTATCTTGTGTTGTTGTACAGTGGAGGCTCAGATAGCCACAACATATTAGATGTTTTTATTAACAACAACATCAAGCTTGACGAAATTTGTACCTATCACAATTTAAGTGCGCCCGGTCAACAAGATCTTGGCACCAATGCTGAAGTTCTACGTGCGGCATTTCCATACATGGAACATGTACGATCTACGCACCCTGAAATACGTCAACGCATTGTGGACATAACCCCAAACCAGGTATCCTATTGGCTCAATGACCAATACGGTCAACTTTGGCTGGAAAACCTTTCCAACAATTTTCATTTGGGAAGTATTCAAAGTCAAATAAAATACTCGCTGGATCCCGAGTACGCACAAATGCGAGATCGTGGCGTAAAAATTGGATTTATTGTGGGCACAGATAAGCCCAGAGTCTGGCAGATTGATGGTCGCTGGTGTGTAAGGTTCATTGATACATTTACAGATTTTATATTTCATTGCCAAGACGATGGTACTGAGTTTTTTTATTGGTCACCGGACTTGCCCAAACTAATTATTAAACAGTCGCACATTGTCAAACGTTATCTTGAGCAGGCCACAGAATCAACACCGTTTGTTAGTACCACAAAAAAAATTGAGTTGGCCTGCAAGGAACACAATGGAAAAAAACTTTGGCTAAGTGACCATGGTGTACACAGTTTGCTTTACCCAACCTGGAACATCAATACATTTAGTCTAGGCAAAGATCCGCACAAGGCCTGGGGAATTAGAGATATCTGGTTTAGAGATACTCTACACAAAGAAAATCATCAAAGCTTTAAAAACTACAAACATCAATTTGATACTTGGTGGAATTCGGTTCCGGACTATTGGAAAAATGATCCAGTTGATCGTAATCGAGGACAAAAGCTTTGTTGGAGCAGACCGTATTATCTTAATTGAGGAAAACATGTTAAAAAAATTCGCAACATCAATGTTAATCGCAGTTAGTTCAACTGTGTGGGCACAGTCAGAACCTTTGCGTTTTCTGTTGCCATATGCACCTGGTGGATCAATTGATAAAATTGCCAGGGCCATTGAAAAGCCCTTGGAAAAAGAACTAGGACGACCGGTTGTGGTTGACTACAAGGCAGGTGCTGGTGGTCTAGTTGGCGCACAGTGGCTTAAAAATCATCAAAGCAAGACACCAACAATCATGCTTATGCCTGCGCCAAGTTTGGCATTCACTGATGAAGTCGACGCGGTTGCGGACTTCCCCCCAGTTTATTATGTTGGATACATTCCTGAGATGCTGGTGGCCCGGCCAGAATTTAAATACAATACCTTGTCCCAGCTCATGAACGACAAGAATCGAGGAAAACTCAACTTGGCCACAGTTGCCAAAGGAGACCCCACTTCCACATTGCATGCTCGACTGAACGACAGTAATGCTGTGCTGGTACCATACAAAGGTTCTAGTCAAAGCATAGTTGATGTAATGGCCGGGCATGTGGACCTTGCTGGCACATCAACCACTGCGGTCCTGGAAATGATAGCTGCCGGTAAATTAAAAGGCCTAGGCGTTGGTGGTCCACGGAGATCGTCGGCGTTGCCCAACATACCAACATTTGATGAGCAAGGCATTGGTTGGAAGGCCACTCTAAGGTATTTTATCTTTGTAAATCGCTCTGCCGATGCCGACGAAGTTAAAACCATTGTATCTGCCCTGAATCGTGCTGTACGTAGTCCGGAGTTTGTGCAATCTAAAAAACAAATGGATCTGCATGACGAACCGTACCAAGGTACTGTTGCCCAATTTTTCTCACTGGCACTAGAACAAACACGGCAAAACCGCCCTTGATTGCTTGATTTGCAAGTGTGGCATAAAACCCACACTTTTTTTGTGGCCAAAATATTGCATAAAACAGTTGACACAATAATGTAGATTTTGTATAATACGTGTACATTAAAACTTTTAAAGAAAGAGCCCTATGTCAAAAGCAAGTGTAAGCGATAGTCGTACAGTCACCGCAATTGGTGCCAAAAAAGCAATTAAAAAATGCTTTGATAAAAAACGTCCAATTTTCCTATGGGGTCCTCCCGGAATTGGCAAAAGTGAAGTTGTTGCAGGTATTACGCAAGATCTCAGTGGATTAATGATTGACCTACGCCTAGGTCAGATGGATCCCACCGACATCCGAGGTATTCCGTTTTACAACAAAGAACTAGGGAAAATGGATTGGGCGCCGCCCATCGACTTGCCCGACGAAGAAACTGCTAGCCAGTATCCCATTGTGGTGTTGTTTCTTGATGAAATGAACTCGGCGGCACCCGGCGTTCAGTCAGCCGCTTACCAACTTATTTTGAACCGACGGGTAGGCAAGTATAAACTGCCCGACAACGTTGTTATGGTGGCCGCAGGAAATCGTGAAAGTGATAAAGGCGTTACCTATCGTATGCCTACTCCGTTGGCAAATCGTTTCATCCATGCTGAGATGCGAGTAGACTTCCAAAGTTGGTTAGAGTGGGCTACTAATAACAGAATTCACAAAGATGTTGTGGGATATTTGAGTTTTGCAAAACAAGATTTGTACGACTTTGACGCTCGCTCTAGCTCACGTGCCTTTGCTACTCCACGTAGCTGGACATTCGTCAGCGAACTGTTGGAAGAAGATGACACAGAAGATGTCACGCTCACAGACTTAATTGCCGGCAGTGTCGGTGAAGGCCTTGCTGTTAAGTTCATGGCTCACCGTAAAATTGCGGGTAAACTGCCCAAGCCCGAAGAGGTGTTGTCCGGCAAGGTCAAGGACTTAAAGGTCAAAGAGGTGAGTGCCATGTACAGTCTTGTTATCAGCCTGTGCTATGAACTCAAAGATGCTATAGAAGTAAGAAAAGTCTCTGACAAAGATTTCCACGCAATGAGTGACAATTTCTTCCGTTACATGATGGATAATTTTGAAACTGAGCTTGTTGTTATGGGTGCTCGTATTGCACTTACCACATACAACTTACCATTCCAACCTACCAAGTTAAAAAACTTTGACGAGTTCCATCAGCGTTATGGCAAGTACATCTTGCAAGCCAACTCTTAAAGAGTTTTGGGGTTGGGTCGCTCCGTAACAGGGACATAGGGCTATGTCGAACCCAACCCCTCTCTATACCACTGTAAGGATCAGCTTTGATCCTTACAGCCATGATCAAGTACAAGACTTGCTTCGTAAAGTTCAGCGCGACTTTGGCCGAGACCGATCACGTTGGTATTACCAAAGTCCGTTACTTGGCATGGACACCCAGGTCAATACTTGGACTGTTGATTTTTGCTTTCGAGAGCCACATGATGCCACGTTGTTCGGACTCAAGTACTTGAGGTGATTGTATAATGGTTTCAAGTTGGCCATCGATGCTACAACTGTCAGAATTCTTAAACTCTGAGAGTGCCGGCACCAACCATTCGTAGTCTACTTTGTAGTTGTGTCTTATTCGATTCTCCAACCAAAATTGATTGGTCATATGAGTCCAAGGACTGATGCCTTGCAGTCCAGAAAAGGTAACTCCCATGTCTTTGCATAGATCACGATAACTTAGAATTTCTTTGTAGTTTCCGTATTGTACAACAAATTGAGTTATAACAGGAATTCCTAAATCAATCACTTGCTTCATTCCTTTAACCATAATACCAAAGTTACCGCCACGTATTTTTTGATATGTTTCAGGGGTGCTAGCATCCATAGACACTGTTATTCCAGAAATTCGATTTTTAATCTTGGCTATTAGATCAATGTTTTTTGATAGTAGATTACCGTTTGAATTTATACTCAATTTGAAACACGATGGCAATCTATCTGAACTTAGGAAATCCAAATATGCAGTACTCATCAGCATTTCTCCGCGGCCATCCCCTTGTATCAAAACGGTGTGATCAAAATTTTGATATTCCTCAATCAGACTGTTCAGTACGTGTCTGGCACCTGGATTGATTTCTTTGGTATGATAAAAATCACTGCGACAACTTGGGCAAGCAAGATTACAACTTCGGTCCAGATCTTGCAAATAGATATTCGTAGGCAAAGAAGGTGTTGGTATATTCGATAAATCAGTTACCGAATCCATGGACCAGTATCGTCCACACACATTCGAATCACAGAATTTAAAGCTTTGATTATAAATGCTGTTTCTGAATTCTTGGGTTTTAGGTGATGCAAAAATATCGTGGAGTGTTTGGCTATTCAAATTCCCAGCAGGACCTTGTGTTTGCCAGCCTGGACATAAACATAGCACTACATCACCGTTCTGACTAATATTAACAGTGTTCCAAGGGCTATCACAAAATTTTAACATATAACAATATTTAGTAACCTTAAATAACAGATATGAAATACACTATACAAAAACTAGATGGAAGATTTAGTTATAATAATGATTTTAATTATTGCATCAAGTTTAGTAACCGAATGAGTGGCAATAATGGTCCTTTGGAGTTTACTAGGTCGCACCAGTGGTTTGTTAACACGTACGGCTGGAGTGCCGAAATACGACAATGGAGTGAAATCCGTAATTGGTACACCAAATCGGTACCAATGATGTCTGCCAAGGGCGGATGGGGTAGACCCGTTTCACCAAATACACCTCCCGAGTGCAATCCGATTTGGAGTTGGTCCAATGGGTACGAGGATTTGAGGATTTATGTTGCCAGTGACAAAGAGCTTGCATTTTTTAAGCTTGCTCATCAGGTTGACTAATAAATTGATTTTATATATAATAACACTATACACATTAAGGAGCGTCACAAGATTATGACTACTACTACAGAAAACAAAAAAGAATTGGCAAAGAAGTTTGCCAATTTAATCGGACCGACGGATTTCAAATTGGATCGTGAAGTTCGAGAGTTGTTAGTCACTGCCCGTGTGGGCATGTTGCTCAAGGCATCGTTTTTTGGCAATTTGGCAACTCGTTTAAAACTAGTGAATGCCGATGAGTGGTGCGCCACTGCCGCGACTGATGGCAGAAACTTTTACTACAATACCCGATTTATTAAAATGCTCAAGCCCAAAGAACTCGAGTTCTTGTTTGGACATGAGGTACTGCACTGTGTCTATGACCACTTTGGGCGTAGAGGTGAGCGAGATCATCAGTTGTGGAACATTGCCAATGACTATTGTGTTAATGGTGATTTGAAAAAACACAAAGTAGGAGACTTTATTACATCTGTACCTTGCTTGTATGATGCCAAGTACGAAGGTATGAGCTCGGAAGAAGTCTATGATATCCTGTATGAAAATGCAGAAAAGCTTGACCTAAATGGATTGTTAGACAAAATAATCGATGAGCACATGGACGGTGATGAAGAAGGCGATGGCAATAGCGTCGGTAACCGTGACGGGGACAAAGAAGGCAAAGGCCGTCCAAAGTTGACCGAAGAAGAACGTGCCAAAATCCGTGACGAGATAAAAGAAGCTGTGTTATCTGCGGCACAGACATGCGATGCCGGTAACTTGCCAGCAGGTGTAAAACGGCTAATCCAAAATTTAACTGAGCCTGTACTAAATTGGCGTGAGTTGTTGCGTATGCAATTGGAATCAACTATTAAAAGCGATTACAGTTGGATGAGAGCCAGTCGCAAGGGTTGGGACATGGATGCCATTATGCCCGGAATGAAAAAGACCGATGCCATTGATATTGCTGTGGCCATTGACACGTCCGGTTCGATATCTGAGGAACAGGCAAGAGATTTCTTAAGTGAGATCAAAGGTATCATGGAATCGTTTGACAGTTACAACATACATGTATTCACTTTTGATACCGAAACTTACAATCCTCAAGTTTACACATCGGACAATTTAGAAAACATCGAGGATTACGATGTCCAAGGTGGCGGTGGCACCGAATTTACAGCAATTTTTAGATATCTTAAAGATGCCGAGATTGAACCTAAAAAACTAGTGGTGTTCACAGATGGATTTCCGTTTGGATCATGGGGCGATCCCAACTACTGTGACACAGTTTGGATTATACATAGTAACCCAAATCCTGATCCACCGTTTGGTGTCTGGGCCGAGTACGGCAACAGTGAGTATGATTGCGATTAACGGCATTGATAAAAAAATATCAAGTCAAGTATTGCGATTAAATATCATACTATGAGCACACCCACACAACTAACCATAAACGACTTAGCTGAATTAAGGGCTATGATCGAAGCCGCTGTAGAGCGCGGGGCCTTCAAGGCCAACGAAGTCAAAGCTGTGGGCGAAGTTTATGATAGACTCAATTTATTTGTTGAGCATATTATTAAACAAGCCCAAGTGGCGGCTGAGACAGATACCAAACCCAATAAGGAAAATCAAAATGATTAAACACGTAGGTAAACACGGTGACCGAAAGGTTGCCATTATATTTAGAGAAGTGCCAAGCGAAGAGCATATGGCTCTGGTAATTTACCCAGAGACTTTGCCTGTTTCCATGCATGACAGCATAATGCGTACAATTGAAAGCAAGGAAGGCCAATCGGCAGAAAATCTTGGAGATGCATTATTTCGTAGTCTATTTCCAGATGGTCGGCCTATGTTACAAACTTTGCATGCCGAAGGTATGCTTAAAAAAGTACAGACTAAACAAGTGGTAGTCACGCCAAATCCAAGTAGCCACGTTAATCTTGAAGAAATGAATCGTATCATTAAAGAGATGAAAATGGGCGAAGAAGCAATCAAGAAGATGTCTGACATTGACAACAATCGAGGCATGAGTAACTACAAACGCAAAGACGACTTTGGTAGAGAAATTGGCGGACCTGCTGGCGGCCGTGGCTCACAAGTTGCCGGCAGTGATGCCGCTCGTGCGCTAGATGATGCCGCGCTTGCTGACAACTTCCGTGATCAGGCTACAAGAATGGCTGCCGAGGCAAAAAGTCTGTTAGCCGAGAGCGCAAGATTAATGAAAGAGGCTGCGTTGATGGGCGGTGCTACTCTAGAAACTAGTACTCCATCTGTTGAGCCAAAGAAACGAGGCCGACCTAGTAAAACTAAGGCGGCGGATGCAACTCTCTGATGATTGGCTGACGCAATGGGAAATCATTGTTAATGACGTAGAAAAAGAACACATTCCATTGGAGTGTGTTAAAAAAATAGTTTTTAAATTGGTTAATTCAAAACAAAAAACTATTAATCTACGTGTGTTAAAAAAACAAGGTCTTGATGTTGAAGACATACAAAATGTAGTTCAGAGGTACATTGATGCCACTCAAGATCTAATCACTAACATGGAATTTGTGTTAGACATCGAAGCCGTGGCTCAACTTTTACAACCCGAAACAGACCATCTTTTAAAAAATCTATGAATGTTCGACTACTATCCTATTCACAGCCAACAGAGAAATTTGCAGATATGGGCGTTGCAGATGCGCAGGAACTCATTGCGTATTGCGCCCGTGTCAGCAATCCCTCCAATCAGCTCAACACAGAGACGTCAGACAAACTTATTAGATACTTGGTCAAGCACCAACACTGGAGCCCACTTGAAATGGTCTCAGCCTGTCTCGAAATTACCACAACCCGAGACATTGCTAGACAGATCCTTAGACACAGAAGCTTTAGTTTCCAAGAGTTCAGTCAACGCTATGCTGACCCAACGAAAGATCTCAATTTTGTTACAAGAGAAGCTAGACTCCAAGACCCCAAGAACAGACAGAACAGCGTCGAAGTAGATGATCAACTGTTACAAAATGAATGGTACAGAGCTCAACAACGAGTCATCTATGCTGCCAAAAGAGAATACGAGTGGGCTATTAAGAATGGCATAGCCAAGGAACAAGCTCGTGCAGTATTACCCGAAGGCTTGATCGAAAGTCGTTTATATATGAATGGTACCTTGCGTTCGTGGATTCACTTCATCGAATTACGCAGTGCCAATGGTACACAAAAAGAACATCAAGAAGTTGCAATTGCATGCGCACAAGCTATTGCTAATATTTTCCCAATGACCACTGAGTTTATCGCTGGTTAATTTCATGGCATGATAGAAACTCTTTGGCAACAGTTTTATAACAATGTTAAAGATACGTCCTGGCCCGACTGCCCAACAGAACAGGATTTTGATCAGTTGCCCGACCACATTAAACAAGAAATACTTGTACAACACAACGGCGGCAAGTATCTAACTCGGTCAAATCAAAAATCCAACACCGACTTATTACACTATAATCCTATTTTAGAAACTGAAAACGATCAAAATCAGGATTATCTGTATCAAGTCGATTTTGAACCCGAATGTGCAAAAACATTTGATGCCAATGGTATATGTGTGCACTACGATGCCTACATGGATTACGGTGGCAAGGATTTTGGGCAAAACTACTCTAGGGTAATACAACACATACACCCGGGCAGAAAATTTAACCATTGCCTTGAATGGTGCGCTGGTTCCGGTGCTGTGGGATTTCGATTGTTGGCCGATGATGTTTGCACATATCTCGATTTAGCAGACATATATCAACCCAGTTTATCGGCTTGCAAAAAAACTATTGCCAACTTGGATAAAAAATATCAAGGTCGAGCAACTACTCATCATATTCAATACTTAGAATCTATACCACAAAATTGCACTTACGACTTAATTGTAGGAATCCCTCCTTGGTTTAGTCGTCGGGTATTCGGGTCAAGTGGTTACGAAACACGCCGAGGTATTGACACAAATTGGCAAATACACAACAACTTCTTTTCAAACGTTGGTAAGTATTTAGATCCCAATGGATCTATATTATTATTGGAGAATCCTTGGGGCTCGGGCCCAGATGATTTTGCAGAAATCATTGACAAAAGTGGACTAAAGATAGTACAATGTTTCATGGAACAACAAGAACGTAACTATTATTACCTTGAAGTAAAGCATCAATAACAATGGCACGAACTCAGGACGATGAGCTAACGCTCTACAAAAAAGAAGAGGTTAAGGTCATCGGTGATCGGGCTGTGCGTTTTCGTGACGTATGTGTGCACGAATTCAAAATGGGTGATGTTGATGACGTTGAAATTTATGCGGCTGAACCAATTTGGAAGTGGCAGCAAACAGAAGCAGGCAAATGGGTCATGGAAAATGCTTTTGAGCCGCCTTACTGGATACGTCAATCTGACTATGCCACGTGGGGACATGTATATCGTATCATGGCCAGACTAAGCGAACAACACGAAACCTTCTGGACATTAAAATGGGGCAACAAATGAAAATATTAGTAACAGGCGGCCTAGGTCTCATCGGGCACAACGTTGTGCAACGATTAGAAGCTCTAGAGCACGAAGTAATCATCACCGACACTCGTACAACCTACGGCATCATCCCGCAGACAGAGATTGATTACTTGATGACGGAACGATTAAAGAAGATATCAGGCAACAACATTTATCACATTGATATCACTAATGCTGACAACGTTGATTGGCTAGTAAACAAGCACAAGCCAGAAGTCATCATCCATATGGCAAGCTTTCCCCGACAGAAAGTTGTCAACGCTAATCCTGCATGGGGAAGTCGTGTTATGATGGAAGGCTTGATCAATGTTTGTGAGAGTGCCAAAAAGCACAATGTACAACGTGTAGTGTACATTTCTAGCTCAATGGTGTACGGCGACTTTGAAGATCAAGTCGAAGAAGACTACAACTGCCGGCCTATTGGGCAGTATGGCATTATGAAATTAACAGGAGAAGACATTGTCAAAGATTATCATCGTCGCGGCGCTTTTGATTATGCTATTATACGTCCCAGTGCAGTTTATGGACCGCTTGACGTCGAAGACCGAGTTGTTGCCAAATTCATGCTCACAGCCATGCGAGGTGGAACCCTCAAGGTCAATGGAGCAGGGGAGACGCTAGACTTTACCTATGTGGATGATGCCGCTGATGGTATTGTGGCAGCTGCCACCCTTGACCATGCTGGCAACAATACCTACAATATTACTAAAAGTCATTCAGTGAGCTTGTTAGAAGCCGCTGAAATGATTGTGAAGATTGTGGGGCAGGGCGAGATTGAGTGCAGAGACAAAGATGCAGACTTTCCCAGTCGTGGTGCATTAAACATTGATCGTGCAAAAACTATCTTGGGCTACGATCCCCGAGTAGATGTAGAGGAAGGATTCCAAAATTACTTCAACTGGCTTAACAATTCCGTTTACTGGTCTCCGAAAACAGTATAACAATCTCCGTACAGAGATTTTAGATGCCACCGACGAGGTGCTTCGCAGTGGCCAACTCATGAACGGAAATAACACCGCAGAATTTGAAGATTGGCTTGCTAAAAAGAATCATGTGCGTTATGCAGTGACTTGTCATTCGGGCACACATGCGCTTGAGATTTTAGCCAGTTACTGGGCAACATGCGACCGGCTTGGGCCGCATCCTCCTACGGTGTTGATCCCCTCAATGACGTATGTGGCCACTGCCAATGCATTTATACGTACAGGATGGGACGTACACATCATTGACACTGATGCACATGGGCTGATTGATATTAACAAAATACCACATGGTCTGAGTTATCAAGCTGTTGTGTTAGTTGGACTGTATGGTGCATCTGTCACACATCATGGCAACTATCGTGCATGGAACGAATGGTTGCGTCATGACACTGTTGTTATAGAAGATGCCGCACAACACTGGCTTTCTGCTGACTGCACAAGAACTGGACGTGGTGGCGGTGCTATTAGTTTTGACCCTATGAAAAATCTTGCCAGTTACGGCAATGGCGGTGCTGTGGTCACTGACAATATTGACTTGGCAGAATATGCCAGAGTTTGGAGAGACAACGGTAAACCTGCACATCGCAATACCGGAACCAATAGTCGTATGAGTGAACTAGATTGCGCCCACATGTTAGTTAAATCTCGGCACATTGATCGTTGGCAGGCCCGTAGACAAAAAATTGCAGACCACTGGCGTGAACGATTCAAGGACACAGGTATACGTTGTTTAATTGATGATTCTAACGCACACAATCATGCTGTGCATAAGTTTGTAATAGATGTCAACGGGCGCGATACTTTAAAAGCAAACCTTGCATTGCGCAAAATTGATACACGAGTGCATTATGCAAATCCCTTGCACGAATTGCCGTTGTATAGATCCTATCCTGGTCCAGATATGTTGGCTGTGAGCTCTAGTTTTGCTCGTCGTGTACTGAGCTTGCCTATCTACCCTGAGCTGACAGACTTAGAAGTTGAATATATCAGCGATCAGGTGTTAGGCTGCGTCGCATAAATGCATAGCTTGCAAGCCATTCCCACTCATAGCTCTTTTTAAGGGCTTCAAAATCCCCGCCCACTTCATTGTAGTATTCCACAGCGTCTTGTGCACCTTTGTGACTCCAGTGTCCATTTGCAATGGTACCCGAATCTTCTCTCAACCAAGCCTTTAATCTATATTCGTTCTCTATGTCTGGCAGACTATGTTGTAGTTTTAACACTTCACGGAATGCTGTGCGCCATGCCATCCAAGGTGATTCAGCATAGTTAGCTGTGCCTGATATGATGGGCACAACTTCATGTGGCTGTTCTAGTGTAAAGTCTAATCCATCCCCCACGGTTTCTAACACTAATTTCTTGTTGTAAGCAATCATGGCTTGATGACCATATACCAAGCCATTTACAGGATTGCCAGCATGGAAAATATAGTGCTTGGCTTGTTGCATACGATCAGGTTGCCAGTTCCAATCAAATCTGTGATCTACTTCTAGCTTGGCAAACACAGCAAAGAACCAAGGCGTTGTGCTTAATCTGGCAGCGGTTTGATATGCTGCCACACGACCGTTTACACCTGCACTGTGATGAATGTGATTGCAGTCCAACCCCTCCATTTGTACTGCCCACACCAAGTGTTGGTAATTAAACTCAGCATAAGGTTCGCCATTGCTGATAAACACAATGTCCAACGGCTGGTCCTTTAGTGCCCTGTGTGTTTTGTCAATGTAAGGATAATCATACAACTGTGTCTTAATGTACGGAACTGCTGTCTTGGGGACAACTGTGCTTGTGGCACCCATACTTAAGGGAACAATTGTTTTAGTTTTTTCTCTCCATAGCGGAACAATCACCGTGTTGTGTTGTACATAATCTGTGTTTGTAAATATTGCCAATGGTCCTTTAAACTCTAAACTACGCACGGCATCGGCCTGACTGTCATAGTTATGGTGTATAACCGGCATAGGTCTACGTGGAACCGGAGTACCAATGAAATTACAGTCATACCATTCTAACAATTCAAATTGATTGGCACGTTGAACAAACGTAGGTACATGCATGAAAAAAGTGTCGCCAAATTTTTCGGTGTTGCTGGCAAAAACATGCAACATTGTCGCTTGCCATTGTTCAGGATGCCAACTGAAATCAAAATTTGAGTAATCACACACGCTTGAACATATCCAAATAAACTCATGTTGTTCTACGTCAGCATTTTTTGCAATGCGTTTTAATGTGTCAAAATAATTGTCAAAATATCTAACACACTTTGTGGTATTGGCAATTTGCCCAACATTCCCATCCATGTGATCAATTTCGTAAATTGCTGTGGCAACACGATTAGATTTTGCTTGTATCTGATCAACAAACTTAATATCAGTTGCACCCGGAATACAGTACTGTGGGCCGCCTGTGCGTTGATGTTGTGTGCCAAATTGATAAATGTAAGGAGGATCAGTTGGGTCTGGATGCCAGCTGAAATCAAAGTTTGTAACATCCACTCCCAAAGGTACTTTCCAATATTTGTCCGTGTCGACTCTTTTTAAAATTTGATCGTTATGATAATTAGTATCAGTGTAGCCCAATTTTGGTATTAAGTACGTACCTGAATCTTTTTGCCACTGGCTTGCCCAGGCATGCCGTTGACTTGACTGCCAGGGGGCTGGCTCCCAAAGCCAATTCCACCCAGTGTAGTCTACTAAGTAGTTTAAAATCCAGAAATATCTTGTGCGTGATAATTGTTGAGCTTGTTCAATGCTTGTCACTGCCCGTTCGTGAGGGAACAAGTTTGGGGGGTTTCCGATATAAAAAACATCAAACATGATCAGAATCGACGAAATTTACAATAATACATTTTGGCCTTTTATCAAAAAAAATCTACCATTAACTCGTATGTGGTTTCACGACCCACCCGGGTCAACCGCAGTCGACACGCTGATGGTCAATGGCAACGGCAATTCTCGCACAGAGTTTAATTATATATTGTTTCACGACCAAGAGCCAATATATCCGGACATACACAGAGAATTATTTGTTCAAATTGAGATGCTAAACTCTGATCTTTGTGACATGAACTTTGGGGCAATCAGAAAAGGCATTGTCACCAGTGAATACAACAGCGATGCGCTAAAGCATATATGCAACCTCAATCAGTGGAACAGCTATTATTATTTTTTCCACGGTTGGGCAGCCTTAGATTGGTATCGTGGATATGACAAAACTTACTTGATGTCTGCACCCGAAGATCGTGTGTGCAACAAGGCATTCATTAATCCCAACAGAATCATAGGTGGTAAACGAGATCATCGAGTTTTGTTAATGTATCATATTTTAAAAAGCCAAAGTTTAGATGCGTGGATTAGCTGTCCAAAAGTTTGTCCGGTTGAAGATATGTCTATAAATGACATTGCCATGAAATTTATTCCAAGGTACAATGACATTGTTGATGTGCTATCCAGCGCAACCTTGCCCATGCACATGCCCGATGAATATGATCATCCCATGCACAGTTGTTGGTTAAGCTTGTTTGACCAATGCAACGAAACCCTGGCATACGTGGTCACCGAAACTGCGTTTTTTGGGCGTAAGAATCATTTAACTGAAAAAACATTTAAACCTATTTGTTTACGCATGCCTTTTGTACTGGCATCAACTGCTGGCAGTCTTGAATACTTAAAAATGTATGGATTTAAAACATTCGATAGTATCTGGGATGAAAGCTATGATTCAGAAACAGATGATCTTTTGAGATTGGAAAAAATAGCCGCGTTGTTGAAATCGTTGAATGACTTGTCTGTGGACCAACGAACTAGTATGCTCAAAGCTTGTATACCGATATTAGAACATAATTATCAACATTTCTATGGCGGTGGATTTGAAAAAATCCTCTGGGCCGAGTTACAAGGTATGTTAAATCAAATGCAAATTGATTATAGTCTATGATAAGTTTTTGCTATGACAAGTTAGCACAACCCGACATTGGTTATCCAAATTTGGCACGGCACCAGGCGCAACCCTATACAACAGGCTGGAGAGAATTTGACCATCATTGGCCAAGAACTACACCTCTTAGACTATTAATGTACTTGCGGCAAGCATCTATTCCATTTACGGTAGTTACTGTAAACTCTAATTCGGTTGCCGGCTCCTGGTATCCGATCGCACTGGCCTGGTTTGATTTTTCACTGGATTATTTTGAACTTTTAACACCAACTGTTCGCCAGTTGTTGTCTAATAAAGTTGTTAAAATTCTATTTTACTATCACGAAGGTGATAATCCAGTGCGCATCAAGCATCGGCTCGATGACCTTTGCCGGCAACATCAACTGCCCGATGACTGTTATTTTTTTGTTAGTGCAAATACTGCTGCCAGCAAATTAAAAAACTTTGCTTATTTTTCTGAACATGAATTCTTTTTTAGATATGTTAACCGCTATCAACAAGCAAAGTTTGTTGGCACTAGGTCTAAAATTTTTACTGCATTAAATAGAACTCATAAATGGTGGCGTGCCAGCTGTATGAGTGATTTATATTTTTCTGGGTTGCTCGAAAACAGCACATGGAGTTATAACACCGATTGTACCATCAACGACAACGAGGACGACAACCCGCTTGAACTGGATTCAGTAGATAGGTGGAGAGATAATGTACATAATTTTATAAATCAAGGTCCATATACCTGCGACAATTATACCAGCGCCAGTCACAACGATCATCATGACGTCAACGTTGAGTTATATCAAAGTTACTGTCATATTGTGCTTGAAACACACTTTGATGCTGACCAAAGCCAAGGAACGTTTATAACAGAAAAAACCTGGAAGGTAATTAAATATGGGCAACCATTTGTTATAATTGGTCCTGTTGGTAGTCTTCAATCCTTGCGTGATTCAGGCTATCGCGTGTTTGATCATGCAATTGACAACTCTTACGATGGCATAGTTGACAACACACAACGATGGTTTGCTGTTAAAAAAGCATTGACTGCTGTACAAAACTCCAACTTACCAAAATGGTTCGACACGTGTCAATCAGATATTCAACACAATCAACAATTATTTGATAGTCGTCTGTTTTTGCCATTAAATATCTTACTAGGACAAATAAATGAACAACATAGTTAGCAGTTACACAAGTTGGCAACCATTAGAGGAAGTAATTGTTGGGCGGGTATACACTCCAGATTATTTTAGCTTTATTGATAATCCCAACGTTCGTTCACAATTGGGGCAAATACTTGAGGAATCAGCAGAGGACCTTGACAATTTGCAACGCACCATTGAGCAGTACGGTGCCAAGGTTCGTAGACCCGAATTGCCTGATATTAACAAATTTCACAATAATCAAATTAGAGACCAAGGTGTTCCTATCCCGCCGTTGACTCCTAGAGACTGGCAAATTACCATGGGAGAAAAATTACTGCGAGTATTAAACGTAGACGAAATGACTAACATTTGTCGGGAGTATGAAAATGCACAACCGGGGTGCGTAGTCTCGCCACATCAAAATAGATATCAGCCTGATCATGTCATGGCCAATGCTGTGGCTAGTTGTATTGTGCGGGTCGGTACTGATGTGTTTTTTGACAACTCGGAATGGATGACAACTGATCAAATGCATTGGATCAGGGACAATGTGCTGGATTCAAGATATCGTGTTCGCAGAGCAGTTACCAACGGTCACGGTGATGCTGTGTTTGCAATTTTAAAACCTGGTGTTATTATCAGCAGTATACACGATGCAGATATTAACTATAAACAAGATTTTCCTGGATGGGAAGTGTATAAAGTATGGGATCCAACTATCTGGGCTGCCATGGAAATAGGCAAATTTAAATATGAAACCAGTCCTGGTGCATGGTACGTGCAAGGGCAAACTCCTTCGCCCGAGTTCACTGACTTTGTCAACACTTACTTGACCAAGTGGACTGGATTTGTTGCCGAAACAGTGTTTGATGTCAACTGTTTGGTGCTCGATGAGTCACATGTGATTTTCAGTAGCTACAATCAAGGTGTGTTTGATTTTTGCAGAAAACACAAAATTGAACCTATTATATCTGAACTTCGACACAAGTATTTTTGGGACGGTGGTATCAGTTGTTGTACCCAGGACGTTCGACGTCGTGGTGGATTAGAAACTTATCTCTAATCTCATGAGCAAACCTTTACTCCATATAGTGCTTCAAAACGATCTGCGTCGTTGCGATCATTGACTATGGGTTCGCCCCTAACATTCAAACTGGTGTTCAACAACATGGGACAACCGGTCTTTGCATACCAAGCTTCTAGTAGTTGTCTAATTCCACTTCCATCTCGCGGCACAGTCTGTACACGACTAGTGTTGTCAACATGACACACAGCAGGAAATAGGTCAGGATGCCGGCAACGAGCGATTGACTGCATGTACCTACTAGTACCGAAGCCATGAGGCATATCAAAGTAATTGTCAACATGCTCTTCCAAAATGACTGGCGCAAATGGTCTGAATTTTTGTCTACGTTTGATTTCATTTACACGATCCTTGATGTCTATGCCACGCGGGTCAGCGAGTAGACTGCGGTTACCCAACGCACGGGGTCCGAACTCGGCTCGACCACTAGCAACCCCAACAATCCCAGTATCCAATAGATGAGCCATTGCAGTGTGGACAGGATAAGGGCCAGTAATGTTGCGGCCCAAAAAAGCAGTGTGCCAATGTAAACGGCCACCGTGGGCAAGAGCGGCGGCGCCAAGACTAGAACCAGCATCGCCAGGACAAGGTAGTATCCAAATTTTTTCAAAATATTTTCCCAAATGTCTATTGGCCAGGCAATTTAGTGCAACCCCGCCCATGTATACAAGATTTGTGCTCCACCCAAAATTTCTTGCACGTTGCATGACGTTTTGAATTAGATCTTCAGTGATCAACTGTGCCGCACATGCAATATCTTCGTTGGTGGCTGATTCTAAAAATGTCGAGTCAAACCCAACATGCAAATTGTTAGCAAATTCAATGTTTTCAAAATCCTTGATAACGTTTGTGGCCATACTGCGATACCATGTATCTTTGCCCCAGGCGGCCATGCCCATGGTGATGTATTCTTCGTCTAAGGGGTGTAACCCCACCCTGCTAGTAATTGCACTGTAGAACAGTCCAATTGAATGCGGATAATTTTTTTGCCAAAGTTTACGATACTTTGCCATGCCTGTTTGATCATATTCTGCTCCCCAAATTGTTATAGTTTCCCATTCGCCAATGGCGTCAATTACAACCACCGTGGCTCGTTGATAGGGACTGGTTTGAAATCCAGCGGCTGCATGACTGAGATGATGATTGTAGTTGAGCACACGCTCAGGCTCAATTTGACCGCCCAGTTGTTTTTTTAATATTTGCTGTACAGTAAATTTGTCCCACTCAATGCCCTGTCCTGCATACCATTGACGCAGTTGTTTCAGCCAAGGACGTTCGTAGTATGCAACCACATCTGGCCCATGTTCCAGCACATCATCCAACAGTCCTTGGCAAAAGTCAGGATCGTTTTTCTTTTTTGAGTAACGTTCTGAATGTCCAGCAAACAATATCTCCCCGTTGGGAGAAATCACAGTTGCGGCTGCATCATGGAATCCGGCACTGATACCTAGTATATTCATTTGTAGATAAATGGGTCTCGTTTGCGTAGTTCTTTGATTTTTCGACGATATTTAATTTCTAAAACTATTCTATTGTAAATTCTTAAAATCCATTTCATGTTGCATTCCTTGATTGGTAGTCATAGCCTGGCCGCATTTGATCAATTTGTTGTTGTTCGTAATCAGCATCACTCCAACAGTAGTTGTAAACTGCCTTGGTATCTTTTATTTCTACAGAGTATATATCTAAATGAGTACCGAGTATGTTCCAAATATCTTGATAATTTTCGGTGCCAAAGCTCTGTTTAAGATTTACTTGTCCCACTGGCAAATGCCCTAGGCTCAATTTGGGATCTTGAGGGTCTAACCCATTATTGCTCAACCATTCCCGAAATGAACCAATTGTTTTGTCGTGCCAAGGATGCTTGCCGCCCAGAGTAATATCATTGCCCCACTCTATATCAAACTCGCCCGAGTAATATTCTAAATGCGTGATAGCTTCGCACACTGTGGCTGTAAGTTCTGGAGCGCCTTCGTCTCTAAACACCTCCATCAGAGTTTTACCAATCTGTGCCCAGTGCATGTACACGCCGCCAAACACACGATCATATCCGTTGGAGACAAAGCCTTGGCGATGTTCATCTTCTAGCTTGTATCGAGGAGCATTAATCCAAGTAGTAATCTGACTTGGACGCAACCAGTATGGATTTGTTTCTGCTTTGCGTAAACCCAATATTAGATTTTCTGCTTCGTGACAAATTAAATTTAACTGTCGTATAGCATACTTGGTTGCATAGTCAGCTCGTTGATAATACACACTTAGATTTCCTACTGTGCCTTGCAGTACCTCAAAATGGTTGTGTAGTTTATTAAACAACTCGTGATTTACCCCATTGGGACTATGGTCTGTGGCAAGCACATTGGTTGTTGTAAATACTTCATCAATTTGATATCCCGATAGGTTGGTATTAATTGTGCTGATATGACGGTTAAGCTCGTTACACAAATATTCAATGTCACGGGCAGTCTTAGGAAATCCCATAAAACAAAAGTTTTTTTCTAATAAGTTTCCTGAATTCAATAACTTCTTGAGTGCAACTACCCAGTCAACTGCCAATTGATGATCCTGCACATCAATGACATAATCTACTGTGTCATTTTTATGCAAAGGGTTGCGTAAAATAATTTTAACCTGGGATTTCATTCCACCACCTTGTTACTTCTTCACGGCCGGACAATATTTGTTGCATGCTGGTTGCACTTGTTCTTATGTTTTCTAATCTCAACACTCGCTGTTTTCCGCGAACAAGTGCATCCTGATACCGGTCTGGCCATTGTTCTGCAAAGGTAGGACGATTTTTTAATTGTAGTAGAACATCACGCATGGCACCTGTAGAGCGTCCTGCTAATTCGTCAACCCAGGGATCTAATAACTCTCGAGGTAGAGCTAATGGGCTCATTACTACATCTGGAGTAAAACTAAAAATCACTTTGGCCAACAATTCTACATTGTAGTCACGAGCCAACTCTTGAATAGCATCTACTTCAAACATGCCTGGCAATGTCAGTGTAAAGTCTAATCGCATTTGTCTACGATTCTTCTGGTACTTTAATCCTTGCTCAAAGTTGTCACAGAACTGTTTGTAATCAAGTCCTGTTCGGATGTATTCTCCTGTGGTTCCTGTTCCGTCGAGGCTGGCGCAAATTTGCCAATCTCGAACATTAGATAAAATATCACGATATAGATTACTACCCCGAAAATCAACGCGACTAAGATTGGTGTTATACCTTGCATATACTTGTCCTCCATCCCCTAATTCAATTATACGTTTCATGTATCTCCAGTGTTGCTCGTACATCAAAGGCTCGCCGCCTACCCAATATACTTCTTCCACTCGATGTTGCTCTACAGCTAGAGCGAACTCTGCTTCAATTTGTTGGTCCTGAAATTGGCTTATTTCTGCTCGAACTTCAGGCCTCATCCATGTGTTTTTAGGGTTGCCCCAATCAATCATGTCATGTTGTCGCTGTTCGCTTTCCCATGCACTACTTAACATATCGCCACATGTGCGACATTTAAAATTGCAAAGATTACTAAAACGATAATCCCAACTCACCGGTTTCATTGTTGTGGTGCCATCTTCTGTGGTTGAATCGACTACCTCATCCCACTTGTGTTTAAACAAATGCCAGAAATATGTACGGTAAACATCAGTATTCAGCAACTTGTTGTTGCAGACGTCACACTCGGGCAATGTATCTCCGTTTAACATGCGTCGACGCACACTTCGCATATGGTCACTGTTCCAATGCTGATCTAGGGTGATGGGTATATACTTACCAGTGCCCGCTGTTGTGTCAATGTACTGTTGAAAATTCTGGGCGGGTTCTCTGCTGGCGCAACACATCCTGCGCTCAGTTTGCGGGCTCAAGTATGTGTGCGTCCAAGGCGCCATGCAAAAATTATTCGGTGGCGAGATCATAGTCTAGCAGGGTTGCCAATTCGGGCGCCACAGTTTTTAAATTTTGAGATCTACGAACATCAAGATGTTTAATTTGGCTTTTGGTCATGAAGCCATCTGTGCTGGCTCCATTGTTCATGAAATCAATGATTCGATCAAATTCGGTTTGAAATTTTGCAGGAATTTCAGCGTTTTGTAAATGTTGAGTGATGACTTTCTTGGCAGTGTCGGGTAGATTGGCAATACTAAAATACCAAGCATCGTGCATCATATTCCAATACACAAAATTAAACGGTTTATGTTCCAACCACTGTGCCACTTGATCAATGTAGCGTACATTAAACACATTCACCGTGGTGCATACCTGCAGTTGTATCGTCATGGGCAGGTAACGTTTTAATTCAAAAAACTTTTTAATATTTTCTTGTACTTCTGTCCATACAGCATTACTGCGTTGGTATTCAAATCTTTCCCCAATGTCGTCGATGCTGAATGCTATTTCTACTGTTTTAAAATGCTGCCAAATGTCTGGACCTCTTTCAGGGAATATTGTACCATTGGTGTTGTAGTGTATTTCTACATTGCCTGCAATGCCTCTTTCAACAATGCGTTCCAACATGTCAAAATGCTCTTGTATCATAAACGGTTCGCCGCCTGTGAATTCAATATACTGTATGTGGTCGAGTACTTGATCAATTTCTGACCAAAATGTTTGGTTTTTTCTGGGCCAGGCACCTTTTCTAAGCATGATATAATGTTCGCTGGATTTTTTATCTTCGTGTTCAGGAAGACTGTTGATTTCTTCTGAGGCAAACGTGCTTGAACTCCAGGAACCGCAAATGCGACATTTTAGATTACAAATATTTCCCAGTTTGAGATCAAGAAATTGCAAAGGTTTTGATTCATCGGTCCATTCTTGATCAGGGATCACATGCTTTAATCGATTGATAGTGTGCATTCGTTTACTAGTGCGACCGGCAGCTTCCTCTTTCCAGCACTTGCGACAAGTTTGCGGACGTTCGCCATCTAAGAACTGTTGTCTAAGTTTTTTCATAGACTGACTGTCTTGTATCTCTACAAAGCTTGCAGTGTTCAAATCAAACTTTTGTCCTTGATCATTGCGAATTTCGTCGTCGGCCAGGCAACATGGTCTCACTGTGCCTATTGGACTAGTCTCTAAACTTATCCAGGGCAATACACAGAATTTATCGTGTGGGATATTCATAACAGTGCCTTTAACTCGGGTATTACATTACTCCAAGACTCATTTCTAATGCTATCTAACTCATGCGTTTTGCGCCAGAACGTGTCGATTAAATGAGTGTTGTCTGTGGTGTTCATGAAAGTAATAGCACTTTCAAATCCTGTGGTAGCACGGTGCAACGGATCTTGATCACGCAACCATTCCAAATGTTGCTCATATTTTTCTTGTATACGAGCTTTGTATTCTGCTGGTGCAATGTCTATTCTATAGTGTGCAGGATCTTGCAAGATGTTTACATTTAAATCCTGTGCTCGAATAAGACCTTGATCAACCCAGGCACGATGGAAGTCGGGCAAATGCAACGCATTCATTATGCTTAATGTAGGACTGATATAAAAGTCCACGTTGGGGCAAATGGCCATCATATCTCGACGATTTTGTTGTACCACAGCCCAGTCTGTACCTTTGCGTATGTACTCTCCACGAACACCCATATCATCTAAACTGGCGCCAACTGCAACAGACTGGAACTGTTTCCAATACTCAAATACACTACGTCCTTTTAAGTCTGTGTGAGTGAAGTTTGTGTTGTATATTAAGCGCACATCAAATCGTCGGCGGCGAACCAATTCATCTAGGATACGATAATGCTCTTCCATTAACAATGGCTCACCACCGGCAAAATAGATTTGTTCTACGTAGTCTAAATGCGGTTCTAGTTGTTGCCACATGTCCGTTTCTGTGCGGCCGGCATAGTTTAGCACAGTGTTGCGTTCTTTCCAATCGCCACCGGCCAGCTTGGCTTGGTCCTGGTACCATTGACTGCTAAAGATATGACCACAGCTACGGCATTTTAAATTACACAAATTGCTGAAACGAATATCCCAATAAGTCATTTCAAAAGGATTGGTCTCTAGCTTTTTAATATGATGTCCGTGGTGCTTGTTGGCACTACGTCGACCACTAAAGAATCCCGACTCTTCTTGTTCATAACAACGTGTGCAGGCTGCATTGGGTGTTTCACTCAGCATGTCTGTGCGTAGTCGTTGCATGGGTTTGTCACGCCAGATTTCTTCAAGTGTGTTTGTTCTACAATTGCCCACTACACCGGGTTTCATTTCGGCATGGCAGCAAGGGTATGCCTCGCCCGTGGGGTAAGCATGTAAATGAATCCAGGGATAGATACAAAATGTTTTTGAGTCTTGTAACAAGAACTGTTCACGCTGTGTTAGTTCTACTGGTTTCACTAAGTCAGTTGAATTATAGTTATAATCTGCCATACCACTCTTTTAAATTAGGGAACGTTTCATTAAAATTTTTATATCGTCGAGCATCGTACTGCAAATGGAACTCTTTAAAATCATGCAACAATGTTGGCATGTCAAATGTTTCACTGTGCGGAGTTTTTACAACGTCCAAGTAATCAATTAATCTTTGTGTGTGATTTATTTCGTGCTCGTGCAAGTAACTGTGGTCTTTGTGTCGCATTAACCACTCAGTCAGATTCTGTTTGTAATGTTCTCGCAAATCCTCACTCAGTACTAAAGCACTCTGAAAGCTGGGAAAACGCAAGATGTTTAATGTAAAATTAAGGTACTCACGACCGTATTGTTTTTTCCAAGCAACTAATTGATCTAAATGGTCAGACAAGCTGTCCAAGCACAAGGCATTAATGGTGCACATACAATGAACTACTATACCTGCATCCAATAGTTTTAACACATTGTTGCACCAAGCACGGTAATCCAACCCGTCACGGATGTATTCGGCTTGGCTTCCTGTGGCTTCCATGGAAGTGTAGATTTCAACTTGTAAGCCCTTGGTGCTGGCCAACAGTCGATCTACATCTACGTCTGCTCCTAGATTTGAATTAATAGCCAGGCGTGTATTAGTTCGCCCAGGGTTGTTTTTAAACCAATCAATCAGTTTCCAGGTGTAGCCACTCATTAGCGGCTCTCCGCCGGTGATTCTTAGTTCTTGTAGTGTTCTGTGGAGGTCTGATTCCCACCATTCAAAGAACGCTTCCACGTACGGATTAGTTTCACCGAATTTATACAATTGAGCACTATTATGCTCGTGAGTAAAATGGTTACGACCGTCTGACTCCAGTTTAAGGTAAGGTCCGTTCTTTTTAATGTCGTTGACCCATGTACTACTAAAAGCAGGATTGCAATAACTGCAAGCAAACTGGCAAGTTCTATCAAACGCAATTTCCAAGGTGCGGAGATCAACGTCTTGGTCAACAGGAGTGTTATATGCTTCATTCAAGGCCTTTATAGGATAAATTTTACTTTTGTACACACGGTCACTGACAGCATTGGTGTCCATGTCTTCAATTTTCCAGCAGTATTCGCAACCAGGTGGACGTTCGCCAGCTAGCATCTGGCGCCGGTCTTCTTTCTTTTGTGCTGTATTATGTATTGCTTTGGGATTGGTTTTGAACTCAGCACCAATGGTGTGTGCAGGAGGATGATGGCAACTGGTTGTTTGTCCTGAACCTAACCATATAGTAGCATTATACCATTTGGCCGCACAAAAGCTTGAACTTTTAGTGTCTAATATTTGCGTTTTAAAGTCGCGATCGTTCACTGTGTATTTTCTCTGATGAAATTTAAAAATCGGTTTGGAAAGTTGTCAACCAAATCTCTGCGATATTCTGCTAGTCGTTGTTGATTATATTTACAAATATCTTGCGAGGCTGCTAGGAAATCAACTAAATCTCCGCGACATAAATCTTCAACCACTTCGGCAATTCTTTCGATGCGATCTAAATCATGTTCTATACTGTCAAAACTTTCATCAATTAAATTGCCAAAAGTTTTAAATCCAATTCTATGCATGTCTCGATAAAACCCTGCATTGGCCACAGCAATCCAGGGATGGGCCATGGCAATAGGTTTCCATATCTTCTCGGTGCGGAAGCTGTAGGGATTATGAAAAATAGTTTCAGTTACTAGGCTAAAGTATGTGTCAATGTACGGCTCGGCCTTGAGGTATGCTTCGCCCCATTCGTTGTTGAACAAGCTGTGTTTGACCAAACTTGTATTGGTGGTATCTAAATTATCAAGCTGATCGCTGTATCTATCAACTTCGTAGTGTTTGGGCAATAGGCGCAGTGGTGATTCTTTAGCCATTAAGTTTTCCCCGTTGTGCCATAATGGTAGACGAGTTGCACCTGCTGTGCCCAATGTACTAAGACAAGTATACAGACTGTGTTCTAGTAGTCCAGTTGTTCTAAATTTTTCCAACAACCATTTACGATGCTGACGATGCCGTCCATTTAAAAATAAAAACTTATAGGGCTTATGTGTTTTTTTGTAGATGTCAGTCCATCTCTGAGCAACAACATCATTGTCATCAAGTTTGAGCAAATTATCAACAAATCCATCGTAGTTGTAATAACAGAATTCTGGGCTCATGTCGCCGCCGGCCAGCAACATTATTTTTCTTTCACGTGCCAACTCTGTTATATTATATCGACGCAACTGCCCTATCATTGTGTCGGCACCTTCCCAGGGATTGCTAAAAATAATGTTGGCTTGGCCAGATTGTGCAACTTCTTCTATTAGTTTGTGGTAATGCTCAAATTGCCAAGGCCCCAACAGATATGTAGCGCCAGGCTCGATATTAATCTTATCAAAGAACTGGAACTCGCCGTCTAATGCCGAGCCGATAATATCGTAAATTCCGCAGTGGTATCCACTGTACAACTTAACGTTTTTTTGCATGGTACTCGCACTCAGCCCACCAAGACTGCATTTCAGGAAATGCTGTTAAGAAACTAGTCCCTCGTCGACGGTCGTGCTCTGAGAAGAATTGATAAAAGTCTCCTTTGGCTGTGCTATGATCATCCAATTGCTTTTGCCGCATCCACGAGATGTCTCTTTCTAGTCGTTGCACTTCGTAGTCCTTGAATCCTTGAAATGGCGATAGATTGGATTCTAGATTGTTGGACATAAAAGTCTTGGAAGATTCTAACACACAGGCATAGCTTTCGGGAAGTATTTGTAAGCTTTGCCAACTGGGTTGTCGTAGTACCGGTGTATCAAACCACACACGCTGATATGTCTTACTGTGTTTTTTTCTTAGTTCTAAAATTCCGTTAAGCAGTTTCTGGAAACTAGTAACCGATAAATTATTCATGGTCACAATGAAAGTCAAACTATTATAACTAGGAACTTGTGTTAGATATTGATCGACCCTGCTCCAAACAAGATCAAAATCCATGCCGTGTCTAATGTATTCGGCTTGACTTCCCCAGGCATCCAAACTTACATACTGCATGAAATGTTCAATCTGCCCATTGCAAATTTTCTTAACATAATCTAGGTATCGATCAAATAGCCGTTGTTCCACTGAAAAATTAGAAGTCACATTGAGGTGTAATTTAGGATTGGGATTCTCTAACACGTAATCAAACACCTTGTAGGTATTCTTATCCATTAGGGGTTCTCCACCAGTCATGCGAAAGTGTTCAAGCTCAGGATATAACTCGGGCCACCATTTCCAGAACGCATCAACATAGGGGTTGTCTTCGCGTACCGGTATTGGTTTGTTATGTCCAACAAAATGCTCAGGTGCATTGTGTGGAGTTGACGTCGGATATGCACCGAATCGATCTATTTCGTCTTGCCAACTTGAGCTAAACTGAGGGCTACAATAACTACATTTAAGATTGCAGGCATGATTAAAATTAACTTCAACATAGCTGGGATTGATATTATCAGTCCACTCTGCACTAACAATTTTACCAAAGTCTTTGGCTGCCCAAGGTTCTCCACTACGATAAAATCTATCGCTGAGATTGCCAAGGTCCTCCATGTTCCAGCAATAGCTACACTCACTGGGACGTTTGCCGTTGAGCATGAGCCTTCGCTGTTCTTTTTTGTGCGTTGTATTGTGCAGGGCACTGGGGCTACGAGTTATATCCTCAATGGGAATACGGTGTAACGGTGGGTGGTAACAACTGTTGTTTAATCCGGTGGGCAGGTGCAGGCTGACCTGTTTCCATTTGGCCAAACACAGGCTGGGACTATACTCATCCAATCTCATGCGCATTTTTTCTGCATCATCTAGAAACTTTGATTTGAATCCATCTTCGACTTTTTCTGTTGGCAATTCTGCTAGGCTTTTTGCTTTTAATCGATTGAGGTATGTGAGTGTGCGATCAAATATATCACTGCTGGATAATTCTAATTCTTGTTTCATCATTTGCGCAAACTCACCGAGATCTGTGTCAATGTCAATTACCAAATCTGCACCTGTGGTATCCAGAGGATATTGTGCATAATAATTTAAATGATAGGAAATGGTGCTTTGAGCATTTTCCATCGGGTCGTCTAACTGTCTTTTATTTGCTCGTTGTTGACCGGCCAGCACCCATTCGCGTCTAATGCACTTGTCAAGATTCCCATGTATGATTACCACTGGCCGGTCCGGCCAATGTTGCTTGAGCAATGGTACATTCACACAGTGGGTTAGTATTATTGGTTCTGATTCAAGCCCAATTGTGTCATTGGATAGATATCGAAATTTTGTTTGATCGCCTTTATTTTCATAGAATTGTTGATCATAAACAAAATTAGATTTAAAGTCTCGCTGACCTTGTGAATACAAGTAGTAACGGTTGCCTCCTGCACCTGGATAGTAGCCAATAATCATAGTTCTAACAGTTGTAATAATCTATGTGAAAAAAATATGTTTTTGTTATTTTGATTTTTAATTTTAGAAACAAGTTCTTTACATTGCAAATAATCAACATGCGTTTTTGACAGCACATCGTGATCAATGTATGTACCGTTGTTAATCTCCCACGAGTCCGGAGTTGGTGTTGGTGTTCTGCTCCAAGTTCCCCAGTCGTCTAGTTGATGTAGTACTCCTTTGAACCCATAGTCGCAACAAATGCGAACAAAATTTTCCATGTCTAAAAAGTTATTTTTTTGCACAGCAAAATTTAATGTTGTGATATGTTGCTTATTGATTGTTTTTACATAATCAAAGTTCTCTAAAAGTATTTTCCAACTTCCGCCTAATCTAACATTTTCATAGACCTCAGACGACCCTGCATCAACACTGATTCCTAAATCTACAATATTGTTTAAAATTGGACTGTCAGACAGTTGTTTTTTAATCAGTAGCCCGTTGGTAAGCAATTTAAAAATCTGTGTGCTTTTTGGTTTCCAAGACTTAATAAGAGGTCGGGTAATCTGACTGGCCAGCGGGTCGCCGTTGCCTGACATGGTAATTCTGATAGGTCTTTCAAAATTGTCAAGCCATTGGATGATGCGTTCAACGTCTTTCTTTTTACTTTCAACAACATCACCGTCTAAATGCATGATTGGGGCTCGTCGGCAACTGGGGCAATGTAAATTGCAACTATCATCAATGTTGATGCTTATGGTGTTTATCTGATTGATGATATTTTGTTTTTTAATTCCGCAATGATCTACTGCGCACCAGGTAAACTTTTTATTTTCAACGTCATCTTGCAAAGTTTTTGCAATTGGACTATTCCATAGTTCGTCAAGACTATTAAAATCTTTTACTTTACCAACCGGGATTGGCAACCAACCGTCACAGGTGCATACAAAACAATCAGAATTGGAATCAACAATCAACGACATGTAAGGAACATTGCAACTATTTGTAATAGTTTCTGTTGCGCCTTTGCCTCTAGGCATGGATTTAAGCTTGTGTGCCAGTCCCGGAGTTAGATCAAAATATGACATTACCAACCTTCTTGCTGACGTATTACATCAATTTCGCGGACCATGACTCCTTGATTGTGCCAGTTACTTCGATAGTGATGTTTAAAAAACCCACTACCGCGGTCATCTAACAATACAATGGGAAGATCGAGTTGTGTTGATAAATCTTCGGCCACTCTTCCTGCTACTACTTCTGGATCATGGTCTTTGACAGTATCCCAAAGCTCGGCCAGCACATCAAAATTTTGCACTAGTTTATAGTCCCAGTTACTCAACATTGTCATGTAGGTTCCCTGCCTTGCTCCTGCAATTGACCAAGCGCCATTTTCTACATCTCTTCCAACGTTGTGCCAAATCGTTAAATTCTCAAGATTCTTTTTATGAACCATGGTTCGAAAATCATTGACACTGGGCTTTGCGCCTTTGTTAAGACACATTTTAACACCTTCACGGAATCCTGCTCGCCATGCCTGGAATGGAGACCCATTTGGGTAGGTTGTTGAGTAGCAGTCGTGCATTGCCCAATACAAGGGGTCGAAACAAAATTCAACCAATGTTTCATCACGTCCATCAGAGTTTTCGTGTGTGCGCATATTCCAAATATGTTCACGTGTCCACGAACTAATTCCTCCGTTGCCGTACATGAGGCCGTTGACATGATTTCGAGCTCTCCATCTATAAACTGCTTTGGCCCAATCATCATTGGTGTATTCTAAGGTAAGATTAAAAAACTTTTCGTCGGGCAAATTATCTCCGTCGATTAAAATAAACCGTTCAGTTGTGCTGGCATCTGCGGCTGCTTTATGGGCCGCATCACTGCCGTTGACTCCGTCAACTCTGATTGCCCAAGGAATTGCATTTTTAATCTTTACCCAAAATTCTTCTTTTTGTGGCTCGTCATAGCTTAGATAAACACAATCAAGATCAGCAATATCAATTTGTTCCATTATTTTTTAAACTCCATTTGGTGTGTAACTGGTCACAGTTTACTATCACGGCCACATCACAGGGATCACAGCATGCCCCTTGAGTCTGATGTGGTTTTAATTTTTGTACAAAATTGTTGACATTTAACACAATTTTGTTATCTTTAACATGTATATTGCGCAGTGATTGGGCAAACTGTTCTTTGGTTATTTCAATGTAATTACCTGGTAGGTCTTCCATTGCGTAAAATGTCGGCTGTCCGTTGCCGTCATAGTAAAGTCTATAAAATATAGGGCCAGGCAAAGGAATATCATGTAGTATTGTCCAAAACTCATCGGGCGTCATTGAGCCATTCCTTTACATTATAGTGAAATGCGCCCCACTGAGCAATGGTGTTTATGCGAAGATTGTCGTTCCATTCCCACACAAGCTCGTCTGTCCAATTTTCAGTGGCTGTGCCTGCGATATGTTTTTTCATATGTACAATTTTTGGATATTCACTGAACGGCAATGTGCATTTTTCCGGGCCAATTATTTGAGCGGCCATTGCATATACAAGATCTGTTGTGGGCACTTTGTCAGGAAATTTTAATATCTTTTGAAATTTGTCCCAATTTTCAAATATGCTTTTAACAAGATTAAAAAACTCTTGCGCATCCTTGCTAAGCCGCCAATATGTTATTGCATTGTAAACATCGGGTAAGTTGTTTTCATCAAATGTGCGTCGGTAATGCCGTGCATCACTGACTTCATCTTTCCAGTTTCTACACCCGGTACTGACAACAATATCTCTATGTCTAAACATATTCCACCAGTGTTCAATTGAACTAGTAATCAACATGTCTGCTTCAAGTTTAATTGTTTCTCTAAATGGGGTCGCATGAAATACTTGCCAATCATTGCACTGATGGTTGCCGCCGTTGCTTTGATCTCCGTTGGGCAAAGGCACGACATGATCAAACACAGGATCACTGCAACGATTTAATGTCATGACAGCAATTCTAGCATCGGGGTGAAACTTTCTTATACTCTGAGCCAGTATTGACGCACACGCAACATAATCAACACTGTCTGTGTTCAGTGCCGGTATAAGGTAGCCTTGTTCTTCAATGGGCTTCAATTATTTTCCCCAAATGCTTTTTACCCATGACATGTAGGTCGGTGCCAAAAAATCCAATATTTCTACGAGCCCCTTTAACATCAACCCAATGTATATCAAACGAATCTTGTGCCAGCTGTGTAATTGCGTGGTCTGGCATGATTGTTGCAAGGTCCCATGGAATACTATCCACAGCCAGTGTGTGCCCGTTAACAATGCCCAATGCAATGCTCAATGCATAATCGTTGCGATAGGTTGATCGTTGTATGCCATACAAGTTTCTATAGTGCTGCCAATTATTTTTAATCATCTGCATTGAATCAAAAATATATTGTGCGGTATTTGATTTACGAAACAGCATCACTGTTGCCCACCACATGGGCAACTTGTAATTGCCAAACCAATTAGACTCATCAAAGTATCCAGGGCCTGTAATGTCCCAAGCGGTACGATGACACACAAAATCTAGATTAGAATTAAACAATACTTTCAATTTTGAACTGGCCACAATATAATCAGCATCCAATACCAACGTTTGATCGTAGGGAGTTAACCTATATGCATCAACCCGGTTGGCATTGTACCAAGGAACAGTATGACCAATGTCGGAAAAATGCCGTTGGCCTCCCAATTCTTTGTCTACGACTATTACCTGTTCAAAATTAAAATTATCTGGAACCCGAGTGTTATCTGTTACCACTGTGGTACCAATGCCAAGGTGTCTGCGAATATTTGCTGCACTCCAGTTGGCCATAGACAAATAATCTATGTCATCGTTGTTAAATGCAAAAATTAATGCGCCTGTGCTCATCTTTTTTGACTTACTTCAGCATAGTCAAGCAACCAGGCATTCATCTGTTCTTGCCAACGTTGTTGTGCTGCCAATTCTAGTTCATCGACGTCGATACGCACAGGATTTTCATACAAGTCAAGAATCACTGCTGATTCTCTGTCAGGGCATGCACTTAGTACAGTCAATAGTTCAGGACCTGCTCGCCACATGCCACCGGCATACGCAAAAATCATTTTTGCCTGGTATTTTTCTTTGAGCACTCGTTTGGCTGCTTGATGATCAAAACGTGCTTTTGAATGTGAAATTAATTGATTGGTATCCATAATGTTTTAATTATACAGGAATAATTGAAAAAAGTAAAGGGCCCGCAGGCCCTTTGAATAGGTTGGTTGTCCAATTACGCCACTGATGCGGCTATAGTTGGTGTTCCCCAGCTAGCTGTCAAATATGTAGTCGATGGGGGGAAATAGGTAACAACTGTTGCCGGTGCTGTTCCAAACGAACCAAGTGGTGATGCTGTGTCAGTTCCGCCAGTAATTTCATCACTGGATCCTGCTCCTGAACCACCAGGATCAACCCAAGTAGTTGTAAGAACTAATTGTGTTCCTGAACTGGCTGTTTTTGCATTAAGAGCAATGTATTGACCGGTGTAAGGTGCGGTGTCAGCATACTGTCTGTACAGCAACGTATCAGTGGTGCTCAAATTGTACCACCCAGTAGTGGTAGCCAACGTGTTGGGTGTACCAGTTCCGCCTGATTTAGTTGTTCCAGTATAGCTTGTGCCAGCAATGGTTTGAGCGGCTCCATTAACTCGTCCGGTGATAAAGATATCTCCGCACAAGGTTGTTGCCAAGTCGTTCCATTCAGCATCGGCTAATAAGCCGGTTGAAGATTTATTGGTTTCCCATTTAATACGTCCACCAGCATTGAAAAAATAACGAGCAGCATCGGCACTGGCAAATTGTATGGTGTGTGTAAATGTTATTGTCCATGCATTAGTGCCCGAGCCAGTATTTGTTGTTTTTGCTGAGCTACCTGACCATGATGTGATCTGTGCGCCGGTTCCGGCAGCATTGCCACGATTGGTGGTAAGATTTGTTAAATCTGTGTTCATTGCTGCCAACACAGTAATTGTGTTTCCGGCAACTGGAGCACTTCTTGAGGTAATAGTGGTACCTTGCTGGTTTGCCACAGCGGTAATGCTGTTAACTAGACTGGCCCATTGAGTGGCAGTAATAGTGCTAGATGCCGAGACAGTGGACAAGGGAGTTTGCCCGTAACCTTTGTCAGTTGCACCTGTACCATAAATGTCATTAAGATTTGCTCCGCTTGTTGTACTAACAAATCCGTTATAGTCTGTAGCTTGTATTAATCCACCCGATGAGTAAGTCATTTTTTTTCCTTATTTTGTTGCCACAATAGCTTCGACTAACCCAGCTTCTCTGGTTAGTTTATCTTCTAATGCGCGACCAATTACATTAAACGCAGTAGCTTCTCCGGGCATGGCTGCTCTTGCATAGCCATCACCAGCAGATACTAACCGATCCCCTTTTCGAATTGTTCCAACAGCTTTTACCGGAACTCGTCCAGTCATTGCCACAGGCGGGTGTGTGTCGTCTGATCCGGCACCACCGTTCATTAAATATGCGGCTCTGGTGCTGATAACACCAAACACGGTATCACTTAATTCAAATCGTGATAATGTAATTTCCTTGTCGCCGCCCAATTCAACCACTGTTCCTGGTTCTAATAATGTGTCTGCTTCAAATCGTTCTGCAACGTCAGCATACAAAGCAGTGCTAGCGGTGGCAAAAATAGTGTTGAAGTAACCAGTTGAATTACCGATGTTTCCAACACCATTGGCATTGTTGTTTGTTAGGGTAGAAATATTCAACACAGTGGGTATTGTGACCACTGCTGTGGCGCCGTTGACTGCTATAACAGTTTTTACAACTCCGCCATCATTTACTTTGATACTAATGTTAGCATCCTGTGTTTGGTTTTGTAAAGTCACTTCTGACGTGGCTGTTGCAACACTGATTTTGGCATCTTGGTCAGCGCCAATAGTTAAACCTGTGTCGTTTAAAACGCCAAGTGTGCCCGATGTGGTATCATTGGCATCACTGCGTAAGAATTGTGAACTATCGAGTCCATCAACTGTTTGTGCATCAGTTGCTGTGCCACGGAATAATGCGGCTGATACATTGGTGCTTAATTGAATACCTGGACCAATTGTGGTAAATCCAGCCACAGCCACTTGAGGAGTAAACGTTGCATCTTTGGAGATTATGCCTACTATAGTATTTTGTACATATAACTGAACTACAACGTGATCAATGCTGAGGTTATCAGTGATTGAAGTAACAATTGCACCTGACGTGCCTTGCCCAGATGTAGATGCTGGTCCAACCAGAACCCAGGTTGATCCATTGTATACTTTTAACTGTTGGTTTGTGGTGTCGAACCACAAATCGCCAGCAACGTTGCTAGTTGGTGCACTGGCACTGGCAGTAGATGCACTAATAACTTTAAAAGTAGTACCGTTGTACACTTTCATTGTATTAGTGGTTTTATCCCACCAAAGTTGACCAGTTAAAGGTGCTCCGGGTGCTGTAGTATTTGCGCCATTTTCTAATAAATGCACAAAGTTTTCGTCCAAAAATTCACCGTAACCGGCGTAGTTTTTGCCTACTAGAACCATGCTAGAACTGGTGTTGATGGTACCATCTGCAATTGTTGCAAAAATGCTACCATCAGTTAAATTAATTGTATATGCCATTTGTTTTTCACTCCGTCATCTGTGAGTATTTACCTTATAATTTTCTATACATATTTATGCGGCGCTTAAATTGGTCAGCGTTTGTATACGAATAGTATAGTCAATTTGAATTTGTCTGTTCAAGCTTTTTTGTACTGGGTGGAAAATAACATGTGTCAACAGTATTAAATCGTTGGATTCGCCTTCCCAGGCTTTGAGTCCCAACTCGTCAAACACAAATTCACCATTGAAATTAGTTGAATTGTCAAATGCTTGCTGGCCTGGTGGCTCGCCATAATCTAACAAACAAGTAACCAGGATATCAGTGTACACTTTACCCGGGGTATGCAATACTGCTAGTTTATTTCGAGTTGGGTCTGTGTTGGCAGCAGAATTGTTATCCACAACTTTGACATAAGTTTGGTTATACAGATCGGCATTTTGCCCTGTTGTGTTAGGCGGCAAGTATGTAATAACCCCTGTGGGGTCCACGGCTGATCCGCCATTGCCAAATGCCATGGCATAAATGTAACCAAGGTTTTTGTTGGCCAAACTCTGTGCCAGTGCAATACTCATGTTTTCATAATGAATTGCATTGTGCTTGTCTACAAAAACTTCGCCGTTGTTTGGATCGTAGATTTTTAAAAATCCTTCAATTTTAGCCGGAGATAGATTTATCATGCTCGTTTCTCCACAAAAACTTCTCCGTTATTCGGATCGTGTATTTTTACATGTGCTTCCACATTCAACGATCCAATTTCATTTGGGCGTTGCGGTTGCACCGGCTGTGGTGTGTGTTGTTGATCGATCATGACTTATTTACCTTAACTATTACTCCGTATAAACCTTGCTGCCTCTGTTTCGGTTACTTGTAAAGCTACCCCTGATCCCGGACTGTACCATGACCGACCGCGCTCTACTTCTATTACAATTTCATATCCAGCCGGAGGGGCAATGCCAAATTCTATAGTGACTGGTTCTCCATCTGTTATGATATACTCATTGTAAGCAGTCAGTTTAATTCCGCCCACAAATACTCCAATTGCACTGGCATTAATTTCAGTAGAACCAACGTCAGCAATAGAAATATTATCAGCTACAAACGTTGTAGTAGAGCCATCTCCCATGAACGTGTTTGATACTATATAATTCTGATACTGTACTGGCAAGATATTGCCTGGTCCAATATTATAAACATAGGAGCCGACATGATGACTGGCCACACCGGTTCCGGCTGTGCCTCTTCTTAGCCCGCTGACTGTATTAGTAATTGTGTCTCTGTTACGATATGTTATGCGTTCACCGTTGATGGTTATTAACCCAAATAATCCATATTCTAAATCAGGCTCGTCGAGATGTGTAACATCGTCAACGTAGATAATATTATCATATTCAGTCAGCGGCTGTGTTAATACTGTAGTTGTTTGAGCATTGATACGGTAAGAGGTTTGCAAGCCCCGCATATCTTGGAAGATTCGGAAAGCAATTGCGCCCGGTGCCACACTTTGCGTAAACAATGTAATTGCAATAACATCGGCCGCACCAACTGTTGGTCCAGTGATGTCGACAATCGATCCATCAATTGAGTAATCTAGGCCGGAGAACAAGAATGCACCGTTGCGGGTCACAATCACTCTGGTTGGGTCTAAAATAATTCTGCCAGTGTCAAATCGGTTGGTCTGAATCAGCAGGCCTTCACTGTAATCAAAAGATCCGGGGTCGTCGTTTATTGTGCCCACATCATACAATGTGTCATCGTATGCTTCAGTGATCTGAATACCGCTTGATGTCGGGCCAACAAACACTTCTGTTAAAATATCTTGTTGTGATGTGTCGTTGAAAGTGGTAATTCCAATGACATCGCCAACAACTGGTGTTACTCCACCAGTTGGTTTAAAAATTAATGTGTCGCCACTGACATAGTACGGTGATGCTGTTCTAACCGAGATTAAAATTGCAGCGCCAACAGGAGGGTAATAGGCCATTGTAATGGTGCGTGTGTTAACTCCGTCCCACGGGTCTAACATAAATCCAACGCCAAGAGTCAATGGTTGACCATTGACGTAAACAGATACGTCGTTGTCTGCAATCAATCCTTGACTAAATGCCCCTTTATCTGGCAGATAATAACTTAGACTGGATCCATCGTCGATGTACTCAACTGCCTCAGCAGGTCGGGCTCTTATTCCGTTTTTAGTGACAATCAAGTTTGCAGGATTTGTACCTTGTAAACTATTTGTCAATATAATACTTTGAGAACCATCAGAAGTTACAGATTGTATCAATGGCACACTCCAGGAATATGATGGGTTTACTGTGTCAGTTCCCAGTGCAGTGTATGTTATTCTATCTGTTTGGCCGTATGTTATTCCAAAACCTAATAGAGTATATCCAATTCCAAATTCCCCAAAAGTGTAATTTGTTGTTACTTCTCCGTTGACAAAAATAACAAAACTATCAATCAGCGAATAATTCATGGGAATTATCACAGATTGTCCAATGATATCTGAACCTACAATAGTATCTGTGTACAATTTGTTGCCACCACCAATTGAGTACACATTTACGTTAACTAAATCTCCATCTAATGCTTGTGCAATTACTGTGACTGTTTTGTTAACCCAGTCAACTGTATAATCCATTCCTAGGTGTAGTTCTATGCCTTGCGTTTGATTAAAGACAATAATGTTTACAGGATAAGGCTCAGCAGATGCGTATGACACTGTAGGCATTGCTTCTGACCATGCAAAGTTAACTTCATCGGACGGGAATCCGTGACCGTTACGATCCCAATCTGCCCCAGGAGTTGTAAATACCCTCATGTCTAATGTGTCAAATATTGCGCCAGGTACCAGTTCTTCTGGCGCATGACTTGAGTAAGTATCAATGAATTCTGCACCGTCAACTATGATCGGATTTGGTCCAGTTGTTGGTGGAGCACCGTCGTATGCGGGTGCAGGCAATACACCTAAGTACGGGTCTGTAAATTCACTGCTGTAGATAGCGTCGAGAATTGCTGGATCGTAACTTGGTAACCCATCAGGTCCGTAATTAATGTTATCGTACGGAGTGTTGTCAAAATTACCAACATCAAACCCGGTATCTTCGTCAAAGTCAGGTGCATCAACTTGAACCCCTGGGTAAGCAATGCCTGAGATTAATAAAGCAAGATCTAACCCAGGTTCGTTTACTCTAGGTTGGTAATATCCCATGGTACGATCAACCCCGCTTAGGTCGCCGGCCGGTATCAACGTCCATTGACTAGGATCAAACGATTCTCCGACTACCTCAGAGTCTGCTTGCCATACCCGATCATCATACCGTACCAGATCGCCATAGTTGTAAGTAACGTTTGGCTCCCAGGTCAGGATGTCAGTCTGATATTGATACCTGTCATACTTGATGGTGGTGTTGATATCTCTTACTAACGAATTGCCCATGACTGCAACTGCTTGAGCACCGCCACCTTGTCCGCTTACAAGATTAATAATTGCTGTAGTTGAGTACCCAACGCCGGGATTAACAACGTCAACTGCAATTACGGCCCCGGCACTGTTGATTCGTGCAACCATTTCTGCTGGTGTAATGCAATCTCCAGTTACCACTACCTCAGGTGGTGCAATATAATTTGCTCCGCCAGCAACAATGGTGACACTTTCGATGTTTAGTAGATAATTTTGATACCACTGATCGTAAGGGAATGTTTGCCAAATACCATTGGTAGAAGGAACACTACTGGTTGTGCTTAGTCGACCAGTGTTGTCAAGCACCGGACTAATAAACAAGTCTTGAGCAGGATCCCAGTAAGCCGGCAAATCAAAGTCAGTTGCACTGCCATTGTATTGATCATAACCTTGATATTTTAAATTAAATTCACGTATTTGTACGTGGTAAGGTTTGACTTCGTTGATGTAATCAAGTACAAAGTCTTGATTATCCTTGCGATAAATTTGGAACGGCAACAACTCTCGTATCGTGTGCTCAACATCAATTAAACTGGTCTTGGTAAGCCAATCTGGTGCTTCTTCTTCGGACATGATGTAATTAAAGACTAAGATGAGTAATTTATTACGTTCAATTGCCAAATCGTCAATCAGTATTTCTTGATTCAGTGCTTTTAAAATTTGTCGTGTTTCGATAATCGGTGCTTGATCATAATACTGTGCATCAAACACTTCGATATCAAAACCAAACCTACCAATGTTATAATCCCAAATAGCGGCCGATATTTCAACTGTGCCGTCTTCTAGGCCTACTCTGCGCCAGGTGCCAGTTTCTAATAGATAGATTTCATATTTTCCTTGGGCATTCGACGCTACTTTCACACTGCTGCCGTTGGGCACAGTTAAAGTGGTCAATGCAGAATAAGTTGGTACTTCGACTAATACTCTGGTTAATGGGTTGTACCCAGGAGCAAACCAGTTGATGTAGTTCCAATATTTTTTAGTATCGTAATTTTGAACACGAACCAACGACAGATATTTAGAGATTGATAATGGGTCAAGTAGTACTTCGTAGATTGCCCAAAGCCCACCGTTTGTGCTATCACTGTTTACTAGGTATAGATACCCAGCTGGGACTTCTTCCAAGTCCTGGAATGTTAATTCTTCATAATTTGCTACTTCGTAGTTCCATTGTCCAGACCCAGCAGTCGGCCTAGGCTCCTCGCTGTTCAATAAACTAAACTTTTTAGTCTCAGAAATTGGCAATTGAGCCATCACGGTATTGGCACTTTGAAGATAATTCTCAAGTGCTAAAAATCTATTAATGACCATGCTTTGCCGAGGACGGAACTGTACACCGTACTTTTCACTTGGGCTTAAAAACGGATCCGGCACAGGGTTCCCGGCAGTGTCTGAGCCGGTTAAACTATCTAGGAATTTTCTATATAATGTGTCATTTAAAAATCCATCAGCACGATTTTGCGGAATTAATTGGTACTCAACGTGTACAGCATCTTCGTTCAGCTGTTGGTCAAACTCAACGTGAATAACAGTATCTTGTGCAGAAATATACTCTAGGCCATTGTAGATTGCAAGTGTGCTAGAATTTATTGGTGCAACATACGGAATGCCACTGCTACGTGGGTTTTCAATGTACTGAGTCAACGCAGTAATACTCAATGTTTTGCCTGCATCTCTATCAACGTTGCGTATTCCGCCTACCCAGAAGAAATAGTTTACACCAAATATGCCTTGCTCGTTGATATACGGAGTTGCAACATAACTTTCAGTGTTGTATGGTGTTCCTGGTCCGGCATAATTCATTGGCGGAACACTGCTAGAAATCCATTGGTATATGTCAACAGTACTACCCGGGAACAACTGTCCCCACCGTCGGCTGGCATAAACTATATCGTCTTGTTTTGGGTCAATGAATCTAGCACGGCTAGTATTCCACCAAATATTGCCAACTTTGGTTGCTCCCCACGAATTGCCATAGTTGTTAACTGGACCGTAATTATAGGCTGCGGGATCTACCGCTCCAATGTAATCTAAATTCTGACGTACTGGTCCTAGTAAGCGACCTTGAGTTGGATCAAAAAAGTCAAAGTAGTTTTTGTTTTTATTTGTAACTCGATCATACATGTATATTGTATTCATCAACTCAGTGTTGACTGCTGGCACCTGAACTCTGGTTGGTAACCAGGCTGGTAACAAACTTAGATTAATTTGTTGTGCTACTTGTCCATAATTGAGTTGGCTGTCTTCAAGGTCAGATCCTGGTATACCAATCAATAGAGTACCGGTGGTATAATCTATGGCTGCACCATATTGATCCAATGCTTGTAGTCCAGGATATATCACTTGTTGTCCAAATACAAACTGGCCAGGATTTGTGACCGATGCGTTGGTGGCTGGTAAGAAATCGTAGGTATAAACAGAACCGCTCTGTGTTAACGGGTCGGCAAAATTTGTGCTACGATCATCAAATAATGTGGTACCGTTATCAAAGGTAGTTGGAGCAATTGTGGTTCCATTTGGTGCACTCACAATCAAAGTTGCTGTGTTGTCTGAGATAAACAAACGCTCGCCAAAGTGTGCATAATCTTGGGGGACTGGGCTTACAATTGTTTGTTGCATAACATAAACGGTTAGGCTTAAGTCATTGAACAGTGTTCCTGTTCCCGGAAGGACTTGTATTTTATCTGTGGACAACACAGATTTTGCATTGGTCACTGTGAAAATAATTCTGCCCGAGACAACCACAATTCTTGATGGTTCAGTTGGTGCTGATTTAAATGTAATTTCCTGAGTTGTGTTATCATAGGTATAATTAACACCCTCGGTCTGCAATACATCATCAACATAAACTTTGGTTGTGTATGATTCGGCACCAGAATAAATTGATCCAATGTTATAAACTGTTGTTGCTCCGTCACTGACAAACACCACATCGGGTGATAACCTAACAGTGACATTGGGGAGTTTTGCCGCAACAATGTCTGCATATAAATCTTCAATCTTGGTACCAGTACATTCAACAAAAACATCATTTATTCTAATATAGTTGCCGGCTGTCAGTACAGGATTTGCAATATTAGATTCAATTTTTCCATATGTTCTAGCTTGATTTCTATAGTATTCAACCATGCCAGCTTCAACTCTGGTGGAATTAGTGTAAGGTGCTCCCACAAATAGGCTACAATTGTTTACACATTGGTCAATAGCATAACCAAACTGATATCCTGCTCCTGCATCTGCGGATTCAATGACTTGTATCAAGTCAAATTGGTTGGTGCCAACTCTGATATTGTCACCGTATGCCAACGTGGTATTGAGAGTAAACTGATTACTATTATCAATGGTAAATGTTCCGCCATTGTTTAACTCAGTGTTGAGCAAATACTCGCCGTTGAGGCTAATCCATGTTGGTGCCACCATTGGTTGAACTGTGGTATACGCAGTCTGTGTGGCGTCAGTGACTGTAAGGCTTTGTATGCTACGGTCAAACACATACACTTTTCCTTGACTGCCATTGGTCCTTGGTGTTCCTACTAACAGTGTTCGGCCATCAGTTGTTGTACTGATACTATGTCCAAATCGTGCATTGCTTTCGATACCGTCTACTGTTAATACAGTAACATACTCCCAGTGAGATTGGCTATCAACTAAAATTGTTGCGCCAATTGGAGGTACTGTATTAAACACAAGGTCTAGCGCCAACAATGCGCTATCGCTGTTGAATTCATAATCAATGAATGGACGGTACAACTTATCGTTGACTGTGACTGAGAACGAGAATATGTCAACTGCTGTGGCAAGATAAGGATCTAACGGAAATATACTGGTATTGCTTACGCCATAGCCCGACTGTGTAAATGCAGTAATACCCCCTAGCCCCGATGTGGTGGTCACAGTTATAGTCAAGTCATTGCCTGGGCTTGTGCCGCCACCAATGGTGGCTGCATTTATAGTCAATACATTTCCGGGTGCATATCCCAAGCCTGGTGAGATTAACGTAACAAAATAAACACCTCGTACACGATTAATAGTAAAAGTTGCACCAGTTCCTGACCCAGTGGCGCTATCTTGTGTAACATTGTTGTAGGTTTGTTGATCCAGTTGAAGGCCTTGCCTACGACTAATTATCAATGATTTTCCTGCTTCTGGCGACGGTGCAATTAGCACGTCGGTCGAATTTACAGTGTAATCAACTCCGTACGTTAATAAAACGTTGTCTAGCACCACGTTCATTTGTTCAGGGTAGTTTGTAAGTTTCAAATGGTCGGACCAATTGTAGGAAAAAGTACCTGTGGTGATATATTCGATTTCCTGTTGTTGCACGTCAACTCGAGAATACGCATACACCTTATTGAGACCTGGACTGCCGATGTACATCCAGCGTTCATCCATGCTCATGGTAACCGCGTAGCCAAATTCATCTTGGTTAGGAACCTGATCGGGGATAAGCAACTGTCGTTGATCAAAGAAGTTACTGCCCGGTCTCACATAAATCGCACAAGCATATCCTTGATTTGAATTACTTTTGCTTGCCCCGGCCACAGCCCATGATTTATTCCCAATGTCAACTGCGTTGCCGTACCCTTCTGTGTTGGCGGCACCCAGTGTTAGTATTGTATTTTGTTCGTAGACATTAAAATCAGATTTAACATAACTGTAAAAAGCGCCAGGTACGGGCGTGACATTATCAGGGTTGTATCCCGGAGCACCAATTAGTGCGCTTAAGTTACTAAGCCCTTGGCTGATACTAGACCCAAACTTGCTATTTTCAAGATTAAATCTCGGAGTCAGCGCCGAGTCTGCCACAAAAGGACTGGTTTTTTCTAATACTTCCCATCGTCCAAGACTGTTGTTATCAACCCAGGCGCGGGCACCTGGCGTCAGCAAGTCGGCATACGGCAACGAGTTGACATCGGCTGCTTGTGCAACTCTTGCGGTGTGTAAAGTAAAGCCGATGCCAGAACCAGTTGCAGTTGTTTGAAATCCAGTAAAAGAATAATTGATCAAAACCTGTGTTGGGTTAGGCACATTTATTACTTTATAAACGCCATTAATAGCGGTATCAAAATATTTGATTATCAAGAATTCCCCAACTGCTAAGCCGTGATCAGTTGTAAAACTCACCAAACTTAATCCATCTAAGTTATCGGTTACTTCAATTACGTTGCCCGGAACACGCTCGCAACGATAAACATCCCAGTTGTATTCATTTGTTTTGGCAATCCATACAGTGGTACCTTCACCGATGATGTTTAAATTTGCTGACAGGCTGGCTGTGTCATCAAGACTAAATGCAGTGATGTCAACATCATTGAGATTGACATATCCAGCAGTGGGCAGTGCTACATCAGTGAAACTTTCTAGTGTAGTTGGTAAAATCTTTGGGCTTGTAAGCTTGTAGCTGGATTTCCAAACATTGTCAAGTAACACTGTTTGGTCTGCTCTAGATTCTTCGCCAGGTTGAATAACTTGAATTAGTGCGGGGTCACTCTGAAGCAACGCTTCGTTCATCAGTAACTCAAAATAACTCCTGTTAGCGTTGGCGCCATATGTTCCACGTAGCATGGCCCAATACTCGTAAATGTTGTATTCAGCAGTTTCTTTGCCAAGGTCGGCCAGACTAAACAGTTCAGCACTTTGTATTGTGCCTTTGATTCCTAAAAATTCTTGATACAAATTGACCTGGCTTATATCATCCAAGTTGAGTGCTTGCATATACTGTCGTGGACGGAACCCAATTAACCCGTAACTAAACAAATCTGTTTCTTGTTCTAGGTTGGCATCGTATATACTATATGCTTGTGCAAGCTGGTCGCTGTCGTTGGCAGCATTGGGCAACAACCCTTTTTGTACTTGGGCATAGTCACTTTTAATCCAAAGATTATAATTAAAATCTTGACCCGGTTGGATAATTGTGCTGGCGCTGTAATATTGATCCTTGAACAGAACAATTTCACCTTTTGCATATTTCTGATTTGGTACCCAATTCACTATATTGTCTTGATTTAAAACAAATCCAGGTGCGTTTACTGTACCATCCCAATCAGCACTCAATGTTCCTGCTACCCGAACACGACTTTGTCTTGCCCCGGTCACTGGTTGATAAATCAAGTCAGAAAAAATACTGACATTGTCAATGACTACAAGATGTTCGTATGAAGTAAATTGAAGATTCAAATAATTTATTGTTGACTCTCCCAGCGTGGTAACTCTAAAGGTATTACCAAAACGATCAATTACCATGTCTCTGGCCGGCAACGGTTGTTTATTTTGATTTAATATAATATTTTCTGGTCTAGTAGGTACTAGGCTGTCAACAATTGATCCTGGCTGAGTCACTGATATACGATTGGCTCCGGGATTGAGATTGACCACAGATCCTGGTCCCCATCCTTGATTGCTCCAATATAGAAATTCCTGCGCCATTTGACGCCAGTTTACAATGTATCCATTTTCTTGTAAATCAAAAACAAAACCACGTTGTTCCAACAGTTTACCATAGCTGTACACAAAGTCACAGACTGCATTGCGATTAGTGAACACAAATCCATACGGAACTTTTACTATATTATTACTGTATTCCACAGGCACACGAGCCGTTACGCCGCCGGTATTGATTGTTTCTGTGATTCCGCCTGGACGACTGGCCAATATTTCAAAATATGGTTGCAATGCGCTGTATCCGTACACTGCCCATCCATCATCGGTATTTTGAATAATGACCGAGCTGTATGTTGTTTCAGCAAATGGTTGATTTTTATACAGTAATAACTGATAACTTTCGTCAGGCAGCAATAAACTGGTATTCAATCCGTTGGGTGTTGATCGTTCTGCAAATATCTTCAAGTATTTTTTATCGCTGAATGCGCCCATTCTCCAACACAGGCGAACATCAATGTTGCCCAACACTTCTGTTAGTCCTTGGGTACTGTTTATTCCAAGTTGTCTATTGTAGTCAATGATCCAGTTAAGATAACTGGCTTTGCTTGTTCCGTCGCCGTACAATGGAGTCAACTGGTTGGCATTTAATCGATAACGTTCATCCCATAGGTATTGGTTTAAAATATCATTGTAAACATAACGATCTCTGTCTGCGAACAAACTAAAAAACTTAGCCGGTTTAGTTAGTGCAAGCAATCGCATAACTGCAAACGGATACGCAGAACTAGTCCGCCAAGCGTTTTCAACTGGTCCATCATCACCGAATACCCAACTCCGACTAAAGCTTGTGGCATCGTAGTTGCCAACAGTGGCCTTCAATGGGTTTTGTAATTGCCCTGCGTCGTCAGATGGTATTACTCTTGTCAATCCAGGTCTTACATACCGAGGATCAATTCTGGGATTCAACGGGTCAGCGATAAATCCTTTTTCTAAATCGTTCCATAACACCATATTTCCTGAGGTATACGGCGCTGGGCCGTACACTGTTTGCCACCAGGTAGGTTCTTTGCTGAACCCCAACATTTCCCAAGGTTGAGAGTTGGGATTAATTGTATCATAAAAATAATTATAAATTCCGCGCCAGGCACCCAACAAAGGTTTGCCAGTTAACCTGTCAGAGCTTTGACTATAGTTGTAGGTAAATGGGTCGTTGGCCAGATATGTTTGCGTCGTATAATCAAGGTTGTTCCAACTAACCCACGACAAGAAATCAGGTGACAATATACCATTGATCTCACTGAGTGAGTATTCAGTTTTACGGAATTGCCCTGGCACAACATCTTCAACTACTATTGGTACCGGCGTATCAATTTTTAAGTTATTAAATATACGTTTTTCAAATTCCAATAGCACTTGATCTCGTATATCGCCAAATGCCACTGTGATACTGCCATCATGCCCTGATATAACTTCTGTGGGATTCACATAAGTTGTGTCAATGTAAATTTCTGGCTTAAACGATGGATATAATCCCATCTTAGATGGCGTGTTTGGCACATAACTACCATAGGTGGTCGGGTATTCTCGAATGACAATTTGATCACCAATCGCCAATGTTGCAGTGACGGCTATTGTTGCACTGTCGGTGCTAACAATATAGTCGTAATCTTTGACCAGCAATGTTCCGTTAAGGAATACTAACAGTCCTTGGAAATTTGAACTTGTAAAATTATATACTTGAGTTGTGTCAAATACTGCTGTGCTAATTGTTGTGTAGGTATAAGAAATTTCAGTGTAAGTTTCTCCCGACGGTATCATATCACTCCAGTAGAATGGAGAAATTGCACTGCGTCCTAGAGACAATTCTTGCAACACAGAATCAAGTATTTGTGTTGCAGTGAAATTAATAAAGTCGCCTTTGCTGGCCAAGTTTAGTAATCGATTTTTAAACTTGGTATACTCTTGACTGTTAAACTGTATAGAATTAAACAATTCGTACTGCTGTCGACGTAAAAACGTACCAGTCAATGCCAATGGTGCAGAATGTTGTACAATATTATCACCGTAAGGAATAATATTGCCCAGATCTCGAGTATTATTGGCACCATTGATTGGACCGACTATGCTTTTTAAATTTTGTACCATGCTTTCGTAATGTGTACGAATGGTACCAAGTGTGTAGTTTGAACTATTTTCGTTTAACGGATTATTTTCTAAGTTTAACGGAACCTGGTAGTAACCAATATTGCTGGCCACTGCACTGAGTGCCTGCACTTCAACGACTGTGCCAACAGGCACAGTTGATGTAAAAGTAATCTTAGTTCCAGTATTGCTGATTTCAGTTGTGTAATTTTTTGGGTCAATGAAAACTGACTCAACAAAAATCTGCAACGATGGATACACAGTGTTGGTATTCACTGGTACATCCAATACCAATGGCTCTCCGTTGTATGTAAATCTAAAAATTTGTCTGCTTTGATTTGGTGCGGCAGCTGTTTGCCATCCTATTAAATCAGAAAATTCAATCCTGTTTTCGTACTGTCTTGCAAACCCAGTGCTGACATATTGTTCAGTGCTGACATTGTCGCGAACAAAAATAAATTTATCAGTATAGAGATAGTTTTCAAATACAATATCTCCTACATTATTAAGATTTGCATATTTTAATGCAAATCCTAGTATTTCATCAACAGTCTGTGTCCCGCCGAATGCATATCCAAATAACTTAGATCCAGTGAATGTACTACTTGGGTACACAGCACGATTGCTAAAACTTACACCATTGTTATCATATATTTCAAACAAAGGTGGCTGATTAACGTCAATTTTAGCTTGCGCCTCTAACCAATCTACTCCATCAAACCAGAAACTTTTACCCTGTTGTTTAACTCCGCTTAATGCCACCACTGCCTGATTGATTTGTATTTCGCCAGCCGAGTCTGGGATTAAATCTATTATCTCTGTGCCAGACAATGTGGGATCAATGAATCGAACTTCATAGACTCGATTTCTGACCTGGGGGTCTTTGTCTGATGCAAATATAACGCGGCTACCGTCGATAAAATTATAGCCATCGGTGCTAAAACCCAATTGCCCATTGATGTTTGACAATGCATCTGTTGTTGTATAATCAATGATGTCTACCGGGCTTATGCCCTGGGTGCCGTAATTAAACAATTTGACGTTTGCTCTAAATTCAACAATTGGTCGTTTTGCTCTAAATTCATTGTTAAGCAACGGTGTTTGATTGTTGTAAGTTGCGGCAGCACGTATTACATCAATGTGGAACCATCGATTACTACGGCTCCATGCATTTCGATCCTGTGCAGATCTGTTGATTGTAATATAATCAGGCACTAGAGGTGCATCAAGTGCAGTATCGTAAGCGCCATCGTCGAACCCTGTACTATCATATGGCAAGGTCAGATTTTTTGTGTATGTTTCAGGAGTAACCAACGATTGTGTTGGTATTAATACAATTCCGTTTCCTATTGATGTGTTAACCGTGGGTTCTGTAGAAAGCGGTGCTCCTAGTGGAGTCCCAAAGCCATAGAACTCTAAGCTTTCTTCAACTGTTTCGTAGATATACTGCTGGAAATAACCTGTTGCTGTTGCGCCGGTAATTTTTCTCCCATTCATAATATGGAATGGACCAAAGTATGCGCGGCCGTCGATGAAACCAACACGCTTGTTAATACCAAGTCCCGTGCCCACTCCCTCAACATAGAATGTTAAATTTTGGTATGTTGACGGTTCAGTTGTGCCACGAAACACCACTTTTAAACCGTTGGTAAATTCTACGCCATTTGGGCTTGTATATGTTTTTGCCCCGATGATGTCATTGATGTCAACTGGCTCGGCAATTTCAGAGTCAATTAATTTAATAACACCAAACAGTTCTGGGTTGGTACTATCCTGATAATACAGCACATCTTGCACTGCTGTCAGCAACGGTGCTTGTTCTAGGAATCCTGACGCATTTTTATACCAAAGAGTGTTGCTATACGTGGCGCCATAGGAAATTCGAAATTTATTCAAAGAAGGAATTTCTGCTATGTTGTTTAAAACCATGTAGGGTCTATTATCATAGTCATAGACATAACGAATTTGCCATATGCTGTATCGTTGGCCGGCAGTGCTAATGTTTGTTGTTTGATCAAACAGCAGTGTGTCAAAACTTCCATTTAATCCAGTGTTTTCAGACAAGTCTTTCAAGGGATCAAACGGCGTTGTCACTTGCCAGCCGCCTTGTTCTGAGTCTTGTACAGTGTTGGCAAATACTATTGTGCGACCATTGAGTGCTGTTAGCCCATCAATCCCGTTGGGGTATTCCGTAAGAAAAGAATCAACATAAACGTTATTAATTTGATTAAATTGCAAATATGTTAAAAGATCCACTGGTTGTAGATCCGGCATACTATAGTAAAAGTTTTGTGCAGTTTTTAACGGAACATACAACTCTACCTGGCCCGTTTCTTGACCATTGTTGATCGCTCCTAGCACATCTCGGCTGCTGATATTTGGAGACGCCGGCATTCTTCCTTCAACTCCGGGCGCTGCCTGTATCCAGAATTTATGCCCAGGTTGATCTAATGTAAATGTGTAATTTCCGCCACGTACCAATGTAATAATTGGGTTTGTGCCAGCGTTGCCTGATAGTGTGTATCCTGTGATACTACGTGTAACTGTAAAATCGTTGGTTGTTGGAATATCAACAGTTGCTACGTTTACAGGTTCAGGGCCGCCCGGAAGCCAATAATATTGACTGTAGTTACTAAATTTATCAAAGTCGCAGAACGGATCCCATGTGTAGTACTGACTTTCAAATAACCGATCTTGTTTAACTGTTTCGCTGCCATGCACGTTGAGTGCATCGATAATGCCTGGATAAGTTATTGCATCATAGGATTTGTCTGAATCGGGTTTCTGAAAAACAATGCCTGGTTCAAGTTGATAATCTGCTCTTGTTGCTGTTTGCTCAGTTACATAATAGTCAGCAGGGTTTACACCCGGGCCAACTCGTCGGCCAACAAATCCCTGTGTGCGTTTAACACTGGGTTCTTGTGTGAGCTGATCTAAAGTGGCTGCTAAAAATTTTCTGTTCGTGTCAGTTCGAAAAATTTCTGGTAGTAAGTCTAAGGTACGACGTGTTGCCATTGTTAAATGCTCCCCGTTGGGTCGGATGATATGTCGTTGGTCCCTGATTGGCTTACCGTGGTTCCTAGTCTTCCCACAGATGTTGTTGGATACAATCCAGCCACTGAAGTTTGACTACGTATATTACTTTGAGTTAGTGCGTCAATGACCACAACATCACTGACAGTGGCAGCACTTACAAAAATTTGATTAGGCGCTGATCGTACTTCATACAAATCACCAAATGATTTTAATGGATTCAGTGGTACCAATACAACACTGCTGACGATTGACCCCATGCGTTCGTGTATATAAGCGGCCAACTCTGAAAAATAGAAACTGTCGCCAAAGTCCCATTTATCAATGGTAAAATAATTATTAATGTTTGCAATCACTTGACTACGTATCTCACTGTTACTTGCCACAGTATTTAATGCCTTGACCACTTTGATGGTTGCACGTAATTGTGTCGGAGCCTTGGCACCAAACAATGGCTGAAAGCTCACTGGGTTTAGTACAATATTGTCGCTGATCATTTTATAATCATTGAGTTTAGAATACGCCGCTGTTAATTGTTGTATAGTAGGCGTCTGAGGTTCAGGCACAGTGCCGGTGGTATCTTTGATATAATTTTGATAAGAATTATAGTAATCTTCTGTGACCACATACAAATCAATAATGTTTGTTGCACCCGGATCAATGACATTGGTCAGTGCACTGTTGTGTCTGTATTGGAAGTACAAATCTTGTCTACCAGTTCTGGCAATAAACGTACTGATGGGCACCAAGGTTCGTACAATTATACCATTGGTAATTTCAACTAACAGTTGATAGAATAATTGGCTGGTATATGCGTAGAATACTTGTCCGTCAACAAATTCGCTTTTGACTAGTTGAATTGCATCTAGTGTTGGAAACGAGCTGTTTACAACTCCTTTTTCAACTGGCAAATATCTTTCAAGGTTGTCAAAGTCAACGGTTTGTTGTAAAAATACTAATTTAGTACTGGGGTTCACATTTGGTGCCACAATTTCATTGAAGAAATCTGGGTTGTCGGCCACACCATCGGCATCCGAGTCTGCATAACTAACAACAACTTCATAATCGTTGACAAAGCCGTCGCTTTGAATTGGTTGCCCAATGATATCCAATGTTAAATCTGCATACAATGGTTGATTTGAATCTGGCTTTGAGTTGGTTTTTAAAACTTTTACAAAATCGTTGATTACCAATCCTGTTTTACTGTCATACACTTCTTCGCTACCATCAAAATAAAATCTTGTTTGTAACACACTGGCAAACACGTAGTCAAGTGCCCGTGATGATACTGTGTATTTTTCACCATCGGTAATAAATTGTATCAGCCAAGATGCATCAAGGTTAAGCCCTTGTTGATTTTGTGCATTTGCTAGACTAAACGTTGTGCCTTGAGCTAAGTTAGTGCTGGTAATCAAGTACCAAGTGGCAGTAACATAATCATATCCGATGCCAAAATTTCGATATAGCTCAATTTGCTGTATCATTTCTTGTTGCAATGTCACTGACAAGTCATTGACAAACTTTGGAATAACTTGTGTGGCCAATGCGCCAGACGGTACAAAATTATTAACGCTAACTGGGCCAACCCCGTTGTTAAAATTACCCAGTCCTTGGTTAGTCCCATCAACTACTACCGCAGTGACCGTGGCCCATATAAGTAATTTCTCATCGGCTCGGACTGGTAGGCCTTCTTGTAATCTATTATTTGCATCAAAGAAATATCCAGCAGGTGGCTCAAATTTAACTAAACTGCCTCTGGTAACATACTTGGTATTGTTGCTACTGTATGTTCCAATTGATTTTGGATTGCTTGTACTGCCTGAATAAAAATATCCAGTGGTTTCGTTGACTTGTGTAGTGCTTTGATTCCATGCAAGACTTAAGACAGCCAAGTTTGGCCTAGGGAAGTTTGCATAATAAAACTGTAGCATGCCTCTGGTTGTCAACAATGGTTCCGCTGAATTTGTTAGCACGTCAGCAATGTCATTGCGATTTAACCAAGTAAAATCAAATGTCGGCAATGCATCTTCCTTGAAGAGCACTCCGTCTGAAGAAAAAATATTAGTACTTGAATATTTTCCAGTAATGTCAGTTAGGTCAATGTATCGACTTGTGCCGGTACTGGATCTTGCAATTGCTTTACTTTTTAAAATACTGTTATACTGGGTAAACGGAAAGTTATTATAATCTTCGCCGTTGACCATACGATTTTGAGTATAGTAACGTGCTGGAGCACGTTGTTTAATTTCTTGTATGCTTTCTCTACTTTGTGCATTGCTGACTGGTGTTGTAATGCCACAAGTAAATGTCATTGTTTCAAGTCTGCCTACTCGGCTTACATAACTGATTGGAATTGCAACTGACTGCATTTCTTCGGGATTAATAATATATTTTAATCCATTGCTGGCTCTGACGTATGAACGGAATAACCCTACTGGTACTTCGGCAAATACCCCATCAGCAAATGTTAATGTAATTTGGTCATTGGCTCGGCTGGTAATAGAATATAATTTTCTCTTGTCAGGTGCAAGTTGTTCTACTGCTCCAGCAAAAATATTTTCTGAGTATGCCCACTCACTGGCAATGCTGCCAAGGTCATCTAGCTTGTATAACCAATGGTCCTGATTGTTACAACCTTCAATGTTGATGTTAACTGTGCGATTGGGCAGTGCTTCGGCCAAGTTAAAATCTTGATTCTGTAATACACCTTGTTTGAACAAAAAGAAAAAGCCTGTGCTATCGCTGGCAAAGCCAAGTTGATCGTTTCTGTACAGAATATTAAATGCGCCACTGGGTTTAGGTGGCGGCTCATACACATATTCTCGTCCTTGAGTAGTTCCACTAACTGCTTCAAACGGCATGTTAATTCCGTCAACTGTGGCGTTATAAGGAATAACTGGTAAAAATCCCGGAATTAAGTTTACAGTGTACTCTTCGGTTCGAACCCCTAAAATGTTGGCAGTGTTACCTGGGCGCCCAAATTTCTGGCTGTCTACCAATGCTGAATTAGTAATTGTGACAAATTGCTCTAGCCAATCGGGATTGGTGGGGTCGTTCCAGTTGACCGTGATGTTTGATAAGTTGGTTCCGTTGAAATCTGATAAATTTTCTGTGGTGCTGACAGAAAAAACTTTTAAAAATCCCTGGGCCGATGTATTGCGTTTTGGTGTATAACTAACCAGGTTTGCTAGTCGAACAACACTGTCCCGTCGCTCAGCAGTGTCAAGAAAATTTTCACGGGCATTTAAGTCATTGCGGAATGCCAATGCTTGTCCCATAAAGGCCATAACATCCAATAGTGCAATAAATTCACTGGATTCGATATAGTCGTTGAATGTTTCTGGATAGTACAGGCGAAGATAGTCAACAAAACTCTTGCGTAGAGTTTCAAAATCGTAGCTTTGAAAGTCTGCTTCCCTATACGTTTGGTATAGGCGCTTCCAATCTTCTACCCCAAAAATTGCTGTCTGTCTTGATGTTTTAGCCATAATATCTCGTCTTTGGAATATTTATGGATCAAATAAAGTAGGCATATTTAGATAAAACTTGCCCTGCGACTTTCTTGATCAAAAAATATAGCCAGTCTTTCAGAGGTCTGACTAGGCACTACTTGTACATGAACCTCAAGTAGCATACCATTATCTTGCGGATAAACATTTGCACCGGAAATGTAAATTCGTGGGTCGCCGCCGGCAACCCTTTGCAATTCTGCTAAAATATTCCGTTGTGTTTCTGGTGTCTGACTTTCAAATATAAAACTCCAGATAATAGTTCCGTAACCAGGGCGTCCAGGAATTTCTCCTTGTTGTATATTGAGTGCGTTTGCTAGATCGCGCTTAATCAACTCAAAATCTACTAGAGTAAATTTTTTATACTGATTGATAGTATTAAAACCAATAAATGTGGGCATGCCATTATTTACCGAGATTTAATCTCAGGTTTTTCCCAAGGCAGTTATTCTTGTTATCAAAGAATTAATATACATTTCGACCAATGCATTTAACTCAAGTATGGTGTTGTAAGTTTCTATAAACGAGGCTATCAGGTTTGTTGGGCCTGCATTGGCATTTGTTAGAACAATAGATCTCAGCGCACTGTTTTTAGTGTTGTACTCTAACCTAATTAACTGGGCTTCTTTTCTAACTAAATCAAGTTGTGTGTTGTTGACTGAACTTTGCAATTCTAGTAGATTAACTACTTTTTCTGCTTGGTCTAATCTTTGTTTTATTGTAATCAAAAAAGTTTTCCAGTTATTAGCCAACCCATTAAAGTTTGTATTAATTGTCACTGAGGTTGCTGTTATTGTTTCATCAACTCGCTCTTCTTGCCCGTATGTTATTGTTGGTACTTTGGGGTCGTCGATAATAGAATTTGCCGCTGTGTCTACTAGAGTTCTATCAACTGTGTTTGACACTCCAGTTACCGGGCCGCCCAATGACACAAAAGTAGGAAGTTTTTGATCTACTACATTCACAGCATATTGAGCGTTCTTGGCCAATGAATTTAAGTCTGCAATTTCATTAGATGGTGCTTTGCCCACCAGCCATTCTGCCGTGGAGTCTGTTCCGTATTTGCTGGCATTTTGAACCACTGTGGCCAATTGTGTTGGAGTTTCTGTTCCGGTGACCAATCCTGTTTCCTGCAAAGACTGTAGACTGTCATTCATTATTTTTTGTTGGACAACACTTTGTAACTTTTCATTGTTTAAAAAAGAGTCTAGGTCAACAACATTGTATTTTCCAGTCCAAACAGTTGGACTTGACAGAATTGTGTAAATGCTACTCGGGTCTGACAGATAACTCTGTACTGTGCCCGGTTTTAGCAAGCCTTGTTGTTCAAGTTGATCAGGAGTTATTCCAAATTTTCCCACACCGTTGGCAATACTAAGTTCAGTGCTGGACTGATTTGTAATTGCGGCCTTTGAACTCAGTAGACCAGTTACTTGTTTAATATCTAGTGTGCCAACAGAAACTTTTGCTGTTGTCTCTATTAAAACATCTGCGGCTGTAATTGGACTGGTCACCGGTTGTTTAATCAAAGTGACCAGAGTCTTGTTCAACTCAGAATTTGATTCGCTGACACTGCCGCCACCACCGCCAATCACTGCACTTACCCCACCGCCGGCGGGCTCTTGGGCATTTACTTGTTGTACAACTTCTGTTGTATTTTCTGTAATGCCGTCGAGGCTGTTTGCTGTAGACACCCCTTTGTTATGGTACGGGTATGGTTCATGTGTTGGTGCTCTGGAAACAATTGTAGTCAGTGCGCCTTCATCAACTTTCCACCCCGAGCCGCTTTCAAACACAGTATCTGGCAGTTCTCTGTCTGCTATTTCTTCAGGTTCGTCAACTCCATTTGCCGATGGACCGTTAAGGTCAATTGAGTTGGCATCAAACACCAACGAACTGCCACCGCCCCAACTACCACTAGTTGACTCTAGATTTAATTCCGAGTCGCTTAATATGCCAATTGTGCCATTGCTGAAAACTGTGAGCTGAGCACTTGACAATAATTCCAATGCACCCATGGCTTGTGCTTTGATATTGTTTCCTGATTTTATATTAATATTGTTGCCAGCATACATGTTGATATCTTTGTCAGCGTGTAAGTTTATTTCGCCCTTGGTTCTAATATTAACAGAGTTGGTTGAGAACACGTCTACTGTTCCTTCAGATCCCAATTCAATCCAGGTCTGACCATTGGCATGTACTATGTAGAAACAGTCGCCCTCGTCACTCATTGTGATTTGATGGCCTTTGGAGGTGCGTATTCGAACTAGGTTATCCTGGCCGGTTAAATTACCGTCATCAAGAACAATGCTATGTCCTCCTCGTCGAGAAACTATTTTTACATCTTGAGGCTTTAACTGGCCTGAATCTAATTTAGACTTGATATCTTTGTCGGTTAATCCGCCTTGATAAATGGGTCGACCAGGTGTGCTAACGCCAAACACTGCCGACGGGCTTTCACGTTGGCTATTGCTGGTAATAGGTCCTCTGATTACATCTTTGATCAGACCTTGTTGTAACATCACTGCTGTTACCACAGAGTGTGTGGGTTTTTCTTGATCAAAAAATCTTGGGTTTTCTGAAATAGCAAGATTGTCCACGTTAATTTCAGTTACTGGCAACTGTGTTACATCATTGAAGTAGCCACTTTCTTGTTGTTGTTTGCTTAAACTAAATTTTTTGCTGGCGCCAATTCCAGGTAACATGTGATTCACGCCCGGGTCAGGCACACAGCCCATGTAATATCCTTGGTTTGGATCTCCTGCAACAAAAAAACATATGACGCTGACTCCAAGATCAGGTGGTGTGAACCACATTCCATAGCTTTGTTGATTGGCTATAAAAGAACCAGGGCCACTTTGTGCGCCCGGGGGTGGCGCAGTGGTTCCATAAAATGGCGGAATATAACTCACAGTTCTCCATAAACTTTTGTCTGCAGGGTTATCACCTCCAAACTGTTCAATGTAAACTTGTAAGCGACCGCTTCTTGTTGGGTCGATGTTATTTTTTACAACACCTATGTAAGGACCAAATTCCGCAGGCGTGCCGCCGCGATCAAATTTATATCCTTGTCCGCGCCCTTTGGTTCTTAGTATATTTTCTGCCATTTAAAAATCTCTCGAAACACTTTGTACGTAGGTGGTGCTTGTTGCTTGTTGCGCTTCGGCTTTGATCTGCAAAGATAGTATTGCCGAGTTTGCAGTACGTATATCTATCTGCCCAGTATTCAATAATGTTTGTACATCAGATTCTGAATACACTGTTTCAACTGTGCCATTCAACAGTGCTACCTGGGTTGATACTGCTTGTTGCGACACTCCGGCGCCGCCTGCCCAGTCAGTCTGAGACACCGAGCTGGCCAGGCCAACAGTTTGTCCGCCACTTGTGGGTGCTAATGCAACTGCTAATCCCAAAGTTTGTAATGGGTCGTCTTGTTGTAATATTGAATTAATATTATTATCAACTGTTGCAGTATCGTTGATGTTTACCCCTGTTGGAGTATAAGACATTGCTTGTCCGTCACCTTGACTAATGTCTGTGGTCGAATATGTAGTTTCATTTGGGGTGACTGATGCTGAACGAATTTGGGAGTCTGCGCCCGGATTGTTTGTGTTGTCACTGTTGGTTTGTCCCACATTGACAACGTTGGTATTTTGTTGTTGTTGAGTTTGGCTGGCTGCTGTTGTGGTTGGAAGCTGGAAGAATATCTGTGCACCATTTATTTCTTGTGTGAATTTTCCCTGAGAGAAAGTGCTGGTGCAGTCTATTGCTCGATACACATAACTTTGCTTGGCATCACCACCATTGCCGGCAGCTCTATTTGCTCCGTAATTATTTTGTCCCGGATCCATTAGTCCTGTTCCCGAGTTATAATCTACCGGTGTGTTAAATGCAACTTCAAACAGTATTTCCTGACTTTCAAAATTAATAGTGCCATCGGATAAAAATGGACCGTAATTAAATTTCAACCCTGCTACACCTGACCACAACTCCCCTTGTTGTATCCATCCTGGATCTCCAACTATGTTTAATCTCACTCGTGCTGTGTCTGCCGGACTGTAAAGATAATCGGCAGCATTGGCTGATGGTTCGTTGATTTTACCTTCAAGACCTTGGTCACTTTGGTTACTCCGGGGTTGGAATGTTCGTTTATCTAAATCTCGATAGTTGGCAGTTCTTGTAGTCGACGGTCGCTTGGAGTTAACTACCACATAGTACAAATAATTATAATCTTGCTGGTAATCCAAGATTTCGGTGTTTTGTCCCGTGAACCAATGATTGTATTTCTTGTGCGTTCCTTTAAAAGGACTTTGTACAAAATAATCACTCTTTACATCATTGACCTTGTACATGCTGACCTGATATGTAATCTTGTATGCATAGTCATTTCTTTTTGGGTCGTACCTGGTTTGTTCAGATTCCATGCCAATTCTGTACCAGGCAAATGCTTCAGCTGGTGTGCCTTGTGGAATTTCCTTGCCGTCTTCTGTGATAATTTTAGTCTGTTGATCGTATATGTAAGTGCTGGTTCTAGTAACTTGATCAATGAATTGAACAATACTCATACCGGCAACTGCGCTAACTGTTTTTGCAGAATTGTTAACTGATTGTTTTGCTCCATCTTTGGACTGTGCGGCAGTTTGTGCAGTGGTCATTGGCAAGAACTTTTTATTAATAGTGCCCGGGGGTGTTAATTTAGAATTTTGTATTGCTGGTTCTACAATAACAATCTTGTATTCGTCGGGGTAGGTATACGTTCCTTTTTTAACCAACTCTGCTTGAAATTGATTTAGTGCATAAGTTAGACCACGTGCTATACTAGGGTTGGGTGCCGAACTAGCCATGGACGGTGCTTGATTTTGTGTGGTTACTATTCCAGTCTCACTGGCAGTGGTGTCACTGTCAGATGTCTGTGTGGCATTTTGTGTGGTAAGTTGCCGAGACGTTGCACCAGTTACTGCAGAAGTTGTGACTTCTCTTCCTTCGTTGTCTGTGGTTTGATTAGAATTATTACTTGTTTGGTTGCCCGACAGCAACTCCTTGAGTGTTGTGGCAGTCAATTCTATGTTGTATGGTATAACTCCTCGTCCATTGCCCGACCCAATTGCATTTTGTGGGCACACTGCCTGACAATCATATTCAACCAAGTTGTTTGCCAACTTAAATTTAATTCCAGTGAATTGAAAGGGGATAAACTTTTCAGTGATGGCATTTTTATCTGAGAGGCCCGAAGTATCTGTGGACATGTTGCCTGCTGATACCAAGTTTCCGTTGATATCGTACCCGTAAAATCGTATTACCATAAGATAATTTTGTGCGGCATAGTTTTGGTTAGCGCCTTTGCCTGCATACTGTTTTGTGGCTGCAACAAGATTGTCTAAGAATGATACACCATTTGGTTCAATTATTTTAAACGACATATCAAAAACATTGTGCGCACCCTTTGATCCTTTGCCTGTGATAAGACTGCGCAATTTTATATCGTCAATGTAATAATCCAATGGGAAATATTGATTTCTACCGGCGTTGCTGGCCGGACTTCCTGCACCTACTGCGCCTGCAGAAACTGCGGCACCACCACTTTGCATCAACAGCTGATGACTGGGAATGTATCTGCGTTTAGTGCGAAGCAATTTTGAATAATCATCCTTGTTCATGATGTAAATGCTGACACTGTAAGTATAACTGGCATACTTGGATAGCATATTGGCCTGGGGAGTAATTACTGCATTTTGTCCGCCAAACACATCGTTGATCGAAGATCGTGTGTTGGTGTTAGTATTTCCAACTAGAGTTGTGTCATCTTGATCATCACCGGGGGCAGCGACTCCTGGAGAATATGGTGCTGTTGGGGCAGACGTGGCCGTAAATATTTCATTCTGGCTCTCCATTTCGTTATTTTGGTAATCTGATCCCACTGGCAAATTGCCCGGGATCGGTCGTCCCGATGTTGGTGGTGGTATTGATTGTAGATCCGTTGCTGTTCTTGTGGCAGCATCGGTGCCAGTGTCCGTGGATTCACCTGGATCAAATCTTGCGGCATTTGACCCTCCGGACGTGCCGGGCCGGATCATTCTTCCTTCTACTTCTAATATGTCTCCAGGCAGTTCCGGAGTTTGTGTGTTTGCACGGTCATCGCGGGCAAGTTGCGCATTTGCTGTTATTTCTCCCGAACTGGTAACAGATCCATTTGTGCCAATGGCATCCATTTCTAGTAGAGTTCGCCGAATGTCGGTGTTGATAAATTGTATTTCTGGAAGCACAGTTGCATCACCGCCAGAATATCGTTGTGCAAGAACTTCTCGTTGCTGTAGTAAACGTTGATACCTTGCTTCTAATTGTTCTAGGCTGGCCATATATTAAAATCCCAGTGTGGCTCTTAAGGTAGTTATTTTAGGAAGGTATATAGTTTTTCCAGCTTCAAAATCCCAAGGTGGCGCAATAAGCGTGTTTGGATTGCGTTGGTAAAATACCCACCACAGAGAAGGCTGGTCGTACAAGTCAAAGGCCAACAAATCAGGCCTAAATTGATAAGTTTGATTAATACGAAATATTGTATCATCGTTCTCCTTGGGGATAGCACGATTGGTCATGGTATCCAAATAGAATTGATTGTACGGTGTTGAAAAATAAGGACTGGTTGAATCGTAGATAGCCATTACCAGAATCCTCCCTTGATTAATTGACCATTTGCAAACTGTTTAAGACTAAACTCTTTGCTGACTTGTTCTCTGGTTTGTATTGGCAACAATGTCAGGTTCATCTCTAATTTAGTCGGAACATAGGTTGGTCGATTTATTCCTCCTAACACCTGAGCTGGCGCTGGTGTGCTTGTAATAGCACCTTTTTTTAGTCCGGCTGCAGAAATTCTAGCAAGCACAGCATCAAATGGATTGGTTGGCAAACTTTGTCGGTCTCTACGTTGTAACAGGCTGGTGCCGTCAACATTGGGACTTCTTGCTCTAATGTAATCCACATCATTGGGCAACGTGTAATTAAAATTACTGACCACGCATGAATGCAAATTAAACTGATACTCTCCTAGGCCTTCAAGAAACACCATTGGAGGCGGCGCTCCTCGTTGCGCATCTTGTCCATAAAACATTTTAGTAACACTGCGGAAAAAATGTATTACCGCCAGTACATAACTGGCTTCCGCGGAGTCTTGAGCAGTAAAGGTTGCTCTTAAATTTATTTCGCCAACATAGCTGTTTCGATAAAAATATCCACGATAGTTGCTGTGTGTCAAATCGTATTCGTTGTAGTTGGCATGATAATTTGTATCAATTTGTGGCATGTACGGAAATACCACACCATCTGTGATTGCCAATGGTTGTAAAATTCCCTGTTCGTTGGCTGGCAATTTGTACAAATAGTTTGCACCGGGTGCCAGCCGTAATCTCACACGCCAGTCACCATCATTGGCTTGGCTACGTTGTGCTTGCAATGCCGCTTGTTTCCTTGCATTGTTAAGGGTCGCTTGTTGTCTGGCTTCTTGTGCCAATGCCTGTGTGCCAGGATCAACATAGTCGCCACCGGCATAGTAAGGCTCCCCGGTTTCAGGGTTAATTGCCCAGCCAGGGTTTAAATTGCCTTCGTCATCATAGGGCAATCCGTTAGGGTATGCCGATGGGTCATCATTGGGTGGCTCAGGCAAGGAGTTTTCAATGTCCGTTTCCACTTCCTCGGGTAATTTGTATAGGCCGCCATCAGTTTCTACAAATTGATCTTCGGGCAATACCAGCAATCCTGTGCCGTTGTCAACAAACTCATTTTCTGCATTGTTAGTGGCCAGGGCAGCCGGATCGCTGTTGTCAACAGCAACTGGACCATAGTCAATATCCCCCGGTGGGAATTCGTCCTCGGCGCCACCGCCGCCTGCACCAAGGAAGCCATTGCCGCCGTTGATCAGATTGTATCCTTGAACCAAAAGATTTACTTGTGGTACAAAGAGTCTTGCCAAAGCTAATGCGACCTCTGCCGGTGTTTGCTCAACATTAGTTGCAATGTCACCAAGTTTTACTATTTTGTTTGTTGTGCCAATTATACTATTAACCTGACTGTACCCGGGTATTTGATTCAACCCTAAATTGATGGCTTTGTCAATTAACTTGTCAAGAATGGGGCCTTGATAAGGTAGTCCCAACGAGTCCTTGATTGCTTTGGTTACGCTGGTATTAGCTGTAACTTCCACTGTTTGGATTTTGGTATCGCCCTCATCTATAGTGGGCAAGGTTGTGTCTGTGGTAACATCTGCTAGGCTTGTTATCGAAGATTTGGCAAGGTTGCTGCCTGTGGTGTTTACTGTAGTTGATGTAACTTGCCCATCAAACGGCGTGAGGTCGGTGGGGAGTTTTACAGTCAATCCTCCTTCAACATCGGCTTGGTATTCAGCAATGGTTTGTAGTGCTAAGTCTTGTAACTCTGCAACCAGTGCTGGTAGATTATCTTTGTATCCAAACAAGGCAGCATAGGCCACATCAATGGCGCCTTCGGCTGCATCTAATGTGTAGGCTTGTACTCCGTCAATTATAGTCAGTGAATTATCTGGATTTTGGCCTCGTGCGTTAAGTTCAGTAACAATACTTTCTTTTAAGGCAAGAGCAGTGTCTACATTTTGTTGTAAAAATGCCAAGGCTTGATCGTTGGTTATAGTGTCATCGGCGGCATAGCGAACTATTGTATTATATGAAGTTGCTCCAGTTCCGTTGCTGGGTTGTTGTACGTTGTTATAGCCCACAGTTGTGGTGCCATCTGTGACACTGATTTTATCATCACCGCCAACGATATCCACAGAAACTCCAGAAGTGCCCTCGGCTGTGACTGCGTTATCTTGAACCCACGCATTGTATTCTTCTTCTGTTACAGTTTGGCCAGCAGAATCGTAACCGCCTTGTGCGTTAATAATAAAAATGCTTTGGTTGTTATTTTCTGCCATGTCAGTAGTCCTTGTGAATATTTACCTAAAAAATAAACGGCAAATATAACGGTCGAGAATAAACGAGCAAATAAAGGTTGATGTTGCCAAAAAAGTGTGTTACAATAACTAGGAATAGGAGGACTAATGTCTTTACCAACTACACCAAAAGTAAACTATCTGAACAATAGAGATATTCTTAAAGAAATACATTTAAGCAAAAACACATATTGCAGTTATCGTGATCCAGTTACTGATCACCAATACGACATTATTTTACCCAGCGTTTCTAAAATCAATGTCAGAACAATAGCAGAAGCTCGCCGAAATCGTGCTGATCGACTCAAACGAGAAACCGGAACTCCGGTTGACCCCAAGAAAATTCCCAACACTGATTTGGTGTTTAGAATTTCTTGCTGGGATCATATTCCAATTGCTCCTAAAAAAGTTCCCAAAACACAGGTCAAAAAACGCAAGATTGAAGACATTCTGGAAATCGAAGATACGCCCGAAGATGATGTCATTGACGATATACCTGCACTTGCTGCCGTAGTTGACACAGCACATGTGCGTGTAAACTTTCCTCCTTTTTGGCAATATCGACTTGATGAAAATAAAACTCCGTTTCTAGTAGGAAAAAGTCACTGGAAGGGTGATTTAGAAACCGGTGAATACAGTCGTGAGCACGGTAACATGACTCGTAAATTAGCACTGATGTTTATTAAATTATGTGAACGATATGCAACAAGGAGCAACTGGCGTGGATACACCTACAACGAAGAAATGCGAGGACAAGCCTTGCTACAACTCAGTCAAATTGGACTCCAGTTCGATGAATCAAAATCGCAGAACCCTTTTGCGTATTATACTGCCGCTATCACTAATAGCTTTACTCGTGTCTTGAACATTGAAAAGAAGATGCAGAACATCCGCGATGATATTTTAGAAATGAATGGTCTCAATCCAAGTTGGACTCGACAAAATGCGGCAAATGGCAACCGGTCTGGCCCAGTTACTACCACTTCCTACGATACCGCCACCGAAAGCGATGTTGATCCAGCGCCTGATAATATCACAGTTCCAGAAAAATGAAATCCAAGTCTACGGTGATTTTATACAACGGAGGATCGTATGGATCGTATCTGCACTGGCTGATTTATTCAATGACATTCGATGGCGAGTTATTTGAGCCGTTCACTAGCAAAGGAACCAGTCATGAATTTGGTCGATTGATCAAAGACGATCATGCACATCTAATTGGCTCGCCGACCATTGAAGAGTTGTTGGCCATGCCCAATGAGCAGATTCCGCCGTTGATAAAAATTCATCCAAAAACACAGCAAAGTGAAAGCTTGGTTGAGAATATCGAGTTGCTTTTAGAAAAATTTGAAAAATTAATCATAGTTTACCCGGACAAGAACTCATACCTACTAAACATCAACAATTATGTTTATAAGATTTGGGATGACTTATGGTCTGGAGCTCTTGGCCACATGCGCAAAGAAGATCTCTACAATAATTTTCCTATTGCACTCGATACACCCCTTGAAGACATACCCACGTGGATTATCAGAGAATATCTCAGCTACAACTTATTTGAATCCTGGGAAGATCAAGTTGAGTGGTACCTCCCTCAACAGTATCAACATCCCGACTGCCACTATGTGTTTGTCAATGACTTGTTATACCAACCAATAAATACATTGAACACAATCAAGCAGTTTGCAAACTTGTCTTGGGTGCGTAACCCTCAAGAAATATTGCCCTACCATGAAAAAAATCTTGTACTTCAGAAATACCTTGAGCAAGATCACATTGCAAGAACAATATTAACTAATTTGATTGACAATGACTTTTGTTCTTGGGGCGCCGACGAAATTACTATCATCACCGAAGCATGGATACAAAAAGTTCTTAGAGATCACGGGTATAGTTTTAAATGCCACGGACTCAACCAATTTCCTTGCAACACAATCGACTTAACAAACCTAATAGAAAAACATGAATCTATTTAAAAAAGCTGCCATCTTCACTGACATCCATTTTGGACTAAAGTCAAACAGTCAACTGCACAACGATGACTGCTTGAACTTTATCAAATGGGCCACTGCCAAGGCCAAAGCCGAAGGCTGTGAAACTTGTTTGTTTCTTGGCGACTGGCACAATAACCGAGCCAGTTTAAATATTGTCACATTGAACTACAGCTTACAAGCACTGGAGCACTTAAATGCAAATTTTAATGACGTCTACTTTATTCCTGGGAATCATGACTTGTATTATCGCGACAAACGGGATATACAAAGCGTGGAGTGGGCAAAACATCTCCCAAACGTACATATATGTAACGATTGGTTCAACAGTGGCGATGTGGTTATCGCTCCTTGGCTGTGTGGCGATGATCACAAGCGCATACCTAAGCTGACAGGCAAGTACATGTTTGGGCACTTTGAGTTGCCTGGTTACTTGATGAATGCCATGGTGGAAATGCCGGACCATGGTGAGGTACGCAGAGAAGATTTTACGAACTTTGAACATGTGTTCACCGGTCACTTTCACAAACGTCAGACCAAAAAGAACATCACCTACATTGGCAATTGCTTTCCGCACAACTACGCCGATGCCGGTGACGATGATCGCGGGCTTGCTGTACTAGAATGGGGCAAAGATCCTGTGTATCATGCATGGCCTGACCAACCTAGATATCGAGTTTATAAATTAGGCAATGTAATTGACCATGCTGCCACACTCTTGGCGCCCGGTATGCATGTTCGTGTAGAACTTGACATCGAGATCAGCTACGAAGAAGCAAATTTTATCAAAGAAACATTTATTAAACAATACAATCTAAGAGAGATGGCGCTTATACCTAGTAAAAATTCCGGGGTTGACACAGACATGTCGCCAGGGGAAATTAAATTTGAAAGCGTTGATCAGATTGTCATTGATCAAATTACAAAAATTGAATCAAATTTTTATGATCCAAAGCTGTTGCTTTCCATATACCAATCATTATGACAAACATAGAATCTCTGAGACGAACTGACATCACTGATTTAAAAGAACTGGGGTTACAGTTCAACGAGCCGTGGCAGGTGGTAGATCATTTTGAAAAATTAGTAGCAGGATTTTTTGGAGCACAATACGGTGTGGCCACTGATTGTTGTAGTCATGGTATTGAACTTTGTTTGCGTATACTTCCGCGCTCAGAAAAAAATGTTGTTGTCCCAACCCATACATATATGAGTGTGCCAATGACATTAGAAATTCTATCAATCCCATATGAATTATCAGATTTAAAATGGCAAGGTAGCTATAAGTTAGATCCATACCCGATCATTGATGCTGCCACAATGTGGATGCCAAATTCGTATGTTCCGGGATCGATGACCGTTATTAGTTTTCAATATCAAAAATATCTACCCATTGGCCGTGGCGGAATGATTTTGCTAGATGATGTTACAATGTACAATAGGTTACAACGATTGGTGCGCGATGGTCGGGATCGTACAATCAATCATAGAATTGACAATGTCAACGAAATAGGTTTTCATTATCATATGATCCCCGAAGATGCCGCACGAGGAATAAAATTGTTTGACTTGCGCAAAGGTACATCTTTTGCTGGATGGTCTTGGCAGGATTATACAAATTTAAAAGACAAAGATATTTTCAAGGAAAAATAATATGGTTGTAGGGCACATTACTCCGTGTTGGGATACGCAACAAATCAAAGATTTGCAGTACAAGGCTGATTATTATCAAGACACTGAGCTTATTAAGAAATACGCTCAATCAGGTCACAGCATGGCCCACATGACATTGTTCAACTACTTTGAACCAAATCCCATGCCCGAGGCTGCCAGTCAAATAAAAAAACATTTTGATCATCTCGCTAATACCAGCATTGCTATTAATAAATTCACGCCCGGACAATACCTACCAGTGCATCATGATTTCTATGGCAAATTTAAATCTGTTCATCAGTTAGATGATGCTGCCAATGTCATGCGAATTATTATTATGATAGAAGATTCAGTGCCTGGACAGATTTTGCAAGTCGAGGATACCTCCTGGTGTAAATGGGTAGCTGGAGACTGGATTGCCTGGCACAATTCTGCTAAACATGCATTTTACAATTTTAGTATGGTTGATAGATATGCATGGCAACTAACAGGAACTGTTGATAATATATGTTAAGCAAACCAAGAATATCAACGTATTACAGTGAGCTTGTTAACAGCATTGCTGTTAGATACGGCTATAAGTTTTTGCATCAATGGCGTATAGTTGACTATGATTACCGATTTCATACATTTGCAAGTGAGTTAGCTAGCCTTAAAAAAGATACCTTTGCGCCTGAAGAAAAATTTCTAATAGAACATGCTGATGTAGAGTATTTTGTCAACGGATTTGGGTTTAGCATTGATAACTTCAATACCATGATTAGATCTTTAGACATTGACCCGTGTAGGTTTGTTATTCTAACCAATCATTATTGCAGTACACAAAAGTGGAATAGTTATTGTTCAGATCCTAATAACCAGTTTCATGTAATCGAAACTCCTCTTTCAACATTGTTGGTTAACCACGATTACAAACCTGTTACATCAGCAGAAGAGTGTCAGTATCGATTTTGCTCAATGCTAGGGAAAAGTCGAGTACACAGAGATATTTTGGCCAAGTATTTTATTTCACAAAATCTTGTTAAGGACAACTTGATTTCAGTTAATTTGTGGCCCGAACGAGCATCTAGTAGAACAAAAACCAGACAAGACGAACAAAAGTATATTAACAATTTATTTTTTTTACGTACAGATCCGTTTGCTCGCATCAACGAACACTGGATACACGATCAATCATTGCTAGACATTGAAAAATTTGTTGTGATCAACGGACCATTGACCAATGATATACTTAACTCTGCCACTAAGTCGCTTGCTCCTGAAGAATTGTATAAAAAAATATTTGTTGATATTGTAGCCGAGAGCGTTTACAACTATCCTCATGCATACATTTCAGAAAAAACAATTAGACCTATTATATCTTCTCGACCGTTTATCATAGTTGGTGCTCCTGGTACATTGGCATGGTTACATCAACTTGGTTTCAAAACATTTGACCAATACTGGGATGAAGACTACGATCAATGCACAGATTCCAATCAAAGATTTCATAAAATTTTTAAACTAATCGAAACCATCAACTCATGGCCTATTGCAAAATGTCAAGAAATTCTTACCTCTATGATGGAAATTTTTAAACACAACATTGAAGTCTACAACCATTGGGTAGAAAATCCGTTACATGTCTAAGCCTGTATTGCCGTTTGTTGAATCGATGATTATTCGGCCTTGCAATTTATCGTGTGAGGGTTGCACTACATTTTCTGATTTAAAATGGCAGGGTTATGTCACATGGGAACAGGGCAAACAGTCCTTGTCTCCTTGGGTGCAAAGATTAAACATCGAAGCATGGGGAGTCATGGGAGGGGAACCTTTTATGAATCCAGAGTTGGCAGATTGGCTTGTTGGTGTTCGCAGTCTGATGCCAGACACACAAATTAGATTAACCACAAACGGATTACTTGTAGAAAAAAATTGGCATGTAGTTGAGTTAATGCAACGGTTAGGCAATTGCATATTAAAACTTAGTCAGCATATAGAAGATACTTCAATTGACTCTATGGTAGATCGACTGTACTCTCAATGGAACTGGTCCCCGGTACATGAGTACGGATTAAATCGGTTGGTCACTGACAACAAATTTAAATTTCAACTATCAAACACTTCTACATTTTATAAAACATTCAAAGGCAAGTACGAAAATATGTTGCCCCACAACAATACACCAGCAGACGCTTTTAAACATTGTTGTCAACAACGATGCCCAATGATTTACAAAGGTAGATTATTTAAATGTGGCACCGTGGCTCTGACTCCCGAATTGCTGGATAGATTTGATCGTCCAAATTGGGACATGTGGCAAGACTATATTGTCCCAGGACTGGGTGCTGATTGTAATGATCGAGATCTAGAGCAATTTATTAATAACTTTGGGCGGCCTAACTCTCTTTGCAGACAATGCCCAACCGACCAAGATCATGACTCAGTAATTGAACACAAAATAACAGTAACAAGGAAATAACATGTATCAAGTTTATCAACATTGGGACCCACTAAACGTTTGTCTTGTGGGCAAAACATACCCTCCTGAGTTTTATTCGTGGGTTGCCGACACTAATACTCGTCGACGGTTTGAAAAGTTAGCCGAAGAAACTGAAGAAGACTATCAGAATCTCATTGGGCTGTTAAGCAACAAATTTGGAGTTAAGATTTTTCGACCAGAGTTTCCTGAAGATTTGAACACGTTGTACATTAACGGCAAATGGGTTCAACCGCCCACTGCCCCTCGCGATTATTTTTTAATGATACAAGACAAATTCTGGGTTCCTAAAATCCCCAATGCCAGTCATGCATGGTCAGTGTTTTATCGTCAACACAAACAAAGTTGGTGGCCGGACTATGTTCGCCCAGAAGATTTTTATCAAGCCTTGCCCGAGTATGCCATCGAGATCCAGAAAAAATTTGAATTGTTTAAACACACCGATCAACTGCATCTTGATGCCAAGTTAAATTTTTATAATCATGTTACTGACCATATCACAGCACAAGGAAATACCATTGAGTACACTGATCTTGATTTTATCAACGGATGTTTTGTGAGCCGTCTTGGGCAAGATCTGTATTTTGCCACTCAAACGTATCATGACGACAAACAAGGTATTCTAAACAAGGTCAATGGGCTATTTCCGCACACACGTAATCATGTAGTAAACTCTGGTGGACACGGTGATGCGGTATACTGCCCAGTAACCCCGGGATTGATCATCAGTTTAAATGATGTTCCAACCTATGCAGACACATTCCCAGACTGGGAAGTGGTGTATCTCCCACCGAGCAACTATTCTCACATGAGAGAGTTTGAGCACAGCATGAAGCGCAACAAAGGTCGATGGTTCATGCCCGGATTTGAGCAAGACAATAATCTAACCAATATGGTAGACCACTACTTTGACGAATGGGTTGGGCAAGTTTCTGAAACTGTGTTTGATGTTAACATTCTAATTGTTGATCCTAAAAATATTGTAGTCAGCACTCACAATGATTTAGTGGAGCAGGCCTGTGCCAGACACGGCATAGAGGTACACGTTGTGCCATTTAGGCACAAATATTTTTGGGATTGCGGTATACACTGTGTCACCAACGACCTTGATAGATCTGGCGCCAAGGAAAACTTTTTTCCTAATCGTACCGATTGATATTGCTTTCTGCCAAAGATTCAGCTATTATAGTATGATATGATCAAAATTAAAAATATAACTGTTAAAAACTTTTTATCTGTGGGCAATGCAACACAGGCTGTAAATTTTGATCGTAACGATCTAACATTGGTGCTTGGAGAAAATCTAGATCTTGGCGGAGACGGTAGTCGCAATGGTACTGGCAAAACCACGTTGATTAATGCACTTAGCTACGCATTGTACGGCAATGCCATCAGCAATATTCGCAAAGACAATCTTATAAACCGAACCAATGGTAAATCCATGTTGGTTAGTTTAGAGTTTAGTGTGCAAGGAAAAGAGTACAAAGTCGAACGTGGGCGTAAACCCAATGTTCTTAAATTCTATATCAACAACGAAGAACAATCGTCTGAGGACAATGCACAAGGCGACAGCAGAGAAACACAGGATGCAATTGAACGTGTTCTCGGTATGAGTCACGACATGTTCAAACATGTACTAGCGTTGAACACTTACACTGAACCGTTTTTAAGTTTAAAATCCAATGATCAACGTGCAATAATTGAACAGTTGTTAGGTATTACTCAGCTCAGTGAACGAGCAGATCGTATCAAAGAGTTGAATCGAGTAACCAAGGACGCTATCTCTCAAGAAGAAATGCGCATACGAGCACAGCAAGAAGCTAATAAGCGAATTGAAGAACAGATAGAAGCTATAAAACGCAGACAAACATTGTGGAAAACCAAAAATGCCAATGACATTGCTGACCTAACCACCGCACTAATTTCGTTGCAAAATATAGACATTGACGTCGAGGTGCAAGCACACCGAGACCACAAGATATGGGAACAAAAACGCAAAGAGATCAACGAGTTGGCATCTGCAATTAGTCGTGCCAAACTTGATCTAGGACGTGAAGAAAAAAACATTGCTAAGATAGTCAAAGATATTTCTGCATTAAAAAACCACACTTGCCATGCTTGTGGTCAAGACTTGCACGATTCAAAGCATGAGGAAGTGTTAGCCGGCAAACAACAAGACTTGGAATCTGCAACAACCAGTGAACTTGCATTCTCTACTGAATTAGCTGTGTTGGAATCTACACACAAAGAGTTGGGAGTTCTAGGAAAACCTCCTAAAATGTTCTATGACAAAGAAGAAGATGCTATTCAGCATCGAGCTACTTTAGAAAATTTACAAAAACAAATTGCAGACAAATCCAATGATGTAGATCCTTACGGTGAACAAATTGACGAAATGCAAAATCAAGCACTAGTTGTGGTCACGTATGATGTGTTAAACGAGTTAACCAGACTACAAGACCATCAGGATTTCTTACTCAAGCTGTTGACCAACAAAGACAGTTTTATCCGCAAAAAAATTATTGAGCAAAATCTCAGCTACCTTAATAATAGATTAACACATTATCTTGATCGCATCGGACTACCACATCAAGTTGTTTTCCAAACTGACTTAACTGTTGAAATTACAGAGCTGGGTCGAGATTTAGATTTCGACAACCTGAGCAGAGGCGAGCGCAATAGATTGATCCTGTCGATGTCGTGGGCATTCAGAGACGTTTGGGAAAGCTTGTACTATCCAATTAATCTCTTGTTCATTGACGAACTAGTCGATTCTGGTATGGACACGCAGGGTGTTGAAAATAGCTTATCTTTACTAAAGAAAATGAGCAGAGAACGCCACAAGAGTATCTGGTTAGTAAGCCACAGAGATGAACTAGCAGGACGAGTAGAGAATATACTTCGTGTAATTAAAGAGAACGGATTTACTACATACAATACAGATGTGGATGTATTATAAATGGACTCAATAATTGAACTTGATAGCTGGATTACGCTGAAAGAAATAGACGATCTATTGGCCATTGCCAACACATGGGACAAAGTTGAATACACTGCAAAAGAAGGAAAATTTCCTGGAAAATTGGTTGCAACACAAAGTTGGCATACCTGGGATAACAATGATGATCTTGGAAAAATTTTGCATGACCGTATGCAGTCAGTTATTGGCAATCACCGGGTAGTCGAATTGGACTATGTAGAGCTATACTTGCCGTGGGATATACATTGCGATTATGAACGTCCATTCCCGACACCTAACCCTTATTATAGTTTTTTGATTCCTTTACAATCCTTTCCTAGTAGAACTATATTTTTTGAACAAATCGCAGACTACAATGATTTTTGGAAATACAAACAACACAACAGGCATGTTGAAAATTGTGTTGACCTAGAATTTTGGAACAATAATCTAAGTCACTGCTGGGACGAAGACCGACTATACTTGTCGTTACAGCATGTTAGCAAGCAATGGATTGCCGGCGATGCTATATGCTTCAAACGTGATATCTTACACAGCAGTGATGATTTTTATGTACGTCATCCGGGACCAAAGAAATTTTTACAAATTTTAACCGACACAGTATGAACATTCTTATAACTGGTACAAAAGGATTGGCTGAAGCATTGGGAAGATTATTGTCACAAGACAACCACGTTACTTGTGTCAGCAAATCCAATGGATACAACATTGCTGATATCATGACATGGGGACCAAAATTTTATCACTACGATGTTTGTATTAACTGTTGTTATGATACGTGGCATCAAGTTGGTGTGTTGGAACAATTTTATTATGCATGGCGCAATGATTCATCAAAGCAAATTATAAACATTGGTTCAATTATCAGTGACTATACTCGCACAGACGTGACTACTGAGCACGAATATCTAGCATATCGTGTTCATAAACAGGCATTACAAACTGCATTTAACAAACTTAGTAGATCAGCCAAATGCGATATTAAACTAATCAATCCAGGTGCAATTGACACTGATATGATAAAGCACATGGACTGTGTTAAAATGTCTCCGGAGTGGTTGGCTACCCAAATTAAAAATGTTATGTCGCAAACATGGTTAAAGAGAGTTGACTTATGGCAATAAATTGGCAATACTATCATTGGCACTTGGAACTCAGCGCAGTTTGTGCTCTTCAATGTCCTCGCTGTCCAAGAACAGAACATCCAGATACTCCTTGGTTAAATTACAGCATGAGTTTGGATTTTTTTAAATCCTTTATGACTCCTGACATGTTAAAAAACAAAGTAAAAAGATTGACCATGTGCGGAGATGTAGGTGATCCAATTTACTGCAAAGATTTCCTTGACATATACAAATATATCAAAGAAGTCAATCCTAAAATACATGTGTATACTATTACCAACGGCAGCAATCGAAAAGCCGAGTGGTGGCAGGCATTTGCACAAGTTGCCAACGAGTATGACACAATAAATTTCAGCATCGATGGGTACGATCAACTCAGCAATGCAATGTATCGTGTTGGCAGTAACTGGCAATCTATCATGACTGGTATTAGCACTCTTAGAAAATACAATACAAAAATTCTAATCAACTGGGCAATGATTGTTTTTAAGTTCAATCAAAACCATATTGGTAAAATACAAGCATTGGCTAGTGACCTAGGAATGGATGCTTTGCAAATTACAAAAAGCACCAAGTTTGGCAGCAAGTACGGAGAAGCATATCTTGGCGTTAATGATTATCTTGAGCCAGACAGCAAATGGATTTCACCAAGTCATCGTTACGAACGTTCGATGATTAACATCAGTGGTCGACAACCACTTAATCAAGAGTTTATAATACAAAACAAGCAACAATACATTGCTATCAAGCAAGAGTATCATAACAAACCAATCACTCCGCTGTGCGAAATTGGCAATAGAGGACTGTATGTCAATGCCGAAGGTGTATTATTTCCATGCAGTTGGACTAGTTTTCCTTATAAAAGTTTGAGTAATGGTGTAAAAACCATAGAATGGAAGGATAGCTTTTTTGCTATGTACAGAGAGCAAATGAACTTACGTACACGATCGTTGGACGAAATACTCAACGATCCACTATGGGACAAGTGCAGCCAAGGTTGGCATGACGAGTCTAAGACTTGGGTAGAATGCCAGCAAAAATGTAATACCAGTATTGTTGATGTAAATTATGCAGTGGGTTGGGAAACCAATTAATGAAATTCTACCTGGGCCTAGAACATCCAACACTTAACAGAGTACGGTTACTTGTTGATCAACGAGAAATCACAGACTGCGAAGTAGTATCTCAATGGGAATCAACTGTTGATGTTACTAGAACAACCAGCATTGAAGTTTGGTTTTGGCCTTGGGGTATTAAACCATTGTTAAGAGTTAATGGGCACTTAGTAGATTTTAGTTTGGCAAAAGTAGATCAATTTGATCATATGTTAAAGTTCAACTTGACCAAAGACTTTTTTAATCTATACGGCCAAGAGTTAGTGACCAGTAGAATTGAGTCACAGTTCAAGAATGGTGTTGTTGACAAAGACGTTTACGATTCAGTCATTGGATTTGGACAGCACCACTATGATTTGGTTGAAAAAATAAAACGACGATTAGTTAATGGATAACAAAAAGTTTGCGTTTGTAACTGTACCTGTGCTAGAGCTATGGAATCCATCGGCTGCATTGGCTGCGCTTACTCCAATGATAAAACGCCACGGACTTGAGCCACAACTGATTGACATAAACCTAGAGCTCAACGAAATGTTGTCCGAGGCTGATTGGGATCAATTCAACGATTGGGCAAGTATGGTCACTGATCAAATTGACGATCAGTTGATCATCCGTGTGCTAGACATAGTAGATCAACACTTGTCTACTATAGAGTGCGGTTGGTTGGCTTTCAGTGTATTTTCATTTTACAGCGTTAGGCCAACGGCACTAATATTATCCCATCTAGGAAAAAACAGCAGTCGACAACATAAAATATTGTTAGGCGGCAGCGGTACAATGAGTAGCATGGCAGAATTTGGTCAAAAACCTTTTGGCCAGTGGTGTTTAGAAAACAATCTTGCAGACTACTGTATATTTGGCGAAGGTGAACAGGCCTTAGATAATCTTCTCAGCGGCAATGACCAATATCCCGGAATCAACAATACCAATTTTACACAGATCACCAATCTTGATACATTGCCGTTGCCTGAATATTCAAGTTTTGATTTTTCTAGGTACAAAGACAGTCGAGTGTTATTAACTGGTAGTCGTGGATGTGTTAGACATTGCACATTCTGTGACATTGACTTGACTTGGCCAAAATACACTTACCGCAGTCCACACTTGATTGTTGAAGAGATGCGGCGACATGTGCACGAATTGGGAGTAAGTAAATTTGAATTCACTGACAGTCTCATCAATGGATCAGTGTCAAACTGGAACAAATTCAACGAGTTGCTAATTGAGGCCAAGGCCAAGGACCCAGCAATGAAAGATGTCAGTTACATGGGTCAGTTTATTTGCAGGAATCGCACTAGTATGCATTCAAGCACCTATGAACTCATGCACTACGCTGGATGTAAACAAATACATGTGGGCATCGAACACTTCAGTGAACGAGTTCGTTATCACATGAAGAAAAAATTCAGTGACGCAGACATTGACTATCACTTGGAAATGAGCAGTCGTTGGCACATTCCAAATATTTTTTTGATGATTGTAGGTTATCCAACTGAAACCTTGCAGGATCATCAACAACAATTAAAAGCAATAGAAAAATATCAAATTTATGCACAAACTGGCGCTATCTTTATGCTACGATGGGGTCTTACCATGCATATCTACGAAAACACTCCGTTGACAAAAATGTCAAACGAACTACAGTTGTCGTTTACAGACAATGCATTTCATGACAGCGTTTTCAACTGGGTCGCTGGTGTTAACCCGACTCTGGACTTGGCGGAACGTATCCGTCGCAGAGTTGAACTACACGAGCTCAGTGCAAAATTAGGGTATTCAATGCCCAACACCAGAAAAGAACTAGCAAGTTTATTACAGCTCACAGAACAAATGCACCTTATTAAACCACCACCAAAAACTATTCAAATAATACCAGCTTAAATTTTTACAATTCACAAACATAAGATAACTATAGCACAAGGACAAACTCCAACACATTCATGACATGGCTTTATCAAAACACCCCAGTTGAGACATTGCCCGAAGATTGTATAGGATTTGTTTATCTAATCACAAATACAACCAGCTCACGCAAATACATAGGCAAAAAACTAGCAAAATTCTCCAAGACTACACAACGAACAGTTAAACTCAAGAATGGTACCAAGAAGAAAAAAAAGATTCGCAATAAAGTTGATTCAGATTGGCGAGACTATTATGGGTCTAGTCCTGAACTTAGCAAGGATGTGGAACTTTTTGGCAAAGATAATTTTATCAGAGAAATACTTTATTATTGTAAATCAAAATCAGAATGTAGCTATATTGAGGCAAGAGAACAATTTTCAAGGCGTGTATTAGAATCATCAGATTATTACAACGGGCATATTCAAGTCCGTGTTCATGGTTCTCATATCAAAGACAAACTAAGCAATTAAGCAGTTACAGCTTGCACAGGCTAATATCATGTGCCCTAGACCTGGATCTCGGATCGCAGGGATGGAAGTCTTGCCGCTGCCGCAAGCACTCAGCAACTATCCTTGACAGGACGATGATCGCAAATTGCCGCGGTTTTGCTGTTTGAAAAGAATTTAAAGGCTAAAAAGACGCAGGAGTGATCCTGCAGGTTTGTGCAATGTGTTAGCGTATGTTGTGCAAATTGCCGTTGTAAAAGACGGAACGAGCAGGTACCGGACAACCGCCTGTGCAAGAGTTTATAGTGGATTATAGTCAACTATAAACAATTATAGTTCTAACGCTAAGTGACTGTGCTACTCAGATAATGACAGTTTCTTTGCCCTGTGTGGGCAAAGTGTGACCAATTAATCTAGATAATAACTTAAATCTCACTTTGTTCGATGACTATAATAGCATTGATGAACGAAGTGAAATCAATAGACTTACGAAGTAAGTCTTAGAACTGGTCTGGCCAATCTCTAAACAATGCGTGTTGAATATTGCCACTGACAAATTGATTAAAGCTTTTGTGTTTGTCTTCGAGTTCACCTTCAAGTGGTGCTACTCTTCGAAAAGCTGAATCCATTTGACCCATGTCTCGAAACTCCATGAGTATCATCCATTCTGGCATGTCAGCAATGCTACGAAATCCCATCTTGCATCTAGTAATGCGATAGCTTACCATTTTATCTTCTGACACTAAATGATCAAAAAAACTCTTCATGCCGTTGACCCAGTCAATGTCTGAGATGTCACCTTCTTTGTCTGCCCAAATTGTATATAAATCCATGTGTTACTCCAGTGGTCCTAGTATTTCAAATCCTGCCATATCAGATTTGTATAAGTGTGCTTGTTCAAGATACAGGTATTTAAATCCGCGTTCTTTGTAGATAGCACACTCTGTTTGTAGTGTTTCAATGCCTAACCGCAACTTAGGATTGTTATAATTCCATGCAAATTGATCGCAAAGAGCATTCTCTTCATCGTAGCGTTTGATTAAACTAAATGCCACCAGCTTGTCTTTGTCGTAGTATCCTATTACATCTGTCATGGGATCTGTATAACGGCTATCAAAGATGGGCATTACTGATGCAAAGTGTTTGTACTTGCAGTAGTCTCGGTAGATTAAATTCAGCTTTGAAATGTCAGGTGATTGTAGATATTCCCACTTTACGCTTATATCGTAGTTGGTTTTGCTTAAATCAATTCTGGCAAACTGATAACTCATGCTCGTGGGTCCTGTCTGTGTGCAAACAACGACTGTAGATAGTCTTCGGGCCAAGAGTTGTAAAATCCTTTGTTGGCCATCAATATTGCTTTAGTATTAAGATCACTTAAACTTTGCACCAGTGCCAATGCATAAGTTCCTTGATTCATACAAACACCGTTGACCATTTCAACATCGGCAGGATGATCTTCTAGTGCCAGTAAATCGGCAGCAAGTAAAAATTCTTGATTGGCCTGTTCTAGGCTACTGGCAAACAACTCACGCGACCATTCCACAGGGTTATACACATATATAATAACTTCCTTGTTGCCTAGTCCGTACCGTGCTCGATTTTTAAGATCGTAGTAAGGATCACTGCCAATGAACACATCGTAGCTGTTTTTTAATCGAGCACTGCGAGCATATGGGCAAGGAGGAAACCCTCCTAGTGCTGGATGTGGAACTTCTATAAAGTTCACAATCCACTGCTCTATGTCTTGTTTAACTTGTTCAATGTCCATTAGAACCAATTTAATCCAGTTTTCTTAGTAGTTTCAATATTTTCTTTGATAATACCACTGATGAGTTTTCGTTCATCTGGGCTTAGATTCATTGCATCGTTGTAGCTGAGTCCGCCTCGCATATACCAAGAAAATTTTAGTGCCTCTTGCCTGATACTTTCGCAGTCTTTGTCCATTCTCTCAATGAGTTTGGTGATACCGCCAGAGTCCAAGGCTAAGAGTTGGATTCGAAAAAATTTGTCATATCCAATGTAAATGGTTGTTCAAATTTGGTCTGACATGCAGTGCAACTAATGTTAAGTGGCACAAGTTCAGTGGATTTTTTCAAATCAACTGCATGATCCCTGACTTGATTAAACACTGCTCTTGTGCAGTTGTTCAACCATTCTTCTATGTGTGCAGTTTCTGTGACCATTGCATCTGGAGTGCGAATAGACGATATACTTTCTGCAATGCTTCTCACTGTTAGTTTGGCAATGTTGGCAAAGGCAGAGCCTAGTCGCGTCATCTTTTCTTCTTCGCTCAATTCTGCATTTTGTAACAACTGCACAAGCTTTTGATCTTCAAACTGCACTTGCCCTAGTTCATTGACTTCTTTGTAGTTCATGGGCTCAAAATATATTTCAAGTCCAGATGTTTTTAAACAAGCTGAATAGTCAATGGGGCGAATATTTTCCAACACAGTACGTAAATCCAAGCCGTATTCTTGAGCATTGTCGCATTTAGGACACCTGGTGTCAATTTCCATGGTGTGCCCATAAGTGGCAATCCTGATGGCCACTAACAATGTGTCAAGGTCCACAGATGGGGTTGCCCACCCGTCTTTGATATTGGGCACACAGCTTTCGATAATTTTTACTGTGGCTGATCCATTGAACAGCGCATCGGGTGTTCTACTAGTGACTTCGTCAATGGCAGTCATTGGGTATATAGGTAATTCGTTGTTGGGCGGCATGTTAATGGTGCCGGGCGCCCAGAATTTGCCCTGTGACGGCAAGCGAATGTAAATCACCGGCTGTCTAAAAAATTGTTTTAATGGATTGGTGTTTTCTTGCATTTTTAGGCTATAAATATACAAATACTTATGTGGTTAAAACATGGATGAAAGAGAATTTGAAGAAATAGTCCGGAAGCTCAATTCCGGACTGACACTGACTACTGAAGAAATGCTCAAGCTTTCGGCAGCAACAGGCTTGACTATTAATGCGTTAAAGCAACTCAAAGACAGTGCCAAAACAGCAGGACTTGATGTTGGTAAAAGTCTAGGAAGATTAACCAAAGACGTTGGGGCTGGGTCTGCATCTTTTCAATCACTAAACCCTATAATAGACTCTGTTGCCAACGGGCTTGGCAGCATGGCCGAAGCCATACCATTTGCTGGCAAAGCTATTTCGGGCAGTTTAAAAGTAGTAGCCGAAGGCAGCAAGTTTGTAATTGACCAGCTACAGAAAACAGTCAACACATTCAATGAACTAGGGCAAGTTGGTGGATTAACTGCCGACGGCATGACCGGGCTACAACGCCAATTCTTAGCTTCGGGTATGAGCCTAGATGGGTTCAAGAAATCAGTGGTTGACAATGCAGGCGCATTGGCAAAGTTTAGAGGAACAGTGGGCCAAGGTGCCGAAGACTTTAGCAAGATAGTCGGCGGAATAGTTGACAGTGGCGCTGGCACTGAACTGCGTAGAATTGGGTACAGTGCTGATCAAATTGGTGAAACCACAGCATCGTTTGTTGCCATGCAAAATAGACTGGGCATGACCCAGGGCAAGACAAATGCACAGCTAACAAAAAGCTCAGTTGAGTATGCCAAAGAACTAGATATATTGTCCAAGATAACAGGACAAAGTCGCAAGCAAGCACAGGCGCAGATTGATTCTGCATTGAGTGAAAGTAGATTCCGAAGTACCATTGAATTGATGAATCGTAACAATCAACAAGGTGCAGCCAAAGAATTAACATTCTTTCAAAATCAAGTATCCAATGTCAACGATGAGTTGGGACAAGCTGTGCGTGATATTTCATCGGGTGTGTACGACAGTGAAGCTGTTTTAAAATTTGTACGTGCCGGAGTTGACCTTGAAAGTGTGGTCAGTGGCATCAAAGACGGCAGTCTAAAAGCCAACGATGCAATAACACAGCTACAAAAATCAACGCGAGCAGTTGAGCAAGAACAACTAGAATTTGCACAGTACGTCAAAGAAGGCGAATCACCGTTTCCCAATCTAGCCAAACAGCTGGAATTTAATACAGCACAATTAGAAAATGGTCGATTAACAGCAAAGAAGGTTCAAGATGCCCAAGTTGAAGGACAGGACAAATTAACCAATTCAGCGGTTGAAGCTCAAGTGGCTATGGAACAGATGACTCGACAGCTGGCAAATTTTGGATTTGGTGCTATGCCTGCAGCCACCGATGCTGTGGTATTGTTCACTGATTCTCTCAATGAGTTTATCAAATATGTTGCTGAAAAAACTGGTATTGAGTTGCCTAGTATCACCGGTGGTGCAGTCAGGGAAAACATACCTAAGCCCGGCGGGGATGCGGCAAAAACTGCACCCACAGCGGTTAAAGCTACAGCAGAATCTAGAAAAGCACAGGCAGTGGCCAAAGCAAAGGCCGAACAAGTACTTACATTAACCAAACAAGAGGACGAGGCAAAACAACAACTTCGTCGGATGGAACTGGCAAGAGCGCCTGAAGAAGAACTCAACCAACAAAAAGAAAAATTAGCTGCCTTGGGCAAGTTTAAACTGCAAGCCGAAGAAGACGAACGCAAACAGGCCATTGCGGCAGCACAAGCAGGACTTGAAGCTAAAAATGAACGTCAGCGTGTGCGTAAGTTGCAGAACACAGCAACTTCAGCAGATAGAGAAGTGACTGCCGCACAAAAAACTGTTGATGAATTAAGGCTTGAACAAGCTCGTTTAGAAATTCAACAGCGTGATAATCCCACAGCATCTCCTGGGCCAGTTGATGCAAAAGTTACTAGAACTCGTGAAGCCACCGAAGCAAGGAAAAAGGCCGAGGCTGCGGTAGAAGCTGCCACAGCAGAAAGAAAACGACTCGAAGATGAAAAGGGCCGCGCCGCAGAAGAAACCAAAGCTGCCAGAGTAGCTGAAATGAAGGCCAAAGACGACGCTGCCAAAGCCAAGGCAGCCGAAGAACTTAGCCGCCGTCAACAAGGGCAAGTCAGCGGCCCTGGTGACAGTAGACTGGTTACTGTGGAAAAAGAATTGGCTGCGGCTGAACGGACTCTTAAAGAAAAAACCAACAATCTCACTGAAATCAGAAAAGAACTTGGTGATGCAAGCAAATCTGGTGTTGCGCCAGAAAAAAAGTATGCCAAAACAATTGAAAACTTAATCATACAAGCCGAGTCAGGCGGTAAAAACATCAACACTGGAATCAAAGATGCGTCGGGCAAGCCAACAACCACAGCAACTGGAATTGGGCAATTTACCAAAGGTACGTTCGAAGGTGTTGCTGGCATGGCCAAGCCAGGCGAACTGTTACACGGCAAGACATTTGAAGATTACAAAAAAGACATCAACATTCAACGAGAAGCAGTTACCCAACTAACTGGGTTCAACAAAAAACAACTGTCATCAAGCGGGTATGATCTCAGCGATCGTAACGTGTACTTGGCACACTTTTTAGGTGCCAACGGTGCGGCACGAGTTTTAAGAGCCAGCGACACTACACCGATCAAGGATGCAATTAACTCTGAATCATATGAGTCAAATTTGCCACTGTTTGAAAATGTAAAAAATCCTATCAGGACAGTGGGTGATCTCAAAACCTGGACAGATAAAAAACTTGCTCAAGCATCCAGTGAATTAGACAAATCAACTGGTGAAGATATAAAAATGGCCTTGGGTGGCATAATCACTGCTAAACCAGGTGGCACAAAAGTCACAGTAGGAGAAGCAGGGTTTAACGAAGCATTTGTACCGTTACCCGACGGCAAAACTATTCCAGTGTCAATGGACAAGTCTTTTAAAGAATTTGTCAAATATCTATCAACACTAGATTCTGAACAATTAGCCAGATCCAACTCTATGTCGACGGACAAGTCATTTCAGGAGTTTTCCAAATATCTAAAATTGGATTCTGATCGAATAGCTGGGGTAGCAAACAAAAATTTTGAACAATTTCCTTCTATTCGCAATGAGTTAACTAGTTTGGTTGACATAGTCGGCGAACAAGAACGCACATCACAAGAAATATTACGAACTACAATAGACACATTTAGCAAAGAGATTGTCAAGGCATTGACGCCCACAGTTGGAATGCAAGGTCCAGATGTTGCCATATTGCTAGAGCAATTGATTAATTTACAACGTGATAACAACCAAACATCGCAGAAATTGTTACAGGTAACTCAGAACTAGCGGTAAATATAATACTATGTCTTGGAAAAAATATTTTAAAGTTGCCAACGTCGGCGGCGAACTTAGTCCGTTATCTGGAAAAGGCTCAACCGGCCTGCCAGGATACGGACGCAATGACGGCAGAGATGCAATGCAAGTACATGCAGATATTGTGTACAGAAACTATGCAAGTCGACTACCAGAAGTTTATACAGGGCACCCAAATCGTGTTGAACGATATAATCAATACGAAAACATGGATTCGGACAGTGAGATTAACGCATGTTTAGACATTCTTGCTGAATTTTGTACTCAGACCATCGAAGGAGAAACGGTTCCTTTTCAAGTTACGTACAACGATACTCCCACTGACAACGAAGTTAAAATCATCAAGCAACAGCTACAGCAATGGGTCAAGCTCAACAAATTAGATCAGCGTATATTCCGTATTTTCCGTAACACAATCAAGTATGGCGATCAGGTTTTTGTGCGTGATCCAGAAACATTTGAAATGTACTGGGTTGATATGACCAAAGTGGCCAGAGTTATTGTCAACGAATCAGAAGGCAAACGCCCTGAGCAGTATGTTATTCGAGATATCAATCCCAACTTTCAAAATCTAACCATTGCGGCCAAAACAACCACAGATTTGCAAAGCAATCCGCCGAGTAGTGGGTACACTGCGCCTAATAACTACACAGCACCCAGCGCAGGAGCCCAAGGCACCGGGGGTAATAGATTTTCGGCAGCAATGAATGAAGCAGTGTTGGATGCCAAACATGTAATACATTTAAGTTTAAGCGAAGGTTTGGATTTTTATTGGCCATTCGGAATGAGTGTTTTAGAAACAATTTTCCGTGTGTTTAAACAAAAAGAGTTGCTGGAAGATGCAGTTTTAATTTATCGTGTTAGTAGAGCGCCTGAACGTAGAGTATTTAAAATCGACGTGGGAAACATGCCAAGCCATATGGCCATGGCCTTTGTTGACAGGGTTAAAAACGAAATTCATCAACGTAGAATTCCTAGTCACAACGGTGGCGGGCAAAATGTCATGGACAGCAGTTACAATCCATTGAGCATCAACGAAGATTACTTTTTCCCACAAACAGCTGATGGTCGGGGCAGTAGCGTAGACACACTGCCAGGCGGCTCAAATCTTGGCGAAATTGATGATTTGAAATATTTCAACAATAAAATGTGCCGTGGTCTGCGTGTGCCCAGCAGTTACTTGCCCACAGGACCCGACGACAGTGATCGCCCAATGAACGATGGCCGTGTTGGTACAGCACTAATTCAAGAATATCGCTTTAACCAATACTGTGAACGTTTACAGCGATTGATCATAGAAAAACTCGACGATGAATTTAAAATGTTCATGCGTTGGAGAGGTTTTAACATAGATTCGGGTTTATTTTCAATTCAATTCAACCCGCCACAGAACTTCGCCAGCTATCGACAAGCAGAGTTAGATACTACCCGTGTTAATACGTTTCAACAATTAGAACAAGTACCGTACTTGAGTAAACGTTTTATGTTAAAACGATACCTGGGTTTAACAGAAGCTGAAATTACAGAAAACGAAGAGTTGTGGGAAGAAGAACGCAGTAGTCCAGAATCCCCGGCAGCCAGCGGAAATGATTTGCGCAGTGTTGGAGTTACACCTGCAGACCTGGAAAGTGACATCACTTCTGGTGAAGACATGGCAAATCTTGGGCAAGCAGAACCTGGAATGGGTGTAGACGCACCAGTGGCAGCGCCCGGTAGCCAGCCCGGTGCGGCAGTGACACCGGCACCAACTGGCGCTCCAGCATAAATATCATTATGATTCTTAATGAACTTTATTCAAAACCCCCGAGTGCATACCAAGATATTGCGCAAGACAATAGTCAGCCTCGGTTAGGTGATCTAAGAAAAACAAAATTAACTTTGCGTCAAATTAACAAGCTTCGTCGCCTCAACGATGTTAGAGCATTTGAGTTTAAAGAAAAACTTAAAAAAGTTAAAAATCAATACGCGGCACCAGTTCAACCGTTGGCTTAAAGTTACAAAAATTGTAATTTTTACTCAATTATTACAAAAATACACGGGTAAACAGCATAGTTTACTCAGGTCTATGTAAATATTCAACAGAGCCATTTCTTGGAGGATATTTTACATGAATAAGTTTGAACAACTAATTGAATACGTCATTAATGATGATGACGCAAAAGCCAAAGAACTTTTCCACAACATTGTTGTAGAAAAAAGTAGAGCCATCTATGAGCAAATGATGGAAGAAGAGTCAATTGAAGAAGCTGCCGAAGAGGAAGAAGAATCAATCGAAGAAGGCGCCGATGATGACCTCGAAGAAGGCATGCAACTCGGTGGCGATCAATCCGATGACTACATTGAAGATGTAGAAATGGAAGAGCAAGGCATGTCTGAAGACGAAGAGTCTGGTGACGAGTCTGGTGACGAGTTTGGCGACGGTGCTGAAGAAGCCGGCGACGACATGGGCGGTATGGACGACATGGGCGGCGACGAAGGCGGTGCTGAACCAGCATCCAAAGACGACATACTCAATCTTGAAGACAAATTAGACCAATTAATGGCCGAGTTTGAAAGCATGATGGACGGCGGCGCCGACGAAGAAACAGACGACATGACTGGCATTGAAGTTGCTGACGACGAGTTAGAAACTGAAGGCATGTTTGAAAACGTTACTCTTAAAGCTGTTCCCAAGCCAACACATGGTGATAACGGTGCTAACAACAAAAGTGTAGTAGCTGCCAATAGTGGTGCCCGCGGTGCCCTAGCTAAACCAGTACATGCTGGCGCCAATGAAGGCGGCAAGCACGATTCATCTGCTTACAAAAACAATGTCAAAGACATGATTGGTAAAGTTGGTAATACACCTGCACAAAGCACACAAAAACCAACGCCTGCTACCAAAGCTCACTTGGCACAAGCGTCAGGTGTTAATAATAAATCTGTAATTCAGTAAGGGATTACATTAAATGGCTCTTTACCTCAGGGAAAACCTTACTTTCAATCAAGCCGGCATCATTGTCGAAGGCTCAAGCGAAGGTAAGGATCTTTACATGAAGGGAATTTGCATTCAAGGCGGTGTTAAAAATGCCAATGAACGTGTGTATCCTGTCAATGAAATTGAACGTGCAGTTGCAACACTGAACGAACAAATCACTGAAGGGTATTCAGTCATGGGCGAAGTAGATCACCCAGACGACCTTAAAATTAATCTAGACCGCGTCAGCCATATTATTACAAGTATGTGGATGGACGGTCCTAACGGTTACGGCAAGTTGAAAATACTTCCAACACCAATGGGGCAACTGGTTACAACCATGTTGCAGTCAGGTGTAAAACTAGGAGTTTCTAGTCGTGGTTCCGGCAACGTGAACGACGCCAACGGACATGTCAGTGACTTTGAAATAGTCACTGTGGATGTGGTTGCCCAACCCAGTGCGCCTAATGCATATCCTAAAGCCATTTATGAAGGCTTGATGAATATGAAGTATGGACATCGTGTGCTAGAAGTAGCACGTGACGCTGGACAGGACAACAAAGTACAGAGATATTTGAAGAGCGAAGTAATGAAACTCATCAAAGATCTCAAGATTTAGGAGAAATCGATGCTAGACGCAATTAAACCATTGCTCGACAGCGATCTGATTAACGAGGAAACTCGTACTGCGATTTCAGAAGCTTGGGAAGCCAAGATGACTGAAGCTCGCGAATCAGTACGTGCAGAACTTCGCGAAGAGTTTGCACAACGCTATGAGCATGACAAAAGTGTAATGGTGGAGGCCCTAGATCGCATGGTAACAGAAGGTCTTGCAACCGAAATTCAAACAGTACAAGCCGAAAAGCGTGCATTGGTTGAAGATCGTGTTAAGTTCCAACAGAAAATTAAAGAATCATCTACAAAGTTTAACGACTTTATGGTATCTAAATTAGCTGAAGAGATTGGAGAACTACGCAAAGACCGCAAGCAACACAACGAAAGTCTAGCAAAACTAGAAAAATTTGTTGTACGTGCATTGGCAGAAGAAATCACAGAATTCGCAAAAGACAAGAAAGACGTTGTTGAAACCAAAGTTAGACTAGTCCGCGAAGCCCGTGCCAAACTTGAAAATCTAAAAGCTAAATTTGTAAAAGAATCAGCTGAAAAGATGAGCCAATCTGTTGCTCGGCATCTCAAAACCGAACTTAGTCAATTGCACGAAGACATTAAAATTGCTCGAGAGAACAATTTTGGTCGACGTATTTTTGAAGCATACGCCGCTGAATTTGGATCAACATATCTTAACGAAAATGTTGAAATCCGTAAATTACACACAGCAGTTGCACAAAAAGAACAACAATTGGCAGAAGCCACCCGGATTGCCCAAGAGAAACATAGTCTTGTGGAATCCAAAGAGCGTGAGATTCGCATGATTAAAGAATCCAATGAACGTGCAAGCGTTATGGAAGAATTGTTAGGCCCTCTAAACGGGGACAAACAAGAAGTCATGAAGAATCTACTAGAAAGCGTTCAAACAAGCCGTTTGAAATCAGCTTTTGAAAAGTATCTACCAGCAGTATTATCTGACACCTCACCAAAAGCCCGAAAAGTGATTAGTGAAAGTGTACGTACTGTGACTGGTGATAAAACCGTTAAGGCGCCAGAAGAAGACCGTTCCAACGTGATCGACATCAAGCGCCTGGCAGGTCTGTAATATAAAGGAGACTTAAATGTCACAAGAACTATTAGAAAGCCGCTGGGGCGAGACTAAAGAAGCATTGCTTGAAGGTCTAAATGGCAACAAACGCAACAGCATGAGTGTTATTCTCGAAAATACTCGTAAATACTTGAAAGAGAACGCATCTGCTGGCTCTACAGTATCTGGTAACATCGCTACATTAAACCGTGTGATTCTGCCAGTGTTACGTCGTGTTATGCCAACAGTTATCGCCAACGAAATCGTTGGTGTACAACCTATGACAGGTCCGGTGGGTCAAATCCACACATTGCGTGTGCGTTATGCATCTACAATGACAGACCAATCAGCAGCCGCTACTAGCGTAGTTGCTGGTGAAGAAGCATTGTCACCATTCAAGATTGCTGTTGCATACTCTGCAGGCGCTCGCGGTGCTGACAACGCTGCCACAACACAAACAGCCGCTCAAGGCTATTCCGGTGGCGCCACAGCTACCATGGAAGGTAACGGCGGTCGTCAGATCTCTGTTCAAATCTTGAAGCAAGCTGTTGAAGCTAAGACACGTAAATTGCAAGCTCGTTGGACATTTGAGGCAGCTCAAGATGCACAAGCTATGCATGGCATTGACGTAGAAGCTGAAATCATGGCTGCTCTTGCACAAGAGATCACAGCTGAGATTGACCAAGAGATCCTATTGAGCCTGCGCTCATTGGCTCAGACTGAGTTCACATACAACCAAGCTACTGTATCTGGTACAGCCACATTCGTTGGTGACGAGCATGCCGCATTGGCAGTTCTGATCAACCGTGTTGCTAACTTGATCGCTCAACGCACACGTCGTGGCGCTGGTAACTGGGCTGTTGTTTCTCCAGCATCTTTGACAGTATTGCAATCTGCTACAACTAGCGCATTTGCACGTACTACAGAAGGTACTTTCGAAGCACCTACAAACACCAAGTTTGTTGGTACATTGAACGGCGCAATGCGTGTGTTCGTTGACTCTTATGCATCTGACTCAACACCTGTGTTGGTTGGTTACAAAGGTTCCAGCGAAGCTGACGCAGCCGCATTCTACTGCCCATACATTCCTTTGATGAGCAGTGGTGTTGTTCTAGATCCATCAACATTCGAACCAGTCGTATCGTTTATGACACGTTATGGCTACATCGAATTGACAAACACTGCATCTAGCTTCGGCAATGCTGGTGACTATGTCGGTGAGATTGCTGTATCTAACCTTTCATTCTCCTAATCAGAGAATCCAACCCAAGGGATGGGAAGGACAAAAACCTGCTTCGGCAGGTTTTTTGTTGGCCACTAAATACCAGCGTGGCTAAAATATTTTATACTCCCCCTGGCTATTACGGATCTGCAGAATTAACCGCTTCGACTGGGTTGATCGTTGATGATCAAGGGCTATGGCGATTAAGTCAGGCAGGGTACAATGACGGTGCAACTTTTGGCCTAAGCCTATCGTACCCACACCCAGAATCTGGTGGACATTTAGATTTGTCCGCAACAAACTGGACAATTGCTGATATAGGCAACGAATTAACATCGTACTATAATCCGGACACCAGTGAAACATATCCAGCTAGTCAATGCAGAATACAAATAACTGGTCGATGGCAAGTGATCAGACAACCCAATTCAAACAGCTGGAACAGCGTTGGGGTCTCCTGGGCAGGGCATACCAACACTGATCTAGGCAATCGCGAAATGAGTCCTTGGCTGTTGACTTATTACACCAACTTTGCAACATATACCATACAAGGTGGTGACGTCACTGGTGGAGCACAAGATACATTCAGCGACCATGAATTTTACTGTAGGATCACAGAATCATCAACCAGTGACAACAGCAACAAAGAATATCAAAGTAACACCATTTCAAGACCTGCTTGGGCGTACAGCTACATCAAGAGCTGGGAAATTGATATTTAAAATAAATATCTATAACACAATTTGGTGTTTTATGCTGATGATTAAACCCAACAGCGTAGCGGGTAGAACCCGCATCGGACTTCTATTAGGAGAAATCAAATGGGTCGCCCACTAAAAATTAAAAAATCCACTACCAAAGACATCGGTTTTAACAATCTTGGCAGTTTAACAAATCCAGTGTATCCAGCAACACTAAACACAGCTCAGTACCTGGGTGTGGTTGGTGGTGAAAATACCAGCGTAGCCACCGCATCTTATCCTGTGGTACGTTGCCAAGCATGTGAAATTGGTGGTACTGAAGAAGCAGCCATCATTGTGCGTCAAAAAGGAACCACCACATATTTGGTATTAGGCCAAACCAGCGGAAACACATATCAAGCCACGCTGGCCAATGAAGCCACAGGTGCATTGTCACCGGGCAACATGAACATTGCCATGTTCAATGGCGACAGCACTGACATCTTGATCAGTAAACTTACTAATAAGTGGGCATTGGATTATTCTACACCACCAGTTCGTTATGTGATCAACTTCTTCAGCGACGAAGGCACTGAGATCAAGTCTGGCACCAAAGGTGTAACAAACGATCTAGCCATTGCAGAAAATTACACTAGCTAATTTCTATCTAGTCAACTAATCCTCTCTAATATATACACTAGGGAGGATTTTTTATGACTGCGTTTGTGCTTGGAAATGGGGTTAGTAGGAATGTATTAGACCCAGCTCTTCTGCTGAGATTTGCACCAGTTTACGGATGCAATGGCTTGTACCGTACACATACACCCACAGTGTTAGTTGCCACTGATACTCCAATAAGCCGACAAATACAAGAGTCGGGATACAGTAAAAATAATAGATTTTATACGCGAAGACCAATGGCAAATCTAGGAGCCAATGAAATCCCCAAGCCTTATTTTGGGTTCAGTTCAGGCCCAGTTGCAGTGGCACTGGCTGCTATGGACAAGCATTATAAAATTTACATGTTGGGATTTGACATGGGGCCAGATACCGCAGGAAAGTTCAACAACTTGTATGCTGGCACTGAATTTTATAAACCGATGGGTGCATCACCAACGTTTACAGGAAATTGGTGCAAACAACTTATAAAAATAACTCAAGATTTTCCAAAAACAGAATTTGTAAGAGTGTTTGGTGACACTACTGCTCGTATAGCTGAATTAGAAAAATTGTCAAACCTTTCTCATTTGTCGATTACTGACCTTGCATCAACAATAAATAAAGAAAAGGATCTATAAATGGCCGTTTATAAAAACGTAACTGGTGATTATACTATCACTACAATAAGCACTGCTGACAACGTAATTGTTAACACAAATACGGTAAAAATCAATGGCAACCTTGATGTAGTTGGAAATGTTACTTATATCAATACCACTGAACTTAATATCACTGATCCGTTTATAGAGTTAAACGTCAGTAACACAGGGTCATATTATGCCAACTCTGGCATATTAACATACCGAACAGCTAATAACATTGCCGGATTACGATTTAACAACAATGCCAACGCTTGGCAACTTAGCTCAGCCACTGACGTAAATGGCACAGCAGGTACTTGGGTAAATATTGCCACAGGTAATGTGGTGTCAGCTGCCGCTGGGTCTAACACTTCTATACAATACAACAATAACATGTCCTTTGGTGGAGACACCAATTATACCTATGATTTTGCAAGCTACAAAGTCACACTCAACGGACATCAAATATTTGGTAATATTGGATCTACTCCATCAGCAGTGGCAAATTCTTTGGCAGTGTACCACAAACAAGTGGGAACTGGCGGCAGTGGGCTTTATGTCAAAGGCACCTCAGTTGATGACGAGTTGGTCAGTAAAAACAAAGCCATCGTTTTTTCACTTATATTTTAAGGAATCTCAATGTCAATAACAACATCTAATGTAACAACCGCAGTTGGTAATGTTTACGTAAGTTCAGGAAATACTGCTATTACATTTTTAAGTTTATGTAATTACAGTGTGGGAAATGTAACAGCAAATGTGCATGTGGTGCCTAGTGGTTCTTCTGCCAACAGCATTAACCAGATCCTGGCAAGTATACCAATTACCACACTTGATACTTTTCAACTGTATGTCACAGGAGAAAAATTAATATTAAGCAACAACGACTCGGTGCAAGTCAGTGCCAGTGGCAATTCGTCGATTAGTGCACTAACCAGTTACACCAGTCTTTAAATGGGATACTACGTTAAAAACAGACAGTTGCAATCGGGCTCATCGGGTGTGGTGATCCCAAGCGGTCCTACTGCTGAAAGACCATTGGCTCCTCGCTTTGGATTAATACGATACAACACTGACTCAGGCGCAGTTGAGTTTTTTAACGGAACACAATTTGTACAACTTAGTCAAGCTGGATCTATTAGTTACATTGTTGATAGTTTTACCGGCGATGGCTCCACTGTTGTTTTTACAATGTCAATACAGGAAACACTAACTACTCAAATTATTGTGTTTGTAGGATCAATATATCAAGATCCTGCCACAGCGTATACAGTAAATGGATCTTATAATATAACTTTTACTTCGGCTCCGCCATCAGGAGAGCCAATCAGCGTGATTCACAGCACGACTTAACCCATAAATATCCTACAAGGATCAGAATGGCTATAAACAAGATTTCCGGCAATATACTAGCAGATAATCTGCAACGTGGTGCCAACTTAAGTATACAAGGCAACCTAGTTTATGTAGATGTTGTCAATACTCGTCTTGGCATAAACACCAACTCAACCACGTCTACATTGACCGTTGCCGGCAATGCTGAAATTTCTACAACGCTTACTGTAAACGGTAATGCCACTGTTGGTAACTTGGGCACATCAGGGATATTGACTGCAACTGGTAACATCACCGGAGGCAACTTGATCACCGGCGGGATTGTCAGTGCAATTGGCAACGTTTCAGGAAATTACATATTTGGCAACGGTAGCCAGTTAACCGGTATTGACGCCACGTCCATCCAAAACGGCAACTCAAATGTTCGAGTATCTGCAAACGGTAATGTGTCTGTTGGCATCACTGGCACAAGCAATGTTGTGGTAATTGCATCAACTGGTGAATATGTTACTGGCGTTGTAAGTGCATCAGGTAACATCACCGGTAATGGTGTAACTTTGTCAGCCAATGCTATCTCGGCAGCATCTGGAGTTCTTAATCTAGGATCTAATGCTAATATAAAAATTGCCGGTGGATCTACCAATTATTTGTTGACCACAGACGGTTTTGGCAATTTAATCTGGGCTTCTGCCGGAGCAGTTGGTGTGGTTGGCAATGTTATTCCGATGGGAACTAACACACTAGGAAATCTTGTCAGCAATGCAGTAATATTAACAACAGCAACAACAGTGACCGACGGCATTACACAATTAAACACAGTACTTGGAAAATTAGTACCAGCAAGTCCGCCTAATTTTCCAAACAGCACAACACTTTCGATTACCACAGCAACATCATCAGGTCGCATGTGTAATTTTACTCAAACTGATAACACGCCGGGTGCCAATAAAGCAGTGGCAGCTGGAACTGTGGTGTCGGTGGTACGGGGTAGTGCTTACACAACCAACACAATTTCTAATACCGGTCCAGGTGACACCGGAACATTGACAGTGTACTTGAATGGCACAGGTGCCGGCAATGTAACATTCAACACTGGGGCATCGCCTACTGCAAACGGTACCTACAGTAATCTGGTTGTAACCAACAACTATGACTACCATACAGCCAATTCAAGTATTGCCTCGGGTTTTTGGTATGTGTTTACATCACAAGCCAGCGGTGTAGTTACACAGGGGTGGAACGAAGTATACCTATCAGATTCTGTTACTGGTAACACAAATACGCCATATTGGTACTATGATGCAGCCGCTCCGGGAACACCGGTATTTTCAAATGTCAGCGTAACAGCCAGTGCAAGCCCTAGCCTAACTTATTCTAGTACAATTCCGCACTATAATTCAGGAACACAATTCGGACTTGGATTTAGTGTAAACAAGCTGTCGGGCGATTTATACCCAAACAACGGCAACTTGCTAACAAATTCAACAGCCGCTGGCGGAGCATTCCAAGCACCAGCCAGCGTGACTTATGCCGCTGCCAATGTCACTGTGCCATTAACTCGAAGCTTGTATGTAAGTTCAGGAACAGCAACAGGAAACACAACAGCTAATATTGTTGCTAGTGGATTTGGTTCTAGCGCAACTGGTCCAAGTGTGACAGTTACAAATAGTTATAATTCAGCATCACAAGCATTTACAACTGCCTTGGCAGCAACGGTGCTTTACAAAAATGGAAATTCCACAGCCGTAGATGAAGGCAATGTCATTGTCACCAGTGTTGGCACAGGGTCCGGTAATGCATATAGGATTATCAATCCAGGATCAGTGGCCACCCCGACCTACACCGGCAGCGAGGCAGCATTTAACAGTCAAACCAGTACTTTACAAACATATGATGCCACAGTGGTTGGATCAGGATCTGCTGGAGTTCTCAAACACGACCAAACAAATTACTCAACTGGTTATTTGCCAGCAGGCCCAAATTTAAGTTCTGGCCGTACAGGCACACAATACTTTACACTTAAGTTTGTGAGAACAAACGTTTCAAAATTTGATATCACGTACTCGGGGAATGTAGCCGGTATGTGGGTAGCCTTGCCGGGGTCAGTAATAGATTCAAGTTCCAGTGCCAATGGATGGATCAACATGGCAACTGCTTATGGAGGTGCCGGGTACCCGGGAGTTAATTCTCCAGGTAACGGCAGTGATGGGTGTAGTCTGGGCGGGGTTGTGCCAATAAACGTCAATCAAGCCAGTGCAATCAACCGAACTTGTACATTTGGTACAGTGAGTAGTTCTAGTACAGCAACCAACGAAATTTACGTTAGGGTAGCTCTAACGTCAGGGCAGACCGTGTCGGCCTTATCAATTAACGCGGCGAGTAACTAATGGCAGTTTCAATAGCACAATACGTTGACCTACTGTTTAAAAAGCTACAAGGCGTTGCAAAAACAGCCAACAGCACAGTCAAAGGAGCATCCAATGAAAGCATTGCAAGCCCACCGCTGTTGCGCGGGGATGTTGTATGGGTAGAGTCTAATCAAATTGGCAACACTGCTCAGGCAATTGCTGGCATTGCCACCGCTTATAGAAACAGTGGAGCAGTTGAATGTGCGCCTGATACCACAGTGCCGCCTATTGGAAGTATTAGGCCCACTTGGTTGACCAACAAAACGTACTGGATACCACAAGAATTTGGATCTACATGGCTGCCGAAAGTATTTGTTGGGCCAAGTGGTGCTGCTAATATTGAATCAACTGGTACACAGATATTTTCTGCTGGTATTGGCGGAGCTGGTGAATATTACTTTGATACACAAGCCGGAGTTTTAAACTTCATAGGTGAAACTATTCCCGCAGTGCTCACTGCCGGCAATGTTGTTTATGTAGCAGGATACCAATATTCGGGATTGCTTGGAACCACAAACTTACCAGGAAATACCACAATTGGTAATTTGGTAATAGCAAATACAACCATAACTACCAACCAGGTAAATGGTAATATTACTTTACAGCCAACTGGAAATGGCCTTGCAATAATCAACACTACCACTGGATTGGCTGTGCCATCGGGTAATACAGATCAACGACCAACAGGAGTCAATGGCGGGACAGTTAGATTTAATACACTAATTCAGAATTTAGAAGTTTACAACGGAACTTCATGGGTGCAAGCCGGCAGTAGCGGCAATACATTTACGATTACAAATCAAACAATTTCACCAGATGGAGTTGGTGCTGTTTACACGTTGAATCAAGACGCAACGTCACCCAGTATATTACTAACAATAAACGGTATTAATCAAACACCAGACGTCGACTATTCAGTGACTGGAAACTCGCTGACAATGACCACAGTTCCATTGAGCTCAGATTTTATTCAAGTAAGATTTTTAGCAGGATTGACAACAAATTATTTGATGACCAACAGTTCAGGAAATGCTGTTATATCTGTGGAGAACTCGGGAAATATAAATTTACAGCCAAGTGCTGGACACTTGATTAATTCTTACAGTAATATTCTTCCCACAGCTAATGTGACTTACAGTTTAGGATCATCAACTCAACGTTGGAAAGACCTGTGGTTGTCGGGGTCAACTCTGACTCTTGGCAACATTGTTATTAAGAACGTCACTGGAAATACTATTAGTTTTTACGGACCAGACGGAGTTACACCGGCCATACTGGCAGCGGCAAATGCTGATTTGGCAGAAAAGTACACCAGCGACCGGGAGTACAGTTCGGGCACTGTATTGGTATTTGGCGGTTTGGCACAGGTCACAGCTTGCACACACTCAGAAGACCACAGAGTTGCTGGTGTAGTAAGTACTGCCCCTGCACATTTAATGAATTCTGATCTGACAGGAACATCGGCTGATGTTGCCTTGGCCGGTCAGGTTCCTTGCTATGTCATTGGTCCAGTGGCCAAAGGCGATGTTTTAACTACATCAGACATAGAAGGATATGCCAAAGTATTGGATTTTTCACTGTTTAAACCAGGTTGTATAGTTGGAAAATCGCTGGAAAATTGTGGCAACGGCCAACATAAAATATTAATTTCTGTAACTCGCTAGAAACGTTTTTTTACCTTTACGGTAAATAGATGTTAGAAGCCTTAACGTTGGAGAATATAATGGCCGTAACACGAATTAAAAATAATCAGATCACCGATACCACAATTAATGCGGCAGCCAAACTTGCCGACTATACAGTTACTGGTGGTAAGCTAGCAAATAACATAACCTATGGTTCAGACTGGACCATATCGGGAAATTTAACCGTTAACGGTACAACCAGCACAATTGATACCATTGACTTGATCGTTGAAGATCCGTTGATGTTGTTGGCAAAAAATCAAACAGGAACTCCTGCACTTGATATTGGTTATATTGGTAAACGTGGATCAGCTACAAACATCGCATTCGTCTGGGATGAAAGTTCACAGAGATTTGTAACTGTTTTCACAGACAGTGAAAATACTAACACAGTTATTACTATTAATAGCTACGCCAGTTTTCAAACTTTAAATCTCACAGCACAAGACGGCAATTTTTCAGGAAATATCACAGTAACCGGCACCAGCGGCTTCACAGGAAATACCACCATTGGTAATATGAGTGTGTCGGGTAATAATAAAACAATTGACATGGGACTCAACATTGTAGGCAATGTTCTTGACCCAGTAGGTGCGCAAGACGCTGCCACAAAAAGCTATGTTGACGGCATTGTCAGCGGCGGTATTACCATTGAAGATGACACTGCCAACACAACAGCACTGGCACTTGACGGAACTCTGGTATTAAATGGCACAGCAAATGAAGTGACAGTGACTATCAGTGCTGTTGATACAGTGACATTTGGATTGCCAGACAGTATCAGCATTTCAGGTAACGTAAGTGCTGGTAACATAAGTGCTACAAACACAATATCTGCCGGTGACATAACTTCTGGCAATATTATTCCTACTGCCAACGTAACATATAATTTAGGTAGCCCAACAGCTCAATGGAAGAGCTTGTACATCAGTGGCAACACAATTTACATGAGAGATGTTCAGCTACAACAACCTTCTGCCAGTGCCAATACGTTACAAGTTACCACTGCTGATGGTACAACGTTGGGTGATTTTAAAACAGGCGGACTAACAGCCACAGGAAATGCCAATGTGGGCAATTTGGGCACTGCTGGCGTAGTGACTGCAACTGGCAACGTAACGGGTGGCAATGTTGGTACAGGCGGTACTGTGACTGCAACTGGCAACGTAACGGGTGGCAATGTTGGTACAGGCGGTACTGTGACTGCAACTGGCAACGTAACGGGCGGCAACGTCGGCACAGGCGGTACTGTGACCGCAACTGGTAATGTAACAGGTGGCAACGTAGGTACTGCTGGATCAGTGACAGCCACAGGCAATGTTAGCGGTGGTAATATGAGCACAGGTGGTACTGTGACCGCAACTGGCAATGTAGCTGGCGGCAATTTGACCACAGCTGGAGCAACAAGTACAGCTACATTGACAGCTACAGGAAATGCCAATGTGGGCAATTTGGGCACAGGCGGTACGGTAACAGCAACTGGCAATGTAACCGGCGGTAATATGAGCACAGGTGGCACTGTGACAGCAACTGGCAACGTAAGCGGTGGCAATGTGACCACAGTTGGTGCTGTAACTGCAACAGGTACAGTGACTGGTGGCAATGTAAGCACAGGCGGTACTGTAACAGCAACTGGTAATGTAAGCGGTGGCAATGTGACCACAGGTGGTGCTGTAACTGCAACTGGCACAGTAACTGGTGGCAATTTGACCACAGCAGGATTGACCAGTACTGCCACATTATCAGCCAGTGGCAATGCCACCGTGGGCAATTTGGGTACGGGCGGTACTGTGACAGCAACTGGTAATGTAAGCGGTGGCAATATAACAACTGGCGGAGCAGTAGATGCAACTGGCACAGTAACTGGTGGCAACTTGACCACAGCAGGATTGACCAGTACTGCCACATTATCAGCCAGTGGCAATGCTAACGTGGGTAATTTGGGCACTGCTGGTACGGTGACTGCTACAGGTAACGTTGCAGGTGGCAACATCAGCACAGGTGGCACTGTGACTGCTACAGGTAATGTTGCAGGCGGCAACGTAACCACAGGTGGTACTGTGACTGCTACCGGTACAGTGACTGGTGGTAATGTAAGCACAGGTGGTACTGTGACTGCTACAGGTAATGTAAGCGGTGGTAATTTGGCCACAGGCGGCCAGGTAACAGCAACTGGCAACATTAACGGCGGCAATGTTAATACTTCTAGTGTTAACAACACAGGCGCATTAACTATAACCACAACAACTGGTAACCTTAATTTAGAACCAACTGGCAACATCGTATTAAACAACAAGTACATTAATGGCGTAAATCAGCCAGTGCAAGACAACGATGCGGCCAGCAAGATCTATGTTGACAACATGGTGTCAACTCAAATAGCATACCACCAAGCAGTGACAGCGGCCACAACAGGCACACTGGCTACAGCCACAGGTGGTACAGTTACATATAATAATGGAACTGCTGGTGTTAATGCTACACTGACCACAACTGGTGCATTTAATTTAATCGACACAGCCAACGTTCAAACAGTTGGCACCCGTATTCTAGTTAAAAACGAAGCCAATGCTGCCTGGAACGGGGTATACACATACGCTAATACAACAGCCATTGTTCGTTCCACAGACACCGACGAATACGGTCCAAACAGTTCTGAAGAATTGAGTATCAATGATTACTTCTTTGTCACCGGTGGTAGCACCAACGCTGGTAGCGCATGGATTTGTGACGCACCGACTGGTGTAATCACTTTTGGTACCAGCAACATTCAGTTCGCTCAGTTTAGTAGCAGCCAAACATACAGTGCTGGCAATGGCGTCAGCATCAACGGAACAGTGCTTTCTGCCAAAGTTGACGAAATTACCACATCATTTGATGGACTAGGCAATATCATTGTCAAAGCATCAGCACAATTAACAACACCAAACATTGGTGCGGCAACCGGTACATCGCTGACAGTAACAAGCGGGGTCACAGCAAATACTATAAGTGCTAATTTAACAGTAAGTGCCACAGGCAATGTAAGCGGTGGCAATTTGACCACTGGTGGTGCAGTAGATGCTACTGGCACCGTAACTGGTGGCAATTTAAGCACAGGTGGTACTGTAACTGCCACAGGTAATGTAAGCGGTGGCAATGTAACCACAGGCGGCGTAGTAACAGCAACTGGTACAGTAACCGGCGGCAACTTAAGCACAGGTGGCACAGTAACTGCCACAGGTAATGTAAGTGGTGGCAATTTGACCACAGGTGGTACTGTAACTGCCACAGGTAATGTAAGTGGTGGAAATGTGACCACAGGCGGCGTGGTAACTGCAACTGGTAATGTAAGCGGTGGCAACTTGACCACAGCAGGATTGACCAGTACTGCCACATTGACAGCCAGTGGCAATGCCAATGTGGGTAATTTGGGCACTGCTGGATCAGTGACAGCAACTGGCAATGTGGCTGGCGGCAATGTGACCACAGTTGGAGCAGTAGATGCAACTGGCACAGTAACTGGTGGCAATTTGGCCACAGGTGGTACTGTAACTGCCACAGGTAACGTAAGCGGTGGCAACATCAGCACTGCTGGATCAGTGACTGCAACTGGCAATGTTGCTGGTGGAAATGTAACCACAGGTGGTACTGTGACTGCAACTGGCAATGTTGCTGGTGGAAATGTGACCACAGGTGGTACTGTGACTGCAACTGGCAACGTAAGTGGCGGCAACTTGACCACAGCTGGAACAACAAGTACTGCCACATTATCAGCCAGTGGCAATGCCAATGTGGGTAATTTAGGCACTGCTGGATCAGTGACTGCAACTGGCAATGTAGCCGGTGGCAATATAACAACTGGCGGTGTAGTAACTGCAACTGGCACAGTAACTGGCGGCAACATCAGCACAGGTGGTACTGTAACTGCCACAGGTAACGTAAGTGGTGGCAACATCAGCACAGCCGGACAAACAAGTACTGCCACATTATCAGCCAGTGGCAATGCCAATGTGGGTAATTTAGGCACTGCTGGATCAGTGACTGCAACTGGCAATGTAGCCGGTGGCAATATAACAACTGGCGGAGCAGTAGATGCAACTGGCACAGTAACTGGTGGCAATTTGGCCACAGGTGGTACTGTAACTGCTACAGGCAACGTAAGCGGTGGCAATTTAACCACAGGTGGTGTAGTAACTGCAACCGGCACAGTAACTGGCGGCAACATCAGCACAGGTGGTACTGTGACAGCCACAGGCAATGTAAGTGGTGGCAACGTAACCACAGGTGGTGTAGTATCTGCCACAGGCAACGTAAGCGGTGGCAATTTAACCACAGCTGGTGCAGTAGTAACGCCAACAGTTACCAGCACATCAGGGTTGTCTATCACATCTGGATCAAATGGAAACATTACTCTTGATCCAAACGGTACTGGCGTAATTGTTCTATCTGACCAAACAGCAAATCGCATGTTGTTTACTGGCGTAAATCAAGAAATCAAAACAGATGGCAATGCAACATTTGACGGCGCCAATTTGGTTATCAGCGGTTCAGTAACAGTTGACAATGTTCTCATCAATGGCAACGACATTAAAGGCATTGGTAATGTATTGACCATCAATGATGGTGCCCCAAATGATATTGTATTCACAATTTTTGGCGCAAATAATTCAAATGCACTTATAGTGGATTCATCTACTACCACAGTATTAGTTCACACTGGAACACCCACCACAGGTGCAGCATTCAAGATTGGAACTTCGGACTCAATGATGGTACCAGTTGGTAATTCTATACAGCGTCCAGCTACTGGTGTAACTGGTATGGTGCGTTTCAACACCAGCCTTAACAACTTGGAATTCTATGACAACAATTCATGGGAATCAGCTGGTAGTCAGTTCACTGTTATCACAGCCAACACACAAACTGGAACTGGTAGTCAAACAGCATTCACATTGCCAGCTAACAGTACCACTGCTGGTACAATTGTTGCAATCAACGGTGTGGTACAATTGCCAACATCGGCTTACAGTATTGCGGCCGATGTTTGTACATTCACTGAAGCGCCTACTGCCACTGATGTGATTGATTTTAGAATTTTAACTACTACATCAACAATTACTGGGATACTTGGCACAGCTGGAGCTTCAATAACAGCCAGCGACACAGCAGCCAACCTTAACGTCACTGGTAACTTGATTGTTGCTGCCGGCGGTGTATACTACGGTGATGGTAGCGGATTGACCAACTTGAACGTGTCTGGAAACACAATTAGTTTTGGTAATTCCAAAGTTGATGTGGCCACCAACGGTGGTAATGTCAACACAGTAATTTCTGGTACTACAGTACAAACTATTAGCCCAGGACTTGTCAACATCATTGGAGACTTGACTGTCAGTGGTAATGCTACACTAAGCGGTAACATTTTGGGTGACAGAATACAAAATGGTACAACCACCATTGATATTCAAACACCTAACGGCAATGCTGACATCACAGTCGGTGGTGTAGGTGTTGCTGCGTTTGGCACAGGTGGATTAGCACTAACTGGTAACCTTGTACCAACTGCCAATGTTACATATGACTTGGGTAGTTCTATATCAGCTTGGAGAGACTTGTATTTGTCAGGCACAAGTATTAAACTTGGTGCTCAAACAATCTCATCAAATGCCACATCAGTGAGTTTTGGCTCTGCAACTGTTGCTACTACAGGCAACATTGTGGCTGCAAATATGACTGGTAACATCACATTCCCAGCAGGCAGTATAATTAACACAACTGGTAATGTAACTGGTGGTAACATTAACACAGGTGCTCAAGTAGTAGCAACTGGCAATATCACAGGTGGTAACATTACCACAGCTGGCAAACTAAGTGTAACCGGCAACGCTAACGTGGGTAACCTGGGCACATCAGGAAACATCACTGCTTCATACTTCTTAGGTAACGGTAGTCAGCTAACAGGCATTGACGCCACAGCCATACAAAATGGCACAGCCAACGTTAGAACATTTAACAACGCTAACGTAACAGTTAGCGCCGCAGGTACAGCCAACGTACTAGTTGTAACTGGTACAGGCGCTAACATTGCTGGCACATTGAATGCCACAGGCAATGCCAACGTGGGCAACATTGGTGCAACTAATGTAGTTGCTACTAACGTAGCAGGTACATTGACCACAGCCGCACAAACCAACATTACGTCAGTGGGCACATTGACAAGTTTGGCTGTAACTGGCAACGTCACAAGTGGCAATGTAAGTGGTACAGCAGGTACGTTCACCAATGTCACTGGTACATTACAGACGGCAGCACAAACCAACATTACGTCAGTGGGCACATTGACAAGTTTGGCTGTAACCGGCAACGTCACAAGTGGCAACGTAAGTGGCACAGCAGGTACATTCACCAATGTCACTGGTACATTACAGACCGCGGCACAAACAAACATCACTAGTGTTGGTACATTGAGTGCATTAACTGTAACTGGTAATGTAACTGGTGGTAACATTAACACAGGTGCTCAAGTAGTAGCAACTGGCAATATTACAGGTGGTAATTTGACCACAGCTGGTAATGTTTCTGGTGCTTACATCTTGGGTAACATTAGTCTAGCAACTGGTTATAACTCAAGCAGAATCTACAACGGTACAAGTGAAGTTAACGTTGCTGCCAACGCCAATACTACAATCAAAGTAGGCGGTGATGTGGCAGCAACATTTAGCGGCTCATTGCTCGACTTGACTACTTCGCCTAATTATGCTGTTACTGCAACAGGTAATATTCGTGGTGCCAACTTAACCACAGCTGGCACAGTAACAGCCGCAACAGTTAACGCAGCCGCAATTGGTAACTCAGGTGCAACTTTAACTGGTACACTACAAACTGCGGCACAGACCAACATCACGTCAGTGGGCACATTGGGCAGTTTAAGTGTTACTGGCAACATCACAGGTGGCAACATCTTGGGTGGTGCCAATGTCAATGCCACAACTCACACAGGTACCACAGTCAATGTTACAGGTAACATTACTGGTGGTAATCTATCAGTAACCAACATTGTAGGAACGTTAACTACTGCCGCACAAACCAACATCACTTCGGTGGGTACATTAAGTAGTTTAGCAGTATCTGGTACAGGTTCATTTGGTGGTAACGTTAACTTAAATAGCTTCAATATTACTAGTCTGGCTACTCCAGTTAACTCAACTGATGCCGCAACAAAACAATATGTTGATGATGTTTCACAAGGTTTGAACATACACGACGCTTGCGGTGCAGCCACAAACACAACGTTAGCAACAATATCAGGTGGTACGGTTACATATAATAACGGTACAGCAGGTGTTGGAGCAACATTGACGACAACAGGAACATTTACAACTATTGACGGTGTTACATTGTCAAATGGTATGCGTATTCTTGTTAAGAACGAAGCAACTGCCGCAAATAATGGTATATATACTCGCACAAGTGCAACAGTATTGACCCGTGCCGCAGATTATAACACAGTTCCTGAAGTAGAAGCAGGCGACTTTACATTCGTAACTGCTGGAACATTGTATGATAACACTGGTTGGGTGCAAACATCTACTGTGGCAACTATTGGTACTGATGCCATTGACTTCGCACAATTCTCTGGTGCTGGTACATACACAGCTGGTACAGGATTAACATTAACTGGTTCACAGTTTAGTATTAGTAACACTGCTGTCAGTGCTGCCAGCTATGGTAGTTCTACAGCAATCCCAACCTTCACTGTCAACCAACAAGGTCAGCTAACTGCCGCAAGTACCGCCGCAGTTGTTGCTCCAGCTGGTACATTGAGTGGTGCAACATTGGCTAGTGGTGTAACTGCAAGTAGCTTGACGTCGGTGGGCACATTGGGCTCGCTGAGTGTAACTGGTAACATCACTTCGGGTAACATCAGTGGTACAAATCACACTGGTACTAATGCCACATTAACTGGCACAGTAACAGCCGCAACAGTTAACGCAGCCGCAATTGGTAACTCAGGTGCAACTTTAACTGGTACACTACAAACTGCGGCACAGACCAACATCACGTCAGTGGGCACATTGACAAGTTTGGCTGTAACTGGTAATATCACAAGTGGCAACGTAAGTGGCACAGCAGGTACATTCACCAATGTCACTGGTACACTACAAACAGCAAGTCAAACCAATGTTACCGCAGTGGGCACATTGACAAGTTTGGCAGTATCTGGTAACGCAAGTTCGGCAACAGCGGCAGCAGATACAAACACAACACAGTTGGCAACAACAGCATTTGTAATTGGACAAGCCAGCGCAACAACTCCAACCAGCATTGGTACCAACACAACTGGCACAAGTTTGCGTTATGCTCGCGCAGACCACACGCACACTGGTGTTGCTAGTTTGGCCAATGGCGGCGGCATTACTGCTAGTGTGTCGAGTGGTGCAGTTACTCTAGGATCAACTGCTACCAACGCAAACACAGCAAGCGCAATTGTTGCACGTGATGCAAGTGGTAACTTTAGTGCAGGCACAATTACTGCTACTTTGAGTGGATCAGCAACAAGTGCTGGGACAGCAACTACTGCTGGCACAGTGACAACTGCGGCACAAGGTAACATTACAAGTGTTGGTACACTAACTGGATTGACATTAAGTGGAACATTAACTGGTACAACAGTCAACGCAGCCGCAATTGGTAATGCAGGTGCAACACTAACTGGCACACTACAAACTGCCGCACAGACTAACATTACAAGTGTTGGTACACTAACTGGATTGACTGTATCAAGTACTATCAATGGTTCAATAACTGGATCGGCAGCTAGTGCTACCACAGCAGGTACAGTGACAACTGCGGCACAAGGTAACATTACAAGTGTTGGTACATTGACTGGATTGACTGTGTCAAGTACTATCAATGGTTCAATTACTGGATCGGCAGCTAGTGCTACCACAGCAGGTACTGTGACCACAGCGGCACAAGGTAACATTACCAGCGTTGGTACACTGACTGCTCTAACAGTTAGTGGTGCAATTACAGTTAACTCAAGTAACGCTGTGACTGCTATTGTTAATGGCGGTTCTAACGGTGTTGGTAACATTGGTAGTGCATCGACCTACTTTAACACAGTGTTTGCCAAAGCAACATCGGCACAATACGCTGACTTGGCAGAGAAGTACGAAGCTGACGCAGAGTACGCACCGGGTACAGTGGTTGAGTTTGGTGGAGACAAAGAAGTTACATTGTCAGTTGAAGCAGGTTCAACTCGTGTAGCCGGTGTTGTTTCTACAAACCCAAGTTATATCATGAATGCCACACTTGAAGCTGAACACGTAGCAACGATAGCATTGCAAGGTCGTGTACCATGTCGAGTAGTTGGACCAGTGCGCAAAGGTGACATGATGGTGGCAGCCGGCAACGGTGCAGCCAAAGTAGATAATGCGGCTCGTGCAGGTACTATTATTGGTAAGGCCCTGGAAAACTTTGATGGTGCTGAAGGCACAATTGAAGTTGTAATTGGTCGGAACTAATCGATAATTAAGCAAAAAGATAGGGTCTTAATGGCCCTATCTTTCTACTAGACAAGGAACAAAGTATGAAATTATTAACTAGATATCGCAAAGACTATGACGGTGAATTTATAGTTACAAAAACTATTTTTAGAGATGGCCAAAAGATTCAGGAACGTGAGTGGATTCCTAACACTGTTACAAATCATCATACATCGGGCAGAGCTGCCTGCATTGGATCGTTGGCCGAGGTTGACCAGTTCGATCTTAAATTAATTGAAAATCACAAAGGCGGATTATTGGGCGTCAAGAGACTACAAACCTATACCACCGGCGACACCGTTGGATTTATGAAATATGATTTTGTTGTTTCACAAAAAGAACACGAGCTACTTAAACTCAAAGGAAGTTATTCTGCCAACAACATTGTATACACTACTCCTAATTTTTGTTTAAAGCATCCTGGTAGATTTTATATGATTCCGCATTCTCCCCAAATTGGAGACATGGCAGCCGCAGCCTATCTTGCGGCATTTGATGCACACGATGAAATATTTTTAATTGGCTATAGCAACGACTCGCCGGACTTGGTAAATTTGATACCGGAGATGAAACAAATTTTTAGAACATTTAGAAGTGCAAAATTTTATCTAATCGGAGCAGAGTCCAACATGCCCACTGAGTGGTTGGAAATGGCAAATGTCAATGTACTAAAATATCGAGATTTTGTGACTCACTGCGATGTTTGAAAATTATTGGTTATTGTTTCTACTTTTTGTAAAACTGCATCAGAATTAACCATGTTCCAAAGGCCAGGGTGCAACGGTCTTGGCCAAACTTTGGAATCAAGCCAAGCATAACCTTGGTGCTCGTAATTAAGTGTTGGCGTAAACTCGGCAGCGACACAGGCAAAAAATGTATGGTATACAAAACTAGAGTCCTGACTAGTAAATTGTTCCAACGGCATTAACTTAATGTAGTCGGGCATACTACCCATTTCTTCGATGCATTCTCGATTGATTGTGTCTAATAGATTTTCGTTTCGGTCGCATTTGCCACCCGGCAAACCCCAAGTGTTTGGGTTTTTACTATCTTTCCTCATCAGGTACAAACATCGCTTGGTATCTAAACTATAAAACCAAACGCCCACAGCATTTACAACACTAGGCTCCATTCGCCCCCCGGATACAATCCTTCGTAACTTTTTACCCATTCTGTTCCTGTCCAACGATATTGTAAATTGGTTGTAATATTAGTTACAAACTGAATGTTATTATAATGCGTACCTGCTTCAAATGCAACCTGCCATCCAGTGTTGGTATACTCAATAATGTCATTGGCATTGCAATACAAATTCCCCCAGGCTTCAGTTGACGAGTTTCCGTGTTCGGATCCTGTGCCTTCCAGCACCAAGTATCGTTGACCAACCACTGCCACTGCCAACCCACTTCCTGGACCGTTTAGCAACGGATTAATAACAGCATCCACTGGGTCGAGTGTATTTTGTGGAATAGTGTCGGCGTCAACATCAAACAACATAAAACGATCGTCAGTGGGGTCGTAGCTTATTGTTCCAATTACTTCGGTGCTGTCTCCCCAGGGACTTTCTAATCTAATTTGACTAATTCCAGGACGTAAAGTTCCGTATATCCCAACCACTGACTGCCAGAATTCGTTGCTGGCTGGGCTGGTTGGTTCTACTGTGTTGTTGTTTGGTGTATTAACCGCTGTAGATTGTGATAGCACTTGAATTTTATTGCCTATTAACAACACTTGATAATTGTAGGGTGTAACCTTTTGTCGTGTGCCCAACAATAAATCATTGTTGGTAATAGCTTCATTTGCATCACCATTGGAATCAAAAATACTGTAGATAATTTGTTGAACCACGCCAAGTTTTTTAACTTTTGCTGGACTACTGATCCAAATTGGCACACTAAATCTCATGGTCATGATGTCAATGGGATTTTCTGTGGTCACCGGTATAACCCTACTGCTCCATGTAACTTGTTCTAATTCAACCACGCTCAAACTGGTCCAATCAATGAAGTTGTCAGTGCTTTGTATTTCTAAACTGGGATTGAATAATGTAGCAACCTGTTCAAACAACTGCATTTTTTGGTTGGTGTTTGACGTCCAAAAATCTGCGTTGATTGTCATCTTGTATGGAACCGGCATTAAACGTTCAATGGTAAATGCATTTCCTTGCGTGGTTTCGTAGCTGTCAGTGTCAGTGTCGTAGGTTCGTTGCCGTACCTGCATCTTACTCACATGGTAAGGTTCTTGCAAGCGTGGTCGATCATAGTCCATGCCGGTGATATAAAAAGTAATCAATGGAGTACTGGGCATGCTACTAGCAGAGTTTTGTTGTATAATAGTTTGAGCTTGTCTAGTTGCATCACCGTATCTAACAGGCACACGTATCAATGTTGCATTGTTGCTTTCATCTCGTCCATATTCAATTTGAAAATTACTGAACATTCGAGTAAATTGTAGCAGAAATCTGCGTATTTGTTCGTCGTAGAAGAATTGTTGTGCCATGATTATCCGCCGTTGTCTGCTTTGGGTTTAAGTATCTCACTGAGACTTTGCCTACTTGGTATTGGGCCACGGTCTGTGGTTGGTACGCTGGCGGTATTATTTACAAAACTACTGCGTAGAGTTTGATTTTGTGGCCCATTGGTTAGATCGGTACGAACCTTATCTTCAATTTTGACCCAAACTTTGCCGTTGAATCTAAATAAACGATTTGGAAAATAATCTAAGCGCAATGCATACTGACCTTCTAATGGGTTTATCGGGAAACTGACCCCGGGCGTGACAGGCAAGCCATTTGGAGCAATACCATCGCCGGTCAGGTAGCCCATGGTATACCCATCAGACCTTGGAGTTTGAGACGCAGTGTCTGCATTTGGATCTAAAGCGTCTACAGTAGATGAAGTGCTGTCAATGGTAGTTGCACTCGGGTCGCCAGGAGTACCGTCGGGGTTGGTTGGAAAAATGTAAAACTTAACAGTGTCGTAACCTGACAACGGAACTTCGATCTCGCTTTGTAGTAAGATTGCATCATTTATTTCTAAATCTTTATTACGAGTACTGTCTTTGTCAGCAATGGTTGGCGGAGTGTATTCACTCCAGTAATTGGTATTTGTAATATCAGTATCAACCGGAGTATTCTGAGTAGCTCTGTAGTACACATCACCGTAGTTGACAATGGTTCCAGTAGGATAAAAATTTCCTGGATCCCAGATATTTTCCGTCACAAAAGGTTTGTTAATTACTTCCTGGTATTCTTGTGCGTTAACCATTGGAGTGGCTTTGACTCTCCACAGGTGTGGTAACCAAGTCTGACTAAACCCTTCACTGGCAAATGCCGCATCTTGGACAACATAGTATCTTGGCAGTGCTTTGGCAATAGTGGGATCCAACGGATTATGGTCTTGAAGATTGGGCACTTCTAAAACATCGCCGCTCATTAATTTACGTTCGAGCGTGTCGATCATATCGTTGTAATGAAATGTGATGAACAATGTGTCGTTGTTCAAAAACAAACCAAATTGACTTAAATCAAAATCAATGTCTTGTACATTGTACACTCCTCGCATGCGGTAAACATCAGGAGCATACGCTCGATCTCGATTTTCTAGTAGAAACAAGTCTTGAATAAACAAAGGACTTTCTACATTATAAACTGGTTGTGTGGCATCAAAGTTACTGCTTTCCCCGCTGTCGTCACCGCCGATTTTTGGGCCAAGATATTTGTGTATATAAATGTCTAACCCCCCAACAGTGTACATTTCCGCAATAGTACGGTCAAGGAATCGATAATCATTGGTTTTGTTGGGACGATAAAGTGATAAACGTGGCATAGCATATATTTATGGACGGATTGACACATAATTCAAAAGCTTGTATAATTAGGGCTTAACTACACAAAGGAGCCACCATGCTTACAGATGTACAAAGCGCACAAATTAATAGTACTGAAGTATACACTTTAGATTATGAGGCAGAAGCCCTGCAAAGTTACGAGGACACCGGTGAGGACTTAATGGACGAGCTGGAAGTTCGTGCCACTAATGTTATTTTGGAACAGACAGCATGGGACGCCCGCGAGGATTTGGGCGGCATTACAGTGTATTTTCGAGATAATACTTTAGTAGCATTCTACGACTACGAGCAGTTTCGTGGCACTGTGTTCTAAAAACAACACCAGCAAAGATTGACACCAAAATCAATCTTTGCTATAATACTTGCTTGTACACTATAGGAGTAGCCATGAAAGCCGCTAATTTTGTTGCAAAGTACACGGGCCCAAAGGGCAAGGGTTTTATACAGCCCTATGACAAAATAAAAGCCACAGAAAAGTGGGTGGAGTACGCACTGGACATTGTGGACATGAGCCGTATTATAATGACAGTGGACTTCAACACAAAATGGCGCCTAGCAGAAGCCCTGGAAGTAGCAGAACGCAAACGTGCATACATGTACAAGCACAAAAATTTTGACGTTAAACGTGCCGCCAAACTTTTTGACGCTGTAAAACACTTGCCCAAGACTAAGTAAGGAATAATTATGATCGCAATCAAAACTATTAAACTTCTAAACCCACGTAGTGCAGATACCAATGCCCTGGGCATGGAACCCACTTGGAAAACCCAACCCACAGAAGGTCGCATCAGTGCCTTTAGTCATGCCTTTTCTTGGTACAACTATTTTTACGGCAAAAAAGATGCTCGTGAGATGATTGTAAATTATCTAGAAACACATGGTCGTAAGGCAGACGTCCGTACACTCAAACGTATCCCAGATAGCTCAATCCGTTTGACCACAGGTTGGTTATGCCGCATGAGCATGGTAGGATTGGAGCTCACAGACCACGAGCAGATCAAATTGGACAATTTGCTAACAGAGATTTTAGAATCCAAACAAGATGAAGTGGCAGAAGAAGTAGTAGTTGATGATACAGTGCCTCGCGTTACCATCCAAGACAGACTGCGAGAAAAAGTATCAGAGTGCGCAGGTGAACTAGATGGATTGTTTGACGACTTTATCACAGCCGGCGCCAAGCTCAACGCAGACTACAAACCTGTGGTGCTCATGCGTAGCCTAAACATTGCCCCACAAATGGTCAATGACATCAAACAAATTTGGACACGCAAACTATCAGAGTTTGATGCCGCAGTTGAGGGCAAGGATGCTGATTTGGTACAGGGCTACAGCTACTTGACCAAAGTGCAGTTAAAGAATTGCGTGAAGTTCTGTGAGCTTGTGATTTCAGACTGTGGTGCTTACGTACAGATTAAAAAGGTTGAACGCAAGCCACGTAAAGTTAAAGCAGTGCCGCCTGAGAAACGTGCCGCAAAGTTCAAACATGTCATGGAATTTGCTGAGCTCAAGCTCAAAGGATTGTCGGCCGCAAGTCTAGTGGACAAAGCAGAAGCTTGGCTATATGACACTAAAAAGCGCAAGTTGATACACCTTGTTGCTGACAGCCATACACAGGCATTTACTGTAAAGTCTAACTCAATTATTGGGTATAGCACAGTAGAAAGCCAGCAAAAAACCTTGCGCAAACCAGCTGATGTGCTTAAAGCACTAGGTGCCGCAGGCAAGCCGGCAGCAAGGAAAATCTACAAGGATTTGACTACCACAGAAACACCGTTTAATGGGCGTGGTACTGAGAATTTGATCATCCTTAAGAGTTGGTAAATATTAGGGACAGGAGTCCCTAATGGCCGACCAAACACTAGACCCACTAAAAAAACAACTCATTGATTATGTGCAGTTACAACTTGCAAGTCAAATTATTGACATTGAGTTAGACCCAGCACACTACGAAGCCGCATATCAAAAAACAATAGGCACTTATCGCCAACGTGCGCAAAATGCCTATGAAGAAAGCTACAGCTTCATGGAGTTGTTAGATGGAGTCAACGAATATACACTACCGCAAGAAGTAACACAGGTTCGACAAATCTTCCGTCGAACAATTGGACTCGGCACTGGCGGCACCGCTTCTAGTTTTGATCCTTTTGGCGCAGCCACACTCAATGTGTATCTGTTAAACTTTAATCAAGCACAAGGTAGTTTGGCTACCTATGATTTTTATCAGCAATATGTAGAGCTAGCCGCAAGAATGTTTGGTGGCTACATCAATTACACATTTAACCCAGTTACTAAACGATTACAGTTGATCAGGGATCCACGAGGCAGCGGAGAAGTTGTACTATTGTGGACCTACAATTTGCGTCCGGAAATTGTGTTATTAAGCGACTTCCAAATTAGCCAATGGATACGTGATTATATGGTGGCGGCTTGTAAAATGATCATTGGCGAAGCACGTGAAAAGTTTGCCAGCATTGCCGGCCCACAAGGTGGATCAACTCTGAACGGTGCCGCAATGAAACAAGAAGCACAGACAGCAATGGATCGTTGCATTGAAGATCTCAAACTCTACGTTGACGGAAGTCAACCCTTGACATTGATAATTGGATAATGACTTGTGATACACTGATAGTTGGGTGTAGTTATATTGAAAATCTTTTTATACCGCCCGATCACAGGCCGTATCATAACAATATAATCAACTACAAAAAATACAACATAGTAGGCACTTCAGGCAGTGGCAATACTGCCATTGCCGCCCGTGTACTGTACGAATGTGCAAAACATCAGTACAAAAAAGTCATTGTATTGTGGAGTGGTATTAATCGCATAGATTTGCCAGTGGGCTTAGATATACACAAAACATTTCCGTGTGATTCGGATGGCTACCCAACGTATACCTACTATACTGTGTTAGATCAAGTAGTTTGGTATCACTCAGGCGGCCATTCATTGTCGGGCACATCGGATGACTGCCCAGCAGAGATTAGAAAATTCTTTAAACTACAGTATCTGGGTGCAACTAAAAAATTTTTATCTGACTTGACATTGCAATCTGTGGTGTCTGTACAGAAATTCTTAGAAGCCAGTGGCATTGACTACAAAATGTCGTTCATCTACGATATTCACAAACCCTACACCGAGTGGTATATTGAGCCCGGTTGTGGGTCAGTTGATGTCAACAGTAACTTTTATAGTTTGGTAAACTGGGAAAAACTGTCAAAACTAACACCGTTTGAATGGTGCAGAATGAGATCCAAGTTCATGGACAACGATCAGTTTCATTGGAATTATTTGGGTGCAGTAAATTGGTTCAAAGAAGCATACAATATAGATTTACTCTCTTGACTAGACACAGCGTTTGTTTTTTAGTATAATATTGTATGGACATAATGATTGATATTGAAACAGTTGGCACAGGACCCGAAGCCTGTATTTTAACCATTGCCGCCCAGACATTTGAACCACTGGAAACTGGCTACAACGAATTAAGCTACTATGCCAGAGTGGACTTCGAAAGCCAGCCAGGGCGCAACATTGAAGATGGGACTATTCAATGGTGGGCTACTCAACCGGCTGAAGCAAGAGAAGAAGCATTCAATGAAAAGGATCGCATTCCTTTGGGACAAGCACTTGAAGAGCTTGGCCGTATTATTTGGACTTGCAAACAAAGAACCAAAGACAACGCCGCTCGAATTTGGGCCAACGGTCCTACATTTGACATGAATATTTTAGAACACGCCTATAAAAGTTTTAAAATTCAACTACCTTGGCAGTATTATCGTGTAAGAGACGCTAGAACAATATATGGGCTCTGGCCCGACTTGCCAAAGTATCCAGCTAGCCATCATGCTTTAGAAGATTGTCGAAGACAAATTGACTTATTGCAAGCTACGCTAAAACATCTTGATGTTAAGGAATTGGCATGATTATTGGGGTTTGCGGATTTATCGGGTCGGGCAAAGACACCGTGGCAGATTATTTGGTAAATTTTCATGAATTCAGAAGAGAATCATTTGCCAACACATTAAAAGACGCTGTGGCCAACGTGTTTGGGTGGGACCGTACAATGCTGGAGGGGCGCACAAAGCAGGCCCGAGAGTGGCGTGAGCAAGTGGACCTGTGGTGGGCACAACGACTAAACATGCCCGATTTAACTCCTAGGCTAATGCTACAACTTTGGGGCACAGAAGTATGTCGTAAAGGATTCCATGATGACATATGGATTGCTAGCTTGGAAAACAAACTGCGTAATAGCCAAGACAATGTTGTCATCAGTGACTGCAGATTCCCCAATGAAATCAAATCAATACGGGAACAAGGCGGAACAATTATCTGGGTCCAACGCGGCGAGTTACCGAGCTGGCATATCATGGCAGCCAAGGCAAATTCAGGTGATGCGTTTGCAGCCGAAAAACTCAAACATCTTGGAGTACATGCCAGCGAAAGTTCTTGGGTCGGAACAAATTTTGATTATGTAATTGACAACAATGGCAACTTAGATCAACTGTATACTCAGCTCAATGATCTGGTTCAAGATCTCCGGGCTTCCACGGCAAGTCGCTCTTTGTGACCTCGGTGGCACAATTTAAACAAATTGTTTTTAGGTTTCTAAGATCGCAATTGTTAAGGTTGCCGTCAATGTGATACACCATAAGTTGAACTGAGTATCTTGCTTTAAAGCCGCACCTATCACAAGCGGCTTTTTTCTTATAACCACTGAGTTGCCATCTTGGTTTCTGTGCAGGAATTTTTTTTCCTTTTCTAATACAACTGTTGCACCTAGAACGATAGTAAATACGTTCGTTGTGATAGCCATTTATGGCCGAAAAGTTCTTGCCGCAGGTTTTACAAAGTGGTCTCATGCAGTATTTATAGCACCAAACCTTAATTAAGGCACTTCAACGGGCCATTCTTTTGTCATATACGGTAAATATCAGTAACTATTTTTAGAAGGATAAAACCATGGCACTAGTATCACCTGGCGTAGAAGTAAGCGTAATAGACGAATCTAACTACATTCCAGCATCCACCAATTCAGTCCCTTATATTCTGTTAGCAACAGCTCAAAACAAAATATCAGGTACCGGGGTAGGAGTTGCACCCGGAACGTTGGCAGTTAATGCCGGCAAGGTATATCTGGTAACAAGCCAGAGAGATCTTGCCGCAACGTTTGGCAACCCGTTCTTTTATAAGACATCTAACGGAGTACCAATCAACGGTTACGAACTCAACGAATACGGGTTGCTTGCGGCTTATTCAGTGTTGGGCATCAGCAATCGTGCATATATCCAGCGAGCAGACATTGATTTATCAGAATTGACAGCATCGCTGACTCGTCCAGTTGGCAGCCCAACTGCTAACAGCTATTGGCTCGATACTTCGACATCTATTTGGGGTATTTTACAGTGGAATGTTACCACTGGTGCTTTTACAACACAAACACCAATCGTGATTACATCAGCATCGCAATTAGATGCCGGCATGCCTAGTGTCAGCGTTGGCTCAATTGGAAGTTATGCAGTTGTTGCAACAAATTCTAGCAATCCAGTTTATTATAAAAATACAAACAATCAATGGGTACTAGTCGGCAGCGATGATTGGAAATCATCTTGGCCAACTATCCAGGGCAGTGAATCAATTGATGGCACACTTTATGCTGGCAACTATATTATTATTAACGGTACCACCGTGACAGTTCCTGCTGGCCCAGACAACACATTGCAAGGCCTAGTAGATGAAATCAACAATGCCAACATTTTAGGTGTCACAGCCGAGTACGACAGTAGCGATCGTTTGGTAATTTATGCAACCAGCGAAGCTACCAATGACGGTTCAACTGCAGATGGCGGGATGGTTTCGATTGATCCTGCTAGCACAGGCGCTTTGTTGACTACATTAGGCATTGCTCCAGATAATTATTATGCTCCTGCATTGCAACAAAGTGCAAATTATACTAACCCACGTTGGAGAAGCACTGACAGTTTTCCTAAACCCACAGGATCTGTTTGGAACATGATCACACCAGTTAACTTGGGCGCCAACATTTCTGTGAAGAAATATGACGCAGTGTTGGGTGCTTATATAACTCAAAACGCACCAATTTACGAAAATGATCAAAGTGCCAACAAGTCGATGGATCCTTCAGGTGGCGGAAAGAACATACCAACCGGTACATTGTATATTCAATATAATGTAAGCCCAGAATTGTCTGGCAGTATGTTGTACAATAATACATTTACATTGAAAGTATTTGAAAGATTGACGTCAGGATCGACCATCATCACAGGTGACGATACAACTCCTATTTTTGTAAATGGAAATACATTTTCTATTCAGGCCAGTGCTGCCAACAGCAATACATTAACTTCTGCAGTGACAGCGACCATGGGCGGCACAACAGCCGCAGACTTTGTGTCTGCTGTTTCTGCTGCCGGTGTTCCATATGTTTCGGCTGCTGTAAATTCAGATGGTTCAATAGCAATGACGCACAGCCAAGGTGGCGTAATCGCTATTAAGAATTTAACAGGCAGCCCCGTAACTGCGGCAGGTTTCAACACAGATGTAACTGGTGTAAGAGCTGGCTCCGGCAGTTTAAATGGCGCATTAATCTTATCAAACTGGGTACCGTTGGATTATGTTGCACAATCAACCGCACCCGATTCTGATCCAGTAGATGGCAGATATTGGTATTATTCAGCCACAGATCAAGTTGACATTATGATCAATAATGGGTCTGATTGGTTAGGTTATAAAAATGTCAGCAACGATGCTCGTGGTTACAACTTAACTGTTACTAACTCAACTGGTCCTATTGTTTCTGCATCAGAACCCACTGCTCAAACTGATAAAACTGATCTTGAGTATGGCGATTTATGGATTGACACCAGCAATCTTGAGCTGTACCCAGTAATCAAGCGTTGGGAAAACATCAGTGGAGTTGATCAATGGGTCACCATCAACAACACAGATCAAACAACATCAAATGGTATTTTATTCGGCGATGCACGTTGGGCAACAAATGGTTATACCAACCCTTCGTCAGACGCTATCCCATCAATTGTTAGTTTATTAACCAGCAATTACTTGGACATTGATGCTCCTAACGCATCTTTATATCCAGCTGGGACATTGTTGTGGAATACACGCCGAAGCGGATTCAATGTTAAATCGTTCCAAGTCAACTACTTTAATGGAACAGATTTTTCTATAGATCCATATTCGTCGGCAACGACTTATGTGACCGGTGATAAAGTATTGTACAATGGTGTAATCTATGTTGCATTGAGTACAACACAAAGCAATTTACCAATTGATACAGATTACTGGGATCTGTTAGAAACCAATGCATGGGTAACAGCTTCTGGTAATCGTGCAGATGGTAGTCCGTACATGGGACGACAAGCACAACGTGCGTTGATTGTACAAGCATTGAAGTCTGCAATTGATACACAAGATACACTGCGCGAAGAACAAAATCAATTTAATTTAGTTGCTTGCCCTCAGTATCCAGAGTTGATGACAAACATGGTTGCTTTAAACAACGAGCGCAACAACACAGCATTTGTCATTGGTGATACACCGTTGCGTTTACCTCCAGAAGGTGCTGAGATCATTGCGTGGTCTACAGACAACAACGGTCTTGGCTACAAATCTGGTGATGGCTTAAATGTAGGCGATGCTTACCTTGGTACATTCTATCCAAGTTGCCGTACCACAGATTTGTCAGGTAGTCAAGTTGTTCAACCTCCAAGTCACATGATGCTACGAACAATTGTTCGGAGTGACGAAGTTGCGTTCCCTTGGTTAGCACCAGCAGGTGTGCGTAGAGGTGTAGTTGACAATGCTGAACAGTTGGGTTATGTGAATTCACAGACTGGCGAATTCATAACTATTGCAACAGGCCAAGGCCTTCGCGATGTTTTGTATGAAAACAGGATCAATCCAATTACGTTTATTCCAGGTGTCGGAATTACCAACTATGGTAACAAAACAGAAGCAGGACAACCAAGTGCATTAGATCGCATCAACGTTGCACGTTTAGTTGCATTTATACGTGGTAGATTAGAAGAAATTGGCAAGACATTTGTGTTTGAACCAAACGATCAAATCACACGCAACGAAATTAGCAATGCCATTGATGGTTTAATGATTGATCTAGTTGCCAAACGTGGTATCTACGATTACCTGGTAGTTTGCGATGAAAGCAATAACACACCAGCACGTATTGATAGAAACGAATTGTACGTTGACATTGCAATTGAGCCAGTGAAAGCAGTGGAATTTATCTATATCCCAATGCGTATTAAGAATACCGGAGAAATTGCATCCGGACAAGTTGCTTCATCAGCAACAACATGATAGCATTTAATGCACTAAAACGGGGTTTAAGGCCCCGTTTTTTTGGTTTGAAAAAGACTAAATAATAACATAAAGGAGATATACACATGGCCGTTTCATCACTAACCAGATTGACAGTGCCTTTGGCCAGCGATCAAAGCAATCCTACCCAAGGTCTGTTAATGCCCAAATTAAAATATCGTTTCCGTGCGATATTTGAAAACTTTGGTGTAGCAACACCGAGAACAGAATTGACAAAACAAGTAATTGATTTTACTCGTCCATCAGTTTCGTTTGAAGAAATACCTATCGAAATTTACAATAGCCGATTATACCTGGCTGGTAAGCACACATGGGAAGCACTCACAGTTAACCTTCGCGATGATGCATCAGGACAAGTTGCACGTCTTGTTGGTGAACAATTACAAAAACAACTTGACTTCATGGAGCAAGCTTCGGCAGCGTCAGGCATTGATTACAAGTTTACCACCAAGTGCGAAGTACTTGATGGTGGCAACGGTACTTCTACTCCTACAGTTTTAGAAACTTGGGAAATGTATGGTTGCTACTTGAGTAGTGTAAATTACAATGACTTGAACTATGGTAGCAGTGAGCCTGTAACAATTACATTAAACATTCGATTCGATAATGCGTTACAAACTCCTATTGGATCTGGTGTAGGTGCTGAAGTAGCAAGGACTGTAAACGACGTGATCACAGGATAAACCTGTTATGGCGTTTGGGCAGGATTTTCTTAAGGCCTTCTTTGGGAATGATTATCTCAAAGATTATACGCATGCGAGCAAAACTTTTCGAACCGCTGGGTACGAAAATGCACCTCGCTACAAATTCCTTTTCCATGTGTACTTCAACATTAACACAAGTCAAGTGCCTGCCTTGCGAAATGTTTTTAGTACGCCCGAGACCTCAACAATCGGGCTACTAGTTAAAAACATCGAATTACCAAAATACAGAATCGAAACAGAAACTCTTAATCAGTATAATAGAAAACGTATTATACAAAAAAAGATCAACTACGAACCAATAAACATTGCATTCCACGACGATGGCGGCGACTTAATACGTACCATGTGGTATAACTATTACGCTTACTATTACAAAGATCCAAATCAACCGTACAGAGGACAAAGTGCCACCAATGGCGAAATGGGCATGAATGCTAATAGAACACAAGGGTTTGATTATAATAATAGAGACATCTATTCCAATTCTAGATTTGTAAACGACTGGGGCTATGTAGGCGAAAGCTACAGTGACGGAACAAACGGAACCACTGGTAGCGTATCTGGCAAGCCACCATTTTTTAGAGACATTTCAATTTATGGATTTAACCAGCATAAATTTGTTGAATATGTTTTGATCAATCCAATGATCAATGAATGGCAACACGACACCTATGACTACAGTCAAGACTCTGGAGTCATGGAAAATAAAATGACAGTGAGTTATGAAACTGTGAAATATTACAGTGGCGGCATAGGTGCTGTTCGGCCCGATACCAATGCACAAGGATTTGCTGACCCAAACTATTACGACCAGACCAAGAGCCCGTTGTCAAGACCCGGCGGTACACGAAGTATATTGGGTCAAGGCGGATTGTTGGATGCTGGTATTGGAATATATGAAGATTTGCAGACAGGCAGTGTGGCCGGAGTTGTCGGAGCAGTACAGAAAGCTGGCACTGTTTACAATACCTTTAAAGGGGCTAACCTCAAGGCTGTGGTAGGTGAAGAGGCAAATCAAGCATTAAAAGGTGTATTACGTAACAATATTCCGGCGGCAGCAAGAAATACATCAATTGTCAATGGACAAACAACGCAACAATTGTTAAATTTTCCAGTGTTCAATAAACCACCAAAAGGCTGATATACATGGGTTCGATCAACGAATTTAATCCCAAGATTGATCAGACTGTTCAAGTCTACGATAACTTTTATAACTTTGGCATCGAAGTTGACGCCAATGAATATGACGTAGTAAACAGTTTTTTTCAATCTGTTACTAAATCAAAAAAAACTGCCGAAAGTTTTACAACATCTATTTTTAGGATATCCAGTGAAACCAATGTTCCAGTGCTGACAATACTTGAACAACTCAATGGGCAAACTGAGATGGAACTAAATGTTACGTTGGCATACTACCTCAATGGTCTGCGTAGCCCAAGCACTTTATTAGGTGTTAATCAAATTTACATACCCAACTACTACGCCGCACGAAACGTTTTATTATGAGTAAGTTTGCGCAGGGAATCTATAAAGTACTCAACCCTACCAAATATGTTGGTAAACGAGAGCCAAGATATCGTAGCGGATGGGAACAAGCTTTTATGAGATTCTGTGACAACAACGATAATATACTACAATGGGCCAGCGAGTCTATTGTGATACCGTATAGACATCCGTTAACAGGCAAAACAACCAATTACATTCCGGATTTTTTCATAACTTATAGAACAAAACACAACAAAATGTGTGCTGAAGTCATTGAAATTAAACCTAAAAAGCAAAGTGTAATTGAAAGCAAAATGCGTGACGTTGACAAAGCAATCGTGGCCGTCAATTACGCAAAATGGGATGCCGCACAAAAATGGTGTAAACGGCAAGGCCTTGTGTTTCGAGTCATCACCGAAGATGACATATTCCGCAATGGTTCTAAATAAGCGGTAAATACCGCATGACCCGAAAAATTTATCTTTATAAAAAGACACACCAGATTACAGGATTGCAATACTTAGGTAAGACTATTGCTAACGATCCCTACGTCTACCCGGGATCGGGCGTATACTGGACCAGGCATTTAGAAATGCATGGTAATAATGTCAAAACTGAAATACTCCGCGAATGTCTAACAGAAGAAGAACTTAAAAAGTGGGGATTGTATTACAGTAAACTATGGAATGTAGTCAAAAGTGATCAATGGGCCAACTTAATAGAAGAGGCAGGCCCAGGTGGTGCTTGGTCAAACAAATCAAAACAAAAGTTGAGTCAGACTAAAAAACAAGAACTAGCAAAACTAACTCCTGAAGAAAAATTAGCAAGGATGAGAAATTCTTGCTGTGCACCTAACAGTTATACCCCCGAACGTATTAATAATATGAAAAAGGGGATGACCGGTAAAAAGAAAACTAAAACGCCTAAGTTATTGGCTGCAATTGCGGCAAGAAAAGACAGAAGCATTGATAATATGCGTAAAGCCGCTGACAACCACCGTGGCAAAACTTGGAAACTTGTTAATGGTAAACGAGTTTGGATGATAAAGGATTCATTATGACCCGGAAGTTAGAGGAGTTGTTTAACCTGCACACAGCAGAGCCCGATGGCACACTAGATAGCCCAGATAGTGAGTCAGGTAACGACATTGTTGACAATCTTCCCACTGTCCCGGACTCCCTTTCTGCACTAGATGCGCTAGATAAAATAGAACAAGCATTGCCTGCAGTGCGAGGTCTAGAAGCCAGTGACAAAGAAATGGATGATTTGGCATCAAAAGCCACAGAGAGTTTTGATAGTCTCATGGATCTTGGCATGCAGGTTGACAGCAGATACGCCAGCGAAATTTTTGCAGTTGCTGGAGCCATGCTGGGTCATGCTATCACTGCTAAAAATGCCAAGCTTAACAAAAAACTTAAAATGATTGAGTTACAGTTAAAAAAAGCCAAACTTGATCAAGATTTGGACAGTGATGATAAATTACCCACCGCAGAAGGCACAGTGTTAGATCGCAACGATTTGTTAAAACGCTTGCTGGAAAAAAATAACACCAACCCATCAAAATCATAACTGCGCTAAATATATGCATAGGACCTTAACATGAAAACATTTGCTCAATATCTAACCGAAAGTGTACAAACTTTTGATTATAGAATTAAAATCATTGGTGAGTTGCCACCAGGATTTATCAAAGACCTCAAGGAAAAACTAAAAAAGTTTGACCCAGTATCTGTTTCAGATCCAAAGTCGACACCAATCTTAAGCAAGCACCCAGACTTTCCAGATTTTGCCAACGAAGCAGTCAACATCATTGATGCAACTTTTAAGTATCCAGCTACCCCACCCCAATTAGAGCAAATGGTTAGATTAATGGGTCTTGATCCTAATAGAGTTGCCATGGTGCAAAAAGACTATGCTGAAGGCATGGACAAAGAACTCGTGGGCATTGCAGATCAAACAGACTTGTTGACCACTGATTATCCTGCTCCTGATGCTGAACAAAAGAAGTTGAAGAAAGATTACTCTGCTGCCGCCGCTGACAAACAGGTAGTGAAAAATTCAGCAGCCGACGCCAAGTTCACTGTAGCTGGTGGCAAAACACCTCCAGCTATGACCAGCAACGATTTACCAATGGGTATTAAAAGCCCAATGACCGCAGTTAAACGCCCACCCAAGCCAGCAACTGGCTTCCAGAAATAAGGAAACAACAATGACATTTTTTTACGACTTAAACAAAAAGCTTGATAGTATTCGTGCCAAGCCCGAAACTACACACACGCAACTCAACGAGCGTGACATGAGCCGTGCTGCCAAAGGCTACGAAAAGTACGGCAAACAAGGCATGGAGGCCTTGGCCAAGGCTGGTCGCGAAGGCAAAGCATTGGATCCAATCCGTGCCAAATACAACAAGTACGACAACGAAGTTGATGAAAGCATGGCTATGACTGACGAAGGCAATGCGTTTTTGGGTGCAGTAGCAAAAGCCAAAGCTGACGGAATACAACCCGGCGAAAAAATTCGTGTAGGTGGCAAAGAAATGCCACTCAAAGAAAAAATGAGCCCAGCCAAACAAAAGTCATTTGCTAAACTTGCTCCACCAGCAGACAAAATTACTTTTGCCGACAAAATTGCTGGCGCTAAAAAAGAAGTTGACGAAATGCTGGGCGATGTTGCTGCCGAAGCCATGAAAAAAGCACTGGGCGGTGGCATGGGTCGTAGTGCTGAAATGGAAGAAAAAGAAGATCTTAATCCATTTACAAACTACAAAAAGCCACGTGCTGACCGACCCAAAGTTGGCTCAATTGAACACGGTACATTGCACGACATTGAGCACACGGCAACTGGTCGTCGAGTAACACGTAGAGTTGATCCCAATACTGGACACAGTGTAGGTGCTGACGATGACACTCCGCAGACTGGAGAAAAGCGTGGCAAAGGCCGTCCCAAAGGCACAGGCAAAAGCATTGGCGCTAAAGGGCCTAGCGGCAACAGCAAGTTAATGAAACGTGAAGACGAGCACGATGTTGAAGATCAAGGCGAATATGATCAAGAAGGCGATATGGCCAAAGACGACATCAAGACCATTGTTCGTCATGCGCAGGCCTTGAGCAAAGTATTGGGCGACAACGACAACTTACCCGAGTGGGTGCAATCAAAGTTGGCCAAGATTGAAGGCATGATGATTTCCATCGATGAATACATGCAGAATCAAGCCGGGGATAATGAAGAAGAACCCATTGCTGAAAAAGCAGTGAGCAAGAAGCAACAAAAATTCATGGGCATGGTACACGCCACACAAAAGGGTGCAAAGCCGGCAAGTAAAGAAGTTGGCAAAGCGGCCAAGTCAATGGGCAAGAAAGATGCTGAAGATTTTGCAAGTACCAAGCACAAAGGCTTGCCAGAAAAGAAAGCCAAGAAAAAAGAAGAGTCTGTGGAAGAAAACACAGTGGCTGGTTCAGTGGCCACATCATCAGGCACAGCCAACGACCCGGGCGCACCCAAAGCCAAGAAGAGTGGTGGTAGCATGTCGTTTGGCCAAGGTGTGTACGAAGGTGCAATTGCCGAAAGCTTTAACAAAAAGCTTGGTGCTGTGTTAACGGAAGGTATGAATGTTAATATGAGCACTGATTCAGAAGGCCATCAAAGCTTGACTGTGACAGCCACTGACGAAGATGCAGCCGCACTAGCTGATATGTTAAAAATGGCCGGACTTGGGCAAAATGAATCATGCAGTTCTTGTGGGCAGAGCCCATGTGGCTGCGACCACATTGATGAAGAACTTGCAAACAGTCCCAACACTGAGTACAGCAACACTGACACCATGGTCAACACACTGAGTGGTGGATTAAACGGTCGCAAGAGCACTGGTCAGACAGTTCTTGCTCCGGTTAACAGTCAGACGTCTCGTCAAGGCCCGATGTCCGAATCTAACGAAAAACGCCTCTGGGAGTTGTATAATAGATACGAAACAAAATAATTATAGTAAAAGGAAAATAAAATGCCGCAAGCAAATGTATACACCTCTGCATCAGCACAGGTAATTTATACCGACAAAGTGAGAATTGTTGCCGGCACTAGCCCAGTGACCTTTCAGGTGGATGTATTGTACCCGTCGGCAATTGGCAATTTATATTCTAATCCTCCTTCGGTTCCGGCCAACAACCGCATGGATGTGTTTGTAGGAGTTGGGAATAAACTCACATTGGTCGGGACAGCAACTATTACTGAAATAGGAACTACCACCTCAGGCAAGTACGCAGTAAGACAAGTTTAATTTAATGAGAGCACGTGAATTCATTGCGGAAAGAGATGGCACCATAGGCAAACGAAGACAAGCTGCCACTGTGGGGCTTAACACGTTTGGCGACTCTGAACGGCAAAACAGTGACTATACTCTCAACCGAGTGATGATGGCAGCGGCCTGCGCTGACGGAACAAACAAACCCATTGACATGGATGCCAACAGTTGGGTTGGCAAAAAACGTTCTGCACATCCTTACACCAAAGTTGAACAAAACATGCTCAAACAGGCCTTCAAAGCCGCAGGCGCAAACTGGAAAGATTTAAACCACGGTGACCTGGACTCAGAAGAACATCCTGCAGTTAACACCACAAGCCCTGTGGTAAGCTTCAAGGGCTATCCAAGATGAGAGCTCGCGAGTTTATCACAGAACAAGCTGCCCAGTTGCCGGCTGAGCAAGCTGATCCCATGCGCTATACCTATGTAATTCCTGGACTCAGTGCATCAGACCCTTATAACAACTATAGATTTGGGGTGGCACTGGCACGAGCAAGAAGTGAAGCTGTCAAAGATGGAGTAAACCCCAACCTGCCCGAGTGGCATGATGAAACTGCATTTGGTGAGCATGGTATTGTGGCTGGAATGAACCCAGGTATTGCGCAATTAATAGACGCCGCATTGTCAATGACCAAAACACCCGGCGGTAAACGAATGGTTTCTACTCCCGCAAGCACAGAGCCTGGCTTTGTAGACACACAAAGTCCTATCAAGGCATTTAAAGGCTATCCCCGATAATGGCAACACCTGATCCAACCCAAGTAGCACCATGGTATCTAAGAAATATCAATCAAGCTCTAGCACTCGATGAAGCAAGTGGTAATGTGTATGTACGCACTGGGTTCGAAGGCGACATTATCATTAGTGGTAATGTTAACATTCCGGGCAACATTGACGCACACATCTCAGAAATAGGCACATCAGGTAACTTAACAGTACCTTGGATGCCAGTCAGCATAGACGGTAATAGTGCTGTAACTGTAACAAGCGGTAATATCACAGTTGCTCAGGGAACAAGTCCTTGGGTTGTGTCTGGCAATGTCAACGCTAATATCACTGGTGGTAACATCACTGTAGCTCAAGGCACTAACCCTTGGGTTGTGTCTGGCAATGTTGTAACTACGTTATCGGGCTCCCCGCAAGTGACACTTGGCGGCAATAATCTAGACGCATTTGCAAGATTGCGTGTTTCTAATCCATACACATTCTTTGATTCAGCACTAACGGGTGATCGTAGATATGATTGGTCAAGTTCTACTGCCACTAGTGGTAATGTAACATTTGACTATAACGCCAATGTCAGAAACTTAAATGTAACTGCGGCAAGCGGTAGTGAAGTTATCCGTGAAAGTATTTGGTGCTTCCCTTATCAAGCAGGTAAGAGTTTACTAGTAATGTCAAGTTTCTGTATGTCACCTAGCAAGACAGGATTAAGACAACGAGTTGGATACTTTGGCGCAAGCAATGGCGTATATTTTGAGCAGGCTAATGGCACTAAGAACCTAGTTATTCGTTCAAGCAGTTCAGGTAGTTTAGTAGAAGAAAGAATCGCACAAATAGATTGGAATACTGATAAACTAAATGGCACTGGCCCAAGTGGATTAACATTAGATACAAGTGCCACACAGATTTTCTGGTGTGACATTGAATGGTTGGGCGTAGGCACAGTTCGCACTGGATTTGTCATCAACGGTCAGTTCATTACTTGCCACACCTTCAATCACGCAAACGACCCGGCATTCACTACAACATATATGGGTAGTGCTACATTACCTTGTAGATATGAAATAACTAATACGGGTGCTACATCAGGCGCAAGCACGATGAAGCAAGTCTGTACCACTGTTATTAGTGAAGGTGGGTACAATATGCCAGCATTAACAAATACTGCTGGTACTGACATAAATGTTAAGCGATTGGCAACTGCTGGCACATACTATCCAATAGTAAGTATCAGATTGAATAGTTCATATTTGAATAGTGTTGTAAAAGTTAATCAAGTTGATTTATTAAGCCCTACTGTTAACTACTATCGTTGGGTATTATTGCGTAATGCTACACTGACCGGTGCAACTTGGGCAGGAACAGGATCTACCACAAGAGTAGATGTTGACACAGCCGCAACAGCAGTTAGTGGTGGAACGCCAGTTCAAAGCGGATATGCAAGTTCAAGAGAAGTGGCTCAACTTCAGGCTGAAAATATATATGCTCAGTTAGGTAGAACATTGGCAGGAGTAAGTGATACTTACACTTTGGCAATAACAGCAACTTCAAACAATGCTGATTTGTTAGCACAACTTGGTTGGCAAGAAATACTTTAATAACACATGAAAAAACTTTTAATTTCCTTACTACTGGTATCCTCACAGGCCTGGGCCTGGGAACAACGTGCCCCACTACCACCACAAGCCTGTCAAGTACACAGCCCATATGGCTTTGCCCAAACAAAAAGACCAACTCAGCCCATTTGTCGCGAAGCATATCTAGTGGCATATGACGCTCCTGTAAAGATTCCTGCGTATGTTGCTTATACATTAACACCTCCAAATGCACTGGGATGCTGGCCAAGAACAAATGCTTTTGTAGCTGATCGTTCAGTACAAGGTGGTGCTAGACCAGATGACTATGCCGGTACAGGCTACGACAAAGGTCATGCTGCCCCCGATGGTGATTTATCTTGGAGTGAGATTGTTGAGTACGAATCGTTCTTGATGACCAACATGTATCCACAACACGGATCACTTAATCGCGGTATTTGGAAACTGTTAGAGACGTCTATAAGAGGTTGGGCAGTGCAACTTAATCAGTCTTTTACCATCTACGTTGGCGCATTGTATGGCGCTGGCGACGAGTCGATTGGCAACGGTGTTATTGTGCCACACGGCTTTTACAAGATTGTGATCAACAATGCTACAAAAGAAATTGCAGGATGGAGTTTTCCCCACACCAAACCCTATGTTAACCTTGGCAACGACTTAACCAGCTTCCGTACAATGATTTCTAACATTCAAAGTCAAGCAGGTGTGCAATTTAAGTTTCCCAAGAACGCAAAAGAAATTACCCCAGGCACTGAATGGCCTGTGAATTACGGCGCATTGACCAATGCAAAACGTGCCAAATGTGGCCGTGCCGACTAAGAACACCCTTAGGACCGCACTAGTTGCGAGGGTACCCGGCTGCTGGGTTGGCCAAGCGATTCGCTACCGCAAAGTCTAAAGTGAGCATTAATATCAGTTAAATATTACTATGTCTACAACTGATATTTCGCTTATTAAAACCCCGTACAAGTCTGTCCTGTACAATGATCAACAACTTGAAGAATTTGCTCGATGTGCCGATGCAGTAGATGGTCCTATCTACTTCATGGACAATTTCTTTTACATACAGCATCCTACACAAGGTCGAATGTTGTACCATCCGTTTGAATATCAACAGCGATTGATACACACATACCATAACTATCGTTATTCGATTAGCTTGATGCCTCGACAAACAGGTAAGTCAACAAGTGCTGCCGGGTACTTGTTGTGGTATGCCATGTTTGTGCCAGATTCGACCATTCTTGTGGCCGCACACAAGTATACTGGAGCACAAGAGATCATGCAACGTGTGCGTTATGCATATGAAAGTGTGCCTGATCATATCAGAGCTGGAGTCACAAGTTACAACAAAGGTAGCCTAGAGTTCGACAACGGAAGTCGTATTGTAAGTGCTACTACCACAGAAAATACCGGTCGTGGTATGAGTATATCACTGCTGTACGCTGACGAGTTTGCATTTGTGCGCCCCACTATTGCCAGAGAATTCTGGACATCAATCAGTCCCACACTATCAACTGGTGGTAAAGCAATTATCACCAGTACACCCAACAGTGACGAAGATCAATTTGCCTTCCTATGGAAAGGTGCCAACAAGTGTGAAGATGAATACGGCAACCCCACAGAAGTGGGACAAAATGGATTCAAAGCATACAGATCATTTTGGAACGAGCACCCTGACCGTGATGAGCGTTGGGCGCAGGAACAAAGAGCCGCGTTGGGAACTGATCGTTTCCGTCGAGAAATGGACTGCGAGTTCATCATCAATGATGAAACGTTGATAGCGCCAGCCAAGCTGATTGACCTACAGGGCGTAGATCCTTTGTACAAAACAGGTGAAGTACGTTGGTATAAACGCCCAGAAAAAAACAAAATATATGTGGTGGGTCTGGATCCAAGTCTTGGCACAGGTGGCGACCCTGCCGCAATTCAAGTGTTTGAAGCAGACAGCACAGAGCAAATTGCTGAATGGCGGCACAATAGAACAGATATACCGACACAAATTAGGATACTTGCTGACATTATCAAACAGTTAAACGAAACAGTCAACGACCCAAAAAGCATTTACTACAGTGTGGAAAATAACACCATTGGTGAAGCCGCATTGATCAGCATTGCTGAGTACGGTGAGCAAAATATACAAGGCTATTTTTTAAGTGATTCAAACAGTGGCAGCTCGGGACGTAGATTTAGAAAAGGGTTTAATACCACAAACAAGTCTAAATTATCTGCTTGTGCCAAGTTTAAACACTTGATCGAAAGCGGGCGTTTAAAAATCAAAAGTAGAAGTTTAATTTCAGAATTAAAGACGTTTGTTGCAATGGGAATCAGCTACGAAGCAAAAGCAGGCGAAACTGACGACCTTGTAATGTCCTCATTGTTGGTTGTGCGAATGATGCAAGTTTTACAAAGCTACCACAGCAATCTTGACGAACACATGCGAGATCATCAAGATACTATAATTGAACCATTGCCCTTTGTGATGACTATTTAATAAATACAAAATATGGAAAATACTGCCAACTCTGCCCTTTACAATTTGTTAATTACTCATGATTTTGACCCAGAAACCAAAGATGTTGCTGGGAACGATGTTGATGACCCAACAGAAGCAGAACTGTTTAGTTTTGATTGGGTCGGACCATCGGGTAAAAACTACGGTACTGTGGTTATTTTATTAACACCTTCCAGAGAGCTCACACTATTCTCTGGGGACAACATTGGTAGAACCATGGAACCCGAAGATAAAACGGCCTGGTACGGTACTGGTAGAAAAAATCCAGGATTTCTGGGACAACTGAAGTCGTTTGCTGTGAGAAGCAATCTTGGCAAATTTGATATCCAGGATATTTCTCGACTCAAATATACCATGCAAGGCATGGCAGCCATCAAAGAAGGATTGTTTGAAGGCTACTATGGTAAAAAGAATATCAGCTACAGCGATCAACCCAAACAAGTTCGTTTGATGATCAAACACAATCGCAACATTGAAGAAGGGGAAGCACGTTATCGTGCCATTGAAGGATTGTTTGTAGAAACAGCCGACGGTGAAAGATTTAAAGTACCTAGCCGTAGTCTAGCGCACGGTCGGATGTTGGCAAGGCATGTGGCCGAAGGCGGAAACCCCTATGATGCATTTGGCCAACACATCAACAACGTTGTTGTTGAATTGGCTACATTGGGCAGATTTATACGTGCTGCCAAACATAAAAAATTAAATGGGCCGGCAGCCGAAATGGCAGAAGATGCTGTGCGACACTACAGCGATTTAAAAGCAAAAGCCAAACACATGATCAGTCAACGAGGATATCACGAAGCCCGTGAAACGTTTGACCCAGCAGAAATAACCGAAACTGATGTTGCAGTAGAAAACATTCGAAATATGTTCATTGAACAGACCATTGATAATCGCATCGAAGAGGCATTACCAATACTAGCTAAATTACAAGGACCCAAAATGAGAGAAGCAGAAGAATTTGAAAATTGGACAGATCGTGTCATGGAAGGCACTTGGGCATTGCCAGACACACCAGAGTCAGATGCCAAACTCAAAGAGCTAATGGCCAAACCATTGATAGTAGGCGCCGACGCCACAAACGCCACAGAACAACTGTACGACCTAATTGGCGACGACATCTTGTTTGACCGTTTAAACGATTTGGCTGACCAAGATCCCAATGCCAACTGTTGGGAAAACCCTGAAGTGATTAATCGCCTAGGCGAGCTTGGAATTGATATTAACCCTACTGTAAACAGCATGGCACAAGATGCTGAACAAAATGACGCTGAAGAAGTAAATGAAGATGAAAATCATAACCCAGTGGCCGGTGCTATTACTCGTAGAATATTATCACAGCGACTAGACTTGGTAAAGAAATACGGCCCTTTGGCAATTACTCAAGCCATTGACGACGTTGCAGATTTTGTAGGTGATGTTGAAGAAATTGGATCAAGTGATGTCAGTGGCTGGGTTCGCCAAGTAGAACAATCATTGGGCGGTGTTGATGAAGGGTTTGGCGACACAGTTAAAAAAGTCGGCGGCGCTATTGCACACGGTGCCAGCAAAGCTTTTGACAAATTAGGCGGTGGCACCAACCAAGAGTTGCTGGATAAGCTACGCAAAGATGCAGGCTTGCCATCTTCAATGGCTGTGCCTAACAAAGACAAAGAAGAACAAGACATGGCCGAAGCCGGTTATGGCAGCACCAATCCTGATCTGATGAGCCCCGGCGATTATGACCGCTACCAACAAGACCAAATGGATGGCAGCAAGCGTGATTTCAAACGCCAAGAGCATGATGCCGAATGGGAACAAGAAAAAGCACACAGCCAAAAACTTGCAACTCAAGCCGCCGGTCCTTGGTATGTACGTATCAACGGAAAAATTGTCAAAGATCAACAAGGCAATGCTTTTACATTTGACAGCAAAGACAAAGCTAACAAGGCAGCAATTACCATGCGAGCCAAACCTTTTAACAAAAATAAAGTATTCATGTTGTCTGTTAACCCCAACGACAAATCGGATGCACCAACTGAAGACCTAGACACTGATGGTGTTATGATGACACAACCTTCAAACATGAGCAGTGAGTCGGTTAATCGCGATTTGGCTAAATTAAAACAACTAATTGAACACATTACTACTAAATAAACATTGACAGTAACAGGAAATGCGCATATACTACACATGTGTATGCGTTTTCTAGATATTGTATAGGCATCATGCTGTTACAGGCATACACAAAGGCTAAACTTAGGCATATTAAAGGAGAAATCATTATGGCATCATTAGCAGAAATCCGCGCAAGACTTCAGTCCGCAGAGTCAGGCAAAAACGGAAAAACAACAAGCGGCGACAACGCAATTTACCCCCACTGGAACATGGAAGAAGGACATTCGGCAACAATCCGATTCCTGCCCGACGGCAATTCAAAGAACACATTTTTCTGGGCCGAACGAGCAATGATTAAATTGCCATTCAACGGAATCAAAGGTGAGATGGATGCAAAAAACGTACAGGTACAAGTTCCGTGCGTTGAAATGTGGGGAGAACAATGCCCGATCCTGGCAGAAGTTCGTACATGGTTCAAAGACAAAAGTCTTGAAGACATGGGCCGTAAGTATTGGAAAAAACGCAGTTATGTGTTCCAAGGTTTTGTTCGTGAAAATCCGTTGAGTGATGATAAGCCAACAGAGAATACAATTCGTAGATTTATCATTGGTCCACAAATCTTTACAACAATCAAGGGTGCATTGATGGATCCTGAGTTGGAAGAATTGCCAACAGACTTATTGCGTGGCCTGGATTTCCGTATCACTAAAACCACCAAAGGCGGCTATGCTGACTACAGCACTAGTAAGTGGGCACGTAAAGAATCTGCATTAACTGAAGCAGAACAAGAAGTACTTACAAAATTTGGACTATTCGACTTGTCAGAATTTTTGCCAAAGAAGCCGACTGATGTTGAGCTACGTGTAATGAAAGAAATGTTTGAAGCGTCAGTTGATGGTCAGCCATATGATCCTGATCGTTGGGGAGCCTACTTTCGTCCAAACGGACTGGCAATGCCCAGCACCGCTGAAGTCAAACGATCTGGAGTTGACCCAACAAGGGTAGATGTTCCTAGTGCTGTAGCAGACAGTGTAGAGACAACTTCTAATCCGTTTGACGATGACACATCTGTAGCAACAGCACCAGTTAAAGCACCAGCATCAAGTCAGAAGGCCGAAGACATTTTGGCCATGATTAGATCAAGACAAAACAAGTCGTAATTAACAAAAGCCCATAGTACTACACTATGGGTTTTTTTCATGAACTTAGGTTTTCCTTATCCCAAGATAAATCTAGCCCAGACTTTGCCAGCAGAAGTCACTATCACTGATCATTTGACTGGGTTTGATTTACACTTTAATAATGCTGTTTTAGAAAACCTAAACTGGCATGGAAAATCTACAGACTTGTGCCACACACTTGTTTACCATCAGAAACTCGATGATGAAGTGCATAAAAAATATCGCAGTTTAAATCTTGTATTTTCTCCGGAATTGCAAGATAACATGCACTTTCGGCATTTTCATGATTATCGTATACACCCAGAGTTAACTTTTAAAAATTTTTTATGTTCATTCAATGGCACTGTTCACATATCAAGATATCTATTAGTGGCAATGTTGGATAAGTTTGGATTGTTTGACCCACAGTACTCAAGTAAAAATTTTAGTTTAACCAACAACGAACTCAACGGGCATCTTAGTAACCTTGCTAATAATAATTTAACATATCTTGGAAAGTTTTTTTCTAACAATTCAGAATTTCTGGAAACAAAATACACATTTGGACATACTAGATTTGATCACAACAAAAACATTTACAACCTGGAATCTAAGTTAACAGATAGTTTTGTCAACATTGTATCTGAAACAATGGCAACTAGTTACGTGCCATTTATCACAGAAAAATTTTTATATAGCATTGTGACTCGTGGATTGTTTGTGGCCTATGCACAACCAAGATGGCACGAATATTTAGAAAATATCTGGGGCTTCCGTCCGTACAGAATTTTATTTGACTACAAGTTTGACAGCATAGCCGACCCAGTTGAAAGATTACTAGAGTTAATATCGATGGTATCAAAATACAATATTTTAAATGCCGACGATCTCAGAGACTTGTATCAGTTAGAGCACGAGACCATTGAGTACAATTATGATCACTACTTTAGTAAAAATTACATTAAGTCAGCACTAAAACATGTATAACAAAGTCACAGTATCCGGTTGTAGTTTTACATACAATGCCACTTGGCCAGACTATTTGTTCAGTGGTAGCAAGATACGTAATTTAGCCCGCGCCGGAGCCGGCAATCGATTCATTGGACATAGTGTAATTTCTTCTGTGCTGGAAGACCGACCGGACTTTGTGTTTATACTCTGGAGTGGTGTGAATCGTTGTGACCTAGCAATAACTGACGGGAGCGTGGCCAAAGAACTTACCGGCCAAACTCAATACCACGGCCAAGTTGATTCAACTTGTTATCTTTTCAGTGGAGGTGACAAATACAACAGTAGTATTGTTAGGAATTATCAAAATATAAGAGATGACTCTTGGCCCGATGTTGGGTCGCTGGATGACTTTTTGTTATTGCCAAAAAAATTGCAAGAAGAGTGTACTAACTCAAATTTGTTTTGGTGGAACAACTATGGCGCAGACAACGTAATGCACAATGCATTTATGTCTAATTATATAGAAAACGGCAAATCGTTGGAAGATCAGACGTATCTAACTATTATGCAAACATTGGATTTTTTAGATAAACAAAAAATCCCCCACAAGTTTGGATTCATATATAACCCATTCGATGCAGACAATCAAAAACATTTTGGTTGTCTTAGCCATAATAGCAAGTATCATGGTTGCATTGACTGGGGGAAGTATGTTACAATTACACCATACGAGTTCGGGATAAAGTACAATTATCTAAGCAACGATCAGTACCACCTAACCAAAGATGGCATGGAACAATGGGCTGATAACATTCGTAAATTTATTTTTTAAAGGCAAAAAATTATGGCAAAACCTTTTGACGTATCAAAATTCCGCAAGGAAATCACAAAAAGTATTGACGGACTGTCAATAGGATTCAATGACCCCACTGATTGGATTAGCACAGGCAACTATGCGCTAAACTATCTTATCTCTGGCGACTTTAACCGCGGTATTCCCTTAGGCAAGGTCACAGTGTTTGCCGGGGACTCGGGTGCAGGTAAATCGTATATTTGTTCGGGTAACATTGTTAAACACGCACAGGAGCAAGGTATCTTTGTGGTGTTGATCGACAGTGAGAACGCTTTAGATGAAGATTGGCTCAAAGCACTTGGTGTTGACACCGGACAAGATAAACTTCTTAAACTAAGCATGGCCATGATTGATGACGTTGCTAAAACAATCTCAACATTCATGAGTGATTACAAAGCCTTGCCAGATGGCGAACGCCCCAAAGTGTTGTTTGTGATTGACAGCCTGGGCATGTTGTTAACACCCACAGATGTAAACCAGTTTGAAGCTGGTGAGATGAAGGGCGACTTGGGCCGCAAGCCCAAGGCACTAACAGCACTTGTTCGTAATTGTGTCAACATGTTTGGCAGTTACAATGTAGGGTTGGTTTGTACCAACCACACATACGCAAGCCAGGACATGTTTGACCCAGATGACAAGATCAGCGGCGGTCAAGGCTTTATCTATGCATCAAGTATTGTTGTTGCCATGAAGAAGATGAAGCTCAAAGAAGATGAAGACGGAAACAAAGTAAGCGAAGTTAATGGTATTCGTGCAGGCTGTAAGGTCATGAAAACTCGTTACGCAAAACCGTTTGAAGGTGTGCAAGTTAAGATTCCATACACAACAGGCATGAGTCCGTATTCGGGGCTAACTGATTTGATCGAGAAAAAAAGCCTACTCAAGAAAGAAGGCAACAGTCTTGTGTTTACAACCAGTGCAGGTGAAATTATCAAGAAGTTTCGCAAGGGTTGGGAACGCAACGATGACTCATGTTTAGATATAGTAATGAAAGACTTTGCAAATCAGAAGGCAGAGGTAAGTACCTCAGAGGAGGACTCAGAATGAGTGAAGTAGTAGCAAGTGAAATTTGGGGCGAACTCAAACGTTTTGTAAACACAGTTGATCGTGCAGAAGCCGCAGAGACTGTGGTACAGATCTTGATGGACAATGATTCAGACGTGGAAGATATTCGCAATGCGTTTAAAGGTGATTCTGATATCAAACGTGCGTTGACTGCATACCTCGACGATGACAAGAACTATGTAGAAGACGAAGATGTAGAAGAAGACGAAGATTTTGATGACTTCAACGACGAAAACTGGGAAGAGTAATGTGGTATAGTCGAGTAGTCAGTGACCTAAGTCTTCTTCCAGACTTTGTTGCTCACTACGAGAAAGAATTGACCACGGCTAAAAATGATTGTCGAATTGGCGGCGTTGTAGAAAAAAATATCACTGCATTGCCGGGCGTGACAGAACACCGGTTTAATCAATTGCAAGAGATTGAGGCAGTACTCAATTTTCTCAATATTCAGCTACGAAAAATTCGTCGTAGACATTTTCAAAAGTACCTGGAAGGGTACGCTAGAGCATTGACAAGCAGAGATGCCGAGAAATATGTTGACGGTGAGGATGAAGTTATTGATTTTGAAACTTTGATCAACGAAGTAGCACTGTTGCGTAACAAATGGTTAGGTATCATGAAAGGCCTGGATACCAAGCAGTGGCAAATGGGGCATATTGTTCGTTTGCGCACAGCCGGTATGGAAGATATACAAGTTTAAATGTCCGATAACAACAGCAATCAAGCAAAGGGTCGTAACAGCATTGACGGCAAAGTTAACAACTCGTTGATCACGTTTATTAATCGAAACGTATCAGAGTACCCTACAGAAGTAGGCGGCCCTAAGTTTGATCTAGTGCCTGTTGAAAAACAAAAAGATATCATGCTTAATGTGGCTCGTATGCACGGCCAGCAAGAGTATAATCGTATCATGGAACTAGTGTCTGTGCTACAAAAACAGGCCGACAGCATAAAACGTAGACTTGAAATAACTGACATGGTACACCAGGCTGTTTATCAGTTTCAGACATACCACGGACAGATATATTGGTTAGTGTACGATTCGAGAAAAAATTTTACAAGATTGGTGTTAACAGGACCAACAGATTGGTGCACAGGTAAACCCCAAGAATATGACTATATTTGTCGAGTAAAATGGTTGGGCGATTATACCTGGATTGAAGTCAATGATAAAGGAAATCCAATAAATGACTAATATACTTTTTTCCAATACAGAAAACAGTCACACGCATAGCTTAGAAACACTTGAAGCACTGTATGAGTTTGATGACTTTATGCAAAGCATTGTCAGCATGGTTGACATGGGATGTGGCTCGGGCCTCGATCTTGAATGGTGGGCAACACGCACTACCAGAGATGAAAATCCCGAGCCGTTAAACATTCAATGCACAGGAATAGATATAAAAGATCGATTAGGCCTTCCTCGGGCATATGGAAATATTCGTTACCAAAAACAAGATTTTGAAGAAACGATTGTGGGAAGACAACGCTATGATTTAGTATGGGCACACGATAGTTTTCAATATGTTGTTGATGTGTTTGGCACTCTAAAAAATTGGCACAAAGTCATGAACGAAAACGCCATGTTGGTAATCACTATTCCACAAACAACTAACCTAGTTGGAAATAAGCAGGTGTTTGATCAGCATGATGGATCTTATTATAATTGGACAATGCCCAGTTTAATACACGCTCTGGCAGTCTCGGGATTTGATTGTAGAGACGGGTTTTTTAAAAAAGAAGTGAACGATCCTTGGCTACATGCCATTGTTTATAAAGGCACTGTGGAGCCCTTGGATCCAAGAAAAACACGTTTGTATGACTTGGTAGATCTCAAAGTCTTGCCTGAGACTGCTGAAAAAAGTGTAGTAAAATATGGATTTCTACGGCAACAAGATTTGGTGTTGCCCTGGGTAGACCGCAGTCTCCGATGGATGGGGCAGGAATAATAAATATAATTCAACTCAAGTTGAATTATCTATAATGAACAATGAAAATTATCAACAAATTCAAACCATGCATGCCGATGGTATGTTTGACAACGGTGAAAAACAATTCAAGATAATACAACCGTTCATTGCTGAACACACCCCACCTAATATTTTAATTTCAGGATGCGGCAACGGCGCATTAATATCTGCTATTAAACATACACATCCTGAAATTAAAGTGCACGGATATGAGCCTACAAATCCTAGATTTAATATACTGCCATTGGGGACATTTGATTCAGTGATATCAATAGATGCATTGGAATACATCAATCCTGATCACATTGAAGACACACTAGAAATAATCAGTGAAAAAATACAACGTCTTGGATTTTTTACCATTGCTTGTCATCCTTCTAGGAAGTCATTGCCCGATGGGCAAAATTTTCATTCAATAATCAAAGAACCGGACTGGTGGCGCCACAAAATACTAAGACACATGGATGTAAGTATTGTCAACGAGTGTATCGAGGTTTTTGATAAACGAGATAAGTGGCCAGAAGTTTTTGGTAGCAAATATAGTGTTGTAGTTAGAAAAAATGAGCTAAAAAGTTATTATTAGACCAATGTCTAATAATATTAAATAACTCATGCAAAATATTGTAATTGTAACCGGCGGGTTTGACCCCATCCATTCTGGACATATCTCTTATCTTAATCATGCTGATCACCTAGGCGATTACCTAGTGGTGGGATTAAATTCCGACGCATGGCTTGCCCGTAAAAAAGGCCGCCCTTTTATGCCATGGCGTGAACGTATGACGGTGTTGGGCAACCTGCACATGGTTGACGAAGTAATTGAGTTCAACGACGACGATGGGTCTAGTGTTGATGCCATACGTCAAGTCCGAGAAAAATATCCAGATGCACGTATTATCTTTGCCAATGGCGGAGATAGAACCAAGGACAACATTCCAGAAATGGTGTTCGATGATGTGGAGTTTGTGTTTGGTGTTGGAGGAGAAGATAAAGCCAATTCCTCGTCCTGGATTTTAGAAGATTGGAAAAAGCCCCGAACAACTCGTGCATGGGGTTACTATCGTGTGCTACACGAAGTAGGCACTCATACCAAACTCAAAGAACTAACAGTAACACCCAAGACATGCTTGAGCATGCAACGTCACGAACACCGTGCTGAGTTTTGGTTTGTAGCCGAAGGTGAGGCTGCAGTCTATACCTTGGATTCGTCGAGCGACCATGACCTAGTCGGGCACTACAAACTGCATGAGCACATTTTTATTAACTTAGGGCAATGGCACATGTTGTGCAATGAAACTGACCAACCACTTAGATTAATTGAAATACAATACGGCAATAATTGTATAGAAGAAGACATCGAACGTCAATGAAGCCAATTCCTGTATTTGTCGGCTACGATCCTAGAGAAGCTATAGCGTATCATACTTGTGTTAATAGTATTATACGTAATGCCAGTAAACCGGTGGCTATTATTCCTGTAGCATTAAACTTATTCAAAGACTACAAAGAAACACACACTGATGGCAGCAATCATTTTATCTACACACGTTTTCTTGTGCCACACTTAATGGACTACACTGGATGGGCAATTTTTATTGACGGTGACATGATTGTGCGTGGAGACATTGTTGAGTTATGGGATTTGCAAAACCCTTACATGGATGTTATGGTAGTCAAACACGATTACAAAACACGCATGCCTGTTAAATATCTAGGAGCACGAAATGAAGACTATCCTCGAAAAAATTGGAGTAGTGTTATTCTGTGGAATTGTAATAGTTTTCCTAACCGGCGACTTACTCCCGAGTTTATACAGAAATCCACAGGCAGTGAGCTCCACCGCTTCTCGTGGCTAGATGATGATCGCATAGGTGAACTGCCTTCGGAATGGAATTGGTTGGATGTTGAATACGAGTGGAACCCATCGGCCAAGTTGATTCATTACACACTAGGAACTCCGTGCTTTCATGAATTTTCCAATCAAGGCAACTTTGCCAATGACTGGCACAGAGAACGCATACTCACTGAGTACTGCCAGCAACGCAGTATATAAAATGAGTCCAACTGACTTTGTTTATCTCAGTGACAACGGCAACGATGAGTACATAAACATGTTGGCCAAAGCTGTTGGCGCCAATGTAACAGACACCAAGAAGTTTGATTTTTTAAAAACACACAATCCTATAGTTCTGCGTAGTATTCTTAAGAACAAAATTATGAATCGATGCAGAGAGACAGGTAGAGATTTTTACTATGTTGACTCGGGATATCTGGGCAATACTGTATCACCCAGGAATCGATTTGGAAATAAACTTTGGCATCGTATAGTTAAGAACGGGCTACAACACACAGAAATTCGTAAAAGACCAGCAGATAGATTAGATCAAATTGGCACGACATGGTCTAGAAAAAAATTGTCAGGTAGTAAAATAATTGTGGCTGCGCCTGACGATAAACCTTGTCGACATTATGGAATTGATCTTGACACTTGGATCAATGACACTGTTTCTAAACTTAAACAGCACACTGATCGAGAAATAGTTGTCCGACAACGAGTCAAGCACAAAACAGTGCGCATGGTTCACGACCCACTGTCAACTGTGTTGACACAGGATGTGCATGCTCTAGTAACATTCAACAGTAACGCGGCTGTAGAAGCTGTAATTGCAGGAGTACCGGCATTCGTGCTGGCTCCAGAACACGTAGCAATGCCAGTGGCATCCTGCGATTTGTCAACAATAGAAGATCCATTTTGGCCAGACCAGGATTTAATGCATGACTGGCTATGCCACTTGGCGTACTGTCAGTTTCATGTAAAAGAACTCCAGCACAAAAATATTTGGAACATCCTTAATGAATAAGATATCAGTGGTTGTTTATCAAGATTGCTTGCCAAAGAATAACAACAACCCAGAAAAAATACAGGCCTTGCAAAAATTCTGGAAAGGTGTTCGCGTGTGTGGTGATAATGCAGTGATGTTGCCGGGCACAGATCTAGTAGACTGTGATGTTGCTGTTATACTTGGGTGGGTGCATAGTAATTCTAAAAACTCAAAACATCTTAATTTACGAAGACAAGTGATTGACACACAGCTGGCAAAAAACCGACATGTAGTTGTCATTGACAGCAATTTGTTTTTATATAAAGACACGGCTAACCCAACTCATTATCTAAGATACAGTTTCAATGGAGTTTTTCCTGATACTGGCATATACTGCGACAGCAAGCCAACACAGTCAAATTGGGACCAACTGGCTAAAAAACTGCAACTAGAAATCAAACCTTATCGCACACACGGAAACCATTTGCTTATTTGTTTGCAAAGAAATGGTGGGTGGAGCATGGGAGGGCAATCTGTGGTATCATGGATAGATGAAACATTGACCGAGATTAGACAACACTCAGATCGTCCTGTTGTACTGCGACCGCACCCTGGCGACAAAACCATTTATGATTTTAGCAAGCACTTAAAACAGTTTGACAATGTCACTGTGTCGAGCCCCACAGATTCTTTGGTTGATAATCTTAAAGATTGCTGGGCTGTGGTTAATCATAATTCTAGCCCAGCTGTGGCAGCCGCTATTGAAGGATTTCCGATATTTTTAACAGACCCTGATAACAGCCAGTGTAGAGAAATTGCAAATACTGATTTCTCACTGTTAGAAAACCCAACATTGCCCGAAAGACAGGCTTGGCTCAACCGACTAGCAATGTTTCATTGGGATTTTGACGATCTTCAACAAGGCCACTGCTGGAATCACATGCGGAAGTACCTGTAATATATTCCTGGAGTTTCTGAGCCCACTCGTGCCTAACCTGGCGCATCTCATCTGACTTGTAGATCTTTTTTCGATAATCACGATTTAGATATGTAGAGTCTTGGTTATTGCCAGTTACGTCATATCGATCATGTATCACTGTTGCCGAGATTGCACGAACTGCACCAATCTCATAACAAATATCTTGTATCCACGAATCGCATAAATTGCACAAACTTAATTTTCCAAAGATATCTATCCAGACCCGTGGCACCAATGGAAACAGTGTAAGCTCACTTCTAAATTTTTCAGTGGCCATGTGTAACATTCCAATAAAATCTATGTTTTCTTTTACTTGGGTGTCCCAGTTTTCACTGACCATTATACAATCATCATTCCATAGCAACAGCCACTGACCGTTGGCAGTTTTGGCTAACAAGTTATAATAGTTATGTAATTCACTGTACCCCCAGGTCGGGGTACGATGTAGTTGTGAAGTTGCTCCAAACGTACCCAATAGCTCTGGCCAAAGACTAGAATTTAAGTACTTGTGTGTTTCAACATCGTCCTGGTCGTAGGCCACAGTGATTTCAATCAACTTTGGATTGGCAGCCTTTTCTAACAGTGAGCGCACAGTGCGCTCTAATAGGTGTACTCGTTGTCGTGTTGGTAACATCACTGAAATTAATGTGTGTGGCTTCATGAAAATACTTAGCAGTGTGCCCATACTATAAATATTTAATATGAAAGCTTATGTAATTGGATTGTCTCGCATACCATCGTCGAGTTCTAGTGCACAACGTGTCATCAATGATCTTAAACAATTTGGTGTAGATGCTGAGTTTTTTGAAGGAACGTATGGAGATAAAGTCGCAAAGATCTTTGCCAAAGAACATCGCACACTATACCACACCAGTTTTAAAGGAAACCCAGTTGATGATGAATATCGTGCCTCGTGCATGCGACCGGGTGTAATGGGGTGTTTTCACAGTCATTACCGTCTCTGGGAACAATGTGCAAAAAACAAAGAACCAATATTAATTTTTGAAGATGATGTGATTTTTGAACGTGGATTTATTCCAGTAGACTGGCATGATGTTTTGTTGTTGGCCACTGGCAAAGAAGTGTACACCAATGAGTTCTACGCCTCTAAACTTTATACCCCAGAAGGTGAACCACAGGCGGGCAAGTTCAAAGGCAAGGTAATGCCCGGCGCAGTGGGCTATGGACTCACGCCCACAGGGGCTAACAAACTGATCAACTTTTACAAAACTACGTTCTTGCCAGCTGACAATGCCATGAATATTCGTGTTGTAACTCTACAATGTCACAATTATCTCATGGGCCGTGCTGATACCAATAAAAAAAGCTTGACTAAAAGCAACCAATGGGTTACTTAGAAGCAAGATGTTGCCAGTAAGGCTCACGGCGAGCAACTTTTAGATCTTTGAGTTTACTGTGGCCCAGTGATTTTCGATCTCCTTTGAGATGATCTAAATAACTCCCCCAACTACTGTTGATCAACGGGTGTCCTTCTCCGTTAATCAGCCCTGCACTCCAATTAAATTCCTGACACGGCACGCTGTCACGTACTTTGTCAAATACATAACTGTCATGCCACTCGGCAAATTCAAATATAAAATCCTGATCATAGTATTCTTGGAATCTGTGCAAAAACATTTGCCCAAGACTTGACTGTAAGTTAACTGCGTATAAGCCACATTCGGTGTATTTTGCTTCCCTGCCAAGAAAACAAATGTCTTTGCCAGCAGGGCACATGGTTGTTAAAAATTTCATTCCGACCGGTCCGTGGCAAACCATATCGGCATCCATCCAAATTAACCAATCTGCATCTGTATTTTTAGCGGCATGAAAAATTGAATACACTTTATGTGAAAATCTCACAGCGTCCCATTTAAAACCTTTACCAGCATCTTTTCGTTTTGATCGTATTGGGTCATTGCCTACATCGCCATTGGCTTTGGGAACCCCACGCCACCGAGTTTTAAATGCTGTCAACTCGGGCACCGAAGAGTCAAGGTCAACCACAGTGAGATTATCAGCAGTTTCTAAAACGGTACAACCTTCAGCATAGACACGCAATTCAACTTCAGCGGGCCAGTTCTTTACAAATGTTGATATCATTCGTTGACCGTACTGTTGATAGCCTTGCTTGTTAAACGTTGTTACAACTATAAATTTTTGTGGCATAGGTTTTAGATTAAGTAGTTAATGTTATTATATAGGGTTATTTAGTGATTAAAACAATGGCATATTTTCCCACACAATGCGCCAGGAACAGCGTTGATGTATTGCCTGCGGTGCTGGCTAGTTTAAAAAATGCAGGAATTCAGTTAATTGAAAATTCAATGGACTGTGATGCCGCAATAATTTGGTCAGTGCTGTGGCAAGGCAGAATGGCCGCAAATCAGTTTGTGTATGAACAGTACCGACAACAAGGCAAGCCGGTTATCATAGTTGAAGTGGGTGCATTGCATCGTGGCATTACATGGAAAGTAGCAGTCAACAATGTAACCGCCGACGGGTATTACGGACATCGTGATAATTTAGATCTTGATCGTCCAAGGAAACTTGGTATTGCACTAAAACAAAAATCTGTCAACAACCCTAACATATTACTAACTGCCCAGCATTCAAAGAGTCTGCAACTATCTGGTATAACAAGCATTGAACATTGGTTACTTGATCAAATTAAAGAAATAAGAAAAGTAACAGATCGACATATATTGATACGGCCCCACCCTAGATCTCCGATCAACAGACTCATGTTTGACAAATTCGTTAAATGGCAAAACCCTACCAAAATAGCAAATACCTATGACGATTTTGATTTTGGCACAGACTATCATGCCATAGTAAATTATAACAGCGGCCCCGGAATTCAGGCAGCACTTAATGGAACACCAGTTGTGGTTGACCAAACCAGCTTGGCCCACCCTGTGTCTATAAGTATTGATACCATTGAGAATCCTGGGAATGTTGACAGAGAGCAATGGTTAATTGAACTTTGCCACACAGAATATACTTTAGAAGAATTGAAACAAGGACTATGGTTAAAAAGGCTGCGCCGATCAGCACTCCAAGAACTGGCATAGATTGTGCGTGTGTAATACATGGCGATGTTTACAGTTGGGAGTATGTAGAAAAACTCTATTCTGCATTACAACGAAATTTCAGTGTGCCAGTGACACTTCATGTATTCACTGAACACAACAGACCAGTTCCTGCACACATGGTAAAGCATGTTCTAGAAGATTGGCCCAACATCAAAGGTGCTAGAAAGGCCTGGTGGTACAAGATGCAATTGTTTAATCAAAAAAACTTTCAAGGACAATTGCTTTATTTTGATTTGGATGTAGTGATAACAGGAAGTCTCGATTGGATATTGGGATTAAGCCCAAGCCACTTCTGGACCATACACGATTTTAGATTTTTATGGAAACCAAATTGGACCGGCATGAACTCCAGTGTGATGTATTGGGATACTTCAAAATGGAATCAAATTTGGGTAGACTTTGCTGAAAAAACTGTGGACAATGTCAGCAAACAACATCCGGGCGACCAAGACTACATTGGCTCGGTCATTACTGAAAGCCAGAGACGTTTCTTTAATAAAAAATTTGTAAAAAGTTGGCGATGGGAAGTCAAAGATGGCGGCCTAGACATGACTACTCGTGCTTATCGTAAACCCAACGCTGGTTCATCTCTGTTGCCAGAGACCAGCATTGTTGTTTTCCACGGCAACCCCAAGCCACATCAAATCCAAGACAGTGTGATAACCACGCATTGGGTGTGACAGTCATGAAAAGTGTGTGTTTTTAACCACACTGGTCTGGTTGACCAGAAATTGCCCATTTTGTATAATACTAGTATTGTAAATTAATAAGGAGTCGATAATGTCCGTTATTGAATATGCCGATTATGATACTAGATTAATATTAGAATGTGATAATGGTCCCAATATTGATTCAGACGATTATGTAAATACTACAAAATCAGTTGATTGGAATATCAGTAATCTTTATGTCATGGGCGATTTTGAACCCGAGGATATTGCTGAAATATTAGGCATTACCCTATTTAGAGTGGCTCAATGTCTAGCCCCACACGGCCTGGATTTTCCCGAGTTTAATGAGCCTGTGTGCTTTGATCACAACGGAAATGTGTTGTAAAAACACAACACACATTTCGGTTGACCGATATTTCCCAATTTGCTATAATACTTGTATAGTAATTAAAAAGGAGCTCAGGCATGCAAATGCGCACAGCAATCAAAGTTATTAAAAAAGAGGCAAATTTTTTGGGCATGGGCTTTTTGGAAACTCTGCAATTCATCCAGAAAAACCCCTTGGCTCAGCCCCATCAAGCTCTGGAAGCTTATAAGGTTGTTATGGGCGAGGGCACCAAGTTGTTTGTGCCACTTGACCAATAATTCAACTAGTGCTATAATACTTGTATAAACTAAAAAAAGGAGCTGGCAATGACTCAAGTTGTAATACACAAAGGCACTTACCGCAATCAAACTGTGCGTGGTATTGCGTTTACCCTTGTCAAAGATTTTGCACAAGGTGCAAAAGGTGGTTTTGTGACTGTGGACAGTGACGGCCATTTCGGACCCGACCATGACGTAGTTCGAGTCAAAGTCGATAACATTGAAGATATTGAAATTGTTGGAGAATCCATGACATCTACTAAGCCCGCGAAAGTGGTAGAATTCAAACAGACACTGTCTGTCGAAACCGAAGAACAAGCAATGGCTCGTATCCGCGAGCGTTTTGAAATCCTTACAGAGATGACCAAGGCATGCACTGCCGGCGACATCCGTGCTATGATTGTGAGTGGCCCTCCTGGTGTAGGCAAGAGCTTTGGTGTTGAGAAAGAAGTTGACAAAGCCTGTTTGTTTGACAAGATTGCAGACAAGCGCCTCCGTGCAGAGGTAGTCAAAGGCAGTGCCACTCCAATTGGCCTATACCAGACTCTGTACAAATACAGTGATGCCAATTGTGTGTTGGTGTTTGACGACTGTGACAGCATCTTGTTAGATGACGTTGCACTCAACTTGCTGAAAGGTGCTTTGGACTCAGGCAAGAAACGTAAAATTAGTTGGTTGTCAGAGAGTAGTACTCTGCGCAGAGAAGGTATCCCAGACAGTTTTGAGTTTAAAGGCAGTGTGATCTTTATCACTAACTTAAAGTTTGACAAGATGAAGTCGCAAAAATTGCGTGACCACTTGGATGCATTGCAGAGTCGTTGTCACTATCTGGACTTGACGCTTGACACCATGCGTGACAAGATCCTGCGCATCAAGCAAATTGCCAAAGATGGTGTGTTGTTCCAGGACTACGAGTTCTCAGAGATGCAACAAGATGACATTATTGAGTTCATGAACACCAACCAAGCTCGCCTGCGTGAGATGAGCTTGCGCATGGCGTTGAAGATTGCAGACTTGGTCAAGAGCTTCCCTGCAAAGTGGAGACTCATGGCCGAGACAACTTGCATGAAGAGTGCCTAAATGACTTGGGGCATTTTATTAAATGCCATATTCATGGTATTGTGTTGGAGTTGGGCCACTGACGCCTTTAAAGAAGAACGCAATACCATGGGTTGGCTCAATATATTTGTGTCGGCCTGGAATGCGGCATCGATTGCCAGTGCCGTTTTATAAAGGAATCACTATGTTTGAAAAATTTGCAGTTTGGTTTGGGACATATCGCCGTCCCATTGGCTACACAATTGGCGGCATCAATGTACTAGGTGGACTACAGTATTTTGCGCAAGGTAATACAGCGCAAGGTTGGTTGTTTTTTATGATTGGATACATTATACTTCTTGATACTTGGGACAACTAAATGAATCAACTTATCGATAAACTAAAAAGTCAGTGCATTGTGCGTGAACAGCGTGGTACCAATGCCTTCGACAGTTATATGGTAGATAGATTTGACACTGAAAAGTTTGCCGAGTTGATTGTTAGGGAATGTGACCGTTATGCAAGAAGTGCCTGGGAACATGGTCCGTTGCTGGGCAGGGACTTGCTTATTCATTTTGGAATTGTAGAGTTAACAGATGAATGAAATTATTAAGGCAGGTGCTGACATCAATGCCGGTGACGGTGGTTATAGTATAGGCACCGAAGAAAAGTATAACGAGTTTGCGAAAGGTCGCAATCAATCCATGGGTAAGATGCGAATTAAAGAACTTGCTTTACAGTCTGCTAACGAAATTGCGGATTTGTTTAGTACCGGTTTTTTTGATGACAGAATGATCAATGATGTGGCAGAGATTAATAAAAAGTTCGCCGAGTTGATTGTGCAAGAATGTATTGACAAGATTGAAACACATCGTATTCCTGTTGGCAATAGTGCCGCAGGTGAAATGGCATGTGAATGGACTTATGCCGCGTTGAAAGAGATTAGGGACGAGATTAAACAACATTTCGGAGTTGAAGAATGAACAAACGAATTCGACAACTTGCCGAACAGGCTGGTTACTCAAAAGATTATTTGGAAATAGGACTACCCAGTAATATGGAAAAGTTCGCCGAGTTGATTGTTCGGGAAATGTTAGTGACTTGTGAAGAACATCCTGCTTGGACTGGTCGTATGATTGCTGAACAGATTAAACAACATTTCGGAGTTGATAACTAAAGATAGCAAGGACAACAAATCATGGATGTAAGCAAAGTTACCACCTACAACAACGAAATGTACCAGCGCACACAATGCAACCGGCTGGAGCAACGCCACGAAGAACGTAGATTAGAAGAACGCCGCAACAAACAATTGGCAGAAATTAGTGAACAAAAACGCATTGAAATGAATCGTCAAATGAACAGAGCAGGTCAGAATGTTGATCGCATGGCATAATAGTTTCCCCGGATAGCCATTATAGTCTAGCTCCTAGGCTATCCGTTTTATACAGGCGCCCCTAAAAAGGTGCCTGTTTTTTTATTTGTAAATATACGACGTGGTAACTATACAATGCAAACAGAATTCCAAGGAAAAACATTTACTGTAGCAGGTCCCACAAACTTGTACAAATGGGCAAAGAATTTTGGCAGGCTACAAAGAAATTTCTTTGATGAGGAAGTGGTACTGCGTCGTGACAAACAAATATCTGACTTTGTAAAATTAAATGGGTTTAGTAAACCATATCTTGTGATTGACACAGATATATTGCAGTGCCTTGAAGAGTCGGAAGTGCCAACGGTGGACAAAGCAGACATTGTAATAGTCACAGACCAAAAATTTAGTAGGTATCCTTGTCCAATTATAGTTGAACACATACACCAGTATCTTGACCAATGCGCCAGCTTGTATGTGTGCTTTAACAGTACATACATTAATATAGACAATAGTTTTCATGACACCACTTTAAACAATGAATACAACATGGCCATCACAGAGTGGTTAAAAAAGAATGTTGCAGCCACAGTCATTGATTTAAGTTTGGACATTGAAGAAAAAGGCAAGGCGTTTACTTGGGTAGTGCCAGATAGACATTACTACATCTTTAGATGACAAAAATCATTGAATTCTACAATCACGCAAGTGTCAAGGATGACTGGAAAACACAGTACATCAAATATCGCATTGGCCGGATTAGACATTATTATTGGTTGTGGAATCGTAAACGCCCAAACAATCTAGTAATTGACCAACATGATTTGTTTGTATTACAGAATTGCCAACCTGGCTTTACAGTGTTTTACGGAAGTGCCGGTTATTACCTGCAAGACTTGTTCCCAAACATACAAGCAATTGAACATTTTTCCATAGTAAAAAGTTTTTATCCCAACGCAATAGTGTGCCAAGACAAAGATAAACTGGCCGAATCATTGCCACAGTTGGCCGATAACTTTGCAGTGGTCAACAACAGAGGAGACCATTGGGTAGACAGTGACGGGCTAACTGAGTGGATCAAGCAATACATCAAGGCAATGAACCCTGGTTGCAGATTTTTTTATAGTTTTAGAGATACGCAAATAACAGGAGTTAACCGTTTACTAGTGGACATTGAACAACACTATTTGGAATGGGCTCAGTCTTTGGAAGCACTTGGGTTAACATTGGTTTGGTCAGACATCAATTTTAGAAAAAAATTGCCTGATGCCAACGGAAATTACGACACGTTTGAAAACCCAGACTCCACAAATGGAAATATCAAGTTTGCTTTTGTCTATCAAGGACAGCCATGGACAATAGTTTAAGCATTGTGTGCTACACAGGCGGCACCTGCGGCGATCTTATAACTGCACTAATAGATCCCACAGATGTAGTTTTTAGAAACAATGCAATTGTGCATAGCCCAGATCGAATTCGACTAAAACGTCCAGACTTGTTTGACAGCGACATAGACAAATCTCTGTACATTGACCAAGTCTCAGAAAAGTACTCTAGTATACCCAGTCACGATCTTGCATATCATATTGCCTGCGACCATTCTTTTGTGTCTATTGTTGTTGAAGACTTTTCAACAGCATTGTGGGCCGCTCAGAGATTTAAAAAATTACATAGGTCAGAATCCTGGACCAGAATGACAGACAGTTGTGGAGCAAGCTCAGTAGAGGATTATGCGCAAATACTTGTTGACTATGGACAGTTGGTATCCAACTACACAGACAAAATTATAAAACTCGAATCAATTGTGCAAGGGCATGCCATACAACAATTAGGCAAAATTGACCTGCCCGTTTCTGACCAAGGCCGGGCTATATATAAAGCCTGGTTAGAAAAACAGCATGACAACTAAACCCTTTTGCTACGCCCCTTGGAACAACATTGAAATATTGCCGTCAGGTAATATGTTGCCTTGTTGTAAATTTAAACAGAGTCCTGACGTTTTAAATATTACCAAACACAGCATCGAAGACTATCGTAACAGCCCAATGCTGGAATCAGTCAAGACTGATTTTGTAAACGGACAATGGCCAGCAGGATGCGAGCGTTGCCAAATTGAAGAATCTGTTGGAGTTAAAAGTAAGCGACAACTAGATTATGATAGGTTTAAACACGAGTACGACAGCTACGATTTCAACAACAACCAACTGTTGACAGCAAGTATTGCCATTGGCAACGTTTGCAATCTCAAATGCATTATGTGTAATCCCTATGCCAGTAGCAAATGGCAAAAAGAGTACAACGACATTTACAATGTTAAAATACCTTCTATCGAACGTGTACGGCAAGATTTAATTGATACCTTGGTTGAAATTGCACCTGGACTAATACACATTGATATTCACGGCGGCGAACCTTTTTTGTCCAACATTGATCAACATCATGCATTGTTGGACCACTACATTCAATCAGGGCAAGCACACAACATCAGTATACATTACACCACAAACGGCAGCACTTGGCCAAGTCAGGAGTGCTTGGAAAAATGGCCCAACTTCAAAGAAATAGATCTACAACTCAGCATAGACGGAGTTGGTAAACGCTACGAGTACATCAGGTATCCTGCTGATTGGGCAACGTTGCAGAATAACGTTAAAAGATTTTTAGAATATCAGACCAAAAATATAAATTTTAAGATCAGTGTGTCTTGCACAGTTAGTGCATATAATATTTTATACCTTGATGAATTAATTGGTTGGTGTCAAAGTGTGGGATTGCCAACTCCGTGGATGGGCAAACTGCACAATCCAGAACCACTTCGTCCCACGGTATGGGCAGATCCTGCTCGCACCTATATCATTGACAGCTTGAACAAAAGCCAGTATAATGAAGTAATTAAATGGGCCAATCTATTGGAAAGCACTGATGATAGTGCACTGTTTAATGAATTTAAAACAAGAACACAGGTCCATGACCAATACAGAGGACTGTGTTTTACTTCTGTATTTCCCGAACTAGCCACCTATATATGAAACACTGCACTATTGTAATCAAAGACGAAGTGAATGTCAAGCTCGAAGGGCTTGATTTAGACATGCGTCAAAGATTAACAAAACAATTCAAATACGAAATACCTTATGCTAGGTATTTGCCGGCAGTGAGACTTGGTCGGTGGGACGGCAAGATGGCCTACTTCCAACTTGGAGGCAGCACATTCACTAACTTGTTGCCTGAAATCATTCCCATACTTGATCAGTATAACTACAATGTTGATCTAGATGATCAACGTGACTACTCGGTGTCTTTTGAGTTTGCACCAATCAAAGAAACTTCATTTGCACACAAGTGTTGGCCCAAAGGCCATCCACAAGCTGGTGAACCAGTTATGATGCGTGACTACCAAGTTGAAATTGTCAACAACTACTTGAACAATCCGCAATGTATCCAGGAGGTGGCCACTGGCGCAGGCAAAACAGTTATGACTGCTGCCTTGAGTCACAGTATTGAACCGTATGGTCGAAGCATTATCATTGTACCAAATAAAAGTTTAGTAACACAAACAGAAAAAGATTATGTTAACTTGGGTCTGGATGTGGGGGTGTACTTTGGCGATAGAAAAGAATATGGCCGAACACACACTATCTGCACTTGGCAAAGTCTAAACAACATGATGAAGAACACCAAGTCTGGTGAAGCAGAAGTCAGCATACAGGACTTTATTGAAGGGGTGATATGTGTCATTGTTGACGAAGTACACATGGCCAAGGCGGATGCGCTAAAAACTCTGTTAACAGGTGTAATGTCTAGAGTGCCAATCCGTTGGGGTTTAACAGGCACAATACCCAAAGAGAAATTTGAAAGCGTGAGTTTGTTGGTCAGCCTAGGACCAGTCATTAGCCGACTGGCTGCCAGTGAACTACAGGATCGCGGTGTACTAGCACAGTGTCATGTGAACATTGTGCAGTTGGTAGATCACGTGGAGTACAATGACTATCAAAGTGAGCTTAAATACTTGCTTGAAGAATCTGGCCGTTTAGACACAATGGCCAATCTCGTACAACAAGTTAATTTAACTGGCAATACGCTAGTACTAGTAGACCGCACCGAGTGTGGGCGCCAACTGGTAGAACGCCTGGGAGACAAATCAGTGTTTGTGTCCGGAGCAACCAAGGCAAAAGACAGACAAGATGAATATGATCAGGTGGCGGACAGTGTTGATAAGATTATTGTGGCTACCTATGGTGTTGCCGCTGTGGGCATTAATATCCCTAGGATTTTTAATTTGGTTCTTGTGGAACCCGGAAAAAGCTTTGTCCGCGTTATACAAAGCATTGGGCGTGGCATAAGAAAAGCCGAAGACAAGGATCATGTTCAGATCTGGGACATAACAAGCACTTGTAAGTTTGCCAAACGTCACTTGACCAAACGCAAACAGTTCTACAAGGAAGCCAACTATCCTTTCACACAAGAAAAGTTGGAATGGATGCGTATTAAATGACTGCCATAGGTTGACATTTCTAGATTATTAGTTTACAATAAGATTATGAGAATATTAACACTTGACAACATTGCTTACGACTTAGATACACTTCCTGAGGAAGTTGATGATATGCGTTTTTCCATCCTTGACAATTCTGATCCTACCAATCCAGACTACCATTACATACCGTTGATATTTTTGGAAAGCTTTAATGCACCTGCTTTGGTGTTACGCATTGGGGAAGAACAAATACGCATGCCGGTTGATTGGCAAATACTAATTGGCGAGCCCGAAGTGGGTGATTTAGAAATGTTGCCACTAACGTCAATCAATGATCGCGGCTTTAAAGCATTTCAATTTAATCCACTAAGTAGTTTCAGGCCCAGTTTTCCTGACATCGAGATTGTGGATGTGTATCACGAAGTGGCATGGTACGCACCTAAGTTAAAAAATGGACAAATACTTGCTGTGCCATTAAGCAATGATCCCAAGCCAGAGTGTGTGTACTTTGTCAAAGACATTAGCCGTAACTGTGAGATAGTCGATTACAACAAAGCATGGTAACATGCCTTACACTGGACTGGAAATTTTTGAAGTGATTGCTAGAATTTATTCGGAGAGTTATCCTGACAATCGAGAAGGACGCTAGCGGCATTGTTGCCGGGCATGTTTGTAGTATGGCTCTTAAACCAGGCGTCACTTACATCTATGAACGAGCAGATGGCATAGTATATGCCAGAGAATTTGGCGCAAATCCAGATACACGTCAGGTTGTCGGGTATGCAAGAGATCATATTGTGTTCCCCAATGGTGTTGGAAACGGAACAGTATTTGGCACAGACATACACAAAGTCGGCGAAATGGTTCAAATTTTAGAAGCCGCAAAAACCAATCCTGCTTTACAAGATGCACTTGACCGTGCTATAATAATTTATAAACTAGCCAACAAAAATGAGTGACAAACTAAGCATTGCCAATGAGATGAGAATGTTTGACCGAAAGGTTAGAACTTTCTATGATGATCTCACCGATGAAGAACGCAAAAAATTCAGTAACTATCTTATGATACGTTGGGGTTCCTGTGTTGATGGCAGCAGAGACATGCAAGAGTTTTATGTGATCTCTACTAATGAACGATTGAACAAACATTTTTTTAGTATTAATAAACATCCCAAGCTTCAATGGCTTTGCGCTACTTCGGTTAGTCCAGGACTAGGAAGTCAACACCACAACTGGATACCCAATAAGAAAAAAGAAGACGGCAGCAATGCTGTAAAAAAAGCCTTGATGGAGTTAATGCCAACTACAAAAATGTCTGATATAGAAACATTGTGTAAGCTTATCAGTAAAAAAGAACTAAGAGAACTACTCCGTGAGCACGGCGACACCCCCGACATCTGATTACACCTGCAAGTACTGCGAAAAATCTTTTAGTAGAGAAACCAGTCTGGCAGTGCATGTGTGCGAACAAAAACGGCGCCGCCAAGAAGAAAAAGAAACAGGAGTGCAACTGGGATTACAGTCTTATCTAAGATTCTACGATCTCACACAAGGGTCGTCAAAGTTTAAAACATTTGATGATTTTGCAAAGAGTCCATACTATCGAGCATTTGTAAAATTCGGCCGGCATGTACAAGCAATACGAGCAGTTAACCCAACAAGATTCATTGACTGGGTGATCAAAGAAAATAAAAAAATTGACCACTGGTGTAAAGAAACAGTGTATGCTGAATATCTTAATCAGTACATACGTGTAGAAAATGTAGCCGACGCACTTGAGCGTGCAATCAAGCAAGGACTAGCCTGGCACGACGAAACAGGCAATCCACCACACGACTATTTGAGATTTGCCAACCCAAATTTGGTATGCTTTGCTATTACAACAGGTCGGATCAGTCCTTGGATAGTGTATAATTGTGATTCGGGCACACAGTTTTTAAATTCAATAAATCAAGATCACATAGGAATGATCTGGTCTATCATTGACGCAGATTTTTGGAGTAAAAAATTCAAAGACTATCCAGCTGATACTGAATACGTTCGTGAAATAATGACCAAGGCTGGCTGGTAATGAGTGCAGATATCGACATTGACATGCCGGATAGACAGGTGTTATTAAACTTGATTCGGCACACTCCTGCTCGGCAACAAGTAAACGGCACAACTAAAAAACACAACTCCGGGGTGTATGTTACAAAAATACCCTATGATCCTATTAACAACTGCGCTGCCATTGAATACCAGGAAGCAGAACAACGTGGGTATTTCAAAATTGATTTATTGAATATGAGTGTGTATCAGTTGATTCGCGACCCTGACCACTACGCCGATGTGTTACACAGTCCACCGCCGTGGAGTAGGTTATGGGAAGATTCTGAGTGGGCCAAGCAATTAGTACATGTGGGGAACTACTCTGAATTGCTTAAGTCAATGCGCCCAGATACCATTCCTAGAATGGCAGCGTTTATCAGTATTATCCGACCAGGCAAAGCACACTTACAAAATAAAGATTGGAAAGAAGTGTTTGATACTGTTTGGGACGGGGACTCAAGTCAGGGATTTGTGTTTAAAAAGAGTCATGCATTAAGCTATGCGCAGTTGGTTGCATTGCATATGAATTTAACTAGTCAACTTTCCTGACTAGTGTGATTGACTTACGCTTACTTTTGCGTTTTATAATGTCATTAAGACTACAAATAGGCCCGTGAAGTATTTCTAAATCTCGATTAGTAAACGTTCTAAGAGAACTACGAAATGGTTCCCAATCTGATTTTAAAAAGATGTTTATTGGGATAGATCTATTGCTTTCCCACCACCAAACATTGGCTAGTTCGATGAACAAAGCCTTGAGTACTGGGTCTTGTATGTTACCAAAGTCGTAGATAGTGGTAATAGCATCGTCTCTATTCTGTATAATTCCCACATACTCTGTGCCGGCGTGAGTGCACAATGTTATAAACGGATATTTTTCGCTTAGTTTCTTAAAGATGTTGTCACCCATAAATATTACTGGAGATTCCTATGTATTCAACCACTGCCTATTTATATCAACAAATTCAACAAGTTTTATTGATAGACACCAGTGGGTCTTATTTCAACGTGAGGTGGCAACCAGTGTATGCAAAAAACTTAAAACTCAACATTGGGGTAGATAATGTTATTCTATTCCAGTTCTTAAATCAGGATCAGAAGCCAGTAAACATCACTGGTGCAACTTTTACTTTTCGGATTATCAGTCAGAATGGTGAGAACTTGCTGTATGCCAAAGAAATGGTCAGTCTAAGCAATACTCTTGGGCGGGCAAAAGTAACTATACCTGCCAGTGATTCCGTTACTTTTCAACAACAGCCTGCTAGCTGGAGCATCGAAGTAAGTTCGGGTGTGCTCAATCAAGCCGTGTTCACTGACGACTATTCAGGCGCTAGGGGAGACATTGACATTGTCAACAGTGTGTTTCCAGCTTTTGTTGCAAGTCAAACATTGACAATACCCAGTCAAGCACCTGAATCGGATACTTATTATTCAAGCACACTGACCACTAATGGCTCACGATTGACTACCATGCAAATTGATTCCTTGGACTTCACTGGTAATTTAAGTGTACAAGGATCGTCTGATGCCACAGCAAACACAGTAGAGTGGTATAACGTAGATTTCCAAGACTTGGCCACGGGCAACACAGTCAGCGAGCTTGCTTTTACACACAGCACAGAAAAATTAGGCATTAATATTCAAGGTTACCATCCTTATATTAGATTGGAATTTGGCATCAACAACGGTAACATAGATCTTATCAAGTATCGATGAAATTTAAAAAAATTGTGGGGTTCGGTGACAGTTGGATGTGGGGCGACGAGTTACTTGACCCAAAACTGCTCACACACGAGCGTGCACACCCAGTTCTAATAGAAAATGTTCCTTATCGTGAAAGCAATTGTTTTCTTGGACAATTGGGCACATACTACGGAGTACCAACAGAAAACTTTGGTATACCGGGCGGTAGTTTACAAAGTACCATCTGGACTTATCTATGGTGGCGCCAACACGAAACTGTGCCACTTGACCAGTGTGTTGTACTAGTAGGACTAACTGATCCCAATAGACAAACATTTTACAATCCCAATCATGTGGCTTACTCTAACGACCCGCCGTGGAACCGATTTGTTCACAGTTCCTGGATTCACAGTGGTGGAACAACACCGGGAGATCCCTGGACACAAATGGTCAAGTCACACATGGTGTTGTCCGACTGCGATGCTGTGCACAAATTGAATTACCAACAAACTGTGCTGTTTTTTCAAGGACAGGCCCAATATGAAACCGGACCGTTGTTGCAATTTAACACCATGTTTGGTATATTAGACATGCCTTGCTCAACTCTGATTTGGCCAACCCAGTCATTGGATCATGTGGTACGATCGGAGCCGGGCAACGCCGACTTGTTTGCGCCAATGGGTCACCCAAATGAAAAAGGACATGCGGTTCTCCGAGATCGCTTGATTACTGAGATTGATCGTGCTATAATAGCACAATGATTGATCTGATCCAATACCTGCCAGCAAAACGTAAACAAACGCCATCAGGGTGGATCAGTTTCAACGCAGTTTGTTGCACCCATAATGGTAATAGTTTAGACAAGCGTCAACGTGGTGGCCTTAAGGCCACAGACCAGGGCTGGAGTTATCATTGCTTTAATTGTGGGTACACCGCTAGTTTTATACTTGGTCGCCAGCTGTCACTTAAAGCCCGTAGACTCCTGACTTGGCTGGGCGTACCAGATGCGGAAATTGATTATCTCAATTTAGAAAGCCTCAAGCATCGTAACATACACGGCATACTAGAAGATCGCAACAAAACATTCAACACTTTGGCAGCAATTGAGTTTGAAGAATGTGACTTGCCGCCCTATGCTGAACTGCTAACAGACGAAGGCGACTACAGAGACTATGTGCGTAGTCGACATGTGCCCAACGACTTTCCTGTCATGGCACAGATGCAAAATGATGGTATCCATTGGACAAGGCCGCACGTAATAATTCCATTTACTCACAATGACCACATTGTGGGTTATACATGTAGATTTCTTGACAACAAAACGCCTAAGTACATTTCCAACAGTCAGCCTAACTATGTGTTTGGCACAGACCTGCAACACACTGATTGGGAACATGTACTGGTAATGGAAGGTATATTTGATGCGCTCTGCATTGGCGGCCTAGCAGTGATGCACAATGCCATCAGTGATGGGCAAGCAAGACTCATACGTAGTCTAGGTAGGCCAGTTACTGTAGTGCCTGATCAAGACCGGGCAGGATTAGAGTTAATTGATCGTGCAGTGGAACTAGGCTGGGCAGTTAGTATCCCTGTGTGGCCCAGCCATATCAAAGACGTAAATGATGCTGTGATTGAATACGGTCGGTTGGGGGCCTTACTAACTATAATGCAGGCAAGGGAAACCAGTCGTATCAAGATTGAATTAAAAAGGAAGCACCTTGAAAAAAGAATACAATAAACTTTGGGTGCTTGGCGACAGCTTTACAACACCGGGTTATTGTGTTGAACCAAAAGATAGCTTTTGGGGGCTAACAGCACAACATTTAAACGTCAAGCAAATAATGAATTGTTCTTGGGTGGGCAATAGCTTTGGCAGTGTACAGCACATGCTAATCAATCAACAGTTGCAATTTAACTGGAAACATGATTTTTTAATAATTGGAATTCCGCCATTGGAAAGACTCACAGTGTTTGACAATTACAAAGATACCAGACACAATGGCCATTGCATTGACCCGGCAACATGGGATAACAGTTTGTTTCAAATTGATTGTCACACCGGGTTAGACATCATTCGCGGGCATGACGCACAAATCATGGTAATCCATCAGGATCGCAGTTGGGTTGAAACACAGACTTTGAATTCTATATTTTTATTAACTTCTTGGTTAGACTCAGTGGATGCTAATTATGTAATAGTTAACTTGAGTAAGTCATTGAACGAACATTGTACGTGGAACCCCAATGCGTTTGTACTGCCGTATGTTGCAGAACATTCAAAATGTATTGTGTTTCGTGATACGTATTACGGAGTTAATTTTGAAAAAATTAAACCAGTGGATTTTGATCAGTATAGTTGGTCGGGGCATCACGGCCCAGCTGGGAATCAAAACTTTTTTGAGAATTCTCTATTGCCCACATTAAAAAGGAATAAATTTTGTTAAAAGAATATGGACTTGATGTCCAACGTTTGTTTTTAGAAATGATGTTAGAAGATGCACAAAGTTATGTGCGTGTTCAGAACATCTACAACCCTGCAAATTTTGACAAGAGCCTTAGACCTGCTGCCGAATTTTTCAAAGAACACAGCGACAAACATAAAACATTGCCGGACCGTAATCAAATCTCTGCCACAACCGGAATCAAACTTGCACCAGTTCCTGATTTAAATGATGGTCACTATGATTGGTTCATGGAAGAGTTTGAAGCTTTTACACGCAGGCAAGAACTTGAACGAGCAATTTTAAAAGCCGCTGATCTACTTGAAAAAGGAGAATTTGAGCCAGTTGAAAAGTTAATCAAAGATGCTGTACAGATTAGTCTAACCAAGGACATGGGCACAGACTACTTTGCTGACCCTGCTGGCCGTATCAACAAATACTTCAACAGTGGCGGGCAAGTCAGCACAGGCTGGCCACAATTGGACAAATTATTGTATGGTGGATTCTCTCGTGGAGAGCTTAATATTTTTGCAGGCGGTTCGGGGTCAGGCAAAAGCTTGGTCATGATGAACATTGCACTGAGTTGGTTGCAATCTGGCTTAAGTGGTGTATACATCACATTAGAATTGAGCGAAGAGTTGACTAGTTTGCGCACAGACGCAATGTTAACCAGTATGAGTACCAAAGAAATTCGCAGAGACATTGAAACCACAGAACTCAAAGTCAAATTGATTTCCAAGAAATCAGGGCAGTATCGCGTCAAGGGACTGCCAGCACAAAGTAATATCAATGATATTAGAAGTTACCTAAAAGAAGTACAAATACAAACAGGCATCAAAGTCGACTTTGTCATGGTTGACTACCTTGATTTGTTAATGCCAGTGAGCGCAAAAGTTAGTCCCAATGACTTGTTTGTCAAAGACAAGTATGTGAGTGAGGAATTGCGTAACCTGTCCAAAGAACTCGGAGTGCTACTAGTTACAGCAAGTCAGTTAAACCGTAGTGCAGTTGAGGAAATTGAATTTGACCATAGTCATATCAGCGGCGGCATTAGTAAAATTAACACTGCTGATAATGTGTTTGGTATTCTTACCAGCAGACAAATGCGTGAGCGAGGCAAATATCAAATTCAGTGCATGAAGTCACGTAGCAGTACTGGGGTTGGCCAAAAAATTGATCTAGAGTACAACATTGAAACTATGCGTATCACAGACCCGGGCATAGATGAAAATGCATATAATAGACCACAGAGTTCAATTATGGACAGTATCAAGGCCAAGAGTCAGGCCAGACAGGCCGATGAACTTGAAGGCAACGCTTCAAAAAGTATCACATGGGAAAAACCAACGGGAACACCTGCCTGGGATTACATGTCGGGCGGCAAAGAATTAAAGCCAGAGGTCGCAGGAAAAATTCCAGCCGAAGTACAAAGCGCCAAACTCAAACAATTATTAAGTCAAATTAAACCAACAACTTGATGAGAATTTTGTCTACATTAAAGTTTGGTCGCAATCTTGATCAAATTGATAAACTAGATCACAATGACGTTGTGCATATCTATGACGTGTTTGATGAAGCCACAATAGATAATTGGCTAGCAACCAAAGGCACCCCTGCATACATCCTGGCAGATCATCATGTCCTGCCCGGCAAATACAACAATTTATACTGTGTTCCGTTGTACATCGAACACTGGGCCACTAAACAAGTTCCTAGACTTGTACTCGAGGAATACAGTACAAACTACGCATTTAATTTTAACATTAAAACCACCACAATTAATCGATTTCTTTGCATCAAGCTAGTAGAACTATTCAACCTTGACAGCTTTGACTATACCTGGAGCGGGGATCATCCCAAGTTCAATCTGGCATCAGTGATTGATGAACTAAATTCGCTGGACAAAGACTTTTTAACTTTGGAACAGCGTACACAATTGCTAGGTCCAGTTCTGCGCACTACTAAAAAATTCTTAGAAATTGCCGATATACCAATCCCTGCTGGCGATGAAACTACCGCCAGAGATTTTAAAAATTCAGTTTGGGCATGGAGTACAGGCCCGTGGAATTATAGACTGCGACATGTGGTGGGACAATCGGCTATAAGCTTGATCACAGAAACAGTTAACCATCAACAAACTGCTGTGTTTACAGAAAAAACATTGTTTGCAATTCTGGGTCTTACATTCCCAATTTGGGTTGGTGGATATAAACAAGCTGAACAATTACAATCTCTGGGATTTGATATATTTGACGACGTTGTTGATCACAGTTATCAACATTATGGTACTCTGGTAGAACGATGTTATTATGCTTTTAGAAAAAATATTGCATTATTACAAAATGTAGATCTTTGTCAAGAATTAAGAGAAAAACATCGAGATAGATTGATTTCTAATAGAAATCTACTGACCAGCGATCATTTAAAATTGAAAAATTTAGAAATTATAAACTCCTGGCCCACGGATCTAATAAATTGTGCAGTAGAAATTAGAAAATCACTGTCATTGGTTTAATACTCAATAGCCAAAATCCGCTAAATAATTCAAAGGCCAATATCACAAAATGCAAAAAAAGACTCGCAGTATTTTAGAAGAGCTTGATTCTGTATACGATGCCCACAATAAAAACAGGGATCGTCAATACATCATTGAAAGTCGTGCTAGCAATGCAATTGCTTCCGCTGTTCGTGTGGTGGAACAAATTGAATCTAGTTATACGCCGGATCAAGCTGAAATACTGGTGCGTAAATTGTTGAATGCAATACGTGATAAAGATCCTAACAAGTTTATGAGAACGTTAAGGCGATCAAATGCAGATATATGATATTACCAATAGAAAACAACAGTTAACTGAAGCCAGCTTTACAGATTATGTAAAGGCTGCGTTTACCAAAGATCCCAACATGGCAAACTTACCCTTGGATCAACGTGCCGCTGCCATGATGAAAGACACAGCCATGCAAAATGTAGCTAAACTTGCGCTACAACAATGGCAATCCAAAGTGCTGACACTGATTCGTGCAAATCAAAACATGCCAATCACTGACCGTGAATACACTGATAACCTCAAAGATTTTATTGAAAAAACTCTGTTGCAAAAACCATTGACCACGCTAGATCAGCTCAGTCGACAACGCCTGGGTGTACAGATCAACAATGTATTGGCCAGTCGCAATGACCCTAAAAAACTGCAACAAACATTCCAAGAATTAGCGGTCAACACAGCGGCCGCACGTCAAGACCCAACAAGGGTGGGACGACAGTACGCACAGGCTGCCGCACAAGCGCCCACAGGCTCGGCTCAAGCCGGCAGTGCTCAACAAACATCTCCGCTGATTAAAAGATTCATGCAATCCACAGTCAATGCATCACAGCTGGCAGGACTACAACAATTTCTAGCACAAAACGTACAAGGCGGCATTGTTCGCAGTACTGGCAATGCCGTGGTAGATGCATTTATCAATCATTTGGGTGTTAAAACAAGATGAAGCTAACTGAAGGCGGCAATGTATTCAAAGATGCACAAGGAAAACCTTTAACACAGCGTATCAACAAGGCTGATGTTCCTGCCACTATTAAATGGATTGAAGGAGTATCGGGTGTTGATTTTAGCGCAGAAATTGACCCAGCCACAAAAACTCCAGCCAAGTGGTTGGGCAGTACAGGCAAAGCTGCCAGCAGTGGCGACTTAGATCTTGCAGTGGATCTCAGCCAGGTAAGCAAAGAAGCCTTGGCTGCAAAATTAACTCAGTACATACAAAGCCAAGGATTAGACCCACGTGAATGGGTGGTTAAAAAAGGTGAAGTGCATTTAAAAACGCCCATCGCTGGTGATCCTAAAAAAGGTTACGTACAAACAGACTTTATGTTTTTCCCTAACTTAGACTGGGGACAATTCTTTTATGCTGGCGGCACAGACAGCGCCTACAAAGGTGTGTATAGAAATATCTTAATGAGCTCGATTGCCAAGCAACTGGGACTCAAAGTTGGTGCCAATGGCATGATTAGTCGCACTACAAATCAACTGGTCAACGGTGGTATGGATCCTGATTATGTGGCCAGTGTGTTGCTGGGCAAAGGTCATGACCGTAAGAGTCTAAAGAATGTTGAAACCATATACCAGAATCTAGCCAAAGATCCAAACCGTGATGCTAAACTAGCAGACTTCCGCGAATATCTAGCTAGGGAAGGACTGCAGGAACCAGGACAAGTGCAAGAAAGCGAAGTTGGGTTCATGGCACGCTTGCGTGATAGAATTGTCAATCAAGGTTATCATATCATCATTGAAGACGAAGCGCCAGCAAAGAAAAAAGATCCAAGAATCCCGCATCCTGAAGATGCGTTCTTCATGGGCGGAAGTGCAGTCGCCAACAAGGCCATACGAGATCTCGAAGGAGCCATTGCCAGTGCTGGCAAAACTACTATTAAGTGGGATGGTAAACCTGCGCTGATTTGGGGCAGAATGCCCAATGGTCAACTAGCAGTCATGGACAAGTACATGTTTGATGCCAAGTATCCAGCACAGAGTCCCGAAGATTGGATCAAGTATGATCAACAAAAAAAATCTGGTAATCTAAGAACTGACTTGTACCCTAAAATCAAAGCCATATGGTCTGGCCTGGATGCTGCCACAGTGGGTCCCGGATTCTACTGGGGTGATTTGATGTGGGCCGGGGAACTACAACCACAAGGTGGCAAGTACGTGTTCAAACCCAACCTTGTACAATATTCAATACCAGCCAACAGCGAACTCGGGCAAACCATACCCGGCAAAACTGGTGGCATTGTAGTGCATCAACAATTTGCTAACTTGGGTGATCAAACAGCCCAAACTTGGAATGGTCAAGGACTACAGAACGTCCGTGGTGGTGTTGACATTATTAGGCCCAACATTGGTATTTCGTTTACATTAAAAGCACCAGCCAATTTAATTGCTGCCGCTAAAAAAGCAGTCAGCACTTATGGTGCGGCTGTAGATCAGTTATTGAATTCTTTGCCGGCCAGTACACGAGCACAAATGCAAACGTATTTTAACCAACGCATAATCGGTGGTACAACATTGAGCATGCCCAATTGGTTAAAAACCAAAGCCAGTGCTCGACAATACAGCGAGCTAGTAACCGGCAACCCTGATGTCAACGGACAGTACAATGCCGAAACTGGCAACATACCTGGAAAATTGTACACGTTAGATGCCAACAATAAACCAGTTCCTAGTCCTGCACATCTTGGATTGTTGGCAATCTGGACCTCAATTTATAATTTAAAGTTGGACTTGGCACAACAGTTGGAACAACAAGTGCAGGGACTTGAACAAAGTACAGCAGGGCAGGCCGAGGGCGAAGGATTTGTTGTACCTACCCCAACTGGATTAGTCAAGCTGGTGAACCGCGGAGTGTTTTCAGCAGGAAACGCCCAGCAAAACAATCCCAAGTAACCGTTTTTTTGTGAATTGACTAAATAAAAGTAGGCCCAAAAGGGCCACTAACTTAGGAGATTCTAAAATGGCATATTTTCCACCCTTTAATGGTGACGCACAACCAGTATTTGCAATGGACATCAACAATGGTCCACAAACTGGTAACATTGGTTCCACAGCTGCCTTGGTGCAGATGGACGGCCCCAAGCTTGACTTTTTCAAAGTAATTGTGCAAAACGGTTCTAACCAAGCAATCGATTTGCGCACACAATTGGGTTCTTACAGTGCCGGCGTGTTTACGCCTGGTGTTGTGGTGCAACTCAACCAAGCTATTCAACGTACAGCAACTATTGCCAAGTACCAAGTCGAAGGCGATGCAACTGGTCAAATCAGCTATGCTGTGTACCCACAAGGTGCATGGACAGCCGCTACTCTTGACGCAGCCTTGAAGGCTCTAGGTAACGTTCAGATTACAGCCAGCGATGGTACAGTGACTGGCGTTAATGTGTCTGGCACAGACGCTACAGACCCAGGCTTCAAACTAGCTTAATCAAATTTAATTTGATGCAGGCCCCAGATTTATTCTGGGGCTTTTTCTTGGCCGTTAAATACACGATATGTTATCGTTCCCACAATGGCCCACATTATTTTATTCGTTCGACTGGCCCGAGCATAGAAAATATGCAGAAAAGCTAAAACAAGTATGTCGCGACTTGGAGTCTCAGAACAAAGTCAGCAACGTCAGTTCAGCAATAAAACACAATCTGTATGAAAGTGCATTTAACTTTGTTGAGCACAAAAGCACCGCAGTTGAAGAGTGGAGCCACTGGGTCAAAGACTGTATATTCAAAGCCAGCACAGCCGCCAACAAAACTTACTGGCCTTCAGGATTAAATCTGCAAATTGAGTTACACGAGTCCTGGTGCCACATTACCAGAGATGGTGGTTATCATGATGTGCACCTGCACCCGGGTAGTTCTTGGAGTTGCATTTATTATCTTGACACTGGCGACATGGAAACTGACTCAAAAAATGGAGTCAATCGTTTTTACAACCCAGTGACACCAATGTACACTGATGCAGGTACTGTGTATACAAACAGCGCCACCAACTTTGATGTCAATGGCAAAAACGGCATGTTGTTTGTGTTTCCAAGTTGGATAAACCATTCGGCTTTGCCCTACATTGGTGCCAAAGATCGTTATGTTCTCAGCGCCAACAGCAGGATAACGGTGTCAGAATGACTCATAGAATTCGTTGCACCACCAAGTTTGACATCACAGCTACAGGGGTGCGAAGTCAATTTAAACTTTCGCATGTTCCTTTTGTTGATAACAACGGAAATAAAATTGTTGACGTAAGCACCTGGAATAAAGCAAGAAATCAACAACGCAATTGGGAAACTATTATACAGGTTATTAGTCTAAGAACTTTGCCAGATAATATTGTGCCGCCAGTTGAAATCATAAAAAACAATGAAAAACATTGGCAATCTGAATTTGAAATAAATGACATTGCAACACTGACCACCAATGGCACCACATTCAATGAATTATTGGCCGATTGCCAGGATGTTCCTATGTTGATAAATCTAGACGAAGACCCCGGAGTTGAAACAAGTTTAAAGGGCATCGGGGACAAAATCAATATTTGGTTTGAGCTTGTAGATACTAAATAATGTCAAAGGGCAATAGAATGGCTGATCCAACCGACATAGAAAAAAAGAGCTTAGAAGCCCACGTAGAGCTGTGTGCAGAACGCTATCGTTCATTGGAACTTAAAGTATCTGATGTAAGAAACGACATTGCTTCGGTAAAAGGAGTTTTGCAAGAAACTCACGAGTTGGTACACAACATGTCTGACAAACGCAATAGTCAGCTAATACAATGGGGCAGTAGTCTGATATTAGTTTTAATTGGATCTGTTGGGTATTTGCTATCCACGTATGTGATAAAATGATCAACGACAAGCAGTTACGTAAATTAGAACAAATTGTTCGACCCGAATTTGATGCAATTGAACACAACAGCATTTTAGAAAACGCCCACGGATACACAGTATTTAAAAACTATCTAATTAACACTGATGCGAACACAGTTACAGTGACAAAACACGGTCAGGATATTGGTAATTTCACCAGCCCAAGGATAGCCATAAGCTGGTGTATTGCTGACAAGTATAATCAACAGCGTTTGGCTCGCGAGATTAAAAATATAGATTTACAACGCAGATTGTTAACCGATGATGTGCATGTAAGAACACAGATTGCTAAGAAATGTTCTGATTCAGAACGCAGGGAAACCATGTTTCTTAAGGTGAGTAGTAAACAGTTAATTCTGTCAACACTTAATCATCAAATAGATAAATGTGTAAAATTAACTAAATATTGGCAAATAAGAGGATTTGATAATGAAATTGCACGAATTAAGCGCACACAACCGCTCCGAACAAATCGCTAAGATTTTCGAGAGTCACCTAGGTGGAAAAATTGATTTTAATCGATTTGCTCCTGCACACGCCCGTCAACTACTGACCAAGGTTCGTGCACTGGTACGTGAACACCAAAGTACTCCCAAATTTTACACCAGCGAAAATAATCCAGCCTACCTTAAACTTGTAATGATGGAACAAGCATTGGTTTCCAAGATTGAAGAAATGGAAGCGCCGATGATTGGCATTGACATGAATGATCCCAAGACCAAGCAAATCATGGACAAGGCCGGCAAAGGGCAAAATTTAACTCCCGATGAGCAAAAAGTTATCACTGCTGTTGCTACCATGAAAAAAGAAGGCACCAAGCCTGGCATGAAACGCATGGTCAAAGAAAGTGAATTGCAACAAGCACAAGTTGTGTTGGCTGCACAAGACATGATTGATCGTATTCAGAAAATGACTGAAGAGATCAGTGAAATGCAGTTCAAGGACCTGCCAGCATTGGCAGACTCAATTAAAAATGATCCTGCACAAGGTCCAGAAAAAGCAACCCAGTTCCAGTCCACAGCATCGGCTGCGTTAAGCACACTGTTGACCAGTGTACAACAAGGCAAGACTGAATTAGAGGCCGCACAAAATGTATTGACTGGCCAAGCCCCATCGGTTCCGGGTCAAGACGATCTCGGATTACCGCCCGGCGGAGCAGCCGAGCCTGATGACAGCATGGATAACTTAGACATTGATGCTGACTTAGAAGTAGATGCAGATGCGGATACAACATTGGTTCCACCCGACGATGAACCGGTAGACAACAAGGCAGCCTTGGGTCGCGGCCGCAGATAAAATGCGCATTAACGAAGTCGAGACTCAGAACGCTAATCCTGAAAAGTTATTGGCGTTATCTCAATTCCTGCTTGATCGAGCAAAAGATGAATCTGCTGTTAAAAAAATATCAACTGATGCTTTTTTAAATATAGCACAAGGGATGAAAATTAATTTAACTGCTGATCAACTGACCAGATTGGCACAACAAGAACCGTTGAACAATGTCATTGCCAGCATCAACAACGGTGAAATTATTTTCAAAGGTGGCGAAGTTCCGGCCGACGACATGTCAGTGGACAAGGCCAGAGATACTGTGAATAAAATGGCCAAACGGGCCGCAAGTAAAGGACTGTAATATGTTAGAAACTTTATTTTGGTTATTGATAGGAGCCTTGATTGGTTGGCATTTTCCCGAACCATCGTGGGCAAAAACACTAAAACAAAAAGTACTTGACTTATTCCAAAAAAAATAGTATAATAACTCTATGAACAGTTATTGTGCCATTGATGGAATACTACTTTGGGCCATGCTACCCGATATACCTGTGATGCCACAACATGTAGTGGATGACATATTGGGGAAAACAGAAACCAATACAACCGAACGCACCTATCATGCTCGTGGCCAAGTAGTCTCTGAATCCAAATTGGTCACTCATGACATGAGCCCGATTGTTAATTTAGGATTTGAATGGGTGCGAGAACACATTGATGCAGATGCCAAAAGTGTTTGGCGAGCAGACTTTCCTGGCGATTCTAAGAAAGTACCTGCACACACAGATGCTCGTCGAGAGCACGGAGTTAATTGTATTTTTACCACTGGCAGTTTGCAACCGGTTAAAACACAATTTTACAAACCTCGTGGTAGCAAAGAACTTGCTTTATCACAAAAAGGTTTGTGGTTCATTGACGAGTCTGAACTAGAAGTAATTGAAGAAGTAGAATTTCCGCTCAGCAAGTGGTGGTATATTAACACTCGTGTTATACATGGTACCAACCTTGCCAACTTAACCAGTGTTAGAAGTACTTGTGGTATTGGGTATAATAACGCTCTTGGCACTAACGTGCAACAAATGCTAGATCCAATTTACAAAAGGATTAAATTATGAAAAAAGCAATCGCAGTAGTATTTTTAACAGTGTTATCTTTGTCAGCGTTTGCTGGGCCACACGGATATCATGGATCCGGACTCAGAGTGCAACATCACGGACACGTTGTACATAGTAGCCATTGGAGACATCACAGCGGAGGTTGGAACTGGATGGTGCCAGCAATCATTGGCGGCGCAGTTGTTTATGAAATATCTAAAAATCAACCACCGCAATCACCGCCGCCTGTTATAGTACAACAACAAACAGTGCTGCCACAGCAAAATTGTAGTCCTTGGACCGAGACTCAACACTCTGACGGTTCAATAACACGGACAAGAACATGCGCACAATGACATTAAACAAAATAGCCATTGTTCCTGTTGCAGTAATCAGCACTTATCTTTTATATAAGATAGGACTCGAGCTATGGTGCATAGCATATGGATTGGTAAATTAAATGTCATACTCAGAAAAAGTTATTGACCACTATGAAAATCCCAGGAATGTCGGATCTTTTGACAAGAGTGATACTGATATTGGTACTGGTATGGTTGGCGCACCTGCTTGCGGCGATGTAATGAAATTACAAATAAAGGTGGACAATGTTACAGGTATTATTACAGATGCAAAATTTAAAACGTATGGCTGCGGATCGGCTATTGCGAGTTCGAGCCTCATCACAGAATGGGTCAAAGGAAAAACCATTGACGAAGCCGGATCAATCAAAAACTCCGAAATTGCCGAAGAACTAGCGTTACCCCCAGTTAAGATACATTGTAGCATATTAGCAGAAGATGCCATCAAAGCCGCAGTAGCAGACTACAAACTACGTCATGATATCGGTAACTGAAAAAGCCGCATGCCGGATTAAAACAGCATTAGCAAAAAGAGGCCAAGGCCTAGGCATACAAGTTGGAGTTAAAACCACTGGATGCTCAGGACTTGCGTATGTGTTAGAGTATGTGGATAACCCTAATTTACATTGTGTTCAGCACTATGACAGCAATGGTGTACGAGTGTTTATAGATCCTAAAAATCGTCCTTACCTTGAAGGAATGACCATTGATTTTGTACGCAATGGTCTTAATGAAGGGTTTGAATTTGTTAACCCCAATGAACGCGATCGATGTGGTTGCGGAGAAAGTTTCAGAGTTTAATTTGTATAATCCAAAATTTGATTATAAGTCCATACCAAGAGTCACAATTGAAGGAAAAAGATTTTATTCCACGCCCGATGGCAACAATCTGCCAAGTGTGACAACGATACTTGACAAAACCAAAAGCGAAGAAAAAAAGCAGATTCTAGAGCAGTGGCGCCGCCGTGTTGGATATGAAAAGGCACAGCAAATCACCACGGAAGCTGCCAATCGCGGCACACGTATGCATACGTATCTAGAACAGTATGTGCGTGATGGTGCTATCAAAGATCCAGGCAGCAATCCCTATACATGGCCCAGCCATGCCATGGCCAAAGTTGTTGTAGACAAAGGTTTAAAGAATGTAAGTGAGTTCTGGGGCATTGAAGTACCCTTGTACTTTCCGGGGATCTATGCAGGCACAACAGATGGCGCTGGCATCCATTTAAATGAAGAAGCCATACTAGATTACAAGCAAACCAACAAACCCAAAAAACGCGAATGGATTGACGATTATTTTGTGCAATTGTGTGCGTATGCCGAAGCACACAACGAAATACACGGAACAAAAATACGCAAAGGTGTGGTACTGATGTGCGTTAAACCTGATCTAGACGAACAGTTTAACATTATTAAACCCCCGGAGTATCAGGAGTTTGTATTAGAAGGCGCAGAGTTTGACAAATATCGCGATTTGTGGTGGCGCAAGGTCGAAGAATTTTATCTTCAACACTGAATAGTGTTGTCTGTTTGGGATTGAAATCCTGAATAAATAACAACACAATACGGATCTCAAACATGGCAATATTACAAATATCGCGGATTACCAATAGAAAAGGGCTAACCGAAAACCTACCACAGCTCTCTGGTGCTGAATTAGGCTGGTGCATCGATAGCCGCCGTTTATTCATCGGCAATGGAACATTACAAGACGGCGCACCTGTAATTGGAAATACTGAACTTTTAACTCAATTTTCTGATATCTCGGGACTCAGCACTTACACTTACAAAGATGTGGTAGTCGGCTACACTGCACAAACAGGCCCTACTCCCAACACTCCAGTGGTAAGAACAGTACAAGCAAAACTTGATGACTTTGCTGATGTGCGCGACTTTGGAGCAGTGGGTGATGGAGTCGCCGATGATACAGATGCTATCAATCGTGCATTGTATCAATTGTACTGCCGTGAAAACAATTCGCAAATTAGAAGAACTTTGTATTTTCCAGCAGGAACATACCGCGTCAGTGAATCTATTGTCATTCCCACTTATGCAAAATTAGTAGGTGAAGGCGCCAATTGTTCAATAATCTACTTAGACGTGCAGGGCGGCACTGTTCCTGACTACGTGGCCAGATACGGCGACAGTCGCCAGCAGACTGGTCCTAACATTGGCAACAATGGAGCCGTTGCACCAAGAAACATTGAAATATCTAGCATGACATTTCAAAGTTTGGAGTACACTGATATTTTCTTTGTTGAAATGGCAAGTCAGTGTTATTTTGATAGCGTAAATTTCATTGGTATTGTTACCACAGAAGAAATCATTGACCCTGGATTTAATCCAGCATTTGACAATTACTCTGGAGTGAAATTTAACAGCAATGGAACACTGATAACCAATCAACTTACATTTGACAAATGTTTATTTTCAAATTTAACTTATGGTATTTACGGAGACGTTGTCACTGAAAGTATCACAGTAAGCAATGGCAAGTTTGACACACTGTACCAAGGAATATATCTTGACATTGATATCACTGGTTTCCGTGCTCTGAGCAACATGTTTGACAACATCTATGCTGAAGGTGTTTACTTCAACGATGTCAGTATGAATATGACTGCACACAACGCATTTTATAATGTGGGATGCGCGATAGGCAGTAGCTCTCCGACATCACCAATGATTACATTTTACAACGACAACAATGTATCACTCAGTGACATGTTTGAAAGATCCGATGTTGATGCTAACACGTACCCAAGAGTAAGTATTTTAGGCAGCACGTCAGTGACTGGCGGCACACAAATTCAACTTGGAAGATATGCTCGAGAAGTTGGTCACACTGCCAGCTTGACCAACAACACACTCAGCGCCACAACAATTTTTACTATTAATACTTTGTTTATTAAGGCATTCACAATTGATTATACAATTACTCGTACCGGTATTACAAGGACCGGGGCAATGAAAGTAACAGGTTCTAACTATGATGACGAGTTTTCACAAGATGGGGCCACTGGCGTTACTCTTTCGGCTACAAAATCGGGAAACACAGTGTCAGTAAAATACACAACCACCAACACTGGCGATAACGCTATTTTCACTTACTCTATATCACACCTTGCTTGATGTGGCCTGTACTATTTGAAGAACGACTCAGTAGTTGGGTCCATCTTCGCCAGCATGCACCAACTCAGGACATTGAGTCAATGTTGCACGATGTTAATCTTTGGTGGGGGTGTTGTCCGACAGTAAATAGACATTTACACTGGGACGACAAGTCAAATTGGCCAAGTCCCTGGGAATTATTATCCGATAATAACTTTTGTAATCTTGCAAAAGCACTAGGAATAGTGTATACTTTATTAATGGTAGAGCATCCAGATGTAAAACAAATACAAATAGCACAGACCGATGAAGACAATTTAGTCCTGGTCAACAATGGGAAATATACACTGAATTGGGCACCACGAGAAGTTGTAAATATCGAATCCGTTAATACTAGCATCAAGAAAACCATTGATGCCAGTGAGCTCATCCATTTTATCAAATAAAACAACAATGACACAAATACAAGTACAAAAAAGAGACGGGCAACGAGAGCCGTTAGACATAGAAAAGCTTCACAAAGTAGTTTTTTGGGCCACACAAGGAATCACAGGAGTATCAGCAAGCGAAGTTGAAATAAAAAGCCACATTCAATTTTACAATGGCATTAAAACCGCAGACATACAAGAAACATTAATTAAATCTGCCGCTGATCTTATCAGTGAAGAAACACCAAATTATCAATATGTAGCCGGCCGACTAATCAGTTATCACATTCGTAAACAAGTGTATGGTACCTATCAACCTTGCAGTGTTTATGAACTAGTCAAACAGAACGTAGACAATGGATTTTATGATCCTGAATTATTGCAATCATACACTGAAGAAGAATGGAATAGAATCAACGGATTTGTTCGACATGACAGAGATGAAGAGTTAACGTATGCTGCCATGGAACAATTTCGTAGCAAGTATCTAGTTCAAAACAGAGTGACCAAGGTATTGTACGAAACTCCGCAGATGGCTTACATCTTAATTGCTGCCACATTGTTTAGCAGTTACTCCAAAGACACTCGATTGATGTGGATCAAAGATTATTATGATGCAATCAGCACACATCAGATTAGCCTGCCAACTCCGGTCATGGCCGGTGTAAGAACACCGCAACGACAATTTTCCAGCTGTGTGTTGATTGAAACAGATGATAGTCTTGACAGCATCAACGCCACTGTGGCCAGTGTGGTCAAGTATGTGAGTCAAAAAGCTGGAATTGGAATTGGCGGTAGCAGAATACGTGCACTCGGCAGCCCCATTCGCAACGGAGATGCTTACCATACAGGAGTCATTCCTTTTTATAAATTGTTTCAAGCAGCCACTCGTAGTTGCAGTCAAGGCGGAGTGCGCAACGGTGCCGCGACACTTTACTATCCAATCTGGCACTTGGAAGTTGAAGACCTATTGGTGTTAAAAAATAACAAAGGCACCGAAGATAATCGAGTGCGCCACATGGACTACGGTGTTCAATTCAACAAAGTCATGTACGAAAGACTGTTGACCAACAGTGACATTACCTTGTTCAGCCCGCATGATGTTCCAGAAATGTTTGATGCGTTTTTTACTGATGTAGACCGATTCCGAGAGTTGTATGAAACTGCCGAACGTAATACCAAATTGCGCAAGAAAAAAATTAAAGCAGTGGACTTGTTTAGCAAGTTTATTCAAGAACGCAAAGACACTGGTCGTGTTTATCTAATGAATGTTGACCATGCCAACACTCACAGTAGCTTTAAACCCGAGCTTGCTCCAATACGACAAAGTAATCTTTGTTGCGAAATCAATCTCCCAACCAAGCCATTGAGTGATATCAATGACCCCAATGGGGAAATTGCACTGTGCACACTCAGCGCCATCAATTGGGGCGTGTTCAAAGAACCACACGACATGGAAAAGGCCTGTGTGTTGGCTGTGCGTGGTCTTGATGCATTATTAAGTTATCAAGGCTACCCAATATTGGCAGCCAAAATGGCCACCATGAATCGTCGTCCCCTGGGCGTTGGCATCATTAATCTGGCATATTGGCTGGCCAAGAATGACCTCAGCTACAGCAATCCTAAAGCATTGGCCAAAGTTGATGAATGGGCACAACACTGGAGTTATTACTTGATCAAGGCATCTGCAGACCTAGCAAGAGAACAAGGTGCATGCCCCAAGAGCAATGAGACTCGCTATCACGATGGCATACTTCCTGTTGACACTTACAAAAAAGAAGTTGACGAACTGATACCGCACGTAGACGCAGTTGATTGGGCCGGTCTAAGAGCACAGTTAAAAACATTTGGCATTCGCAACAGCACATTAATGGCATTGATGCCAGCTGAAACAAGTGCACAAATTTCCAATTCAACAAATGGAGTTGAACCACCAAGAAGTTATGTGAGCATCAAGCAGAGCAAAGATGGTGTACTTAAACAAGTAGTACCTGAGTATCGTAGACTCAAGAACAAATATGAATTGCTATGGGATCAAAAGTCTCCGGTGGGGTATTTGCAAATCATGGCAGTGTTACAAAAATACATTGACCAAGGCATTTCTGTAAACACCAGTTATAACCCACAGCACTACGAGGATGAAAAGATTCCAATGAGTGACATGCTGACACACATAATTATGTTTTACAAATATGGCGGCAAGCAACTTTATTACTTTAATACATTTGATGGGTCTGGAGAAATTGATTTAGATCGATTGTCGCAAAAACAGATGTTGGTTGAAAGTGTGGGCATGTCTGTGCAAGATGACGAAGACTGCGACTCCTGCAAAATTTAAAAGAGAACAAAATGAAAACAAGAAACTATACGGAGCAACTACAATGTCAGTGTTAAATTTAAAAAAGAATCATGACCATACAACCAGCCTGGCATTTCTAGACCCCAACGGCGGCGTAGGAATGCAAAGATTTGACACATTGAAATATCGTCAATTTGATAAACTCACTGACAAACAATTGGGATTTTTTTGGCGACCCGAAGAAGTTGATGTATTGCGTGATGCCAAAGACTTCAAAGACTTGACAAACTTTGAACAACATATTTTTACCAGCAACCTAAAAAGACAAATTTTATTAGACAGTGTTCAAGGTCGAGCACCCAGTTTAGGATTCATGCCATTGACCAGCCTGCCTGAACTAGAGACTTGGATTGCTACTTGGACATTTTCAGAAACCATTCATAGTCGTAGCTACACACACATTATTCGAAATATTTTTTCAGAGCCTGGACGAGTGTTTGATGAAATGTTGGACATTGCTGAAATTGTTGACTGTGCCCACGACATCACTCGTTACTACGATGATTTAGTTGAGTATGGGTTGTGGTATCAAACCTTGGGCGTTGGTACGCATACAGTAAATGATAAAACAATTGTCATCAATGAGTATGATCTTAAGAAAAAACTATGGTTAGCACTTGCATCAGTTAATGTGCTCGAAGGTATTCGTTTTTATGTTAGCTTTGCGTGTAGTTGGGCGTTTGCCGAACTCAAGAAAATGGAAGGCAATGCTAAAATAATCAAGTTCATTGCGAGAGATGAAAATGTGCACTTGGCATTTACTCAACAGATTCTCAAATTGTTGCCAGGCGATGATGCAGATTTTGTTAAGATACGTGAAGAAACACAAACTGAAATGATCAAGATGTTTGGATCGGCAGTTGAACAAGAAAAAGTCTGGGCAAAATATCTATTCAAAGATGGCAGTATGATTGGGCTCAACCAACAATTGTTATGCGAGTACGTTGACTGGATTGCCAACAAGCGCATGACAGCCATTGGGTTGCCAAGTCCATACAAAGGAGGGTCAAACCCACTGCCCTGGACTGCTAAATGGATTGCTGGTGCTGATGTGCAGGTTGCACCCCAAGAGACAGAAATTTCCAGCTACATTGTGGGTGGCACCAAACAAGATGTAACAGAAACAACATTATCAGGATTGAGTTTATGAAAAAATTAACAGTATATTCCAAAACCGTTTGTCCGTACTGCGTACAGGCAAAATCATTTTTAAAATCAAAGGGTATTGCCTTTGATGAAATCAACATTGAGACAACGCCCGAAGCACGTGAATTTATCATGACCGAAGGGCATCGAACAGTACCACAAATTTATATTGATGGTAAAATATTTGTTGAAGGTGGTTGGCAAGGTTTAAGTAAGTTAAGCGCAGACGATATTAAAACACGTCTAGCCATTGCCGAAAACCCAGGAACAATATGAAAATTAACACAAACAAAACTTATACATTTAAACTAGTATCTGGCGAAGAGTTTATTGCCAAAGTAATTGAAATCAACGAAGATCATTTGATCATTGCACACCCAATCAGCATGGTGTTAAGTCCCAAAGGACTAGAAATGATGCCAAGTCTGTTTTCAGCAGATGCCCAAGCAAATGTGCGGCTAAATAATAGCAGTTACTCGATGGTCACTGAGCCACGGGAGGATGTTTCTGATAGCTATTTTCAGGCCACAACTGGAATCTCAGTTCCGCCAAGGAAGCAGATTATTACCGGTTAATCGATGCATCGGTTTGACATAATGGTCAATGGGGAAGTTGTAACCTTTACTAGGTTTGACGACATTCCCAAGGTGTTCGAACATGTAATAGCGTTTGTACCAGAAATACCCCCTCCTCCGCACTCAGACTCTGATCATGAGGAAATTGAGCAGTGGAATGTTAAATTTAAACAGTTAATGGAGATAGAATATGCCAGCAGTAGCAAGAGCAGGTGATGCAGGGGTGATTCATTGTAGTGCATTTAAAATTGCACAAGGGTCTAACAATGTGTTTGTTAACGGAAGACCAGCGGCCCGTGCCGGTGATAAAAATACCTTGCACAAAAATTTAGGAAAAAAATGCCCTCCGCACATAACAGCAATTTCTAGAGGTAGCAACAGTGTTTTTGTCAACAATAAACCGATTGCTCGTGTAGGTGATCCTTTTGCTCAATGCACCCGAGTGGCGCAAGGCAGCTCAAACGTGTTTGCAGGATAATCGATGTCTACAGGGCCTTATAGTCCGTTAATGTTGATTGCCTCCAGTGGCTTTTTAAACAATCAAGCATTGATAGCCAACACCACTCTATCCAATGCCATTGGTGCATTTAATTCAACCACCGTGGTCGGAATGTTTAATGGTGTGGTTGCCAATGCTTTTGCAGCCGGTAATAGTATTGCTAACTCAACTAGACTAAGTTTACAAACCATGGGTGCAAATACTTTGCCGGCAGTTACAAATTCTGTGCCAGGCGAGCAGTTTGGAACATTTACTTCAGTACTTGGAGAATCGTACACAACTGGATTTTCAGGACTGGCATTGTCACAGGCACAAACTTATCTTGGCAACGGAGACCTTGGCAAGTTTGCACAAATTTATAATACCTGTGACGGTTATAGGCAAATTACAAATCAATCGCTGACATCAACCAACAACAGTAATATATTAAATTCAACATTCATAAACATGGATGCGTTGAGTACAGGCAGCATTAGTTTAGTATCAAACAATTTTTCCAAGTTTGGCAGCGATCTTTCCAAGCTTGGAAAACTAGTGAATTTTTCATTGTTGGATTACCTAGGATATCCATGGGCACTGCTATATCAAATAATCAAAGTATCGGGCCTTACATCCACACTAAAAGCAATATTAAACGACAATGGAGTGAGTACCACAGTATTAACACAATTGAAAAGGGGACCAACCCCGGTCAGTGGATCAATAGATAAAAAAATATACTCAGCCATGAAAAAGGTCACCGGAACTGAATTGGCACAGGTGAAATTGTTGCTGGGTGTCACAGTGTCCGATGGTATAGTAACCTTGGCAGATTTATTAAATCCCACAAAGATATTGCCCAATAGTTATCAATCGTTGTTGGTGTCGTTGCCAACCCCGGCAACACCAACAGCCCCATCAACCACTGCCAACTTGGTTTCTTGGTCTGGAACATCCGACAGTTGGAGTAAATCTTCTACATTGACCACACAAGATGTCAATTGGGGACTGTACCGAAGCTGGTTTGGAGAAAATCCAAACACAAACTGGGGATCAAATGGAACAGTGACCGCGCTGTCGGGCACAGTCAGTGTGGCTGCCAGTGGAAAAAATGTAGACGTTGTTATTGTAGATGCAGTGGTCGATCCCAATCATCCAGAGTTTGCACTTCGTCCGGACGGATCGGGCGGAACACGGGTAAAATATTTCAACTGGTATTCATTGAATCTAGCCGGAGACCCCGCCGCCGGCAGTACATACAATCCTCCAATTACTACAACAGCACCAAATTCTGCCGATGACAGTCGTCATGCAACACATGTGGCAGGCACAGTGGCAGGTAACACACAAGGGTGGGCTCCTAATGCCAATATCTACAACATCAGCCCACAGTATGTAACTGGCGGAGTGCAATATGCTTATTTGTACAAGTATATTCTTGCATGGCATTTGCAAAAAAAGGCAGCTGGCAATACAACTCCAACAATATGCAACAACAGTTGGTATTCACGCTACACAATACCTTACACTAGTATTACTCAATTGATCTATCGTGGAGTCACGTACACAGGACCTTTTACTATTCCTCAATTGGCCACATATGGCATCAATGTTAACAGCTCAGGTAATGCATTAATTGGGCTACGCAATGCGGCCATGGATGCTGATATACAGGCCTGTATCAATGCTGGAGTTGTCATGGTCGGCTGTGCTGGCAACGATGACATTAAAATCGCCGCCGACTCCACAGACGTAGATTACAACAATACAATAACTGCAACTGGATACAACAGCGGCAACCCAATATATTTTAATCGTGGTTCTTCTCCGGGATCTGCATCCAATGTTATTTGTGTGGGTGCAATACGGTCGGCAGCAAATAATCCTCCAGGATCAGACGCCAAAGCAAATTTCAGCAGTTGCGGCCCGCGAGTTGACTTGTATGCACCTGGATCGTATATCACCAGTAGTTGGTTGACTAGCTCACCGCCCAGCGGAGGTGGATATCCTAACCCGGTGCAGGATCCTAGAAACTCCAGTTATTATCGAGCAAAGGACAGTGGAACTAGTATGGCTGCTCCTCAGGTCACCGGCGTGTTGGCCTGTGCGTTAGAAGCGTCACCGACTTTGACTCACAATGCGGCTCGAGAACTTATAATATCAAATGCTAAAATAAATCAAATTCCAGACACTGCTGGAGGCCCGACTGATCCTTATAGTTTGCAAGGTTCGCCCAATCGGTATCTTACATTAATAACCACACTGTATGTTAATTCTACCAGCACTGCTGGATCAACCAGCATAGCCATCTATAATTCAACTGGGACCGTGACCAGCAGTGCCTCAACATTGATTGTTAACAATTTAAATTATATTAATTTGAAAAAAATATTGCCAGCAGACCAAGCAGCCGGTAATGAATTATGGTCTCAAAGTCTGCGACAAATTAAAAACATTTTGTCGATCAAGTTGCAAGACTTGGCCGTGGCAATCAGTGGATTGGAAACCAATGCCGGTCTTGACTCAATAAATGCGTTGACCAGCCCCGTTCCTGATAGTGTAAAACAAACAATTGAATCCAATCTAATTGGTGGGTCTGGTGACAACGGCCTAGTCACGCTGTATGATTTGCTGGGTACTGCCGCAGGATACGTTGTACCTGGCCAATTCAGTGCTGCCGCCAACACACTAAATGCAATGCAAACAGCCAATTCTTTGTACACATTGACCAATAGCACCAGTGGAGTTTACACAGTTATGAATAACTGTTTTGCCGGCGACTATGATGACCCAATGTCTCCTGGTGGTATTCTTATTCCTGGTAGCCTGCCCGGTGCAGGAACATATGGCAACATTGACCTTGCATTTTCTACCGGACTAATACCTGCAGGTGAGAATTTAATTTTTACAATATCAACAACCTACTCGGCCAACACTGTTAGCTTAAACACAAACTTTGTCAACATAGGCAACCAATTACAAATTGAAGCATTGAATCAAACTGCCGCACAACTTGACTACACTGTGTTGTTGGCCAATTCAAAACAGTCTGCAATGAGCATTGCCAGCGATCTTCATAATATAGGAGTCCAGATTGAACCAATGGGTCCTGCTGAATTTTTCACAGCCGTGGCCAATCTTGCTGATTTGTCTGGGCAAGCGGTGATAGGAAGTATGCGAGAAGGCCGAAATCTAGAGCTGTTAAATTCTGTGGGCATTAAATCGGACACACAGCTAGCGGCTTGATTCTTGCATTTTTTAATAGTTTATTATATACTATTTGTCTACGTGGATATATAAACACGTTCTCTGAACATTTAAAAGGAAATTTTATGAAAAAAATCTTATTGGCTGCATTACTGGGCCTCACATCATTGGCAAATGCCCAAGGTATTCAAACCTACGGCAACCTCACAACCTTCACTGAAAGGTCTACCAATGGAACAGCAACAACTACGCAGATGACAAATGATCAGTCTCGTATCGGGTTCCGCGGAGTGGAAAAAGTTGGAAACGCTGATGCATTTTTCAAATTAGAAACATCAATTATCAGCGATGATCCACGAGCCAAGACAACATCTCTAGGCGACCGCGCCGCTGTGGTTGGTCTAAGAAACAAACTCGGCAGTATCGGTCTTGGTCGCGATGTTCACGCTTATGGATTCTATCAATCAGTGTACTCTCCAATGGGAGTGAATTATGGCATGGAGCACGAGACTGTGCGCGAAGGCCATGGTGGTCCACGTTTCGGCAATGCACACTTCATTGCTGTGACACCGATGCCAGGTGTTTCTATTAGATATGACAGAAGTCTAGATGAAACAGGAAAACTAGGTGCAACAACCAGCATGTGGGCCGATGCAAAATTAGGCATGCTCAGAGTTGGATACACTGAACATTCATCTCCAGTCACTGGTGATACCAAAGCACTTGGTGTAATAGCCACAGTATCGAAAAATTTAGAATTGATTGGACTAACAGTGCAAGATAGAAAGCCAACCAACAAAGGCGACAGCTATACAGTTGGTGCAAAAGTTGCCCTGGCACCACAGTGGGATGCCGCTGTTGGCATGGGTGAGTTTGATCGTACCACTGATCATGGTAAATTTTACAATGCCAAACTGACCTACAAGTTTAGCAACCGTACCAATGCGCAACTGGCAATTTTTGATGCTAGTTCAAACGTCAAAAGCTTTGAGCGTAAGCAAGTTGGTTTGGGCCTAAGTCACGCCTTCTAAACTGCTTAATTTTTAAGCACAAAAACCCTACGTAATGTAGGGTTTTTCTTTTGTTGCTTAAAAACAACACCAAATTTTTCAGCATTTTTTGGTTGACCGAATATTCCCAATTTGCTATAATACTTGTATAGTAATTAAAAAGGAGTGAGAGATGAAGGCACTTAACACCTGGATTGATCAGCAAAATCGTTGGGCTAGTTTGTTCAAAGGTCAACGCACTGCACCTTTGTATGAAATTCAAACTGCCGAAGGCAGAAAACGTGTGGCCGAAGCCATTGACTGTGCTCTGAGCCCGGAGAATTTGAGTTGTGATGGCGAACTTCCTATGAGCCAAGTCCGTGCTCGCTATCGTTCGCTCACATCAGCCGCCCAAGATCTAGTAAAATTAGACCCCAGCATGGCTCAATTCATGTACGAATTTGGTTGACCAATAAATTGTCTTTTGCTATAATACTTGTATAGTAATTAAAAAGGGGTAAAAACTATGAACGGTTGGGAAAATAGTAGAGGGTATCTTACGACAATGAAGGCGGAGGCTCACGACCGCAATCCAAATCTCAGCCGTCGTAATGCCAACCCCAAGGTCAAGCTACAGTTTGACCCCGAGGACGATATTGGATGTTTTCATTGTGGCACTTTCCGCAGTTATAATTTTGAATTTGACAGCAATTATTGTGACCCTTGTAACAAGTGGTTGGAAGGTCTTTGCAAGGATGCTGACTGTCCCTTCTGCCCCAAGCGTCCCAAGTACCCAAAATATCCCGGTTGACCGATAATTACCGATTTGCTATAATATACATATACTGAAACACAAAGGAGCTCAAAATGGGTACACGTTCAAGAATTGGTGTCATGCATGGCAACAAGTGCAAGTCTGTTTACTGCCATTGGGATGGCTATCTTGAGCACAATGGTGCCATCCTGCAGGAGCACTATGACAGTGCCAAAGCCAACAACCTGGTAGCACTTGGCGACATGAGTTCATTGCGTCCCGAGATTGGTGAGCAACATGCCTTTAGCTACCACGATCTGCCCAAAGACGAAGTTGAAGCATTCAAAGCCACAACAGAAAACATGTGCACCTTTTACGGCCGTGACCGCGGTGAGACCGGCACTGAGTTCAAAGTGGCACACAATTTCTCAGAGTTTCTTGAACAGGTTGAACATTGTGGTGGCGAGTACTACTATGTTATGGAAGATGGCCTATGGTACTGTGGCAGTATCTATGGTGCGTTCAAAGGCCAACTAGTACTGTTGAGCCAAGCATTGGATTCCGTTAAACAAGCCGAGGAAGCCTAAGATGGCTTATGCAGTTTTCAAGCATAACAAAGAATATGGTCCACGCAAGGGACTTGAAGGACCATTTCATTATCCCAACGGACAGGTGTTGTACTACGATCCCAAGGCCGGTGAGTATTATGACCCTACCACTGATTTTTATGTACCTCACGAAGACGTTGCAGAACTGCAACAACTGGTCTTTAATATGTTAGCAAAGGGTGCACAGTGAACAATGGGATTTGTCCAGACTGTAATGGAACATGTCGATTGCCAGCCGGCGACACACGATATAAAAGTGTGATCTCGGGCTACGATCACAAAACTGACACTTTGCCTTGTTCTAATTGCGGCGGTCAGTACATGTTTGGGCGACCCACAGGTAAAGTAAAACTCAATGCCGCCGGTGATCCTTGTAAACATATATACACATCTAAGAATGTTGGTAGGTGCTTGACTGAATATGTGTGTCAACACTGCAATGACCGATATCAAATTGATTCAGGCGACTAATATAAAAAACTGTTAAATATATGAATGAAACAAATTTTTCCGACCCAAGGTTTACCGGGGTAATGGCAGCAGGTTGGATCCGCGACCTCGAAAGCTCAGATAGTCGCATACACAAAGAAAAAACCATTGAAAAAGCCTTGATGGCGGCCAAGCTGGGCAGTGCCGATGCGCAGGCTTTCTTGTTCAACTGCTATCAAGCCTACAATCCTTTTTATGTGTTTGGCGTTCGACAAGTGCCAGAAACCCAAGAGTTAACTGACCGCCCAAATCATTGGCCTTCATTTTGGGCCTTGTTAGAAAATCTACGCACTCGTAGTGTCACTGGTAATCGTGCAAGAGAGGCAATTGAAACTTGCAGTCAGTTGTTTGACAGTGAAGAGTGGAATGGACTTGCTCGGCGTGTGTTGATCAAGGACTTGAGATGCGGCATCACAGATAAAACACTCAACAAAGTGCTGGGCAAAACTGAATATAAGATTCCTGTGTTTAGTTGCCAACTTGCGCAGGACTCCACAGATCAACCCAAGAAGCTCAAGGGTATCAAACGACTAGAAGTCAAATTGGACGGTGTTCGTGTGTTGGCAGTTATGAATGGATCTGCTTGTACATTGTACAGCCGCAATGGCAAAGAGTTTGAAAACTTCCCGCAGATTGCAGACTTCATTGAAGAACATCGCAAAGCATTTCAACGCAATGCCGCTTTTGGTGGACAGTTTGTGTTGGATGGCGAGATTGTGGGCAAGAGCTTCCAGGACCTGATGAAACAAGCACAGCGTAAGAGCAATGCCAAAACAGACAACATGGTTTATCATGTGTTTGACATATTGCCGCTGACGGAGTTCCGTGATGGTTTTTGCAATCTACAGCAACACAATCGCATTGACTTGTTGAAACGTGCTCAAGCATTCTTGCCCGAAAACAGTTGTGTGCAAGTCATGCCTGGTATGGATGTGGACCTGGACACTGCAGAAGGCCATGACATTATGCGCCGTTTTGCCGAAGCCAGTGTAGAAGAAGGTTACGAGGGCATCATGATCAAAAGCATGGATGCACCCTACGAGTGCAAACGCAGTGACTTTTGGATGAAATGGAAACCCACAATCACAGTGGATTTAAATATTGTGGGTTTTGAAGAAGGCACTGGTCGCAATGCTGGCCGCTTGGGTGCTATAATATGTGAAGGAATTGATAATGAACGCAATATTCGTGTTAATGTTGGCACAGGTTTTAGTGATGGGGATCGTGATAGCTATTGGGCCGAAAAAGACAGCCTGTTTGGCAACGTGGTCGAAGTGCAAGCTGATGCAGTTACGCAAAATCAAGACGGATCATACAGTTTGAGATTTCCTAGGTTTGTGAGATTCCGCGGATTCGGTCCAGGAGAGAAACTATAGCATGGAATTAATTTAACGTTGAAGCTACAGGATATTAAATGGTTGCACATTGAACCCAGCACCAAGTGTAATGCTTGGTGCCCTGCCTGTGGCCGCAACCAAAATGGCTACGGCCTTGCACCGGACCTGGTAGAACAAGACCTAGACATTACTTGGTTAGAAACAGTGCTAGAATCCCTGCCGGGTCGGCTTGATGGCATCCAGTTTTGCGGAGTTCTTGGAGATCCATGTGCACACACCAAGTTTTTAAACCTAGTAAAGTTGGCTAAAAAATACACCAATAAAATACAAATACACACCAACGGCGGCCTAAGATCACAACAATGGTGGTCCGAGTTGGCACACCTGTTGTCTGATGTAGATCACGATGTATGGTTCGGCATCGACGGCATCAACGAAGTGCACGAAATATACCGACAAGGAACCAGTTACGGCAAAGTAATTGGCAACGCCACTGAATTTATCAAACATGGTGGCCATGCAACCTGGCAATTTATACCGTATCAACACAACGAACATCAGATAAAGGAGTGCATGAAAACCAGCCAACAACTTGGATTTAAGAAATTTAAACTCATTCGTGGATTTAGAGATCTAAAAACTCAGGCTCGGCATTGGCAAACTGGTGACGTGTTTCAATTGGAACAAGCCAAGATGTATTCCCAGGTCAATATTATTTCTCACAAGCAGGTGGTTAAAAAAGAAAATTGCATGCATTTGTCTGGCCCCAGCGCATACATTTCCGCAGATAAAAAAATTAGCCCTTGTTGTTATTTTTATCAAACTAGATCCTATGATACAATCACTGAAATGTTGGGGAGTCTCAACATTGAGCAGGAGTTATTGTCGCCTGTTAGGACTTGCCTAAGATCCTGTGGAACAACTGCACAGTGATTCGACAACATTTACCCACTAAATAATAAATCATGATTTTAACTATATTAATGTTTGTTGTGGCTTTGTGCTTGAGTGGTGTGGCCGCATTTTATTCTATTGTAGGGCTTACTGCTATTTTTGCCGCCGCAGTTACGCCTATTATTTTAATGGGCAGTATTTTAGAAGTGGCCAAGCTCACAGTCACAGTTTGGTTGCACGACTACTGGCATCGTATTCGCTGGTTAATGAAGGTGTATTTGTGCTCAGCAGTGGTTGTATTGATGATAATCACCAGCATGGGCATATTTGGATTTTTGTCAAAAGCGCACAGCGACCAAGGCATGGTGTCGGGTGATGTACTTGCCAAGATCAGTGTATATGATGAAAAAATTAAAATCTCAAAGGAAAATATAGATGCAAATCGCCGGGCACTTAAACAAATGGATGAAGCTGTGGACCAAGTTATGGGCCGAAGCACAGATGAAAAAGGTGCAGATAAAGCTGTACAAATCCGCAGGACCCAACAGAAGGAACGTGCTAGACTCCTTGCCGAAATTGAAGCCGAACAGAAAAAAATTACAGCACTTAATGAAGAACGAGCCCCTATTGCTGCCGAGGTACGCAAGGTTGAGGCAGAAGTCGGTCCGATAAAATACATTGCCGCATTGATTTACGGTGATGATCCAGATGCCAATTTACTAGAACGTGCAGTACGTTGGGTGATTATACTATTGGTGGTGGTGTTTGATCCTTTGGCAGTGATGATGTTGCTGGCCGCAACTGAAAGTAGAAAATGGTTGCGCGAAGATAAACTCAAGTACCCTCCTGATGACGGTCCTTTAACTGAAGAACAAATCGAACAAATCAAGGAATCTGCCAAAGAAGACTTGCCCACTAGTGAGCTGGTAACCAAAGATGAGCTATTCCCAGTGGACCCTTCCCCACCAGGGTGGATGTACAACACCACTACAACAACATATCCTTCTACCGAAGAAGAAGTTGAAGAGTTGACACAAGAGTTTGATCGTAGCAAACACGCATACTTAGACAAGCCGTTTGTGCATTTTGAAAACCTCACGCCTATGGTGGCAAAAAAACAACCTGAAATCACTGCGGAGGAAGTCAGCATTGCTGTATCTACTCCAGAAAAGGATGAGGATGAGGATGGTGACAACGACAGTGACGTGGTAAAAATGGCCAAGACATTGTGGAAACAAGCAAACCCAACTAGCACTCTTAAAGATCAACGAAGACTATTACAATTCAAAGCAATAGATCATCTTCCTTGGTATGACTACATTGAACAAGCTGAGAATGAAGTTATTATACCGTTTGGTGACCGCTTACCCGACACCGGTGAGAAAGCTAGCAAAAAAGGCAATCAATATATACACACGGGATATTTGCCCACTAAGTTATTCAAATACAATGGATCTAAATGGATTGAGGTTGACAAAAACCTCACAGACCGTTATGCTTACAATGATGCCTACATAGATTTTTTAATAAAAAAAGTTGGCACAGGTGAATATGACCCCGAGCTATTAAATGATAGCGAACGAACTCAACTAGAACTTAAACTTAAAAGAGAAATTATTTAATGTCAGACACAGCACTTCAACAATACCAACATAAATGTAGTTTTTGCGGCAAAGAAAAAGACATCGTTAACAAGTTAATTGTCAGTGATGCAGTTGCTATTTGTAATGAATGCGTTTTTTTATGTCAAGACTTACTAGTAGATAAACCGTTATCAGAAGAAACAAACAGCAGTGACTCGTTGGATCCAATGAAACTCAAGGCGTATCTTGACCAGTATGTGGTTGGTCAAGAGCAGGCAAAAATAGTATTAAGTGTGGCCATTGTTAATCATTATAAAAGAATTAATAAGTCTTCAGAAGGCCCAAATATTAGTAAAGCCAACATTTTAATGATTGGCCCCACGGGCTGTGGCAAAACATTACTGGCCAAAACTGTGGCCAAATACCTTGACGTGCCGTTTGTAATAGGTGATGCTACCAGTATTACCGAAGCTGGCTACGTAGGTGACGATGTTGAAACACTGATTAGTCGACTGCATGCAGTGGGCGGCAACGATGTTAGCAAGACACAACGTGGCATTGTTTTCATTGATGAAATTGATAAAATTAGTCGAAAAAGCGAAAGTACCAGTATCACACGTGATGTGTCTGGCGAAGGTGTTCAGCAGGCATTGTTAAAATTAGTTGAAGGAACTGTTTGCCGTATTCCGGCCGGCGGCGGCAGGAAGCATCCTGGTGGAGACATGATTGAAATCGATACATCAGACATATTGTTTATTGCAGGCGGTGCCTTTGTTGGATTAGAAAAGATTATTAAAAATAGAACACAGGGCACATCTATTGGATTCAACACACTTATATCAGACAACAAAGAAGTTGATATTTCACAAAGTTCACCCGATGACTTGGTCAAGTTTGGTATGATTCCTGAGTTTGTTGGGCGTTTCCCAAGCACAGTCACACTCAAAGATCTTGAACACAGTGACATGATTAGAATCTTAACTGAAATAAAAGACAACTACATTGATCAATATCAGTGGTTGTTTTCCCAGGACTCGATTGATCTGAATTTTAATAAAGAATCCATTGAAGCACTGGTGACACGAGCATTGGAATCAGGCACTGGAGCTCGGGCACTGCACACTGAGCTAGAACGTGCGTTGATGCCGCACATGTATAAACTAAGAGACTACCAGGCTCGGGGCATTTCCGAGGTCAACATTGTACCTGAGTTTATAAGTACTCCTACTTCACTGTAAAGGAAGTACTGATATAATGTACATCGAATTTAATATCTTAAACGCGATGGACGATTTTGACAGCTTAGAACGTGCAGTTGCTGGCTGGGCCAACACACATAAAGTACCTTACACAACTAAAATAGCCAAAGGTTTAAAATACCGATTAGGCTTAAACTATCCTGAACACTTTACTTTATTTTTTATTACCTGGGCGTCCTGTAAATATCAAGTCAAAAACGCCAAACAGCATTGATTTATCAAAAAGTTTTGTGTATAATAAATACTTGTGTAGCGCCGATGGTCGGGCTACACACAGTCATCTTGCTTAATAGGAGAAAACAATGACAAACACTTTAACCCTTCGTTCCTTAGACATTCCACAAATCGCTAAATTTGGTATCGGTTTCGATAACATGTTTGATGAATTACTACGTGTGAATGCTCAACAATCCAACACAAACTACCCCCCATATAACATTGTTCAAATCAATGAAAATGAATATATGATTAGCGTTGCTGTTGCAGGTTTCGGGCCTGATAATCTCACAGTTACCAAAGAGAAAAACTTCTTAGTAATTGAAGGTAATCATGCCATGAACAATGTTGAAACTGACGTGGAACCTACGTATCTACACAAAGGTATTAGTGAGCGCAATTTCCGACGTGAGTTCCGTTTAGCGGATCATGTAGAAATTGAAAACGCACATTTAGAATTGGGTATTCTTTCAATTCACCTAAAACGTGAAGTTCCTGAAGAACAAAAGCCCAAGACTATTGCAATTAGTTACACTAAGTAACATTTAATGTAACAAGTGCGGGAGATTTTTCCCGCACTATTCCTAGGACTAATTATGCCAACACCAGCAACTAAAACTAAAACAAAACCCAACACAGTATTAGCAGAACCCCCGATGTTTAAAGTTATCTACATCAATGATAATCAAACATCCATGGAATTTGTTGTTAGTAGTTTAATTGACCATTTTCAATACACTCATACCACCGCTGAAAAAATCACAGTGGATATACACAGCGAAGGATCGGCTGTGGTGGCAGTTTTACCGTATGAAATTGCCGAGCAAAAAGGTATTGAAGTAACAATGAATGCAAGGAATCTTGGCTTCCCGTTGCAGATCAAACTAGAACCCGACAGTAATTAAAATTCAATTTCAATGCGTCGAGGATAGTAAACAGATTTCTTCCATTTTGTATCGCCCCTACCTCGACAGTTGTTGACATATCTGATGCCGTTGATTGTGGTATCTACGTCACCGTGATAATGACCAAAGCACCAGGTCTTTACTTTTTTTTCTAAATCGTTGTCAAGTACATATTGCATGAGACTATTGCCTATGCAGTTAAATCGGTAAGTTCCTGCCAGGTCAATGTCGTGCTGGATAAACACAGGACTTGGCACAGTGTGCGTCATTATTACAATGTTTTTTACATCTTGATGTGTTTGTAACTTTCCAATAGATTCTCGAAGATACACAGCATCGTTGGTGGCCAACTCGGTGATTGACTCCGCCACGTGGTCTGAACAAAGTGTGTGATCTTTGTACCAAAGCTGGGAATCTTCAATGGACATAGCAGGATCAAAATCCCAGGTGAACCACCCATTTGTGCCCAATAATGCCACACCGTTGATGATAATCACATTGTCCTGAAGATAAACCACGTTGGGTATGGTTGACAACTGATGCTTTAAACTTGTATAATTATCATGTATATCATTGAGATAATCCCTGTGTTCGTCGTTGCCGTCAATGTAAAAAACTGCTTGGTAATGTTGGCCAAGATGCGTCAGTGTTTCAATCAACACATCAGTATCTTTTGCAACATCTCCAGCAACAAGGCACACAGGACTGGTGGCTTGGCCAGCCCAATCAAACGAATCCCACGTTTCGATGTGTAGGTCTGAAATCAAATCAAATGCTATTTTCATGATACATATTTAAAAGGATTTACACAATGAATATTATTTTGGGGAAAGAAAACATACTTGGACTTGATTCAAAGTATCTAGTACTAGAGTTAGACACCATGAGATTTGGCAACAGTGCAGATCCTGTCACTGCATACTGTCTAATAGAAAACCTTCCAATCAACGAAATGCTGACATTAGATCAGTACAGTGATCTGCACGAAAATTTAATACGCAATTATAGATTAAAAAATTGGAACTATTGCATCAATGCCATTGAACACCTCAAAGGTAAATGGCACGGGGAAGTGGATTCTTTTTATCAAGACTTGTTGCAACGGATTACTGCGATTCAAGATCAAGAACTTGACGACGCCTGGGACGGATATTTAATCCGCTGACCTAGCCCGGTTGATGTCTATCAACAGTTGAATAAGATCTTGTTTTGGCTTGCTAGGCCAATCTCCGGTCAAGTATGTGATATTGTCCGGGTTATGGCTCATTAATTTTCTAAACTCAGTCCAGTCGTGTCCAGTTTTGTATTGACTGCATGACTGTTTTGCAAGTGCAACATTGTCAGTTAGTTCGTTTATTATCAACTCTGCAAATTCTTTACTGAAAAATCTTGATTGATTGTGTCTTGTTATTGCAGACATGCATTGGCCTAGTTGCATTTTGTCTCGGTCAGACATTGCACTGAGTTCTTTCATTAACTGTAGAATTTTTTCCATCCTAACAACCGGGTTTGGTTCTTGGTCATAGCTTTCGTCAAAGAAATCACCAAATGTCTGGAATCCATAGCTTTTTAAATATTCTAAACTGCCAGCTGGACCCACCAATATAAACGGTTTGTTGCAGGCAATTGGGCGCAGTGTTTTTTCAGTTAAATGTATTCGTTGATCGTCGAACAAGGTTTCAAGTATGACTTCAAACCAACATTGTTTGTAATCTTTGACACTGTAATCTGCACTTGCATACGACGGGCTTTGATTTTTTGCAATCTGACAGAGATCGTTGTTGGGCTTAAACTCAGGATTGGTAAACACATGGTCAAGGTAGTGTAGGTCCTGGTCCAGTGGTGCAAAGCTTACATTACACGAGTCTGTCAGGTTGTTGTCAATGAGCAAGTCTAGAAATTTCAATCTATATTCTCTAGTACCAGACCAAGCACGGTTGTAGATGTTAAAATCTTTTTGATAGTTTTCAGCTAGACGTAATAATTGGGCATCATGTTGGGCGTATCTAAACCAGTCTCTGGCAATGAATGCATGGCTCCACCAATAAACACCTTTGTACCCGTGTTGCTCGTACAATGCTATTTGGTCAGAGTTTTTTTCACTGTGACACAGCAGAGTCTGATCATGTATTGTCTGCCCGGCAAACACAAATTTTAAATTTTGCTTGGTAATAAAACTGGTCAATTCTGGAGTCAATGACATATAAGTTGTAGGCCGATGATATTGATACCATTTTTCAACTGTTTCTTGGGGCAAATTTTCATATAAGTCAAAATTTAACGGCTCTTGATCATACATAATCATCGGCACAGTTCGTGCTAGATCGCAGGCCAACAGTTTTACAGACTCTTGTTCTAAGCGTTGTAGGTCGGGCACTTTTTTACTGCCATGAGGAAAAAAACAATAAATTATAATGTCTTGATCAATTAAATCACCAATGTAGTGATACAACTTATCTAAAGGAATAAACATGTCGAGTAAAATAGGTTTTATAGGTTTAGGGAAACTAGGCCTAGAGTGTGCTGAAGTTTTTGCAGAACACTATGAAGTTTCAGGTTATGATATTTACCCACGCACCAGCGACTCAGTAAAAGTTTGCAACATTGAGGACGTGGTAGAAAACAGCGATTGGATTTTTATTGCTGTGCCAACACCCCACAGTGAGGGGTACGATGGATCAGTTCCAAGTTCACACATGAAGCCCAAAGACTTTGGTCATGATGCTGTGATTGATGCAATCAACAAGGTCAATACATTTGCCACTAGTTCTAAAAAAATTGTGCTTATTTCCACAGTTCTTCCTGGCACCACACGCAAACATTTTTACTCGTTGTTGGACAAAAAACATCAGTTTTTGTATAACCCGTATTTGATTGCCATGGGGTCAGTGAAATGGGACATGGTCAACCCAGAAATGGTCATGATTGGCACCGAAGATGGTGATCAAACAACTTTGGCCAGCGAGCTCATTGAAATTTATAAACCATTGATGAAAAACGATCCAAGGTATGTTGTGGGCACATGGGACGAATGTGAAGCAATTAAAATTTTCTACAACACCTTTATCAGTGCCAAGGTTGGTCTTGCCAACATGATTCAAGACTTTGCACTCAAAATTGGCAACATCAATGTTGATGTGGTCACCAATGCATTGGCACAAAGCACCATGCGTATCATGGGCCCAAAGTACATGACCGCTGGCATGGGCGATGCTGGAGCCTGTCATCCTCGAGATAACATTGCTCTTCGTTGGTTAGCTGAAGAATACAACATTGGTTACGACTTGTTTGATACCATCATGCATGCTCGTGAAATCCAAGCAAAGAATCTAGCACAATTTTTGGTAAACCAAGCCAGCAACGGGTTGCCAATTGCCATTCACGGCAAAGCATACAAGCCTGACGTTGAATACTGCATTGGATCTTACTCAACGCTGGTTGGGCACTATGTCAAAGAACTCGGGCACACTGTGGTTTACGTAGATCCATTGGCCGACAATTCAACTGATGTTGTTGCTGAGTTAACTGGACCTCATGTGGTGTTGTGGGCACACAATCGCAAAATCACCTATGAGTACACTGGAGATCAACTTGATACACAGCCATATTGTGTTATTCCTCAAGGATCGATAATTGTTGACCCATGGCGCAAACTTGGGGACTCTGAGGAACACACAATTATCCACTATGGCAACACACGTGGTCAGTAAGTACAATCTTCCTGTATTCTGGAACAATGAATTTAAAACTCTTGACTACATTCAAGAGCCATTCAATGATCCTACCAGTGTGGCACAATGGTTGGCACAAGGTTACCACACCAAGATCTGTGGCGACCTGTGTGACATGCGCCATCGGTTGCCTGCGTGGAGTCAACGATTCATTGACATCTATACTGAGATGGGATGGAAAGACATTGGACTTGCATTTTATCGCATGCCCACTGGCACAGTAATACCAGTGCACGGCGACCTGTACAAACGCTATGTTGAATTGTTCAACTTGCAGGGCCATGAACAAAGCATACGTCGTGCATTGGTGTTGTTAGAAGATTGGAAACCAGGGCATTACCTTGAAGTTGTTGGCCATCCTTATGTGAACTGGAAAGCTGGGACCACAGTGGAGTGGAGTTATGATGCTCCGCACTCAGCGGCAAATATTGGTCTTGAACATCGCTATACATTACAAATCACAGGACATTTATGATATCATCGTGGAATGAGTGGGACCCGTTAAAAAAGATTGTGGTAGGATCGGCCACCAATGCCAACTGGCCTGTGAATGATCCGGTGTTTGCCCGCGAAGGTGAAAAAACCAGCTGGAAAGAAACACCTGTGCCACGTGGCCCAGTTCCGCAGAAGATAATCGACGAAACCAACGAAGATCTAGACAAGTTGGCAACAATGTTGATGAGTCTGGGCGTTGAAGTTGTGCGCCCTGAGTCATTGGATTTTCAAACACACGATGGCATGTACAATTATTGCCCACGTGATAGACTTTTAGTTGTGGGCAACCGAGTAATTGACACAGCCATGATGTATCCATGTAGAGACATGGAATTACAATGCTATCATGGCATATTAAAAGATGCAGAAATGATATCAATGCCCAGGGATCAAGGGTTGGTATTAGATGCAGCCAATGTGTGCAGACTGGGCAACAAAATGTTGTTTTTAGAGTCAGCATCGGGCAATCGTGCTGCCTACGAATGGTTGTGCGGCCAGTTCCCAGACATTGAAATTGAGTTATGTAACTTCTATGCAGGGGTGCACATTGATTCAACCATTGTGCCGTTGCGTAAAGGTCTGGTCATGTTGAATTCTAGTCGTGTAAATATGGACACAGTGCCCAAAGTCTTTGATGGCTGGCACAAAATTTGGATAAATGATGTAGTAGCACAAGACTTTTACCAATACCCCTACGCATCAAAATGGATAGCTATGAATATGTTAGTGGTAGATCCGCACACAGTGATTTGTAATCAAAGTCAACGTGATTTAATCAAAACACTCAAAAGCTATAAGTTTGAAGTAATACCAATGGAACTGCGTCATAGCCGTACATTGGGTGGTGGATTCCATTGTGCAACATTGGACCTATGGAGAAAACATGATTGATAATAATTCGTTAAACTCAACACTGACACTGGCAATTGATAATGCAATACAAGATCTAGTTAATAAAACCATCGACTCGTTGGTGCTAGACCCTGCTTGGGTTGCAAAAATAGAATCAATTGTCAATCAAAGTTATGCACAAAGATTTGCTCGACACATCAGCACAGTTGACATTGAGTCAATGGTGGTCAAGTATCTTGAAGAAGGTGTGGATAGATGGCAAGAAAAATTAAAAAATAATTTTAAAACGAATGGAATCACTGACGATGCAACCTCTTGTCAACTCACAGTGATGGACGGAGTTGTTGTAGTTGAAAACAATGCAGTTGCAAGAAATCTCACAGTGATTGAAGATTCGGACGTACAAGGAACATTGACCGTTAAAAACCTTGTGGTAAAAGGATCAATCAACACTGATAATCATTCTTGGAAAGAGTTATCGACTTACATTGTGGACATAACTTTAGAAAAAGTCAATAAACAATGGCGTGACGATTTGGCCAAAGAAGTTGTGGCCCTGGCCAAAACACAGGGTATCAGCTTCAAAGAAATTCTAATCAATGACAAACCATTGGTTGTTGACTCTGCACTAAATTCGTTTATCACACAAACCAGCATCGAACAAACTGGAGTTCTTAAAGACTTAACAGTGTCCGGAGAAGCAGTGTTCAACGATAATACATTGTCAGTGTTGAATCGTCGAGTGGGAGTTAACACACGTACTCCTGAAATGGCACTGGGACTATGGGACGAAGAAGTGTCGGTGTTGATTGGAAAGCTGTCACAAAATAATGCATTTGTGGGCACCGGGCGAGGACAGTCGTTGTCATTGGGCACAAATAGACAACCACAGCTGGAGATCAACACTGACGGACTAGTCACTGTTAAAAAATTACAGGTAGATAAATTTCAAATTGGACATGCTACCACTGTACCTGGCCACAGCGGAACAAAAGGCGACTTATTGATCAACAGCGACTTCAAGCAAGACCAACCATTTGCTTGGATATGTTTAGGTGGCTTCCGTTGGCAACCACTGAAGGGTGCATGATGAAAATTAGCTGGGTAGTTGCTGATGGTTATACGTTTGATCCTACTATACATCTTAACCAAGTTAAAGATATCGGGCCGGTCTGGGGATCATGGCGCACATGGAGATCTTGTGGCACTGACAATGTTATCAGTCATGAATTTAAAAAATCACAAGAATTATTACAACGGGCATTTCAAGCAGTTTGTAATTTTTATATCCCAAAGCATGATTATCAAGGACACGGCCGTCCGATGGGGGTTAAACTGTATGATGGTGAATACAACTCTCAGTTAGATCGTGTAGAAGAAATCATAGCAATGCATCTGGCTGCGCAAAGTTCGGACATTGTATTAATGCTGGGATTTAATTTGGTTATGCCCGAAAACATCACAGACAAATTAGAACAACATAAAATCAAGAATTATCATGGTCTGGTTCGGAGTGCAATTGCTGCCAACGAGAATGTACAATGGGTGGCAGTGGATCATGCAAGCACACCAGATCAAGCATATTCAACATTGCCCAATTTCTCTTGCGATGTAATGGATAATGTGTTACAATTACTAACTTAAACACTATGTTTCTAAAAGGGTTGTATGATCGCTCGTGTGGGTTTTGCTTGCAAATGGATAAATGATCCCAGCCAAGTTGCTGGCCTAAAACCCAATGCAGTGGATCGTGACCTCAATGGTCGAAGTACAACCATGCGTTGGTTACGTGAACACAAACTTGAAGCCGAACAACGTCAGTGGGACATTATGAATCATAATGCTCGTGCTGCCTTGCTGATGGTAGAACGTGTGGGCAGTTTACCCCTACACCTGCGTATGGTACGCCTGGGCAGTGAAATGTTACAAGGCTACACTGAGCCAGACTGGAAGGCCTGGTGGCAACGCAGGGAAATTCAAGATCACTGTGCTGACATTTTTGCACCTGTGGGTGCTCGTGCTAGAGAACTGGGAGTGCGACTGAGTTTCCATCCTGGGCAGTTTTGTGTGTTAGCCAGTGAAAGTGACGAAATTGCAGGGAGAAGCATTGAAGAATTTGAATATCATGCGGACATGGCACGTTGGATGGGCTACGGCAAAACGTTCCAGGACTTTAAGATCAATGTACATATTTCCGGACGGAAAGGTCCTGCGGGTATTCAAAGTGCCCTCCAACGGCTCAGCCCCGAAGCAAGAAATTGCATTACTATCGAAAACGATGAGATGTCTTGGGGAATAGACGCCAGTTTAGAATTGGCCAGAGACTGTGCGCTAGTGCTTGATATCCATCACCATTGGATTAAAACTGGAGAATATATTGAAAACAATGATGACCGTATTAAAAAGATTTGTGATAGCTGGCGTGGTGTTAGGCCTGTTGTACATTACTCCGTCAGTCGTGAAGATGTACTTGTCGGACATTCCCGATCACAACGCCCCGCTCTTGTTCCGTTAATGGAAACAGGCCACAAAAAAGGCAAACTTAGAGCACACAGTGATTTTTATTGGAACGATGATGTTAATCGGTGGGCAGCCACGCACAGTGCCTGGGCCGACATCATGTGCGAAAGCAAAGGCAAGAATCTTGCCAGCCAGGAATTTGCAAAGTACTGTGTACCATCATGAATGAACTGTTAGCCCCAACTTTTAACTGGATCAAAGATGACTTTAAATCTAATCGAATTCGCTTTGTTATTGAGTTGCTTGCTTGGGCTATCAGTATTGGTTGCAGTATTACTATGGCACTCACGGTCCCCAATCCTCCGCTTCTTGCTCTTTATCCTGTTTGGATCACTGGTTGTGCTTTGTATGCTTGGGCTAGTTGGACTAGGAAATCTTTTGGCATGTTGGTTAACTATCTACTGTTAGTAACCATTGACAGTGTTGGGCTAATGCGAATGTTATCATAATACTACCACTTATAGGCACCGAAAGGTGCTTTTTTTATACCCACTATTTCTTTTCTCCAAAACAAGTAAATATTAAAATAACAACTATAATAGGTGAGCATAATGATAAAAAGAATTGCCCTGAGCTTGATCAGCCTTGCGCTGATAGCGGTAGCCACTGCACAAACAACAACCGGAACGTCGGGTACCTCTGGCGGCACAACCACTGGAACTACTACAGTTATTAACCAAGGTAGCTATGATTCCAAATCATTGGTAGATACCAATAGTACTAGTAACAGCGTGAGCACAATTAACACAAACAACGTTAACAGTGGCACTATTACCAACAACAATAACACCAGTTTAACTGGTGGAACAACAAATACCAACGTTAACACAAATACCAACAATGGTACAATGACCAACAACAATAACAACAACAACGTTATGAGTGGCAGTGTTACCTATACAAACAACAACAACAATGTAAACAGCGGTACTCAAACGTTCAACAACAATAACGTCAACACTGGTACAATGACCAATAATAACAACAATGTCAATACCAGCACCAGTTCGAGTACTAATGTTAACACCAATAACAATGTCAACAGCGGTACACAAACGTTCAACAATAATAATGCTAGTACATCATCCAGCACAGCAGTTAATACTAATAACAATATTAACAGCGGCACAATGACTTACAACAACAACAATGTCAGCTCTAGTACAAGTACCAATACAAATAACAATAACAATGTCAGCACAAGTACCAACACAAATTATCAGTATGGTACAATGACCAATAATAACAACAACGTGAATACCAGTACCAGTGCCAACACCAATAACAATGTTAACACAGGTGACATGACCAACCGTAATATCAACAATACCACTGCTACAACCAGCAACACCAACACCAATGTTAACAGTGGCACAATGACCAACATTAATCAGAATACCAACAATGGTACAATGACCAACAACAACAATAACACTAGTACAAGCACCAATGTCAATCAAAATGCCAACGTTAATCAAAACATCAACAGTGGTGAAATGACTAACAAGAATATCAACGAAACAACTATCACGCAAAAAGTTATTCAACCTCCACCAACTGCTGTTGCTCCTGCAATGATGAGTGGTGGCAATGCCGATTTATGTAGTACTGGTACCAGTGGTAGTGTTCAGACTCAAATATTTGGAGTAGGTGCCGGCAGTACCAGTCGTGATATGAATTGTGAACGATTAAAGTTAAGTAAAACTTTGTATGATATGGGTATGAAGGTTGCCGCTGTGGCCACAATGTGTCAAGACCGTAGAGTATTTGATGCCATGTTGGCCGCTGGCACACCCTGCCCGTTTGAAGGCAAGATTGGTGAACAAGCCAAGGCTGCATGGGAATCAAATCCAGAAAAGTTGCCAAAACTTGAAGAGGAAAAACTAGATGACACTTACAAGAAAGTTGGCTTCGGCGCTTTGCTTGGCGTTCTCATTCATAACGCTTTCAAGTAATGCTCAAGTAGATAGTACCACCGGTAATTTAATAAATTACGGTACATCTGCCACGGATACAACCAGTACTTGGAACAACGGCGTCTACGTTAACCAGCTATGCTTTGCTGCCGGCCAACCAGGAAACTGTGGACCAAACCCTAGTGTTCGTCAAGGTGGCTATATCAACTTCAGTTACGGCACAGCTGATCTTAATCAAATTGTCAACATAAACCGAGCCCTGGCTGCTGGCGGCACAGGAGTACAACTCAGTGGATTTAACTTTGGATTTACAGCAAAGAATGGTAATGGCTGGGACGATGCTAGACAGGATTATCTAGCCGCTTATGTTAAACTATATGGCAGTGGCGGCAATTTAGTTGCCAATTATGATTACTCAGCACAGACTAACAGAAAATACAATTGGACTAACTTTAGCTTTAACGAAACATTTGCCAACCCGGCGGCCGCTTCACAGTATAGTAACGCACAAGTGGGCTTTGTAGGCAGAGACAATAACTTCTGGGCAGGAAATTATGGTCCTGAAATTTTTAATGTTAGTTTTAGTTTGAAATATCGTGTTGATCCTTGTGCTCAGAATCCTGCCTACAGTCCTAGTTGTTCTGGATTTAACACAGTTACAACCAGTAACAATTTGTTTAATTCTAGTGTATGGGGAAGTTCCGTAAATCAAGCAATTGCCATTAATACCGCATTAAAGAACGGCGGCATTGGTGCCACAGTGCACGGCTTTAACTATGGATTTGATTATACAGTAGGTGAAAGTTGGTTCGGTTGTACAGCTACCAATCAAGATGGATCTTGTAGTTGGTATATGAATATTCCTGCTCAAGTAAGTGCCACAGCACGACTTACCAACAGTAGCAATCAAACAATATATTCAAAAGGTCATACATTAACCGGTGACGGCACCAGCGGATCGGTGAGTGGGCAGTATTTGTTGACAACCAGTTTGAATCAAACATCCTTGGGCAATGTCAGCTTAACGGGTAGTACTTCGGGTACCGGATCATCCATTGGTAATTTTTCAGCAAGTTTGATTTATACTGCTGACCCTTGTGTGTCTAACCCATTGTACAATGCATCTTGTTCAGGATATGCCGTTGCTTTTGCTAAAAATATGTTATTGGGCTCGACAGTTGCCAGTGCGTCTGGTCCTATAGTGGCTTCGAGTGGTTCAATAAGTTTGTCAACAACATCAACAGGTTCGTTAGAACCAGCACCAACATCGGGACCAACAGAACAAAGCGGACCAACACAACCCCAACAAACATCCGGACCTGCCCCAAATCCCACACAAGATTCGGGTCAAACTACAGCACAATCGGATCCTGCACAACCAAGTCCAACACAAGCAGGTCCTGCTCCCACAAGTCCGCAACCTGCCGGCGGGCCTCCGCAGACTGCAACAGCAAGTGCGCCAAATTCATCTGGACCTAGTGGAGGAGGCTCAGCAGGTCCAAGTAAATTAGCAATGAGTGTGGTTAAAACAGCACAGGCAAATGACAAAGCTACGCAAAATGCCGCAGTACAGAATGCCGCTAAAACTCTAGAAGGTTCAATACAAAGTTCGCAAGCCGCTAGTAATGCCGCAATTAGCATGAATCAAGATATGAGTGCTAACAGTGCTGTTGCAGCCGCAAACTTTGCTGGCCAAACAACACAGGCTAGTCAGCAAACTGCTATACAAGCAACTCAACAAACATCACAGTCTAATGTGCAACAGACGCAACAAAGTTCTAGGGTAACACAGCAAGTACAGCAACAACACGATGTACAAGTATCAATGATTCAATCAACTAACGGAGTTTCACAAATTCAACAGTTTATATATACTCCTCCGGTACAGCAACAAACTGATACACTGTCTGCACAGATTAGTATGTTAAAACCACCCGCTCCACTGGTCATTGAAATGCAACAACAAACTAGTGGCGGCACTGGTTTAACTGTTAGTCGCAACTTGTTTGCTTACAATCCATTAATGTCATCAAATACTGCCAATATGTCAGCACTATTGCCTGCTCCTCAACCTGTGTATCAACCTAGATTAGATACTAGACAAAGTGAAGTGGAAACGCCACAAATGCCGATTGCCAGTTTTGGCGGTGCAGGCCGTGCCGGTAATCCGTTGTCAGAAATACTGATGCAACAAAAATTTGAAATCATGCAGGATAATATAGCGCAACCGGGCAGTTTGGTGAATAGAAATGCGCTACCAAATGAGCTGGCAGGTGGCATTGATATTGCTAGTATAGCCAGTGTGCCCCAGGGATTTAATGCTTATTCATTTGTGTTAAAAGATGCGTCGTTCTATGAGCCAAAAGAAGTTTATAAAAATCAACGCACAGTTGACAATGAACGAGTGTTGCGAGGATTGACCAGAGGTAGTGACAGCTTACATCAACGCATGGTTGATCAACAGTATAAGATAGGAAATTAATATGGATTATATTGCTTATTTTATGCTGGGATTTGGATTTGGTATACCGTTTTACTATATCTTTTATTACAATAACTCCATGGATCGACTTGAACGTATGAAACATGATCTATCAGTAAAGAAAGAATGGTGTAGAATGTTGGCCGAACAAAAAACAAACAATTCAAAATGGCCAGTGGGTTGGAATTAAATTAGGAGAAAAAAATGACAGAAGAAATCAAAGATGTAAATGCCAAAGTCGACGAACTTGAAGCAGCCGCAAAGAAGTATGCTAGTAAAGATACAGTTATCAGTATCGGTGGATATGAATTTACCCCCGCTAAACTAATGGTGGCAGCCACAATTGTATCATCTATATTAGGTGGACTGTACGGCACATTCGAAGTGTACAAAGACTATGTCGGTATGAAGAAAAAGATTGCTGAATACTCTGCCCCAGACCTAAGTGGGTTTGACAAGCGTTTAGCAGTCATTGAAGAGAATAGTGCCAAGACCAGCGACTACACACGTGATATTAAAACAGACTTAAAAAACGATTTACGTCGTAACGAAACAGTTACTGAGCAAATAGAACGCAGTGTTAAAAATACACAACGTGAAACTGAAGGTGAAATGCGTGATATGCGCAAGGCGGTAAGAGAAGACTTGGAAAGAGCAAGAAACGAAGCCAACGCAATTCGCAAGGACATGGAATCAACACGCAAGGAAATCAACAGCGAATTTACTGCGGCTCGTAGAGAAATAAACCGTGAAGTAGAAACACTAAAGAGAGAAGTTGACAGTAAAATACAAAAAGCCATTGACAATCCCCTGGCCAACAAGTGATTATTGTTTGAGAACAGACCGTACCAGGCTGTCTATGCTGTTGATCAACGGAACATTTTTATAATGTGTTTCTTTGACAGCCAACGGTATCTCTGTACAGCCTAGTACTACGGCATCGACGCCCCAGGGAATTAACTGATCAATTGTGTTTAATAGCAGATCGTGTGCTTCATCAATCTGGCCTGACTTAACAAGATCTATCGCGGGTTGTACAACGTTGTCCATTTGATGTGTGTCGGGCGTGATACATTTCCATCCTGACTTGCCCAAGTAGTCCTGGTATAATCCCAAACTCATTGTGGCTTTTGTGCCTATTATTCCAACGGTGCCACTGTATATTTTTAATGCTGTTAATTCTTCTGCCACACTGCCCACAATGTGTGTGATTGGCACGCCAAGTTGGCTCAACCTGTCAAACCAAAAATGTGCTGTATTGCATGGGATTACAATATGGTCACACCCTGCATTTTTTAAACCCAATACGCCAGCTTTGAGTTTGGCCCAGGGGAGATCATCTCTATTAATTAAACTGGTACTACGATCTGGCACAGTGGGGTCATTCCACAACACAAAAGGTATGTGTTCTTGATCGCAAGTGGCCGGAGTTTGTTGAATTAATCTTGTGACAAACTCTGCTGATGCTGCCGGCCCCATGCCACCTAGGATGCCTAGACGTTTCATTTTTTATTGAATAACAAGCTGGAAGCAATGCCCATTGCGGTCTGCATCTCTTCTACGTTGTCTGGTTGCTCTTTCCAGCCCACACTAATTTGTCCGATGAATACGCCAGGTTCAGCGGGTACACTGATACGGCACATATAGTTTATACCATAGTCTTTGTACACAAAGCCAATGAGACTCTGCGGTTTAAGATATGGACTGCAGGGAATCTTACCTGACATTAAACCAATAACGTCATTGTTGTTATTGTAGTCTTTGGAAAACAATCCAACTTGCAGGCCGTCGTGATTCTTATCTCTTCCTGCACCACGTGTGACCAAATAAACAACTTTACGAGTGTTGATTAATGTGTTTACTTCTAGAATGGCAATCATTTCTGCATTGGTATTCTTCAACAAAAAGTTTGCGGCTTCTTCGTACTTGCCATTCATCCTGGGCAAAGCTTGTTGAGCACGATAAGTTGCCAAAAAGGCATCTTTTTCAGTGTAAACAATCCAGCCGCCAAACCCTAATATGCAAAGTAACACAACCGCAAACAAGCGGAATGGACTGGAACCAATCCATTCCAACAGCGTTAACAGTGTAGCTTTAAGTTGTTCCACCAGCGGCTACCTCTTTGTCACAGACAAATGCTGTGACTGCTACGTTGCCGTGTACATGACTTGCTGTGCGAATCATATCCATTAATGGATCAACTGCGATCAACAATACTAACACCGCTTCGCTGGGCAGTTTCAACAAGTCACAAACAACTGCCACTGTGGCCACTGTAAGGATACCTGTTGTGCCTGCACTGGCTAAACCAGCAAGGATACTGCCTAATAGTACAACCAACAATCCTGTAACACCCAGTGGTGCGTCATAGATGTTGGCAATGAATACTGTGGCAATGGCGTAGTAAACAATGCTGCCAATACGGTTAACAGTAAAACTCAGTGGAACTGTAAGTTCAACTCCGCCTTTGTCAAAGTGTAGTTTGTGTAACGCCTCTTGTGCATATGGAATGCAAGCTAAACTACTACGTGAACTAACAGCAACAATTAATGTTTCTTTGGTTTCTTTAATAACAGTAGCAAGACTTAATCCGCTACGTGCCCAAATTACAGCAGTACCTGCGGCAATAACCAAGAAGCCACCGATAGCTTGTTGCATTACAAAGTCAAACATGGTCATAAAAATACCAACACCTACTTTACCAACCTGTGACGAAATCATTGCTAATAGTGCTATTGGTAGGAAGTAGTTTAGGAATTTAAAGATACTGATACTGGCTTGCTGGACACTCTTTAGTACTTCAACCAACATGCGCTGACCTTCAGTCTTTAAGTGACCAAGGGCTACACCAAAGATCAAACAGAAGATAACAATCTTCAAACTTTCACCATTGTTTAGTGTGTTGAAGATATTTTCTGGAATAAACTTCTCTGCCATTTTACCTGCATTAACTGGTGCGGCTGTTGGCATTGGTTCTTTAAGAGTAATGTTTAAATCAGTGCCACTGTCTTTATCGTTGACCAATACACCAAGTTGTGTTTTCTTCTCAGGGGTCATTTCAGTGCCAGTGATCAAAACTGTACCTACTCCAATTGTAGCGGCAATAAACATACTGCTGACAAAGCCAATGATGATTCTACGAATTAACGCCTGACTGCCTTCTTTTTGTAGCAAGCCAATAATACCAACTAGAATAGTAGCAAGTAAGAATGGTAGTACAACTACCTTTAATAAACTAATATAGATACTGCCAATGCTGTCCAGTCCAATACTAAATGCTGGAGCATAAACTCCGCTTAGTATACCTACAATAATTGATCCTAAGATGGTCCAAGGACTTGTCAGGAAACTTTTTAAATGTGATGTTGTCATGATGTGTCCTTATTTCTTTTCTGCTTTGTAACGATCCATTAACTTTTTAGTGTCAATATTATTGTATTCATTTTTAATAACGTAATTAACAATGCTTAACAATTGAATTGCTCGGGGATTCACAGCAATAGCAATGTTATCTACGCTGTCGCTGATTGTAATTGACTTAGTAGTAATTGCCGCGTCGGGCTTTTCAAAAGCAATTTTCTTGATTTCAAATTCATCACGGTAAGCGGCAGCAATGTCGCCACGTGTGACTTTGTCAATGATCACATCCCATTTTTCTTCAGGAAGGAATACTGCGTTGGGAAAGTTTACACGAGCAAATGTATCGTAACTTGAGTTCTTGATAAAACTTATCTTGCCATTAAAATCTCTAATGACTTGGTATACTTCACGTCCTTGGCTGTTCTGACTTAGCCACAAACGATTAATAACCAAACTCTGTCTTAGTTTAATGTAAGGATCGCTGAATCTAACAACTTGTAAACGTGGCCCAGTTACGGATAGTTTACTAACTGCAATATCTGCTTTACCGTCACGAACCTGTTCTACAACTTCAGCAAAACTTTCAGCATCGCGTCTGAACTGCACTGGCACTCCGAGTAGGACACTAATTCGTCGAGCAATCTCAACGTCGAGACCTCGAATATTATCCTCGTCACCACTGAAGAATGGAGGATTGTCTTTTTTGGTCATTGCCACAACAAGCACATTGGCTTTTTTGATTGCGGCAATATCTGCGGGCAGAGGTACGGTTGACGTTGGTAACTGTGCAGACGCAACAGAGGCCAACAACATTAGTACAGAGGCGAGTAATTTTTTCATTTGTATGTGTCCATAATGTAGGTATTTAATACCCAATGTTATTTATGTTTTTAGATGTTACAAAAAAAAGTCCCTTGCGGGACTCTTTTTATTTTGCCGCTGTTTTGGGCGCTTTGGGTTTTACAGGTGCCTTGGGCTTTGGTTCTGCCTTGGGTGTTGCTTTAGGTGTTGCTTTAGGTGTTGCAGGCGCCTTTGGCTTAGCAGGTGCTGCCACTGATGCTTCGGTGCCAGCAGGCACAATTTCAACATTAGGAGCAGATGCTTCTACTTTGTATGGTGCTTCTACAACCGTTGGGGTCGGCTTAAAAAAGTCTAAAATTTTCTTTAACATTAATATCTCCTTAAAATGTCAGTGAAGTATTTAACTAACTTGCAGTATCGAGCGTAGATTTAATATCTGCAATCATGCGGGCCACCCAAGCTGTTTTCATTGTTAGATCATAGTTGTGTTCAACAATGGGCTGACACAGTTGATAAATCTTGGCTTGTTCTTGTGTCTGCAAATATGCAACTTGCTCTAACATCAATTTTACCCTGACCGATATATCGGGCTCCGAGTCGTAACTTTCATCAATGATGCCATGAAATGTTTGAAATCCAAGCTTTCTTAAATTATGCAGATAGTATTGCCCACCGGCAACCACAAACAATCTACGACACATCATTGGTTTTATAATTTTTTCAGTAAAAAAACTAAAACTATTTTCACTTTGTGTTTCGGCAATTAAACTGTAGGCGCTGTGATTATAAACATCAATTGGCACCAATTGACTTAGACTAACAATGGTAGAATCTACCACAACTTCGGAACCTGTAAATGTAATTTCATTTTCAGGCAAATCAACAGGCCAAATGAATTGGCTCGACGAGTAATTTCTAAGATCAAGATCCACGTTGGTTGGATAATAAGTTACTATGTTCTGACTGTGGTCCATTGAGTCATAAACCATTGATCTATGCACCTTGCGCCGGCCCAACAAAACATCAAAGAATTTGTCCTTGGGCAACACGTTGCTGACTTTGGGCAACCAATTTTGCTGTGTGTGATAAAAATCAGTGGTGCTCCAAAAGAAATAATAATGAAACTTGACCTGACTATGCCCGGGAGTCCAATTTAAAATGCCGGCAATGTAAAAAACTACGTTTGGCCTATCAAATTTTTTGCACCAATGATCGTCGATGAATTCGGGCAAGAACACCAAGGCCTTGCTGGCATGCGACACTATTTTTTCCAGTTCAGATTCAGTGTCATTGCCAAAGTCTTGTGTTTCCCACAAAGCAACACACTCATTGCTGGGCAATGACAACCAAACGTCAAGATCATTGACTATGTTGCCATCAACGCCGGTTTCTTCAAACCAGTATTGTAGATTTGGATTGCTGATATAAATGTGTTTCACAGTGTATTTACTGCTGGTCGTTATAGTAAGTGTAAATCAACAACAACGGGTGCTAACTACATAATGATTGAATTTATAACAATGTTGGTAATGACACACATTACCATTCTATGTGTCACATTGTATCTGCATCGTAGCCAAGCTCACAAGTCAGTTACGTTCCATCCAATTGTTGCACACGCCATGAGATTTTGGCTATGGATGACTACCGGACAAATTACCCGACAATGGGTAGCGGTACATCGCAAGCATCACAGATTCACAGAAGTACACGGTGATCCACACAGCCCGCATGTGTTTGGTTTTTGGCATGTGCTGTGCAAAGGTGCTGTGCTGTATCATACTGCCAGTAAAGACTCGGCAATGGTGGCACAATATGGTGCTGGCACACCCGATGACTGGATTGAACGCAATGTTTATTCCAAGCATAGTAGACTGGGCATTGCGTCAATGCTGTTGATCAATATAGCTGTGTTTGGTGCATGGGGACTACTAATATGGGGCATACAAATGATATGGATCCCATTCTGGGCCGCCGGTGTCATCAATGGAGTGGGACATTGGCTGGGGTACCGCAATGGCGAAACCAAAGACCACAGTCAAAATATCAGTCCCTGGGGTATCGTTATTGGCGGAGAAGAACTACACAACAATCACCACATTAACCCTGCCAGCCCCAAATTGAGTAGCAAGTGGTGGGAGTTTGATATAGGATGGGCGTGGATACGTGTGCTAGAGATGGTCAAGTTGGCCAAGGTGCGCACAGTTTAGTGATCATTCACTAGAGAAAAATACCAAAAGATGTTGCACTGCAACATAAATAATGTTACAATAGAACATAGGGTGCTGAATAGGTCGGGCCCTGTAGTAAACTCGCTTAATAGGAGAAAATTATGTTTACATTAGACGCAACAATCGACGCCGTACAAACCGGTAAAAAACAATTTGTCAAGACATTTGTCCAGAACGAAAAAATTGCAGACGCAATGAACACTTTCATTGATGAGCAAGCCTCTTACACAAAGAAAGCTGCCAAAGTTGGTACAGATACATTTGCTACATTAGCCAGCGAAATGGTTAAAACCACACAAGAAGCCATGAAGTTTGACTACACCAAGTTTGGTGAAGGTATCATGAAGGCTTATACAGCTACTACCAAGAAGTAATTCTGGTTAATTAGTCGCTAGACTAATAAATCCTGTTTGTGTATAATAGATACATGAACAGGATTTTTCTTTTGTGCTTGCTATTTCTAGTTGGGTGCGCTCAGGTACCCAGAATGCCACCGGATGTGGCAGCCATGCCCGACGACTGCGCAAATCGACAAGCCATCATCAGATGGTTAGATTCTTTGGTTCAGGTTCCTAAATCAACTTTTGAAAATGAGCATGAATATGAACAAACTCGCAGTAAAATCAAAGCTCGCATTTGGAGCATTCGTTACAATTGTCAGCGTGTTTAATGTAGGATGCGCCAATTACTCGCCGGTGATGAGTTCACACCTGGACTCTTTTCAAATCGATTGTAGAATTAAAGAACAGCAAGTTCGATTTTTGCAGTCAATGAGAAACACAAACAATGAAAAGTTCAATGCCAGGGCCACTAATGCAGTGATGCCCTGGACAATGATCACTGACTCATCAAATTACCAGCATCGACAAGGTGTACAAACTGGATACAACGACTGGGTCATCAATCAACTGTTGCTTAGATTAGGATATGATTGCCCATGAAAAAACATTACATTGCAATTGCTGTGTTGATTTCAATGCCAGCTTGGTCAAACAATTGTGTGATGCAGGAACGTACCGTTACTCAAAATGATGTAAAAATTTTAGAGAGAAGCACCATACGTCGTGATGTGGTCCCTGCACAAAACGGGCGTAAGTGCATAGTGGATTTTCGTGCTCGAGTAGGCAGTGAATGGCACACAGCATTTGGTGAACACATCTGGCCTGGAGATCGTCCCAGTGAAGAAGCCTGTTTGGTTGCAGTAAAACGAGCCGAAGACAGTGTTCGCGAACGTGTGGGTCGTACATCATCAATGAGTGAAAGAATTTTGGTTTGTAAAGATCGTCCCGAATTAGAAACACTGCGCCAAACCCAAATTGGCACAGTTGGTGATGCAGGGCAGTTTAGAATCCATCCCAATTACCCCAATCGATTTTATCACAACGGTGCCCAATGCCGTTGGTTTGTAGAACCAATGTTCAATGGTAGAGATATCCAAAATTTCCAAGGTGTGGCCTGCGAAGTTCGGGACAACAAGTGGGTAGTTGTGGACAAATTTTAAATTGACTTGTTATTGTAATCCTTGTATAATTTGTAGTATATTGTTAATACTGAAAGGTAATCATGAGTAAGTTTGTTATAGGTACCGTTTTTGGAATAGTACTGGCAACTGTGGGGTTCGGTGGCATTGCCCGAATGTTGGACCGAGGGGTAGACACTGTTAAAACTCAGACTCAGGAGATAGCAAAATGAAACTGGCAGTGACAATTTTGTTGGTAAGTTTGTTGACCGCTTGTGGAACCATTGGCGGAGCAGTAAGTGGAGCCGGTGATGATTTAAAAAAGGCCGGCGATTGGGTTAAAACTCGTTAAGGAAACATTATGAAAAATTTTATTTTATTGGCAATTGTATCAACACTGGCAGCCTGTAGTTCTGCACCCAAGGAAGCTTACGAACGCCGCTCCTATGAAGAAAACAAGCGGCAAGAGCAGTATGCAGAACGTGCAATTGATCAAGCCCCAAAATGGATGACTGAACTGCCCAAGTCTAATTCGGCTGTGTACCAAAACGGTACCGCTGTCAGTTCTGACATGAGCATGAGTGTCAACAAAGCAAAAACCATGGCATTTGGCAAGATTTGTATGAGTGCTGGCGGCCGGGTCAATCAACAAAGCAAAGTTTACCGAACAGACAGTGAAAATGCCAGCACTGAATTTTCAGAATTGGCAGTCAAGAGTTTTTGTCCCAATGTAGACATTACCGGGGTTGAAGTAACAGACACCAAGGTCATTGCAGAAGGTGGTAGGTTTAGAACCTATGTACTACTGGCCTTGCCCACAGGCAATGCAAACCCGATGGCACGTGAAAGAGATGCAAAAGAACAGCGTAAATCAGCAGAAACACGCAGTCGAGAAGCATTCAAAGAGTTGGACAAGAATGAAGAAAAACTTCGGTAATACTTTAACCATATAAGTATTCGAGCTAGGATCTAAGATCCTGGCTTTTTAGTGGAATAATCATGACACAAAGCAAGGACACTGAGGAAGATTACGTAAGCCCGGGACAAAGCCTGCTGGAAGCAGGCATGTATACACTCATGGGACCCATTGACGATGAGCTAGTGAAGCCTGTGATCGAGTGGATTTTACATGCCAATCATGTTGTTAAAAGAAAGAAAAAAGAACTTTTATTAATGATATGTAGTGAAGGTGGTGACATGAGCTCGGCATTTGCATTAATTGATGTCATGCAAAGTTCAGGCATACCTATTAAAACAGTGGGACTTGGTCAAATTGCATCGGCTGGACTGTTGATCTTTTTGGCTGGTACCCCGGGCCGCAGGACCTTGACTCCCAACACCAGTATATTAAGTCATCAATTTAGCTGGGGTAGTGACGGCAAAGTGCATGAGTTATTTGCTACCATGAAAGAGTTTGAATTAACTCAAAAGCGCATGATAGCGCACTATGTTCGATGCACCAATCTCAGCGAAGATCAAATACGTAAAAATCTATTGCCGCCACATGATGTTTGGCTTGACGCAAAAGAAGCATTGAAGCTCAACATCTGCGATCATATCAGTTTGGTAAATCGTTAACGACGTTTACGACCCAGTGCTTGGTCAGTGCCGCGTTTGGGGCCTATGCTTCCAGATGCTTTAATATCACTTCTTGGTGGAATATAATCAACAATCTCTCCTGCTTGACTAGGTCCTGGAGTGTCAGTGACTGCAGATTTTTCTGCATTGTCAACAGACTTGGCATCTTTGTTGATGTTAAACACCAGCTTGCCGCCCGAACTTGATGTGGAACTATAACTCTTTTGAGCTTCCAACGTTACTTCCGTGAACAACTTGCTGGGCCAAACTGTGGTAAATCCAGAAATGACAAACTCTCCTTTGCCCTTTTTGGCTTCGGTGTACATTTGAACAAAGGCCGAGTTGTTTAAAATATCCGCGGCAGCTTCGCTGAAGTTGGTTTCTAAATTAATTTTATTGACCACTTTATAAGCAATGCTAGACACCATGTGCTCTAGTGGCACAATTTTGCTGGGATCATCGGCTTTGCGCTCTTTGTAAATTTGTTTCAAGTTATCAGTTAAATCTGTGTTGTCTATGTCAAAATCTTTTTGACCAGCATACTGTTTTAACGTCATTACTTGTTCTGCTTCGGCAGCATCAATCATTCCTTGTTCAACTGCCAAGGTCAACGGTCCTGAATAGTGAGTACCGCGATCGATCACTTCTAGTATACGAATAACATCGGCATAATTTTTTCGGAATTGAGTCATGCCAGCGTTTTCAAGTTCTCGAACTGATTTTATCAAGTTGACACTGGATGCCATGGCGCCTTTGGCACCTTTGCTAGATAACTTAATTTGTTTGCCTTCGGGGTTGACCAACAAACTATCATAGAGCTCACCACCAACACTTTGGTTAAAACTCACCACACAATCTCCGTAGCCGGGACCACCTAAAAATATTTCTGCGGCCTTGTTGGCATTGCCCTTGACCGGCAAGCCATTGATCAATGCAATGGGTTGAAGCATTTCACAGAAGTAATCACGAAATGCGGCAAAGTCCATGTTGCCTGCAGGTACCACAATTGGAAAATCAGTTGACTGATTGAATATCACTGCGGCCTTGTACTCATCACTGTTCTTGCCAAATTTTTTGCCTATTTGTGCAAGTATTGTGGCAGGAGTCTGACTTTTAAAGTCAGTCAGCACATCACTGGGCTTGTATCCTACTTTTTCTTTGCTGCCACGAGCACTGACCTGGCTGAAGCCCCCGGGAATGTCCACAGTTTGAAAAAAAGTATTTTGTGTGCGAACTGGTTTAATTTCATCTGCAAATTTGGCCAAGTAGCGTCGACCCACTGCTGTGTCAAATTCTGCAACGCCAAATGCTCCGCCGTTGCCACGTGGGCGATTGATGCGTTCAATTTTACGTCGTAGTTTTTTTTCCAATGCTGAAAAAGCCTGTTCTAATTCTTCAGTGGAATCATATCTTCCCACATCGGGATAAAATGTTAATCCTTGAAAAACTATCTGGTCGTCTTGGTCTTTGGAACCAATGCGTGTGAATTGGTCGCTGGGATTTCGTGCACTAAGTCCGCGAGCTTCGGTTATTACAGTATCAACTAGGTCTATTAAATGGCGCATGTTATATTTACCAATATAAGTAGTTAGCATGATTACTATTCGAGTAAATGTGTGCGGAGACCACTGGATAAACCCCGAAGAAGTTCAAGCCCAACTTGACACAGCAGATGCTTTAGAACCTGTTGTATTCAACTTTGGTGCCGAAGGTCCTAGCTTGGCGGCAATTGGGCTAATGGACATGATCAACGCCCACTGCAACACCACTGGCAGAAGTTTGACATCTCTGCATGTTGTTGCATGGCCGAACACCGCAGAAAAGTTGCAGGTAGGCTCTGTTGAGTTGTGCAAAATCAGTCATTTTTTTAGCAAAAGCGATGTGTATCGCAGAGACCAATTTTTACCATCCACACACGAACATCTGTTTGGATGTTTTATAGGCCGGCGTACCATAGCTCGTGGCGTGATCTTGTATGACCTATGGAAACACCACAAACAACACACATTGTTGAGTTGCATGTACAACAGAAATATAAATGTATGGGAAAAAAGCAAAGGTAAAAATCTAGAAAGTCTAGACCAATGGGTGCCAACAGACCAGCAGGCTGACTTTGTTGATTGGTGGAAAAGTTGCCCAGTGTCCAGTATTGATCAACATTCTGTAGCCGATCAATACAGAGATGGACAAAACACAAACCTTGATCTTCTAGCGCACTATCATAAATTTGACATAGAGATTGTCTGCGAAACATATACTCTGGGAGAAACTTTTTTCCCCACAGAAAAAACAATTCGGCCAATAATGGGCAAAAAACCTTGGTTAATTTATGGCCCTGAAAACTATTTGCGCAGACTACAAGAACTTGGATTTCAAACATTTGACACACTGTGGAGTGAAGAATACGATCAGTTTTCCGGCCCTGTAAGATGGCAGTACATTCAACAAGTTATACAAAATCTAACCAACTTGTCCACAGCAGATCGTTGTGCCCTGCTGGACAAAGCCAGCTTGATCACTGAACACAATTGGAAAGTGCTGGAAGACCTTGCTAGAAAACACAGTACAAAATGATATTAAAAGTATTTGATCATGGGTGGGGCAACGATGTACCACTCAAACAGTTTGAAAAATCACTGACCGACCAGTATCTGGCTCCGCTGGTCACCGACGATAAAAATCATGTAATCATTAACAGTGTGTGGTACACTGACAATGCGCATAAACAAGTCATGGCATATCTAAGAACACACAAAGTTGACAGCATAGTGCTGATTGCCATGTTGGATGCTGCCATTCCTTATGCACCACGATATCAAGAGTTGGCACACTTGGTGAACGAAGTTGGGTATTACCGGGGAAAAAATTTCATAGATTTCTGGGCACTAATGGTAGACCGTTATTTTGACCAGCCGGGCCCCGAGGCGTTATTACCCACACAGCAAATGACGCTGCCGTTTATGTGTTTGAATCGTAAGCCACATTGGCACAGAAAGAAACTCTATGTAGAATTAGAATCTCGCGGCTTGCTGGACCACGGGCTTGTTAGTTTTGGTGGAGACAACAACAACCCGGTTAGAGTACTAGCCACCGATCAAGGCCAAAGTTTGCTTGCCCCAAACCCCGGAGCAGACCAACATGGTATATGCAATGACATTGCCAGTCTTGGACACCCAGATAACTGGCAACGCTGTTTTTTAAATGTAGTAACAGAAACCGTGTTTGACATTAATATCAATTATTTTGTCAGCGAAAAAATATACAAACCCATAATTGGCCAACGTCCTTTTTTGGTCTACGACACAGACGGGGCAACGCAATGGTTGACCGATCGCGGGTTTCAATCATATGTCAATGACTTCACAGACATATCTGATCTTGATTTAACTAATCCAGACAACATTGCACCATTTCTACTGGTGTTATCTCAGCAAAATACCAGCTACTATTACCAAAAGTATCTTGCTCTCAGCGAAAAAATTA